GCTGACCTCGACAGGGATCATGGCCTGCGCCGGTCGAATCGCCTTCACGGGGTACCTGGAGTCGTCATCGCCGCCCTCACGGTACAGATCGATGAGCCCTTTTCCGAGTCGAGCAACACCACCCGCGGCCAGGGCGCCCAAGGCAACGTGCGGGATGTACCCAGCGTCGCCGGTCCAGTCCATGTTGGGCAGCACCATGCTCTATCCTCTTGGTTCGTCAGGCACTTTATACTTGATGTCGGCCCAACGCAACAAGGCCAGAAAACGGCACTTCGCGCTGTCGTATTCGGTCCGGTGCTCCGACATAATGGCCTGTCCGTCGCATACCGACTGCCAGATCCGCTCGTAAGCCTCGCGTTGGGTATCGTCGCAGAGATCAAACACGCCAACTCGGGCGATCCAGTGCTCCTGGACCTTCCCGGAGTCCGGGGTGTCTTTGTCGATGAGGGGGAGCTCCTGGAGCCCCTTGGGGATCTCAACAGGGGCTGGCGGCCGGTACCGCGACGTCGGGATCCCCTTGGGCAACCGGAGCGCGGGGTGTACGTCGACCATGCCGAACGCTACTACTTCACACGCCTTTTCGCAAGGATGTCTTTCAGCGCGGCATTCCGGCGATCCGCTTTGAGCTGCTCAAGCCTGTCTTCCAGGATGGCGCGCTCCACGTTGATCTTGGAGACCTCTTCATCGGTCTCATCCAGGGAGTCCGCGACACCGAGCCCGGTACCGACGACTTCGCCACCACTCGTGATCGCCTTACCGATGCTGCGAGGTACCGACAACATGTTGGCGGCGTCCAGCGTGACGATCGGAAGCGGGATCACGGCGGCGCCCTTCTCGAAGTACCCGGCGTCCTGGAGCCCGCGGACGAACCCGAGCCGGAAGGCATCCACGCGAGCCGCGGCGACCTTGGGTTCGAGCTCGTCGAGCCTGTCGAGCTGCTTGGCGAGTGAGGCCTCGGCTTCCGCGGCGCTCTTGATGTACCCTGTGTTCATAGCAGCTCCGAGTCCGAGTCCGATGGTTTCCAGCTTGTCTGAGAAGCGATCACTGAGCCCAAGTGCTGAACTGGCTCCGCGAGCTACGCCAGCCCCGAGGGCGGCACCGATGGCGCCGTGCAAGATGTCCCCGAACGTGAGCTGCTTGGGCTGCTGAGCCGGGGTATTGAGATGCCGACGGAACTCCGTCATGGCCTCCGTCGTGTCCAGCAGCCCACCCGGACCCCGGGCGATGTCGTCCTGGGCCTGCATGGCGTTGTAGTAGTTCAGGGCGTCCGAATACGTCATGGGCTATCAGCCAGGAATCCGCGTAGCCGGACCACCGGCCCGCGGGGTCTGCGTTGCACCCGTACCAGCCGTCGCAGCCGGTGCTGAGGCCACCGGCTTCGGCGCGGCAGGGGCCTTCGGACGCTGAGCAGCCTCGGCTGCGTCGAGGCTCCCTAATACGGCCTGCTCGCCCTGCTTGAGCTTCGCGATGATCTTGTCTGTGAACCCGAGGCCAGCGGCGAGCCTGACATCCTGGATGCCCTGGATGATCGAGGCCTTGTTGGCCTCGAGCCGCTTCAGAACCTCGGGATTGCCGCCTGCACCAGCGACCAGCTCGTCGTAGGCCGCGGCTGGATTGTAGAACGGGGCCTTGGTGCCGTCGTCCTTCTGCTGGAACAGCGCGGTCCGGATCCCGGCTTGGATGTCCTCAAGCTCGGCGCGCCGTGCCGAACCCGGTTCGGCCTGCTCGGGGTCCTCGGTGATGTTCCCGTACCGCTTGTACAGGTTGTAGCCACCAGCACCGATCGCCAGGGCTCCGAGAACCTTGCCGATGATGTCGCCCTTCTCACCGCCAACAGTTCCACCGAACGCGAACGCCAGGATGCCGGCTGGGATCAGGAAGTTCTGCCAGTTACTGGTCACCCAGTCGCCGAACCCGGACCCCGCTGGATTCTTCACCACGGCATCCGCGATTGCAGCGGTCTCCTGGGTGATCGCCCCGCGATCAGCATCAAACTTCGCTTTGTGCTGCTTGAGCGCCTCTTCGAACTGCTTGGGGTCATTGGCGGCCTCGACTGCAGCCGCAACCGTGTTCGGAGCTTTCCCTTCATCAGGCAACGCCGGCGGCTGGGTAGAAGCTGGAGCTGGGACCGGCGGTGTGGCCGGTGCCGCGGCTTCCGCCGGCGCCGGCTTCCCGCCGCGCATCGGAGCCTGAGCCGACGCTGCCTGCGCCGCTGCGGTCTGTGCGGCAATCGCGTCGCTGGGGGTCGTGGCAGCTGGTCCAGGTGCCGTGACCGGCTTAGCTGGAGCCGGAGGAACCGGGGCTGGGTCGCTGACCGGAGCCAGGGGAACCGCAGGAGCCGCTGGCGGGGCAGCCGCCGCTGGAACTGCCGGCTTCGGCACCGGAACCGGAGTCACGGGGCTCTTAGCCGGAACAGCGGGCTTCGGGGGCTGGACCAGATCGAGCGCCTTCTGGAACGGTGCGAAGAAGCCTTCACCCTCTGCCGCCACCTTCTTGGCAACTCGATCTGCGACGACTCGAGCGAGGGCCAGCTTGACCTGATTTTGCAACAGCGTTGACATGTCTGAGGTCCTAGATCGGGGCCGGGGTCTTCGGGAGGTACTTCGTGACGTCGAGCCGCGCCGGTTTCGACGCCGTGGTAGGATTATCGGTACCCGTAGGGGCTGAATCAACACTGGCGCCTGGAACGGCCGCAACAGCTGGCTGCGGCAACTCGGGAAGCTGGGGCTGCTGGGCTGGCCCGGGGTGCTTCGCGGCAAACGCCTGATCCTGACGAACGGAGCGAGCCTGCTGGGAATCCAGTGCAGCCATGAACGCGGCCTGCTCGGACTCCTGCGCTCTCAATTTCTGCTGCGTCAGAGCTTTATCACGAGCGAGCTGTTCGGCCTGCTGCTGGGACCTCGCCGCCAGGTCAGCCTCGGACTGCTGGGCGCGCTGCTGGGACTGAACCGCGGACTGCTGGGTCTCCGCTCGGGCCTGCTGGGTTGCCGCACTGATCTCCTGGGTCTCCGCGGCGTTCTGGGCGACCTGCCTGGTCTGCTGAACCTTGGCTTCCTGAGCCGCGATCCGATCTTCGACGGGATCCCGCCAGCTCACATTGAACTCGGCGAGACGATCGGGGACCTGGGCCTGGAGCCCGTGATGCAGAGCAGCCCAGGTCGGCTTGTCGGGGATGCTGTCCCCGTAGAAGAATGTGTTGTGGAACACCTCTGGGCCGACTTCACGCAGGATCTGAACGGCGCGCGCCTTGTTCTCCGGCGGCAACGCTTCGCCTACTGGCGACTCCAGGAAGGCACGTTCGTACTCACTGACCTGACGCTGCCGCGGAATCAGCCCACGTGCCGTGCCGGTCCGGTTCAATGCCATCTCACTGGCGAGCTCGTGGTACCTGGTCTGGCTCAGACCTGGCATCATCTTTTCGACGTCAGCCAGGGCGACTTCGTACTGCTTCCCGAGATCCTGGTTGAACCGGGCCTCATCGAGAGCTTCCCTGTAGATCCTGGCGTACTCAGGGTCTCCGAATCCGCGGGACCCCATCCATTCACCAAGCCTGGCCTTGGCGTGCTCCGTGCTCCAGAACAGGGACTCCGGAATCGCGGCAAGATCTCGGCCAACCTGGCGTCCCCACGAGGTCTCCGCATCGGAGGCCGCGAGGTCGCGGAGACCTTGCTCGTGCTGATACTTGCCTTGCTCTGTACCAGACAGGATGGCTTCGCGAGCCGCGAGCCCGGCGCTTACCACGGCTCCACCTGTAGCCAGCCGGGCTCCAACACCGCCGAGCCGACCGAGCGCAGCTAACCGCTCCGCTCGAGATGCTGCGGCAGCAGGAAGCTTACCAATCCGGGAGAGCTGCTCGAGCGCCTTACCGACGCGCGCCGCACCCGGGACGTCCTGGGCAAGATGTCCGATCGCCTGAGCCCCGAACCTCGCCACGGCACCCGCCTTCGCAGCCAACTTGTTACCGGCCCAGGTCGCGACCCGCTGTCCAGCGGTGGCCCGCCCGAGCTGGGTACGCGCCGCCGTCACGAAGCTCTTCAACATGGGAGACGTGTTTCGCGAGACCCGCATGTTCGAGGCGACATCGTACATCGCGCCACGCACCATGTGGGCACCGACGATATCGAACATCGCCTGGACCCCGGCGGCTCCAGCCTTCTGGGCATCTGGCGCGTTGGCCTGATAAGCAGCTTGGAGCTGCCTGGATCCTTCTGGTGTGATCGTTGGGATCAGAGCGGTTCCATGTGTCGCGCTCAATTTCTGGACGACCTCAGGCGTCAACTCGGTACCAGCTGGGATCCCGTCGATCTCGGACAACAGGACACGACCGGCCAGCTTGGGATCCTGCAGCCCAAGCATCGCGGTATCAGACTCCAGCGCCTTCAAAGCCTGCGCATTGGCCAGATTCGGAGTCAGCGTGAACTCCATCAGAAACGAGATCGCTGGCATCGCGGTTGGCGACATCGCCAACGTCGGCAGAGCCCCGAGTTTAGACGCGGTCTCTGCGATACCGTTCCAGGCGCTCTCCTTTGATGCCTCGATCTTACGCTGTGGGACCTGCTTGGAGGCCTCGACGACGCCCTGCTCAGCGAGAGCTTCCCGCTTCTTAGCGGAGTCCAACGCGGTCCGATCGATGGCTTCGCCACGACGTTGCGCGTTCTCCAGCCTGGCCACGCTTTCACGCGCCTCGATGACATCCATCGTGCTATTCGCCAACGGAATGAATGGCCGGAGCTCGGGGTGCTCGAACTCGGCGTGCCCGGGATGCACGGCATCACCCCGAACCTTAGCCCACGTCGCAGCCGCTATATCGGGGCCATAGTTGGCGATGAAACTGACAACCTTGCCTGGAACGACGAGGTCAACCGCGTTACCGGCCTGGTTGAAAGCTTCCAGGACCGTGGACTCCTGAGCCATCCTGGTTTGATACGCGTTGCGGTTGATCCCGTAATCCTTGGTTCCCGCCTGCACGGCCTGCTCGGGTTCCGCGAACCGCTGCATGCGCTGCTGTCGACCTTCACCATGTTCGATACCGGCCTGGCTCTGCTGGTAACCCGCGATCATCGTGGCGAGATCTTCGAACAACGGGGTCCGCGTGATCCTGCCGAAGTTCTTGAACACCGAGGCAGTCTGCCAGGGGTCCTGCGCGGTGTTCAGTACCCACGCCGAACGTGTCGTTCCGTTCTTCGTGAAATAATCCTGATCGTTGCTCTCGAAGACCTGCCCGATGCGATCCAACAGGGCACGGACCTCGGGACCCTCGTAGGCACCGGGCTTCTTGGGGTCCGGCGATGGCGCCTGCTGTGCCTGCTTAACGGCCTTCGCACAGGCGTCCTTGAGGAGCTTGTTCAGATCGAGCTTCGCCGACCTGGGACCCTGCAGATTCAGGGTGTTGATCTGATCAACGGCGTCACGCTCCCTGACACCGCGCAACGTAGCGCGTCGTGGTCGCTCGACCTGACGGACTGGCTTCGTGGTCACGGAGCCCTCTCGACGTTTACTCGTCGCGGTTCTTGCTCAGAAGCTTCTTGAGCAGCATGACGGCTCCGGCGACACCAGCGGCACCAGCGACGCCGATGCCAGCGGCCTGCCACGGGTTCTCCTTGGCGTAGCTCCAGGCCTGATCCAGCATGCCGGGCTCTTCAAGTGCGGCACCCGGGACGACTGGAGTCTTGACAGGCGGCTTCACCGGCGGCTTCGGCTTCGCCGGCGGATCCGCTGCCGGCGTGACGGGCGGTTCAACCGGGGTACCTTCTGAGCCAGCTCGACCAGCTGCGTACCCGGCACCAGCGATTCCAGCCGCTCCAGCCACGGGGAGCCCAAGCAGGATTGCGAGACTGGCGGCATCACGACCGCGGTCGCCAAGGCTTGGCCTGTACGGGCGCACCGGGCCACCGTGTCCGAGGTCCGGCATCTTCATGGAACCCAGGACCGGCTTGGTCGAACCTTCCGGTTCCGGCATGTACGATCCCGGCTTCAGCGGGTGCGCAGGCACCGTCAGCTGTGCGGGATCCGCGCTCCACCGGAACTTGGCGGCGGTCTTGGTCTGCAGAACACTGGCCAGCTTGCGGCACAACGGGGACGTAGGCATCGGCGGGATCCTTTAGTGCGGTGCCACAACCTTATGCAGCTTCCAACGCTATGGAAAGGGTGACCTTCACTAAGCCGCGGGCATGCCGCCACTCAACAGCATCTGGCCACCCTGGCTCTTGGCCTGGCTGCGGAGGTCGTCGAGGTTCTGCATGACGAGGGCGTGGAGGTCCTTGTTGCCCTCGCGCAGCGCCTTGAGCTCGCCCTTTCGGCTGTAGTCGTCCATGGTGACGAGCTGCTGCGCGATCCCCTGGGCCTGCTCGGACATCTCGCCAAGTGATGACGGCGTCTGGCTCTGGACCCCAGGCATGCCGCCTGTGGGCATGCCACCCATGGGGGCGCCCGCTGGACCAGCCGCCCCAGCGGCAGCCTGGGCCTGCTGGGCCTGCAGGGTCGCCGGGCTGGGCTGTGCCGTCATGCTGCGCAGGGCACCCATCTCTTCGCGCTGGGCGTCCTTCTCGGCCTGGGCGTCCTGCTGACGCGACACGAACTCCTGGTGCCGGATGACCTTCTTGACCTCGTCGTGGGCATCGATCCCGAACGGCTGCAGCGCGGTCTGTGGGGAGAGCTGGTTCGCCGACATGAGCTGGAGCAGGACTGCCTTGCGCTCCATGTCGTCCGCGATGGTGGTCTTCTGCATCCTGACCTTGGTCGGCTCCATGCCGTAGACCTTGCTCAGGATATCGACGAGCCAGTCCAGGACACGGTTGTACGCCGTCGGGACGACCTGCCAGTACGACTCGAAGAGCCGCAGTGCCATCGGGGCGGCCTGCGTGCTCAGATTCATCTGGTGGTATTCCAACGGGACACCCAGCTGGTTCAGGTACTCCTGCTGACGGAACTTCAGCTTCTCGGGCGGCATCAGAGTGCCACCTTCGCCGCCGAGGAACTGGTACTGAATCGGATATGGCGCCGTGTGATAGCTAGCTGGATTGTTGCGGTGTTCCTGCACCATGCTCTTGATGCGGGTCACGAACTGTTCCATGCCCGTGGTCACCATGGGATCCTGACCGCCTGGGGTCGGAGCCGGCGACAGGACGCGCATGCCCAGGGTGTAGTCGATGGCGACGGCCTGGTCGGTCTTGTTGATGAGCTGCTGGAGCCAGGCAGTCCTGAAGTTCGAGATCGAACGCGGCAGACCCCAGCCACGCGACCTGACGCCAGAGATGATGGGCTCATCGATGTGGAGGATCATGTCCTCCTCGAAGCAGAGCCGACCATTCACGGCAACGGCTTCGAGAACCTCCAACGGGGTATCATCGATGTGGATCCTGGCTTTCTCCAGGATGTCACGCCGGGTCTCCTCGGGGATCTTCCAGTAGACGTCCTTGCGCAGGCTGAACCGGTTCTGGGCGAGCTCGATCTCGGCGGGGTCATAGCGGTTCAGCTTGATCTTGGACAGCGTGCGATCCCGACGATCGAGGACCTCGTAATCCCCGGTGTCGTCACAGCGCGGGCAGCTGTGCTTGCGATGCCACTTCACGTACGGCTTCACAGCCGAGAACTCCAGGTTGTAGTCGACGCGATCGATGGGCTGTTCCAGGAAGCACTTCTGGCACCGCATGAACCGCTTGAACGGCAGGTACGGCGACACAAAGCAGTTCCCGTACGCCAGGAAATCGTACGCCACCGACATCAGCTCGCGGCGATAGTTGATCTCGTTGTTGAAGAAGTCCTTCCAGCTGGATTCCTCATCGGGCTCCAGATCCGGGAACTCCAACACCGTCATGAAGTGGGCAGCGACGCGCTCCATCGCGGTACGGAAGTTGCCATCGGTGAGCCAGAGGTACTGGGCCCACCACATCACGAGTTCGTGGTTGTCGGGAACCGTGACGGTGGAGTAGTCCAACCACGGCGTCATGAACGGCTTGTTGTTGGGCGCCGTCGTTGAGCCCTGCATCTGCTGGCTCATTGCCGGGATCAGTGAATCCAGACCGCTCATGAGGGCCTCAGCTTACTCGTCGATACGGGTAAGGACAACCTGGAAGACCGCATAGGGGCCGTACGACATTTCCACGGAGAACCCGTGGTACGCGCAGGTGTACGACTTCTCGTTGAACTCGACGGTCAACGGGTTCTCGACACCACCAGCCGGTGGTTCGAAGATCACGGCGTCATCGGTGTTCAGGTACGCCAACACGACAACTGATGAGCTCACACCGACGAAATCGACCCGGATCCGATGCTTCCCGATCGTCGGCGACGAGATCGTGACGCGCTGCTTCTGCGGAACCGCTGGGGTCATCTGCGCAATACCGATACCGCCAGCGAGACCCTGCAACTGAACCGACGGCGCGGCTGGCGCCGCAGGCTGGACCTCGGCCTGCTTCTGCATCACGGGGGCCCCCTGTGGACGAACTGGGGTCAACGAGCTCAACCGGGTCTCCTGTCTGACCACGGGCTGGACCCCAACGGCGTGCTCGGCACCCGGGTTCAGGATCGCGGCACGCCGTGGGGCCTCGGAGATCTCGACGTCGGGTGTCATGCCACCGACGGTGCCGTCAGCTGGAGCCGGACGCGCCGACAACGCAGCGGCCGGGAGGACCTGCCTGGTCCCCGTGGTGACGGCCTGGACGCCAGCATCTTCGATTACCGTGTCACCCTTCTGGCCCTTCTCAGGCAGGTAGACCCGCTGCACCGGGATCTCGGCCAGGGGTTGTGAGGACCGCGAGATCACCGAGGTGTTCGGCTTGAAGCGGTCGTTCTTGTCGAAGTCGATGACCTTGGCCGCGGAGCGTTCCGTGGGACGCCCGGCGTCGGCGATGACGACCCCCTGGACCCGGGGGCTCGTCGCGGGACGGCTCTCCAAGGGAACACTGAGGTCGGAGCCCGCCGCGATGGAAGCCGCGATTTCACCTTCGCTGAACGCGCGTGGGGTATCGATCACTGGGCGCTGGTCAGCCATGGGGAACTCCTGTGAGCCAGGATCGTAGTGGTAGCCATAGCTTTTCGCAACAGGCTATTCGCTATCCGACGTGACTCCGTGTGCCAGGAAGGCATCCCAGGTCCGCTGTGCCGTGGCCACGTTGGGATCCCGGATGTCAGCGAACGGCAGGAAGTGACCCGCGGTCGCCCAGTCCGTGGGCTGCGTCGTCAGGATCCAGTTCGAACGAGCCCCGAAGGGGTAGTTGTCGTAGCGGTCCCACGGCATCGCCTTGAAGAGCCCAGCCACGGGCTCCATACGCTTCCGGGCCAGGTAGTCCTGGAGGCCCTCCAACAGGGGCCCATCGAGGGTGTCGATGACGTTGAAGTAGATGTTGTCCGCGCGGTCACAAAGCAGCGGGATGTAGTCCGGAACGAGTTCGTTCGAACCGGTGTAGGCGTCGGCGCACGCGAAGTCCCAGACGTCATACCGGGATTCCAGATACTTCGTGGCATCGGCGACCACGATGTTCAACCTGCCCTGGTTCATGTACCAGTGCAGCAGGGGGAACCCAGCCAGGGCCACGGTGACCATGACGGGGTCAACCTCGATGACCGTCAGATCGATTTGCGGGAAGTTCTGGAGGAGTTGTACGGCACCGGCCCCGGAACCCAGTCCGATCATGATTCCTGAGCCGTTGCGGTTGTGGACGCCCGCGTGGAGCCATCCCATGGCGTACGAAGACGCCGCGACTGGACCCGGGGCGTCGTCAGGGAGCTCGTCGTCGACGCACCGAGCCGACGGGGTCAGCAGGGCGCCGCCCTGGCACTGCCCGTTCAACAGGATCTCGCGCGTCGTGAGGGTATCACGAAGCTCGATGGGTCCGAACTGTCCCTGCCTGGAGATCAGCATGTCACCCCTGGACCTGCGGGAACGCGGGCTGCATAGCAGCTTCCAACCTGGTATCCGCGTTGGCAAGCTCTCCGCCAGCCTGGCGGGCGGCCTCGACCTCGGCGCGCGTCCTGGCGCGGTCCTGGCGACCGAAGTTGTCCCGGATCCGATGCAGGAGCTTCTTACGCCTCCGTTCGCTCAGGATGTAGCCGAGCAGGCCGCCAGCGGCGGCCCCGATGCCACCACCGATCAGGGGGCGCTTCCAGGACACCGGGGTCCCCGAGACCCAGTCATGGGCTGCGGTTCCCAGGGCTCCGGCGTACAGGCCGAGCTCGGCGCCGTACCAGGGATGCCAGCCGGACAACGCGTAGTCGCTGACGTGCGACCGGAACCGTGGCGACCGCATCACGAGCTTCGCGGTTGGCGAGGACTCCCGGATCGTGCGCCTCGCGTTACGCCTCAGGAGTCCGGCGAGGAGCTCCTTGGCTCCCGTGAACGCGGCACCCAGCACGGCGCCTGAAGCGGCACCGATACCGGCACCAACGGGAACCGAGGACCAGTCCCCGTGGGTTCCCACCAAGGTCTTGCCGCCAGCCAGGAGACCACCGAGACCGGCACCGATACCGGCGTGCATCAGGGTGCGCTTCCACAGCGGGTTCCGGCGGTCCTCGTCCAAGTTGGCGATCTGCTCTTCCGCGGTGAGCTGATCGTAGAGCTGCTCCGACAGCGGAGCGGCGTGATCGACGTGCCTGGGTTGCAGCCAGCTCAGATCACGTGCCCCCTGTGTCAACGGGGTCACCGCCCGGACGCCTTCAAGGGCCAGGTTCGGCATCAGTCCCCCAGAACGCCGCCGCTCGGACCGGGCGGGCGGCCGTGGGTCTTCGCGTCGCGACGCACAGCCCGAGCCTCTCTGCCCATCCAGGACTTCGAACCAGACTTAGAAGCCTTCGCAGCCAACGCAGCCTTCACAGCCGCGATGAGCCCAGCCTTCGAGAACGGGAGCCCGGTGTCGACGCCTTGGAACACGACGCTCTGCTTCCCAGGCTGTTCGGTCGACTTGGCTAGCCACTGATAGGGCCCCGTGTTGTAGGCCTTCCGCAGCGCATCGAAGTCGAACTTCTCACCACCGCCGATCCGCTGGGCACGACGAAGCGCTGTGAACGGCATCACGGCGGCCAGCTTGCGCTTCAGCGCAGCGAACTTCCCACCGATAACCGGAGCCGGCTTGCTGGGTTCGATCTTCGGTGGCTTCGGAGTCGGCGCCTTCGCCATGGACTGCGACGGCGTCGAGATCGGCGTCGGCGGCTTCGCGGGAACATTCGATGTGATCGCAGCGGGATCGTCGCCACCCATGGGCGAGAACTGCTGGGGTTCCTCTTCCGCTGGAGGCTCCGGTTCAGGAGCTACGGCAACTGGAGCCGTCGGCTGTACGGGCTCCGGGGCCTTGACCACAGGAGCCTGCGGCGGCGGTTCCGGCTGTGCGGACTGGACCGGGCTGGGCTCCGTGGTCTGGGCCACCGGAGCTGGTTGCGGTGCGGTCTCCGACTGTGCCGGTTCAGTGGCTGTTGGGGGTGCGCTGGGCTGTGTGGCCTGCGCGGCCTGCGAAGGCTGCGCAGCCTCGGCGGCCCTGGCCTCATCCACGGCCTGTTTGAAAACCCGGTTCACCATGCTCTGCGTACTGTTGATGTTCTTGACGTAATCGTCGTACTGACCTTTGGTGATCGCCGGTCTGCCGCTTCGAGTCTTTTGGACGTGCTCATAGGCAGTTACGGCCTCCTGCCACGCCTTCAAGTTTTTGCGAGCCGCGGCGAACTCGGGGTTCTTCTGCTCCAACTGTTCCATGATCTTCGAGCGGAACGCGGCTTCCTCTTCTTCCTGTTTCGCCGCGTTGATCTCGCGGTCACGCTGACCGCGCATCTTCTGAGCCTCGAGCAACGCCTTCTTGTCGGCCTCTCGAGCAGCGCGGTCGGCGTCCCCGGCCTGGTACATCCGGACCCCCAGCGGTTCCGCGGCCTGCTTCTGATTGGGGAACAAGCCAGCGGCTCGCGCAGCTGCGAGCTTGCGATACAGGGCATCTGACCCGGTGACAGCGGCCAGCTTACGGCACAACGCGATGCGAGCTTTAGAGCGGGGCACCTGGAACCTCTGGGATGACCGTGGGAGTGATCTCGGGCTTCTTGCGCTTCCTCAGCAGGCGGACCAAGGCGCGGGCTCGGGCGCGATCCAAGGCCTGAAAGGGACGGTTTGCGGAGAGACCCATCGAGGCGTAGAGCTCCTTGAGAGCTTCCTCTGAGGGCACCGCCTCGAATCCCTCGGGGATCGCTTCGGGAGCGTCACCGACATGGAGACCGACTTCGTAGCCATGGTAGCCGGGCTCCGGGACACCGGTTGGCGGCAGCAGACGCACGGGCTCCTCGTAGGGGGCCCGCTTGCCGGTGCCCTGCTCGGGGAACGAGAACCTCCGATTCGGCAGCCGACGCACGATGACGCGGCCATCGGGGGTCACCATGATGTACTGGTTCCGCCGCATCAGGTTGGCGGCGTCCGCAGTCTTGGTGACCGGAGCAGTCTGACCCTCTGGGGCCGTGGCACCTTCGGGAGCCGTGGCGCCCTGTGGTGCGATCGGCTTCTCGGCAACGGTACCAGGCTGTTGGTCACCCTCTGCAGGCACGAACTTCTGCGCCAGACCAGCCACGAACGTCTTGTTGTCGGTGGTCTCCGGCTGGCCGTCCTGAGCGGGCGGCGGGGCCTCACCAGGGTTCGTGGGAACCGCGGTGGTGGGGTGCGTCGGGATCGGAGCTGGGCCAGTTGGAGCCGCAGCAGGCTGGACCTCAGCCAGGGCCTGCTCAGCCACAGCGGCCTGCTTGATCGGCTTCAGGTTGACGCGTGAGGCCGCCATCCGCTTGGCGTGCTTGACCAGCTTGAGACGGGTCCGGTTGTTCTGAGCCGCCCAGGTCTGGTCGTCACGTTCGATGAGCGCTTCCAGCTTGGTGATGAGCTCATCGAACCCGATGACTGCGAAGTCCTCGCGGTCCTCGTGCGTGATCCCGGCTTCACCGGCGTCGACGCCCGAGAAGAAGTAGGTCCGCTCGCCATCGAAGTCGGAGTCATCCCAGAACTCGTTCCCGGAATCCAGCGGCCACACGGACTCCACGATGCCCGCGTTGACCACGTTGATGGGGTGACGGTTGGACTCCTCCAAGGTCTCCCGGATCGCGGCATCCCTGGGCTGTTCGCCATCATCGATGCCGCCACCTGGGAACAGGATGTAGGATCCCCTGTCGATGGCGTAGACGCCGTCACGGTTCCACAGGATGAGCTCGGCGCGAGGCCGCATCTTGTCGGTGGGAGCGGAGTCGTGGTCGTCGACCTCGGGCTCATTGGCGACACCAGCCAGCTTGGTGAGCCGGATCTCGATCTCGCGCGTCGGGAACTGCAGGACCGCCGACGCCCGTTTCTGGAGATCAGCCCGGATCCGTGCCGCGGTGACATCGACGATGAACGCACCGAGCTTCTCGTAGATCGGGGTGCCGCCGCTGTAGCGTTCGACCTGCCCGGCCTGTCGCATCAGAACGGCGTTCGACGGGCGCGCCGGGCGACCACCGGTATCGGTGTTCCTCGGCGGCGCGTTGGTCTTCGGAGTCAGGTCCGGCTCGGTCACGTTGGTTTGTCCTCCGCGATGTCCTCAGCCTGTCGACGTGTCTGTTTCCACAACAAGTAACCAAGGGTCCCCAGTGCTGTAGCTCCGAGCCCGACCACCGTTCCAGAGTACACGGGGCGCTTCTCGAAGGAGTCCTTGACGGTATCGAACAGGCGCTTCGAGCTATCCTTGGCGGTCTGGAACACCTTGTATGGCAGCCCGCCAATCGTGCTCTGCATCGTGCTCGCCAGCGGCTCGCTGAGCCGCTCCCGCATGGCGCCATTCAAGCTGAACATAGCCGGCAACGCCTTGGCCGCCGCACTCGAATAGACCCGAGCTGGCAGCTGTGGGTCCACCGTAGAGGCCAGCCCGAGTCCGGCCGTGGTGTACGCCATACCAGTTCCAAGTGCTGGCCAGGCGTGATTCCTGGCGTAGTGCCGGATCCGCCGATTCGCCAACAACCCCAGTGGAGCTAGCGCAGCCGCTGCCGGCGCGTAATCAAGTAACGCAGCCGTCTTCGCCGGCTTCCGGCGCTTCCGACCACCAAGCAGGTACGCCAGGAGATACGGAGCGCCAACTGTGGCTCCGATACCAGCATAGGTCCAAGGTGACTTCAGCAGCCCGATGGCCGTTGTCGATGCAGCCTCACCAGCCACGCGCCCGATGTCAGACAACGGGAGGTTCTCGCGCACCAGATCCGCGGTCCGCGAGGCGTACTGATTCACGATGTCCGAGGCGGCCTCGGGATCCGAGATCAGCTTCTTGGCGACACCGACGCCACCGTGGATGCCGGTACCGACGTTGTAGGCACCAAGCCCGGCACCGCCGAGACCGAGACCCCAGAGCAGCGAGTTCGAGAAGGCCCGCGGCTCCGCGGGGACCACCGGCTTCGGGGGTGTGCTCGGGGCGCCGCCAAGCCGGCGCGGCCAGAATCGAATCGCCTGCTTCTGCTGTGCTGCCAGCTTACGCCAACCAGCCAGCTTGGGCTGCAACCCGATCGCGGCGGGTCCAGCTTCGCCAGGAAGCCCGACCGTACCGAGCCGCTCAGCCATGAGAGCCTGTGCGCGACGTTCGATGTCGCGCTTCCGCCGCTTCAACGACAGCGCCCGACTACGGCGCAGCTTGAGCTTGGCTACATCGGCCTTCGCCTTGTCAGCGTCGAGTTTGGACTCCCGCTCTGAACTCCACTGCGACAACAGGTACGCCAGTGTGGGAACCGCGAGAACCGCGGAACCAGCCGCCAACCATGCCGGGGTGTTGTTCTTAACGCTCTTAAACAGGTCGCTGGTACCTTCCCGGAAGCCGCCCTGAATACCGGCCTCCATGCTTTGCCTGATCCCCTGCGGGAGCCCGGAAACCTGGTCCCGAAGCTTCTGCGTCATGTCCGGAGGGACCAAGGCGTCGATGACGCCCTTGGACATGTTCTTGCTGACGATATCAGCGTTGGCTCGACGACGCTCCGGGCTCAGCAGATTCCAGGCCTGATTCGCCGAGAACATGCCGAGACCAGACACCAGCCCGGTATCGCGCAGCGTGCGAACCGGGTTGGCACGCCACGCGTTCAGGTAGGTCTGCATGAACTGCGGACGTGGCATCTCTAATCCTGTTAACCGCGGCTCAGGAGGTAACGCAGGGCACCGATCCCGGCACCGATCCCGGCACCCCAGAGGCCTGGCTTCCAGCTGTTCTCGGAGAACCCCTTCCAGGCGGCTCCACTCGGAGATCCACCGGCTTCCTGGTTCGCCCTATCGATCATCTCGAAGTACGGAGGCGGAAGGTTGTTTTCTGTCGCCAGGTTCCTGGCTGCGCTCAGCACGGGGGCCGTGTTCGTCTTGTAATCGGAGTAACCACTCAGGGCCCCGTAACCGCCGCCACCGGCGACACCGGCAGCGGCACCAAGACCGGCACCGCCGAGGACGTTCCACATCAATGACGGCTTGTCGTCATCCTCGGGGTCCCCGACCTCGTAGTACGCGGCCTGCTTGGTCTCCGAAGCCTTGTCCCCGAAGAGTCCGGCTTCGTCGAGCTTCTTGTAATAGTTGCTGTCCTCGTCGAGGTGGTCCTCAGCGATCCGCTTCGCGACCACCGGCTTGTCGGTGTGCTCGAGCTCCTCGACGGTCCCAGCGAAGTGCTCCTGCGGACTCTGGGCCCGCTTCTTGAGCCGCTTCTTCAACTTGGAACCGCAGCACGCCGCGGCTTCCTTGGTCCAGGTCTCCGCCTTGCGCCCCTGCTTATTTGCCGTGGCATAGAAGACCCGCTCGCCTTCTTCGGCGCCGTACTGCTTCTTCATGGAATCCAGAACCTTTTTGGCCTTCTGATTCAGCGGCATAATGATCTCAGGAAGCCGCGAGTCCGGCCCCGAGGAGCCCGAGATCGGCAGCGCTACCAGCAGCCAGGGGCCGCGCTGGCTTGTCGAGGTACGTGGTCTGCTTGTACTTGTCCTTCTTACGTGCCAGCAGATACGCCAGGATGCCCAGGCTCACAGCCCCGGCACCGCCACCGATGATGGCACCCCTCAACTTGTTTTTGTCGTCGGAGAGATGCATCCCAGCCAGGGCACCCCCGATGGCCCCGATGTCGGCGCCGAGCCCGGTGATGCCACCAGTGGCGGCACCACGCATGAACTTGTCCCCGGTACCCTCGGAGCGGTCCTCGTCATCGATGGCGCCACCAACACCCCCGATGACGGCGCCTGGGATCGTCATGAACGCCAGCTTGCGAACACCAGCCAGCTTGCGGATCAGGGAGTCAGGCATCTGGGACCTCATAAAGGGGGTACCGCAAAGTTACGGACTATGTGGGCCCCGTCCATCGGCTCTCCAAGCCTAGCTTATCTCAGGGGGCCGGCTGGACGCCCTGCGCCTTGAGGTAGTCCAGGTACCGACGACCTAACTCGGTATCTGGGCTCCGCAGCCCACTCATGAACGCTTTAATCGCCTTGGCATCCTGCTTGGTGTCATTGACGATGGGGATCTGCTTCTGCATCATGTCGTAGACCCAGCCACTCGGCTTCGGGAACCCGGACGCCATGGCTGCCGAGTTCTCGATGGCCATCGCCGGGATCTCACCCTCGAAGAGCTGATCGATCTTCTCGCGCGGAAGCGGGGCCCCTGCTATCAACGCCTTCCGGAGATCTGCTCGGTCCTCGGCCCTACTGAGGCTCTTATCATTGGGGTCGTAACCGTGTCCGGTTTCATGGTACGCCACCGTTCGCGGGGTTTCTGGAAGCAGTCTCATGAGCGGCTTCGCCATGTCCCTGCTCCACCACGGCCACCGTTGCCTACGCAGTTCGACCCGCACATCGTCAAGCTTAGTCGCTGACGGTACAACCTCGATGTCGCCGCCAATAGCCTTTTCGACGTCCGACGCGGCAACGGTGTCCGGCTTATCGGGGTCTACGGCCAGACCTGGGAAACCGAGTCGCTGAAACAACGCCGGAGCTCGCTTAGGATTCGAATTCGGATCATACGTACTGAGAACCCGACTATCACGAATCCCAGCATCCAGCTCGGGCTGTTCTGGCACCACGGTACTCGTTGACGTCGTCGTCTGCGTCCGCCTATCGCCACCACGGCTCCGCAGAATAGCGGTCAGGAACGCGGAAGCTCCGACCGTAGCCAGGACAGGCCAGACGTCGTCCCAAAGCGAGGAGTCCTCCTCCGGCTTCTCCGCGGTACGGGTACGCTTCCCGCGCCTGTGCTCAGAAGCTCCAAGTACACGCCCCAGGGTTGCAGCAGCTGGCATCTCGGGCTCCGTGACCCCAGCAACTTACGGCTTCGTTGTCGTCGTGGAAGGCGTGCCCATCGGATCGGTGTCCGAGGCGTACTGCAGCTTGGCGATCTCGAGCTCGGTCTCGCTCCGGATCTCTTGACGCTTCACCCAGGCCGTCATGGCGTCGGAGACGCAGTCATGGGCAGCCTGGGTGATCAGGTAGACGCCGGTGAGGTAGATCAGGCCATCGAGGATGACCACCAGGTTGCCGCGCCCCAGCCAGACCAGGGAGAACGCGATGCCGGCGAAGATCCAGAGCTTCCGGGAGCCCCAGCCGCTCTTGGGGACCAACGTGGCCTCCAGCTTCTCCTGAGCGCTCTTGGCGCGGGCGGCGACGAGGTCAGCGAGGAATCCCATGGGTTACTCCTTAGAGTCGAGTTTGGCTTTGATACAGGCAACGACAGCGTTCACGGCATCGGTACCGCGGGGTCGAAGGGTGGGGTTAGAAGCGGGTCGAGAGCGAGACGTACGGCGCCCATCCAGAACCATCACCGCCGTAATCAACGAGGTAGCCAAGACCAAGACCAAAACGATCCCAACTCCGAGGGATCCACCCCGGCGGGACGTAGATGCTGGCACCCACACCGGCCGACCGGGAGCCGACGAGAAGATCGGGGCTGAGGAGCCCATATAAGGTCCGAACAGGCGAAAGGCGGATGCCGATGTCTGCAGGGGGATCGGCGTCGGGTCGGGCGGCGACCCAGGCTCCGATGTCGAGGGTGCTGGTGTCCCAGAGGAAGGTGTAACGGGCGGATTCGTAGGTCCAGTTTCCGACGTCCTCGTCTCGGATGCGCAGCTCACGGCCACCATCAAAGAGCCCAACGCCAAGACGCTCACCAGACTTATTGCTCGTAAACTCGGTGTAGACATCGGCCTTATCCATCCCACCCGAGGTCTGGGAATCCCACTGCAACCTGGCCTTCTGCTTCACAACAGTCATGCCGTCCTCCGACGGAGCCGGCTGTGTGTTCCCCCAGAGCGTGAACCCGAGGAGCCCGAGCAGAATCAGTGGCAGCAGGAGCGGCATTCACTTCATGCTCTTCTCGACGATGACCGTCATCTTCTCGGCGACATCGGCCATGCGGTTCATCGCAGCGTTGGCCCCGAGCTGAGTCTTCTGCTGCTCCATGATGGTGCCACCGTGGACTTCGAGCAGTTTGGCGTTCGCGGCCTCGGCCTTGGCGTTGGCCTTGGCGATCTCGTCCTGCATCCGCTTCTCGTTCTCCTGCATCTTGGCCCAGAGCACCTTGCCAACGAGGATCACGGCAGCGACAAGCACTAAGACAACCCACAGGATGACCGTGTTGTTGTCGGTGCTCGCAGGAGCCAGCGGTGGCACGTCCACGATTAGATCTCCGCTACCGCGGCATCATAGGCAGCCTGGGCAGCCGTCTGCGCGGCCTGCGCTGCGGTGAGCGCGGCGAGCTCGGCATCGATGGTTGGCTGGTCACCTCCGACCACAGCGGCGTCATAGGCGGCCTGGGCAACGGCGACACCGTTGTTGGCGATCGTGAGCGTGACCTGCGCCGCGGCGACACGGCTATCCAGGATAGCACGCATCATCATGGAATAGATGACCGCGTAAGCCATGTCGGACGTCACGGTCTGACCAGGGATCTTGGAACCCGTGGACGGATTGTAGAGCGCGTAGGTCTTGTTCGGGACGTAGGGCTCATGGACGTTCGGGAGGGACTGCGCCGCGATAACGGTGTCATCGGCGTTCCGGATCGTGACCCGGTGCATATGGAACGTCAGCGACGGGGCCCCGTTGTAGGGGTTCTCGAATCCACCGGCGTACGACCGCGTGTAGGTCGTGATGGATTCGTTTGTCGTGACTTCGTCGAGAAGTTCACCCATGGGTACCTCAGAAGAACAGGGATTCGATGGTCAGAGCGTAACACGTCGTCGTGGCGTTGGCCTGGTTCGTGGAACCAACCAACGTCAGTGTCGTTGCGGCGGTGGTATCAAAAGTGACCGTGCTGGAGTACACATTGGTGTTCGTCGCGGCGCCACCGCCACCGGGACCAATAATACAGGTCAGATGTCCCGCCAGAGTACCTGTTACCCCAGTGGTCTTCACCGTAAAATCGGCAACCAGGACAACAGGCCTGGTACCGTTCGTCGATGACGACGCAATCGTAGCGGTCCAGCTCCCGAAGGTCAGCGTGAATGTCCCGATGAAGCTGTTCGCTGGGCGTGCGGTTTCCAGGGTCGCCGCGATCCGAATCTTCTTACCAGCTACGAAGTAGTTCGCTGGAATCGTGACAGAGCCGATACCTGTTCCAAGCAGTGTCCCTGGCGTAGTTCCGGTCACCGTTACGGTCTGGGTCTGCGAGAACAGGATCGTGGAGCTGATCGGCCCAACGGTGGCGCCGTTGACCTGCACGAAGAAGCCAGCCGTGGTCGTCCAGATGTCGCCGTTCACAGGTGACGTCGGGGCGGTTCCATGCGGGGCCCGCAGACTAGCCGCGGCCGTCGTCGACGCTTGTGTCAGGAGCTGCCGGTACGCCGTGACCGCAGTCGTTGTAACACTGAACCCTAGCGTGCCGTCATTCGTGATGGCGACGGAACCTGACGAAGGGAACCAGATGCCGGTGTCCAGGTCACCCGCGACGGTATAGGTGGCCTCCGTGAGCCCGCCGGAGTTCCCGCGGTACGTGATGGCCTGCATGTTACCGGAACCGGGATCGGCTCCGAAACCGGCGAGCCCACGCAACGCGACACCGCCGGCCTCGTAGACCCGGAGCCGCTCGACACCAGCTGTGATGAGTCCGAGCCGGTTCGTTCCAGCGTTATAGACCCCGGTGTCGGGATCCGCGATGAACGACAGCGATGGGACCGTTTCGGACCCCGCGATGGTCCGGATGCCGTAGACACCGAGATGCGCGACCTCGGTGCCCTGTACAACGAGGCCCGCCTTCTCCGAGGATGCCGTGCGATCCCAGAACCAGCCGATGCGAGTCGCATCGGTCAGAGCCGCTGCATCGCGACTCCCGTTGGACAACGGCGCCGCGAAGGCCAGGGATGACGCAGATCCGAGGATCTGCGTGAACCCACCCCTCTCCAAGATGAACGGCGTCGTTGCCATGGGGTCAGCTTCTTAGCCGACGACGCGACCGATGATGTAGCCGACGATGGCGCCAGCCAGGGCGGCGACGCCGACCCAGGGGTTCAGGAGTCCGCCGAGCAGCGTCTTGCGGACCTTGTCATTGGTGTCTTCGGGCATCGTGTTCTCCTTAGGTTACAGGTTCAGGCCTTGGCCTTCTTGCCAGACCGGGGTTCGGGCTTCTCTTCGACGGCCTCGCCCGAGATGTCGTCGATGAACATCCAGAGCAGGTTGGCGAAGTGCGAGGGCTCCAGCGTGGTCCCCTTGTCGTCCTTGATGTCCTTCGAGGGAAGCAGCGTGGAGAGCCTGACCTTGCGGATCTTGAGGTCGTCGGTGATGTCGATGTTGAGGAGCTCCTCGATCTCCTTATTGAAGGTCTTGGGGTCGTCCAGTTTGACCTGGCCCTCATGGATCTTATTGACGATCTCACCCTTGTCGTCTTTGACGATGAGGACGTCCCCCTTGGCGTCGAGACGCGGCTTGCCGTCGGCATCCTTCTCGGGGAGATAGACGGGGACCGGGACGCCCTTGTCGTCCTTCTTGGTGTGCGCCTCGAGGATCTTCTTGCGGTGGGTCTCGAAGATCTCCATGTGATCGCGAACGGCCTTCAGATTCAGGCCAACGGCGAACGCCACGGGGATAGGGAGCTGCTTCAGAGCAGCGACGGCGTTGATGGACTCAACGCTATTGATGAGGTCACGGTTCTTCACTGTCGGAACCCTGCCTTTCTGTGTTGTAAGCCCAGCGGGAGTGCTGGGTGCTCTACTTTGTCGAAGCCGATGGGCGTGGCAAGCACGACGTAGACCCAGAGCTACGGGATGACCTCGCGGAGCTCCCGGTACAGGCCGCCTGGGCTGTACGCGCAGGCCGGGGGCCGAGTCGGTAGCCGGAGTAGCTTCTGGACCACCGTGGCACAGAGCTCGGAGCAGAACCAGCGATCGGGGTGCTCGCGCCGCAACGGGAGCACCTGGCTGAAGAAGATCCCGAACCAGTCGTACTTGCAGTTCAGCTCGAACTCGCACCAGGCTCGGATCTCGTCTTCCTCCTGCCGACTCGCCGGGATCTCGATGAAGTCCCAGACCCGCGGCGACGGCGACAGAAAGCTGATGAACCGGGTGCCGCCGTTCGCGATGTGTGACGAGAACGCGGTCCCATCGCTGAAGACGACCTCGCAATGGCTGTACTTCGACCACGTCCACAGCTTGATCAGCCAGGCGAAGACCCCGGTGTCCCGCTTCTGAAAGGCGATCTTCACGGGGGCGTCGCGGTAACCGGGTTCGCTGGCGTCGGCGTCGCTGGCTGCGGCGAGGCCTGCTGATCGCTCTGAGCCGGAGCCCGCATCAAAGCAATGGATGCCAGGATCGTGGCGATCAGGGATCCCAGCGCGGGAAGCAGGGCTACCAGGGTCGACGCACTGATCCAGCCCTCCTTGGGCTTGGCTTCCTCGACCGTCTGCAGCGGCAGGGCTCTCTCGGTCTTCGCAACCAGGGCATCGGAGGCGGCCTGCGTGGCGAGGGACGTGGCCTTGGTGATCTTGCTGGATTGCTCGTCGAAGCGCCGGTTGCCCTCCTGGAGCTGCTGCTTGATCCCCTGAATCTCAGACATCACGGGGTGCACGGCTCGTGACACAGCCAGCTCGACGATCTGCTGGGTGTCCTCCTTGTTCTGCTGGCGGGCCTCCTTGAACTGCGTGTCTAACTGCAACTTCAGTTCGTAGAGGACCTTGAACAGCTTGGCATCGATGTCGGTCTGGCTGGTGCCATTGGGCCTGTCGTTACCTCCCATGACTGACCTCAGCTTGGGCGAGTCGGTGGGGCAGGCAGGAGAGCCAGGAGGGCGTCCAGTGATGGGGCGTCCGCATGTTCATAGCATACCGCCCACGTCGCGCTGCGCCAGGCGCGGAGGGCCTGGCCCTCAGCTTGGAACTGAGGGACCTCGGGCTCCTCGGCGTAGGTGCACGCCGTGAAGATGTTGTCGTAGCCCCAGGCCTGAGCCTGGGTGTCCAGACGGGCCTGTACGGCTTTGATCGCCTCAGCCTGGGAGACCGCAGCGAGCTGCGCGGTCTCCCGGCTGGCGTCTTCAACCCAGGCGCTGGCGACCCAGCGCGCCCGGACCGCTGGGATCGGGTCGTAGGAGGTCGACGTGCTGTTGGCACGCTCGGCGTCCTCGTGCCAACCCACCAGCCACCCATCAGCGTCGTATTCGTAGTAGATCATGGCTCACATATCCAAGGCGATGTAGCTGAGTTCAAGCGACACGTACTTGGTCGTGTTGCTGAACGGAAGATACGAGGACCCCCAAATATCGGTGTCGGTCTCGACGTAAGCTTGTGTGCTGTTGCGGAGTCCAACGGCAGCCTGGAGGCCGTCAATCATGCCACGTCCAACGGCAGCCGCCATTGTGTCAACGGCAAAACCAGCGTCATAGTGGTACGTGTTGGCCTCGAACACCAAAGGAAACGCGTAGTCTCCTGACCCAGCGGTACCCGCAGCGGTCTGAACGTAGTCGAGGCGCTGCGTCACCATGCACCCGTTGCGCGCCCAACACAGCTTGTCGGTGTTGCTAGCGGTACCCTTTGTCGGGTTCGTGGTCACCGCAACAAAGTTTATCTGACCACCGGGGACCATCCCTGTGGCCAAGTCGGCGCTCACCATGACGTAGCCAGTGGCGGTGCACCGCAGGACGACGCTGTTCCCCGGAAGCAGCGTTACCGAGAAGAACTCAGTACTAGACGCCGGTATGCGAGTCAGAGCTTTCACACCAGTCGAACTGTTCTGGATGAGCTCGTACTCGCCACAGATGATCAAGTAACCGTTGCTGTCGACGGCGCACTTTCCCATGCTTCCGACGTTGGCTGTTGGAGTAGTGCTGATAGCCGCGCAGCCAGCGGGACCACCAGTGAACCTGAAGTAGTTCAGGTCCCGCGTCCCTGAGCTGGCGAACTTCATCGCGTAACCGATGTTATACGACGGACCGTTATCTGTGGTAGCTATGCGGCCCCAAATAAATGCGGCGTTAGAGCTGTCGAGCGCTACCGATAACCGAGTGCTCACGGCAGTATCGAAGGTGGATGCTGCTCCACCTGTGTTGGTGTAGTGCGTGCTGTCAACGGTACCGTTTGTGTTGAGCCTGGCGAACTTGTTATACGTGACCCCACCAATGGTGGTGAATGCCCCGAGCACCAAGATCTCGCCGTCGGTCTGAACCGCCAAGCTGAACACGGTGCTGTTGAACGCGCCGGTACCATGGTTCGTATAGAACGTCCCATCAACGACGCCGGCGCTGGACAACTTCACGAGACGGTTGCGAGCCGTCGAGTTGAAGGTTGTGAAGGTGCCGCCGACAAAGATGTCGTCACTCGAGTTCTTGGCCAACGCGTAGACGATACCACTGGGGGCGCCGTTACCGACATTGGTCAGGAACGTGGTGTCCTGGACACCAGCTGTGGAGAACTTGACGATACACCCCGTCGTATTTCCACCCCACCCGTTGGTGAAGTCACCACCAACAATGACGGTTCCGTCGGACAACACGACGATGGCTTCAACACCATTATTGTCTGCGGTACCGACAGCGGAGTTGAACGTGGCGTCAGCTGTTCCCGACGACGACACTTTCCGTATCGTCGTGCCGTGGTCATAATAGATGTTGCCGCTAGCGTCCAAGGCGATGGCGTTCGGGGCTGCTGACGACGCCGGGATCGTGGTGTTGAAGCTGGTGTCCAAGCTACCGTCAGCGTTCAAGCGGATCAGATTTTCTACAGCGACGCCGCTCCACGTTGAAAAGGTGCCACCGACCAGAACTTTACCGTCGGGCTGCGCAACGACGGCCGTGATCGTCGTATTGCTGGGCCCGGTGCCCTGGTACACCTGTGTGCTCGGGCGCACGATAGTTTTCGTGCTCATACCGGCGGCGCCCGTCCTCGGAACACGAACGCCGATGACCTTGCCGTTTGACGGTGTCGGAAGTACCAGGATGCCATCTGTCGTGAAACTGGCGTCAACCCAGCCACCCAGCTTACTAGCCGCCAAGACCTCTGGGGCGCTGACCGCATACGGAGTAGCTGTCAGCGTGGACAGCATGTCGAACGCGGTGATCGTGGGCGTCACCGTGGCGACGACGTACTTCGTGACGCTAGCCTTCCGGAAGACGAGGTCACCGTTCTCATCGATACCGATGGTACCGTCACCAGGGGATCCGAAGGCTGCGCTGGGAAGTTTGAGACCGGGCATAGGTTAGGCCAGGATGGTCTGCTTGGTGACGTAGGATCCGGACTCACGACGCTCCATGAGGAGATCGTTGCCACTGCGGCCCATGCGCCAGGTGCCGTCGGTCGTCGGGTCGCCCATGTAGAACCACTTCGCGGAACCGACCTCGACGGACTCCACGGTCTTCACGTGGCCAGCGAAGTAGTTCGAGGCTGAGGTGTCAGCCTGGTAGATACCATAGCGGTTCGTGATCGTGGTGGTGCCGGCATCGCTAAACGTGACGGTGCCAAGATAGGCCCCGTAGTAGTTCGTGATGACAGTTGTACCGCCTGAAGCCGTGGAGAAGGAATCCGGGGCTACCTGGAGTCCGTACACGTTCGAGATAGTCGTGGACCCCGATGTCTGGCCCATCACCACCGACGTCACGGCTTTCAGCGCTACCAAGGTTCCCAAAGAGGTGCCGCTGGTAGCTGAACCGGTGAAGTTGGCTTGGAAGCGCCCACCAGTGAAGTAGGAATCAGTGTACCGCAGCGCTGAGACAGCTATCGGGAACACGCTCCCGTAAACGCCTGTGTACTCGGCATTAGAGGCGCCACCAGCCTGCACGTAGACATAAGCCTTCACTGCCTCGACGGCCTCGCCACTCGACATCGTGCCGGTCGTGGTGAGATAGGTTGCCAACATCCGCAGGTTGCTACCCGATGCCGACGTTGTCGATGTGAACGTCAGGGTTCCATTGGTCGCATCGTAAGCGCTGATGCCGACACCACCAAAAGCCCCCGCGTTGTTGTACTGGAGCTGGGTGGTCGAACCGCCCGGAGCAGCGGTAGGAGCCGCCCAGGTGCCGTCGGCGCGCAGGAAGTTGGTCGTCCCGCCACCGCTAGCCGGCGCGAGGCCCTTCAACGAGGTGGTGAAGACGTCCAGCATCGCAGTCGTCTGTGCGACGGTCAGCGCAATAGGTGTAGCGGGACTCCCGGTGTTGTTGCCAATGATGCTGTTCGCGGCCAGGTTGGCCATCTTGCCAAGCGACACCGCGCCAGCCGCAATCGTGGTGGCGAAGGAACCAGTGCCAGATCCGGTGACGTCCGACGTCAGCGTGATAGTCTGATCACCGGTGTTGGTGCCGGACAGGTTGGAGGCGCTGATGGTACCAGCGAAGAAGTTCGATGAGGTCGCGTCGGCCTGGTAGATGCCGTACTTGTTGCCGATGGACGCGGTACCGCCGCCACCCGTCGTGGGGCCAGCGATGTAGATGCCGTAGTAGTTCGTCAGCGTGATCGTGCGCCCCGTGGCGACCGTCAGGGACCCCGCCAGAATCTTGAGGCCGCAGGCCTCCGTCACGGTGGCGGAGTTCAGCGTGCCCGTGAACGAGAGCGTCGCTTTGGCCGACATGCCGCAGATGGAGTTCAGGACCGTGCCGGTCTGGGTGGCCGTGTTAACGACCGTCGCGTCACCGCGCACACCGACGACGGTGTACAAGCTGCCGCTGAACAACGTGCCGCCGGAGACGTGCCCGTTGCCGTAGACGCCGATGATCTCAGGGGTCCCCGACGTAGCGACACCCAGCGAGGACGTGCCGTATCCGTGGACACCAGCGATGAAGGTTCCCGCTGTCCCGTTGACGAAGGAGGCGCTCCATGACCCATAGACCGCCGCACCGGTGGCGTTCTGCGTGCCCTCCGTGGAGGTCATGTTGGCCTGGAACAACTTGATGCCTGAGCCTGTGCTGGTGTACGTGCAGTCCAGCGACACCGTGGTCAGACTGCCACCGGAAGCCGAGTACGTCAGGGCGCTGTCGACCAGGCGTCCGGTGCCCGTCGTGGTCCACACGGGGAACTTGTTGAGAGTTCCGAACGGGGTGGCGGCAGTGGCGTACACCACAGTGGCACCGTTGACCCGGACCCACGGAGCGACCGTCGTCGTCCACATGTCTCCGTTCACAGGAGACGTCGGGGCGGTGCCATGCGCGATGCGCAGACCGGAGCGCGTCGTTGTCGAGGCCGATGTCGATACCAGACCGGAGAACAGATTCGTGGCGGCTGCGTCAGCTTGGTACACCCCGTAGCGGTTCGTCAGTACCAGAGTGCCGGCCCCAGCCGCTGTATGGGTGGCGAGATAGAGCCCGTAGTAGTTCGTGATCGTGAACGTCGCGGAGGCGTTCGTCACGGTGATCGTGGGCTCGCTGGCGAACCCGAACAGGTTCGTGACGAGCGACGTGCCACTGGCGGCGGTGTGCGCGACCTGTACCGACGCCCGGACACCGTACAGGCTCGTGGCCGCGGTGCCTGACGACAGCAGCGTGTCGAAGGCGGTGATCGCCTTCACGCCTGTGAACGTCCCCGTTGAGGATGCTGCGGCGCCATCCGTCAGGCGCGACGAGTACGCGAAGACGCCGATGTACTCACCTGCGAAGCCAGCCGTCGGCGTACCGGAGACAAGGCCGGTGACTCCAGCAATGACGTTGCCGGAAGCCGTTGTGCTGCTCGACGTCGTTATCCATCCCGTAAAGGCCTGCTGACGCACAACAGCAGTCAATGTGGCCGTTGTCGCAGCGGTGACACTCAGTGCCGAAGCCGACACACTCGTCGTGAAAGTACCGGACCCCATCGCGAACTGGGCGGCGCCCGCGAGAGCCGATACAGTAGAGGTGGCGCCTGCGACGACTCCATCAGCGTTCGTAACCGTGGTCGCAGCGGAGAAGAACGATGACTGGCCGGAAGCCGGGGAGCCCGTCGTGGTGAGTCCCCCTGCGGTGAACGGGCCCACGGTCGCGCCATTGATGCGCGCAAACATGCCAGCCGTGGTCGTCCAAATGTCGCCGTTGGCCAGATTCGTCGTCGGAGCGGTACCGTGCGGGATCCGCAGGCTGCTGCGCGCAGCCACAGACGCCGGAAGATTCAGGGCGGTTCCCGTCGTAGCGGCTATGCCGAGGCCGCTGTATCCAGCGAAGAAGTTCTGAGCGAGCGTGTCCTCTTGGTAGATACCGTAACGATTCGTGATCGTCACCGTGCCAGACCCGGAGGTAGCCGGAGTCGTCAGGTACAAACCGTAGGCGTTCGTGATCACCAACGTCGCCGTGGCAACAGCTGACGAATGGGCAGGCGTGGACAAAAAGTCGAAACAGTTTGTTACAGTTGTCGTGCTGCCAGCGGTAGCTGCCGCTGCCACGGAAGGTGCACTGCGTACGCCAGCGCATGAGTAGAGAACCGATCCCGCTACGCCGACGGAGATAAGCGGGTTCGCGTCCACGCTGACGACTGTCAGACTCGCGGAGTTATTTGTGGCGGTGACGACCGCATAGGCGTGCGTAGACGCCAACACGCCAGAACCACCAGTAGGCGTCCCGGAGAGGTAGCTCCTGAAGGCGGAGAAACGGGTGGACGCTACTGCCGCTGACCCATTGAACGTACCCGCGCCTTGCAGAGCTGTGTGGCTGTTTGAACTGGTCAGGGCAGCACTGCTAGTAGCCACAATGCTGAAACCAACCGCGAAAACATCGGTAGTAAATGTCCCAGAGTTAGACAGGTAGGATAACCCGCTGGCAGTCGCCGTCGCCGTAAACGTGGCCCCAGCCAGGATGCCAGCCGCATTGGTGACGGTGGAGGCGCCAGAGAAGAACGAAGCATCCCCTGAAACAGGGGAACCCGTCGTGCCAACCCCGCCGGACGTGAATGGGCCAACCGTGGCACCGTTGATCTGGGCGTAGAGACCCGCGGTCGTGGTCCACAGAGCCCCATTCACAGGCGTCGTTGGCGCCGTCCCGTGCGGCAACGTCATCGATGGAATCGATGTCGTTGCCGCCGGGAGCGTGATCGGAGTCAGGAACTGGCGAGCCACGTAACCCCTTTAAGGTTCAGTTCAACCCTACTGCTTAGGCGAGGAGCACCCAGCGGTAGGTGTCCGCCGACGCGCTGGCCGCGAAGGTCAGCGAGATCTGCGTCGAGCTCGTGATCACGATATCGCACTCGACCAGGGCCTGAGTCGAGATCTCGTAGACCTGCACGATCGGAGTAGCAGCCGTGACGCCCGTGGTGATCACCACCGGCGAGCCGCCGGTGATGGCGCCGACGTTCGCCGAGGCCCGGATCACGCTGGCACCAGCCGCGGCCCAGGACAGCACGCCGGCACCGTCGGTGGTCAGGACGTAGCCGCTCGAACCTGACGTCGTCGGCAGGGTCAGATCGGCCGGGGCGCCAGCCACAGCGGCGACCTTGATGGTCGCGGAACCGCTGGTGCTGCCGTTCAGCTTGAGGGCGCCAACTGCGCCGCTGGCCGAACCCAGGTTGAGGACGTTCGAGGCGAAGGTGAAGTTCGCGCTGGCCGCGAAGGCACCCGAGCTGTTGTACTGAACCTGGGTATCCGCACCGGCCGGGGTGGCCGAGTCGGTAGCCCAGGCGGGCAAGCCGCCGACGACCTTGAGAACCTGGCCCGTGGTGCCGATGCCAAGCTTGCTCAGGGCCGTGGTCGTGCTGGCGTAGAGGATATCACCGACCGTGTACGAGGTCTGTCCGGTACCGCCGCTGGTCGCGGCCAGGACTCCGGTGACCGCGCTGGTCAGGTTGAGCTGCGAGAAGATCGGGGTCGCGCCCGAGCCCTGGCTCACCAGCGGGTACCCGTTGTTCGGGCTGGGGCCCACGAACTGAACCGCGCTGGTGCCGTTGCCGACAATCACGGCGTACTGCGTCAGCGTGGTGGCCCCGGTGCCGCCGTTGCCCACCGGCAGGGTACCGCTGACATCCGTCGTCAGTGCGACGGCGCCGTACGTCGGGGCGCCAGAGGCGTTGCCGTGCAGAACCGTCGTCGTGGTGCCCGCGGCACCCTGCACGATGGCGGAACCGTTCGAGATCATGATCGTCGAACCAGCCAGCGCGGTTGACGAGTTCGTGCCACCGTTGCCGATCGGCAGGGTCCCGGTCACGTGGCCCGTCAGCGTGACCTTGCCCCAGCTCGGGGCGGTGCCGCTGAGCAGGACGTTGCCCGTGGCGGCCCCGGTGAGCGCGCTCAGGGTGTTCGCCGCCGAGGCGTAGATGATGTCGCCCTGGGCGTAGGACGTCAGCCCGGTGCCGCCCTTGGTGGCGCTGAGGGTGCCACCGATGTTGTTCAGGGTCAGGTTGGACTCGGAGACATCGACGGCGACGTCGTTCACCGTGCTGCCGGCGAGCGTGATCTTCGAGGAACCCGCGACGATGCCCTTGAGGACGAACTGATTCGCGGTGCTGTCCGCTGACTTCAGCGAGGTACCCACGGAACCGGTGTCCGTGAAGAAGGTGTACGTCGAGGCACCAGCGAACTGGGCGAAGGTGATCGCCGTGGTGCCCAGGGTACCACCGGCATCGGCGGTGCAGACCCAGGCGGTGTCAGCGAGGGTTGAGCCGAGCTCGACGAAGACCGCCGCAGCCGGAGCTTCCGGCCAGGTGTCCATATCGGTGGCACGGGTCAGGGTGACGTCGGTGCCGACGCCGGAAACCACGAAGATGCCGTTGTCGGCGTTGCCGGCACCGGCGAGACCCGTGGTGCCGTCCTTGACGAGGATGCGCTGCGTGTTCGAGACGTTGGCGCCGTCGACACTGAGGTCCGCGGTGCCCGTGGTGAGGACCTGGACGGAACGGGTACCGGCGCTGAGGTCGATGACGGCAACCGTGGCCCGCTTGACCGCCGGCTTCCAGGACATGCCCGCGGCGACGTTGTCGACGTAGCCCTTGGTGGCGACATCGGCGACGTCGCTGGGATCCGCGGCGCGGAACCGGGAGCTAGCGTCACGCATGACCAGCGTGGAGGCCGTGGCGACCGAGGTCGCGGCGTCCAGCTTGGCCTTGTCGGAGCCAGCCATGAAGCCGTTGGTGCTGGGACCAGCGGCGAGGCCAGGCGAGGCGTGGGTGTGATCGAGGCGGGCCGCGTTGTTGCTGGAGCCAGCAGCAGCGGCGTCACCGACACCGATGGTGCCGGGGGTTCCTGCTCCGATGAACGGGACCGTGTTCCAGGCCGCCGACGAGTACACCTGCGGCCGGTTCGTCGTGGAGTTGTCGTAGTAGATCAGACCAGCGACTGTTCCAGCCGGCTGGGTGATCTGCAGGCGGAGGCTGAGGACCTCCAGGTTGGTCATGTCGATCGGGGTCAGGAACTTGCGGGCCATGGGGGAGTCCTTTGGAAAGGCTTAGTTGAGCTGGGCGGTGCCGCTGATGGGGTATTCGAAAGTTATCGTGAGCTGCGAGCTGGTCACGTACTGAATGGTTCCCTCGACGTGTGTGCCGCCGGAATCCACGACGACCACGCTGGGGAGCCCATTCAAGGGATGGTTCACGGTCCAGACGAGTGCCGCAACGGCCTGGTTATGCGTGTAGGAACCGCCACCACCGCCGCCAGAAAAAGCGGTCCAATCGGTGTCCGTACCGGTCCACGGTGATGGCAGTAGCCGCCAGTACGTGCTGCCCGTGGCCACGTAGACCAACATGCCTTCGCGACGCCGGTCCGTAGTGATCGCATTACGATCCGCAAGAGTGGCGACCTCGCGGAGTCCGCCGCGACCCCAGATGGAGTCGTGGCTCGGGTAGGTGTCCGTGGAATCCGACGGAGCGACGAAGCCAGGAAGCGGTACTGAGCCTGGGATCTGGGCCACTAGGTCACCGTTGCGGTCAGAGCACCGCCCAGCGAGTTCAGGGTCCGGTAGACCCGGTAGTTCATCACGACGGCGAACGCATTGGTCACACTCACAAGTTGGTAGCCGAAGCCACCACCGTCAATGTTCGTGTAACCCTGAGGGACCCCAGCCATGGGTACCGCGAAGCCGCCACCATCGAGGATCGTGTTGATCTGGCCGCCGAGGGCATCGGGGACGCAGATGTACTTGTAGCCGCCAGCCGGGAACACGTAGGTCCCCGCGATGCCAGTGACCGGGAAGTTCGTCGCCATGGCCTCGATGTCGGCTTCGACCACCGTGGTAGCGACGTTGTTGCCGTAGTAGGAGCGGTGCCGCCAGTTGTACGTGGCATCGCGCTGAAACGGGTTCGCCTGGGTGTTGATGCCGATGATTCGGAAGACGTGCGAGGCCTGCCCGGAGTACGAGATCGGGGCGCCCATGATGACGGCCTCGGAGCCATCGTTCGCGAGGCCAGCGGCGAGCACGATGTTGCCTGAGGTCACGTCGATCAGGCTCAGCGAGTTCGGCTGGATATTCGCGGGATTCGTGGTCGCCCACAGGAACGTCACCGACGCCGGGATCGCGTCACCGACCTCCAAGGGATTCGGGATCGCCTGGATCGAGAACGATGAGAACGTCGGGAGCTGGTACGGGTACATCATGCGATCCACGATGTCGGCGAGACCTTCGTCGTTGAACGTGGAACCCACGACGAGGCCGCCGACACCGATCGGTGACGGGGTCAGATTGGTGTACCGGTCACCGATGCCACCGATAGGGAAGATGAAGGCTGAATTACCCATGTCAGGCCTCCAACGCGAACATACGTCGCCACGTCGCCGTCCAGCCCGTGGTGACCGGTGTAACCGTGAGCCGCATCGTGGTGCCGCCCGTGATGTCGACATCGGCGTCGATATCGATGGCTCCGGTTCCGATCCTGAAGCTCGTGGGGCGCTGATCGGTCGGGTTGGTGCCATCGTGGGTTCCCACGATCTCGAAGATCTGCGCCTTGGTTCCTTTCCTGAGATCCAGGGCCCACTTCACGGTCACGTAGTCCGCGATCAGGAAGGAGTCCAAGACGGTCGTACTGACTGGAAGGCTGGGGGACTGCCCGCCGATGACTGGGTCCAGGAGAACCCAGGTACCCGGCGTCCCAGAAGCAACGCAGCTCCACACGGACCCCAAGGAGTCCATGTGGAGCTCGCCCTCCTGATGAGTGCCGGATACCGGGGGCCCTGATGTCGCAGCCGGCGTGATCCGGAACTGGTTCCGCAGGGTGCCCGCGAGATCCGCAAGGTAGCGGTCGGGCATTGCGAACTATCAGGCCGGGTTGCTGTACTCGACCGTGATCCGAGCGGAGCCCGCCGAGGCGCCGGTACCGGCGACGAAGGCGATCTCGACCTGCTCGGGGGTCCCGTCCTCCTCGTACAGCGGGGTGACTTCGAAGATCGCGGCGAGGGAGAGCTCGTTCTGCGTGGCGCCCATGTAGCGGGCGGGCTGCGCGGCGACACCCACGGAGAGCTGGGCACCGACACCGTCGAAGGCGGTCTCGATCTCGACGGTCACCGTGCGGATCGTGGCGTTGGCCGGGGGCGTGAAGATCGCGATCGTGGAACCCGAGTTGAACGCGACGAGCTCTTGCTCCGCTTTGACCTGGTTGGCACCGGTGGCCACCGAAGTCCAGCTCAGGTTGCCGGCGCCGTCATCGGCGAGGACCTGACCCGTGGTGCCGTAGGCCACCGGGAAGTTGTAGGTCCGGTCCGCGGCGGGCTCCGACCCGATCGCGAAGGCGACCTTGTTGGTGCCGGAGACGCGCCGGAGCTCGAGAGCGCGGACGCTGGCGTCGCGGTACTCGGTATCCGCGGCGTTGCGGATGGACAGCAGGGTGTCCGTGGTGTTCTTGAGGCGGAGTCCGGCAATGCGGAAGAACGAGTTCAGCGTTCCTGCGAGGTCGGAGAGGTAGCGAAGGGCCATAGCTTAGGTTCCTGTGGGCGTGGTGGTGACTTGAATGCGGATCTGGCCGGTCGAGGCACCGAGCCCGGGAGTAATGGTAAGGTAAATATCAACCGGGCCAAGCTCGGAGAACCCCTTGGCAAAGGTAACCAACGAGGTCAGCTCGGTTTCATCGGCCTGATAGAACTCGTCTGGTGTGCCCAACGTACCGATCTCGATCGCGGCACCGGCGCCATCCCAGACCTGCAGGACTTCGACATCGATGCTCGTCAAGGTCTGACCGAGCGGGACCTCGAAGAACAGGAACGGGGACACGTTGTTGTAGTTGGCCAGGTACGTCGTGCCTGACGCCACGCTGACCGCGGTCACGGGGACCTGGAAGCCGCGGTACTGCAGCACGACGCCCTTGTCGACGTCGGTGGCCAGCAGCATGGGCTTATTGACGCTGCCTGGCGCCGTTGGTGCCGTCAGGGTCAGGGGCCCCGCGACGGCGTCATCCATGAAGTAGGTCTCACCGGGAATCGCCACGAACGGCAGGTTGTCGATGGGGCCCAGGTAGATGATGGTGAACGCGTTGATCGAGTTGATGGCGCCAAGGAGGCCAGGGCTCTCCGCGTTGGCGATGTTGTCGGCCTGCGCGACGACCCACAGGGTGCCGTTGAAGCGCAGCGGGACCCCGATGTCAGCAACCGTGAAACCGTGCCCGGGCTGCGTGATGATCTCAGAGGCCTCACCCCCACCGCCACCTCCACCAGCGACCCAGGACAGCGATCCAGTTCCTGACGTACTCAGGACTTGGCCTGCGGTGCCGTCCGTCGTGGGCCACTCGTAGGTGGTCCCCGTACTGCGGAACCGGAGCCCGGCTCCAGCAGCGTGCCAGATGTCGCCGTCCTGGAGCTCGTCGCCAGGCGCGGCGCGATCCCCGACGTGGATGGCACCACCGAACCAGGCCGCCCAGTTCCCCAGGACGCCGCCGGTGATGGGATCGACGCGGAGCCCATAGGCGCGATCGGCGCCGAGGTCCAGGGAGTCCCGGACCCAGATGCCGTGGGCGGATCCACCGGTCCTGGGGCCAGCCACGATGCCTGATGCGATCTCGAGGAGGGAGAAGTTGTCGAAGCTGAAGGAGCCCAGGCCTGAGCTCTGGACGTCGTGCGCGATCCGGGCGACGGCGACGTCGTCGACGGTGTACAGCCCAATAGTGTTCGCGAGGACAAAATCGGCCTGGAAGGCGGACCGCGTCGAAGCCGGATCGGTTCCCGCTGCCAGAGGAGCCAGGAGATGCCGGGCCGCCAGCACGGGGAACAAGTAGGACGCCGACGTGGTGCCGTCGCCGAAGGAGCCCCGGCCAACCACGGACGCGTTCAACGGGTAGGAGTCCGAACCAACCCTGAGCTGGTTGGCTGCCGTCGTTGAGGCCCCACGACCGAAGGCGACGGACGCCGTGTTGTTCGCTACGGCGGCGTAGCCGATCGCCATGGAGTCCGCGGCGTTGGCGGCGGCCTGGTAACCGATCGCGGTGCCCCGCAGGGCATAGCTGACCTCGAAGCCGATACCGATGCCGAAGTAGCCGTTGATGGCAGCGTTGTTCAGCGAGGAACCCAGCAGGATGGCGTCCTGCATGTCGGTGGCACCGGCACCACCGAGCCCGATGTAGATCGAGTTCAGCGCGTTGACGGGACCGGCGTCAGAGGCCAGGGCGAGGAAGTCGGTGCCCGTGAACGCGGTGCCCAAGCCGACGGCGACGTTGCGGGCCGTGGCGACACCGGCGAGCGTGGAGAGATCGGCACCCAGGACGACAGCTCTGGCCGTGGGATCCGGGGCACCGGAGTCCACGATGAGGTTGCGCCCGAAGACCGCGGAGGCATCGGCACCAGCGATGACCTGGATGCCGGAACCAACGACGACGTTGGGGGTCCCCGAGGTATCGTACCCCGAGGGGACCTCGAGACCGTAGCCCAAGGCGACGTTGCCCGGAACCGTGGCCGTGGCGCCACCTGGGATGTAGTCGTAGATCCGGATCTGCTGACCGACGCCGACGGATCCCGCGGTCTGCACGAAGTGCTGGGCTAATGTCCTCGTAGCCTGGATGTCGAGGACCCCGATGCCGAGATCAGCAATCGTGGTCGGGCCGACGAGGTTGTCGGTGTACCATTTCTCGTTGATGGCATCGCGGAGCCAGTAGACCGGGGTGCCGATGCCGATAGCGAACGTGTTCCAGGTGGCGCCGTCGTAGCCCTGGAAGGTGCCCGCGTTGAAGCGGAAATCGCCAGCAACGGGGGCATAGACACCCGGGCTGTTTCCGACGCGGACATGGTTCGTGGAAACGATGTAGCCCAGCGATGCCAGGTACGGGTTCCCGGAACCATCATCAGCGTTGCCGCGGAAGACCTCGACGCCGTCAGCGACGAACCCGATGTACGCCAACGCGGCCCCGGCGTAGAAGCCGGTGCGGTCGACACCGTCGCGCCTGGACGCGATCGAAATCGCGAGCAGCGCATTGGTGCCGGCCTCAATGGCCTCGAAGCCGAGCTGGGCGTACGTCGGGTTCCCCGGCATCTTACTTCCCTGGGGTCTCGTTGAGGCCGAGCGCTTCAGCCAGCGACATGTAGTGCTTCGTCGGCATCAGGCCGCCGGAACCCACCGCCATGGAGATGCAGAGCTTGCAGACCTCGTAGTCCTTGGCGGAGACGTTCAGCGTGGCGGGCTTCATGGCCCAGTTCTCGACCGCTGTGGTGTGCGCCTCGATGACCTCAGACTTCGGCGGTTCCTTGGGATCCGTGATCAGCAACCGCGGCATGGGATCCGCGCTGTAGACCCCGTCGATGGTTTCCAGGATGGCTCCAGCTCGATACAGCGTGACGGTGTCCTTGGCCCAGCCAGGACGCATCAACGAGCTCTGCAGGAGTTGAACGGCCCCGCGGGTCACGTTCAGGGTAAGTTCGGCCATGTGTCCCCCTTAGGACTGCGTGATGCGGCGAGCACTGGCCGCGTAGCCGAGACCCGCCGCGGTGATCTGAAGCGAGGTGACCGCGACGGCGCGGGTCACCGTGATGATGTGGGTCAGCACCGAGGTTGGGGAATAGATCTGGTAGTCCACTGTGTTGATGCCCGTGGTTGCCGCGAGGACCTCGACACCGAGGTAGGAGCCGGAACCATCCACGATGGAGATCAGCCACTTCGTCAGACCAGCGGTCTGCGCGAAGGTATCGACCACCACGGGTGTCGCATTGATCAGGTTGATGGGCCCAACCAGGGTGTCAGGCGCCAGGATCTTCTTATTGTTGGCTGAATCGACATAGCACCAGTAGTCGGTGCCAGCGATGGTCTCGATCCAATACTGACCAGCCAGAATGCTGGGCGGCGGGACCGCTTGGACCGGGAACCACTTCCGGCCATCGCCGTAGGTCCGCTCCACAATGGTGCCGTTGTTGTTGGCCTGCCAGACGATCCCGGTCGCCAGGATCGTAGATGCGGTCAGGATCTCATCCGCGGGCCCCGCGTTGGTACCGGGGACACCGCGCCGCAGGGCCCCTGCATTACGGATGTTCTGTACGGCGCGCCTGGGCATCGCAGATCTCCAGCCCTACTGGGGCCACGGCCATTCTAGACTGGGGCCTGGGCCCCGCAATGGAGCCCACGCAGAGGCACAGCGGCAAGTCCTGGGTCAGCAAGGGGCCACTCTCGCCCGAAGTGTCCAGCAGCCTGGGAACCCCAGACCCTGTAGGTCTCCAGGGAGCCGTCGTCGCGGAGCCGCAGGGTCTGGAACGCCTTGTTCGCCATGAGCTCCAGGAACCGCTGCCGACGCCACTTCTTCCCGCAGATCTTCCGGGTCTCGGTCTCGGAGAGCTGGCCGCCACTGGCCTCGGCGGCGCGGTACAGCAGGACTTCCAGCTTCCGGAACTCGGTGAATTGCAGGGGCCCCGTGGACCCCGGAGCCGCGTAGACCTGGGCCTCAGGGCACATCAGCTCCAGCATGTGCTTGCGGCGGTGATGGTGATGCTCGGCCTTCGGTACCGGGAGGTAGGACAGCTCGACGCTGGGATGGAACCCCAGCCTGGCGTAGCCCTCACCAGCTCGATCCACAACGACGACGCCGAGGTCGACGTCGGGGTGCATGCAGATCCTGGGGGCCCAGAACAGCGAGATCGCTGAGGCCCCCGTGCAGACCCAGATGGCGTCGTGACCGGTCACCATCTTGGACCGCCTGGCCTGGGCGAGCACGGAGAAGTTCAGTTCGCGCTTCGCCTGGACCCCGATGAGTTCATCACGGCCACGATGGTACGCGGTGAGATCGACTTCGCCGAACTCCGGGTAGATCTCGTAGCCGCGCACGGCGAGGTAGTCGCCGAGGGCAGCCGCGATGTCGACTTCTTTGACCTTCGGCTTCTTCAACGGGATCACCTCGGGGTGACCTCACAGTTACCAGGTTCGGCACCCCGATGGAAGCGGGAGTGTTTCTGCATCCAGTCCGGAAGGCGCCGTACGAACCCCAGGCCGCCATCCTGGACGTAGAAGTCGCCGCGTTGCCTGGCATCGACGATCTCGATCTCGGAGCAGTCCGCGGACGACACCAAGCAGCCCCCTTCGAGGGACAGCTTGGCGAGGAGGAGCTTGATGTCGGTGCTCATGGCTTCTTTCTATCAGGGGTGTCGGTCCAGTGGTACAGGATCCAGTAGGCATCATCGGCGGCTTCACCGAGCCACGACAAGAACAGCAGCAACGCGATAGTCGGTAACAGCAGGATGCGAATCACGATCATGGACGCTCCAGGATGGCTTTGATGTCGGCAAGCTTGGCCCCGGCTTCCGCGGTCAGCTTGTCGGTGTCCAAGGTAATCCAGGTGACCGGATCAGCGGTACGATAGGCTTGGCTGATGTCGACTCGGACGCCGGTGTCACGGACTCCAATAAACAGCTTGGCCCCCTGAGCCAGCATCGGAGCCGCGTACTTCGACATCCAGCGTGCAAAGGAGACCTTCGGGACCACGTCACAGGGCCACTTCAACACGAGATCCTTGGTGCAGGAGTCCTCGTCGTCTGAGCTGTGGAGCTCTGCGACACCAGCCTCACAGGCCTCGTGAATATCGAAGACACGCGTCTTGATATCACTGATGTTGATTTCGACGCGGAACAGCGCGGTAGCGGTCACGGCTGGTCTCTCTGGATGGGTTTCGTCTTGGCGTAGAACTCGGTCTCAGCGATCTCACGGAGCTGCTTGGGCTCGTCCTCGTACACGAAGTAGATCAGGGTCTTGTTCAAGAAAGGAATGTGCGCAACCGAGCGAACCTTAACAGAACGTCCGGGCTCATCGATCAACTCGAAGACACCTGTCTCAACCACGCTACTTCCCGATGAAGTTGATGCGCGACATCTCCTGCCCGGCGCGGACCACGAGGGCCTCGCACTCCGCTGGCGTGAACCCAGGCTTGGTCCCAGAGCCGCTGTACGGCTTCGCGAAGCCCAGGGAGAGCAAGGTCTTCGCCAGCGAGATCGACGGGCCGCTGGGGACCGACACCATGAAGTCGCCGATGATGCGACCACCGTACTTGTCCCACTTCGTGGACAGCACAGCAACGGTGCACTTCTGGGCCCGAGCCATCTCGAACCAGACATGCACGAAGTTCAACACGGCACGACCGGCGTCGCGCTCCGTGCTGGATGTCGTGACCTCGGGGGCATTGGTGCCTTCGAGGCGTACCCGGATGTCCATGCGAACTCCGATGCCGAGGTCGAGGAGGCACTTCACGGTGTCACCGTCGATGACTTCCCAGGTCAGCACGTTGAAGTCGTAGATCACTTCTTGGACTCCGGCTTCTCGAGCTGCTTCCTGACGAGGCGCTTCACGAACTCCTGCTGCACCGCAGCCGTCTTCACGTTTGGCTTCGGGGCCTGGTTGGGTTTCTTGATCATGTCTTCCTCATCAGGATGGGTTCGTGGGTCTTCGGGCACGGCGCGTAGTGCGTCCACATCGTACGCCCGCCGGTCTTCGGCGGCCTCATGAACGGGAAGAACGTCAGGCCGAGGTGGTGACCGCCACACCGGGCGCACTTGTTCAACACGGCGACCTCATGCAGCTTGGGAACCGAGACCGTCAGGGTCCCGGTCCGCTTGGTCTTCCGCTTCACAGGGCCTCCTTGAGCGCCTTGAGCTCGTTCTCGATGTGCTTGCGGCGCGAGGGTGGGACCTCCTCAGCGAGTGCGACCACCAACGCGATCAACTTGGTGACGACGTCACCCTTGGGCTTGGGAAGCTCGACACCAGCCGGCGCAGCGAACACCGGGCCAGTCATGGACTCCTTGACGAGCACCTTGGCGACGCCTTCACCGACGTAGGTCGTCGGATCTGGCTTGGCGACATCGGGGGTCCCACTGAGCTGACGACCGAGGCCCATGGCCTCCGCGTTGGCGCGGGACAGCATCTCGGGGGTCATCTCGGTGGCGATGGCCCCGACCCAGGCATCGGGACCCTTCTTCTTGGGGTCCGTGACGTCATGTGCCAGGGCGCCCATCCGGGCCTTGTCGACCTGCGGTGCAACGGCAGCAGCGATGGCTTCGAAGCCAGGGCGGATCAGCAGGGTCTTGGAGCCATCGAAGCCGACGCCGACATCGAGGAGCCCGATGTCCTTGCGATCACCTGGGCCCATCAGGGTCCACTTCTTCGAGGCCGGATGGTACACCGGCACCGATGAGAACACGGCGCGCATCCCGGAGGCATCGACGGCGTACGAGATCCACTGCTTCCCTGGCAGGAGACCGTCGATCCAGCTCCAGAACGGGTCCACGACTTCGCTCATGTGATTTCCTCATCTTCGATGACGATGACGTCGGTATCGGCCTGACTGGCATGCAGCGCCTTGGCGGCGCGCTCGTACTGGATCTTCGGGATGAACACGGAGGCGTAGAGATCCTTGAACGCTGGGTACGCGGGGTCCCCAGAGAACCGGATCTCGTTCTCCATGTCCGGGTCGATGGTGATCACGATCCCGAAGATCGTGGCCCCGACACCGACACCCTGGGTCTTCAGGTAGCGCTGCGCGAAGAGTCGAGACGCTGGACTCATCTCGCACACCTTGCAGCCGACCTGGGTGCCATCGGCCTTCTTTGATGCCGCGGCCAACTTGGTCAGGGCTTCGCGAATATGAGCCAAAAACTGGGTCGGGCTTACAGGTGACCCGTGCCCTGAGGTGTACACGCAGTTCTGCCTGATCACGACGTCCTCCGCGCCAGGAATATGGAGGTCACCTTCCGTGCCAGCCACGGTGGCTTCCCCGATGTTGCCCTGGCGGAGCGCATCTTCGGAGAGCTCCTTGGTCTGGACAACGCGGATCTGGTGGCGGTTACGTTCTGCGGATTCCCCGATGCGCTCGACCTCGATGACCCCGTCGAAGCTCTCCGTGTAACGCTGGTTCGTGGCCTTGCCGTTCTCATCGAACATCGGCTTGACCCCAGCAGCCCGCATCATCTCGGCGCGGCGCTCTGGCGTAATCGGGGCGCCATCCTGCCCGACGATCATGGGAACGAAGGGCTTGGTACGATCGGCGACGTGGACATCAGGCAACGCGATGTTCTGCCGGAACGCGGCAAGGGCGCGCTCCTTGGCGGCCTGGACAGCGCCGATCTGCACGACGGATGCGATGTCGGCACCCGTGCCGCCCATGATGCCTGGAGTCCCGCGCAACGGATCGCTCATACGGCCTGCAACCGCGCCGAGGTCCGGTGCCGCCAGAACGGCATCTTGGCGAAATGCTTGACGACATCGATCCCGGCACGGTACCCCGTGATCTCGAGTTCGGTGCCGTGCTTGGTGATCACGACGCTGTCGGGTTGACGCCGGAACAACTGGCCGGCAAGGAGGCGATCAAAACATGGGAAAATACAGACCGATTCAACACTGCGGAACGAGTTCGGACGACCCTCGGTATAGGTCTCGTAGACGTCGCGACCCGTATTCATGATGGCATCAGGCCAGATGTCGCGAGCCCTGAGCAGGGCATAAGACATCGCCTCAGGCATCGCGGACGGCTTCAGCTCGACCGTGATGGAATAGTGTTCGCGCGGACACTCAATAGAAATAGACGCGCAGTCTGGTGTCGGGGAGTACTCGGACGGTGAGTCCTGAGAAGTATCCGTTTTGTCCATTGATGTGCTCCATCATGGCCGTGTAGGCCTCTGGGGTGTCATCGATATCGCGGGTGGTCCCCGCAATGGAAACAGGGCGACCGCGACGTGCCTGGACCGGCTGCACGGGGGCATCAGCCGTGGCGCGCGCCGGCAAGGCATCCTTGAGATCCGTCGGCTTCCGGCCCAGGAACTTGGCCCAGTCAATGGCGTCCACGAACTGCTGGAGCCGATCGGGCTGCTGCGCCATGATCGTCATCAGCGTGGTCCTGCAGTTCCCGCAGTTCGCCTTCTTCAAGAAGGCGTCCATGGCCTCGTGGGCTTCGCGGAACGTGTAGAGATCATAGAACTTGGCGAGGAGGTCGTCCTGCGCTGCCGTGAACTGACCACCTGGAGCCGGCTTCAGGATCCCGAGGACATCACGAAGCGAGAGCGCCTTGCCTTCGGCCACAATGGTCTCCTGGGCCACATGTGTAGCGGTTCCTGACCGCGTCGTCAAGAGCCGTTAGCAGGTGAATCGGGCTCCGGCTTCGGAATCGGGCCCCACTTCTTCAGGGGGCACTCGGAGCCCGCGATCTTCAGCTTTACCCCAGAGCACCCGCACTTCTGGCACTTCCCCATCCCGTTGTAGCCCTCACCGCGCCAGAACTCGCAGCCCTCGCAGATCACCTTACGAGCGGCGACTTGCTCCTCGGTGGCCATCCGGAACCCATCCTTGGCCCAGTCGAAGACAGCTCCAGCCAACGTCCTGGCCTTCTTCATCAGACCAGGCTCACCGGGGTCCCGTCGCATCCCGCTCGGCGGCCTGAGCTCCTTGGCGAAGACCTCGGCATCCAGGACAACGGTCTCCACGGTGTACGGTTCCACCAAGCTGAGATAGGCGACCTCGTTCCGCTTGGGATCATACGGAATCACGATGCAGCCCCGATGCCGGGTAAACCTGAACTGGCGCGTCTTGACCTTCTCAGCGATCGTGGGCCACATGAACACGATGAACCGGCACAGCCCGCAACTCGGGGCCGCTGGGATATCGTCGATCCGTTCCGTTGTCTTTACCGACGTGAACGTGAGCAGGCCCGCGAGGTTGTCGAGAAGCGGCTGCATTACGCGATCGAAGCCGATGTAGTCCAGTCGATCGAGTTCGAGTACTGCCTCGTGGCGCAGTAATCCTCGGCATAGAACTCATCGCAGCCACGGTAATACCCGAACATGTTGAGACACGACGACGAATACGTCGCCACGCACTGCGTCTTATAGAAGCCGTCTGGAAGGCAGCCTGAGAACGCTCCGGTGCACTCCCCAGATTCGACACGAAGCCTGAAGAACTGGAACACCCCGGAGCCCGGGAACCCGACGTACTCTAAGTCGTACCAGAACCCGGAGGGGTCGCAGACCACCTTGAAGTTCTGCGCCTGTGCCGGGTTCGTGTACGCATAGGCCGGGCTATCGAAGTCGTAGCACTCCGGGGCCGGCGGATCCGGCGGCCAGGCTTCCTCGTAGACATCGCTGGCTGCCCAGCTGCCTGTGAAAATGCCACCGCCGCTGTAGGTGCCGGTGTACACCGAGGTCTGCTTCCGGAACCAGCCGGCGTCGGACTCGTACCTCGTCGATGTGATCGTCAGCGTCTTCCCGGCGTACTGGGTATCGAAGTTACAGCACCCACAGAGGTCACTGCAGTCCACGAGCTGGTTGTGGGGCCCGCTGATGAGCTCCATGAGCACCGATGACTCCAGGCCCGTCGGGATGCAGGTTCCGCCGGGACCGGGGACCTCAGTGGGCTGGAGCTGGACACACTGCGTTGTGATCAGACCAGGTGTGCCGGTGCAGTTATCGGTCGCGTACTCCGTATACCTGATGCAGTACCACGGCGGGCACACCGCCAAGCAGCCCCCGCTGTCCGTGAATGGGCCGCTGACGTACGCGACGTAGGAACTCGCGTAACCGGGTTCAAACCCCGGAATGCAGGCCGGCAGGGCATCGATGAAACCCTGAGTGAGCTGCTTGCAGGTCAGGTACTCCGGATACGGGCTCCCGATGCAGTCCGGGTTCTCGTAGTTCTTTACGCTGACGCAGTACCACTGGAGGTCATCGCAGCTGCACGCGGGACCATCTGGGCAGATGTTTTCGCAGCATCCCCCGTTGGCGAAGTCACGCCGGAACCGGATCCCCATGGCTTAGATGTTCCCACGGCAGGTAATGCACCACCGCCTGTTGACGCGCTGGACCCGGATCGTGCACGGCATGTCGTTGTCGAGGCCAAGGGTCTCGACATCCGATGGCGTCGCGTTCTCGCCGCTGACCTGGGGGAGCTCGGGTTCACAGTCAAAGCAGGGGCACTTCTCAGCACTGGGCGCCGCGACGCCGCGGTCGACGTACATCGCGCTGAGCAACTTGACGTTCTTGCAGTTCTCTTCCCACTCCACGTCGGCCTGATAGGTGATGCAGAACTCGTCGATACCCTCACAGCAGTCCCTGGGGATCGAGATCCGGCCCGTGGCCTTGACGATTTTGTCCTCACCGGGGTGATTCAGGAACTTGTACTTCACGTCGCACTTCGGGTCCGTGGCCTCGGTGAGCAACGTGATCGCTCCGGCATCCGTGGCGACCTTGAGGACCTCAGCCGTGATGGTGTCCGAGTTCAGGGTGACCTCGACCTCTTCGGAGGCACATGAGGTCACCAGGGTGATGTTGGAGACCCCGACAACCGATGTCACGAACTTGCTGACCGTGGTCAGGATTTCCGTGGGCAGGTTGATGACGACCTCCGAGGTCGCCTGCATCGCGGTGATGTCGACCTTCGCGATGTCGTAGTTGGTGATTGGCTGACCAAAAAGAACCTTGAGATAATTGATCTCTGAAGTACCGGCATCCGTGACGAAATTACGGGTCGTCTGACCAAGCGACGTAATCACGATAACGTTGGTTCCAATAGCCTCGGTAACGACCCCTACAGCGGTAACCCCGGCATCAGCTGTGGAAATTGAGGTAACCACGTTGACGACCTGCTCGTTACCACCTTCGTCGCAGTACGTGATCGCGACGACGCCGTACCCGAGGAGCCATTTGGCCCCGGCTGGGACACTGACGACATCGATGTTGGACCCGTTGACCGCCGTGATGACGTACTTGGCTTCGGTTCCGATGGTCTGAAGCGTGACCCCTGAATCGTAGAGCAGCGACGTCAGACCTGCAAAATTGGACCCAGTCCATACGTCGCTCGCGATGAACTGCATCATATCCGTAATGGTCTGCTGCGACCAGAACGGCAGGGACCATTCCGCGGTCCGAATCGATGTCGGGAACGTCCACGTCGCGTACTGCGCCGAGGTCGGCAGGAAGTCGAACGTCGTGGTATCAAACGACGTCAGCATGGTCAGCGTCGTTGACGTGATCGTCGACGGAATCGTGATCGTTGTCATCGTCACCAGCCAGGTGTCGAAGAAGCTCACGGGGAGCTCTCGCTGGCTCGGCTTGATGATGTCCTCGGCGACGTAGTAATCCTCGAAGTCGGGGCGAACCACGGCCTTGCAGGGGTTCTCCTGGCAGTCCTCCTGGCACGGTGGCAGATACAGGCAGACCTGATTGTCGAAGCCGGGGACGTTGCCCTCCCAGAGCCCGACATCGCTGGGGCTGACGTCGGGACCCGCGGACGCCGCGATGACGACATCCGCGGAGCCGCAGCAGGCCGCGGCACCGGAGAGCCGCGCCGGGAACCCGTTGGCGTACTTGCTCAGGACGTTGCAAGGATCGATGTCGAACAGCTTGTCGATGGGCAAGAGTTCCAACGGCACCGTGGAGCCGAAGACCTCCATGCAGGCCATCCAGACCTTGGCCTCCTTGGTACACGTCGCACAGCCACAGATCTTCAGCTTGAGCAGCACGAAGGGGTGCGTGCACCTAACTGGGAACACCAGGGTGTTGTTGACCGCGAAGGAGGCCTGGTCGCCCTGGAACTCGCCACACTGGGCACCAGCGTTGCAGATGTCGGCGAAGACCAGGGCATCGTTGAGCTCAGCGGCGCCGCCACTGGTGTCGTCGCCGCCACCGCTGTCACCCTCTTTGACCTCGGTGCAGTCGCACGGCAGGTCGTAGTCCTCGAGCTCGGGGAGCTCGCCGCCGGGCTCCGATGCCGTCTTCGGGGCGGGCTCCGGGCAGAACGATGTCGTCGTCCCCGATGTCGTCGGGGTCTCCTCGGTTTCATCGGGCTCCGTGTAGAACCCCAGGGCGCCGGCCCCGATGGACACCGTGACGCGCTGCTTCCCGTTGATCGAGATCGGGTCCTCCATCGCGATGACGAGGAGGCGGCCGGTCAACGCGACGACATCACCACCGCTGATCTTGGACTTATTGAGTAGGACAACCGGCTTGTTGAAGACGACCAGGATCTCCCGCAGCGACATCGGGGAGACACCGGCCCAGACCACCCATGGCCTCTTACCGTCGGCTTCGGCGGCACCGCTGAGGAGCCCATCTGGTGTCGAGAACGTGATCTTGGGGCCCTCGGACACGACCCCGTTCTCATCACACTTCGTTCCGGTGACGCCACCGCTGACGCGTTCGAAGCGAGCCCAGGCGTCACCGTTGGGATCGATGGAATCACCGCGACCAGCACCCCCGGTGTTGGCGAACTGCCAGTCGCCGCCGTCATCGTTGGTGATGTAGCCGTCAGTGAGAGCCACTGGGTCCCCTAGGTGTCCACGACACTAGCTGTGCTGCCCGAGTTGTCGAGACGCTTAGACGTTGCCGAGCGTCGTCTTGATCAGGAGCCAGTAGTACAGCGTGGCGCCTGATCCCCCGCTCTGCTTGAACCAGGTGACCTGGTCAGCACTGATCACCGGGATGTCGAACCAGGTGTCCTTGATGCCGGGGACCTCGTTGACGGCGTTGTCCGCCGACGCGAAGGTGAAGTCGGCGGTCGTGTAGACCCGCAGGGTCAGGGTGCCGACGTAGTCCGCGGGGAACGTCGGGGTCAGCTTGGTCCTGGTCCCCGTCAGCGTCGTGGACCCCGTGAGGTGCCCAGCAGGCAGGGTGTCCGTGAAGGTGTGGTAGCCAGGCATGGGAGTTCCTTACGCGAATCAGGATTCAAGCAGGGTGACGTTGACGGGATACGGGAGTCCCAGGGTGACCTCGATGGACCCAAAGGCTTCCGGGAACATGGCGCGAATCGATGGGATACAGAAGGCACCCTCGATGGTCTCCTGAACGGGCCCCCACACCGTGGAGACCTCAGTGCCGGGGACATCGGCTCCGTTGATGTCCTTGCCGACGACGCCGTTGCCGGGGACCGCCGTGTAGCCCCGAGCCAGGAGCGCGGCGCGCAGCATGGGCTCCAGGGCAACCAGTGCTGCCTCGGCCTCAGGGATCGTGTTGAAGAGGTAAGCCATCATACGAGTGTCGGCGGTGCGGTTTTATAGGGGTGTGTGATGGGCAGCTTGGCCGTAAGCCTGGCGCGCCACGCCAGGCAACCCTCGATCTTCTCGTTCTCGGCGTTCGTCCCGACACCGGAGAGCAGCAGGATCTCATGAACCCGGGCGTTGATGCGCCCCGTTATCGTGCTGCCGTTCTGGATACCGATGCCGAGCGACAGGGAGTCCGTGTTCGACGTGTTCGTGTTGGGCCACCCGGCAACCGCGGTCGTCGGATACACGGTGCCATCGATACGTATGTTGACCTCACCAGAAGCCCCGCCCGTCAAGAACTTGGCGACATCGACACGGATGTGCGTGTTGAGATCCTCAGCCGGACCAGACGGAACCGCGGTCACGAAGGATCCCGCATCCAAGGGGCGGGCACCGACGTTGCGCTGGCCACCATTGGTGCCCGTCGAGTACCGCACCGCGACCGGGGTCGCCCCACTTGCGATGGACACATACCTGGTCTGGCTACCGACGAACGCGTCAGCCTTGTAGGCCATGGCGACGCGGTACCCGGAAACATTCTTGCAGCGAGCCGCTGCGATTGTCTTACCGAGACCGTTGGTGCCGTTGAAGCTGATCGCTGGCCTGGTGCCATCCCAGCCTGTGGCGCTGTAGGTGGGCTGCAGGGCGAGCGTAGCTGCCGTGACGACATCCGATCCGAGGACATCGCGACGGCTTCCCCACTGCGCCACATTCGGGGCCAAGACGATCGTGCTGGTGGCCTCGGCATCGAACCAGCCCTCGACACTCGCTGGGATCGCGAGGTACGGGCTCCACAGGGCGACCAGAGTGTTGGAGACCGCGTTCCCGAACCCAGCTGGATTCGAACCGATGGCGTTGCACCGGATGTCGTGGCCCTCGGCATCGAGCGTCACCAGGATCGTCGTGCTCTGCGAAGACCCGAACGATATCCACTGCGCCAGGAAGGTGTCGTAGTACTCCCAGATATAGTCGATCTGCGTCGGCGAGTTCGCCCAGGTGCCCGGGACAACCGTCAGGGTGTACCCGATGTAGCCGGTTCCCGAGATCGACGGTGGCGTCAGGGCAACTGGCGGCAACGGGGCCGCCGTGGCTCCAACGCTCTGTGTCGTCATGCCGATGAACGTACCGATACCACGCATCACGGCATCCTATCTAGTGGTCCGGAATCAGGAAGGGCTTCAGGTGGGAGGTCATAGCTAAAAAAAAAAGCCTTCATGGCAGCCCCGGGGGCTGCTTGTATCCGTATCTGGGACGCTTCGGGAACATCCCGTACCTGGTCCGCATCTTGAAGATCAGGGCGAACAGGGTGTGTCGGAGCTCTCCGATCCGACGTGAGATCTCCTTCAGGGTGTAGCCCTGTCGCCAGAGCTCGTTGGCCCAGGCGTACCGGCTCTCGTACGACTTCCGTGTCATCTCGATCCGCTCGGCGAGCCTGCGGACCCGGAGTACGACGAACGGGGCCGGCTCGATACCAGCGAAGACATCCCGTGCCGCGATCCGATTCGCGGCCTCGATCCCGGGGTCCAAGCTGGGCAGCTTGGTGACCGGCTTGGCCCGTTGGTCCTTCGGTGGTCCATGCTTGGCGACACGCTCCGCGATGACACGGCACCGCTGGATCATGTACGCGTTGGCGCGGAGCCCGTGGAACACGGACAACGCGGCTTCGGGGAGCTCGCTCAAGACGCCTTGGTCCCGTAGGACTGCCGCCTGAGCTGGAACCAATCCGGGAACCGGCGCCGCAGCATGACGATACGAACGGACACCGAGCCTGGGGTCATCCCGAGTTCTGCGGCCATCTCAGGTACTGTGAGGCCACGATCCCAGAGCGCCTGCCAGCGCTGGTACTTCTCAAGGCGGGCTTCCTTCCTGGCCTGTGCCGCCAGTGCCTTGGCCTCGCTCTCCTGGGCTGCTCGGGCGATCCGGGTCATCGCTTGGATCTGGCGTCCCGTTGGGGCCCCGAGGCGTTTCGCGATCTGCCGGACGCGCTCCCGGCTCAGCCCATACTTGATCCCGAGATCCCCAAACTTTTGGCGCCCAGCCATGAGCTCGGACTCGAGTTCGTTGAGCTCCTCCGCGGTCAGCTTGCACGAAGGGTGGTCCGAGCCGCGCGGGGCGCAGACTCCCTTCTTGCGGATCGGGATCCCCCGGCGGTGCAGGGTCCCCATCACGGTGGAGTACGCGCAGCCCACCATCTTGGCGACCTGGTTCGGCTGGAGGCCGTCCTGGTGGTAAAGCTTCACGATGAGGTCCTCGCGGGACCCACGCTGATTGGGCGGCTTGTGTTCCATCGACGGTGTCCCAGGGGAGCTTGGGCAACTCTGTTGTCGGCCACCCGCGTTCGCGGAGATCCTTCAACCGAGCCGCTAGTTTCGTCCTGTTCTCCTTGAGTACGGCGGCCCGTTCGGTCCGCAGGGTCGTTCTGAGCCTATTGAGCCAACCAGGCCTGAAGCCTGGCTTCGGGAACTCCTCCGGTGGGAGCTCGGAGAGCTGGGCATCGATGGCATCGAGCCTTTTCCCCAGGAACCCAACGTAGGCGTTGTAAAGAGCAGCCACGGCATGCCGGGGCTCCTTGGTGTCCACGACGACGTGACCAGCGTCTGGGATCTGAGCCGTGAATCGGTACTGGTCGTCCGCCGTCTTGCGCAGCATCCAGTACCCCAACAGCTTGTTTCGCTGCGTGTACTCCGGGATGCGAAGCAACTCACCCATGGCTGGATAAGCTACCCCTCATCCCGGAGTTCGCAATGACCGCTACTAACCGCGAGCTACGAGCAGACCGGCTACGACCTCGTCGAGCCGTGGGATCAGTCGGTCCATAACATCGATACGTCCGATGCCATGCAGGATCTTGGCGAACCCCGGTTTCAGGATGAGCTCGACGAGGACCTCAACGACGGCTTCGTCGCTCCCCGCTGAACCAGCCGTCCGAACCTGGCGGATCAGGTCTCGGGCGACCCGATGACTGTCTCCAACGGACCGGCCGCCCTTGGTTTCCACGCTGATCACGGCGCCGAACTCGTTGCCGTTGGACCACGTCGTGAACTGGAACCCGACGAGCAAGTCGGTGTTCGGGATCTCGATCTCGGCGATCCGCAGCTTGTTCATTTCATCCCAGATCTGCGGCAACGCCGTTCTGGAGTGTTCTGGCGCGAACAGGTAACGGCGCAGGTACCTCCACTTATTAGGCTCCAGCGACTCCCGCAGCTTTTCGAGTCCCTGGATATCACCGGACTTGGTCGCCTGGACCCAGCCCCTGATCTTGGGCAGATAAGTGTTCACGCGGACAATTTTGAGGGCCGATGGGTCCACATGGATCCGCTTCGTCTTGGTGACGGCCTTGCCCTGCTTCACCGCGAGCCACTCGGCACCATTGACATCAATAATGTCTATATCGACCCTAACCGACTTGTCGGTACCAAATAATACCTCTTTTTGACCGGGATCTGCCTCATAAAAGAGCGGGTGCGGATTATTCGCGTTCCTGTAATACCTTTTCAGTATATCAGATATACGCGATGACATCTGAATCCGCATGGGCCACATCTTAGGGTGGAACAGGTAGGGATCCGAAATGGCCTTAATATACGCGTCCGTGATATGCACTAACAGTTTCCGAATAGGCTCGGGAACATTGGCGCTCTTCCACGCCTTCGTGAACTCGTTGACGCGTTCCCGAGCCAACACGAGGTTCTGGGCTCCGAAGACCTCGCGAGTATGGGCCAGGATGATGTCCTCCTTGGTCCTGATGAACCCCAGGTTGTCCCGGAACATCGGGTTCTGGTCATAGGCGGGGCGCTCGTTGTACGCCTTCATGGCCGCTGCCCGTTGCTTGGTCTCGCGCTCCTCGCGGAGCTGGATCTGTCGCAGCATCTCGGCTGCTGCGGCTTCAGCGGGATCCTCGTCGACGCCGAGCCCGACCCGGACCTGATCGAAGGCCGCTGTGTTCGCCCAGGTCATGTTCCCGGTGACGTCGTGGTACAACATGGCGGCGCCAAAGGTTGTCCCAGTTCCAGCCGTAGTGATCCAGGTACCCGTTGTCGGGGTCCTCGGGACCACATCAGGCAGAACGGTGACATCGGGAATAGCGGTCTGCTGGGCTTCCTGCTGAAGCCTGGCGACGACCTCGTGGTGCTCCTGGACCGCTCGGGCCTCGCGGGCCCAGTCGGTACCCTGTACCTGTACCGGAGCCATCGGAGCCAGCGGTACCTGGGCCCCGTTGTTCTCCAGGATCTGTCCGAGCGTCCCAGTTGTCGTGGTTGCCCTGTGGCGCTCCATATCTGCGATGAGCTCATCCACGAAGGCCTCGTTGTTCCTCCGTATCGGGCCAGGATCGGCGTTCGGAGCCGTTGGAGCAGCGGCAGCCTGGATTCTCTGTTCGGCACGCCGCTGGATCTGTTCCGCGATGTACGCCTGCGCGACGACATCATGGGCCTCAGCGTTCACGACTCCGTGGAAGATCCGACCGGGTTGCCGAACCGCGTAGGTCTCAGCCGGGTTCTGTTGTCGGGCGATCTCTTCGGCAATCCTGGCGACCTCCTCAGCTGTGGTGAGATCAGCCCGTATCGGGTCAGCCTGGGGCCTCTCCGGTTCGTTTCTGACCGCGTTGGCCTCCCGGTAGGGTTCCCCGAGGTACTCACGTAAAAAGGCCCTAGGATCGACTTGGAATCGATTCGGCATCTAGGGCTTCTCGGGTCCCGTAACCAGGACGACATCCTTGGGGTCCACGTGAACCCGGATCGGTTTGGGCCCCTGGAGGATCACGGTGAGGGAGAGATGCGAGGTATCCACGACGACACCCCGGATCCCGTTCACGGTGACCTCCTTGTCGATGAAGTCTCGGCGGTTCCGGTAGGCGTCCAAAATGATCGAAGTGAGGAGGCCACACAGGGTGGCCACCAGGGCGGCAACGATGGCCACCATCGCAATGTTCGTTTTCGTGGAAGACATGAGCTCCTTTCTGAGAAGCTATGGGTTCATATGAGCTAAGCTGATCGGGACACTCCGACGTCGAGATCCCCGAGGGGACCCCCCGGGGGTTCCGGCTAACCCGGCTTGCACCGCGCCACCCACATCGTGCGGGGGCACAGCGTGATCCCGTTTTCCAGGACCGGGTGACCCCGCCGGGACATCCCGAGAACACGTAGAACAGCGAACCCGTACCCGAGGTCGACGCGGTCCCCGATCCGGAGGTCGAGCACCTGGACGGCCTCCTGGCCATCCTTCAGCACGGGGCGTGGGGCCCGCTCGTTGCGATGCATGACGTCGTATTCACGCCTCGCCCTACGCCGCTGTTCGTTATTGGCCATGACGCCCCTCCACCTGATGCGGGGTCACGTCGGTCTCCCCACTAACTCGGCGTCCCCGGGAACCGGGAGCCTGGGCACCACGGGATCCCGGTTCGCGTCGAAGCACTTCCGGCAGACCGGATACCCGATCCAGGGGCCCGTCCAGTTGTCGGGCACCACGACGCTCTCATAGATCGGGATCCCGTGACGGAGATCGTGTAACTCGGTACCGCAAACGTAGCAGGTATCTGAGATCATCGGTCCGGCTTGTCGGCTCGGTCCTGGGCCCGGTCGAGACGCTCGATCTCGGCGACCAGCATCGCGGTAGCCCTGAGGAGATCAGTTCGCCTCGTCTTCGGCTTCCAGAACGTCAACGACCACGGCCACGTCCTCGGGGCCGGGCAGTACGTCTCGCAGCCCTGGTTCAGTGCGTAACACGCGGCAGCATCGGCGAGTTCACCATAGGTGTGCTGGTCGTCGTGCTGCGTGGTGAACCCCCTCTCGATCTGCCTGAGGCGCTCACGGGCGACCTCCTGGAGAACCGCTGCGGTTCTGGCGACATCATGCATGTCGACCTCCTGGTTTCGTGTGTTTGGCGAGCGCAACGATCCCATCGGTATCGATGATGTCGCCCTCAGCGATGAGCTGCCGCATCGCGATCGTCATCTGGCCGACATCGACGATGAGCTTATGTCGGAACCGGTACGTATTGATCATCGTCATGAGCAACGAGGTCCGCTTCTGGGGACCCTGCTTCTTCAGGATCTCCTTGGCGATCCGCCGGGATACCACCAGGTTGTCCACGGTCAGAGCTGACAGCGGTGCCTTCTTCGGTCTGAGATGTGGCTTCATAATTATTCGACTACGGTTTCAGCTGGTAAAGCTTTGCCCGGTTCTGGAAGCAGGCCGGGTTGGTCTCGCTGTGATCCACGATCCCGATACCGTTGGGCTCCGTGCACGTACACGGGGCCTCCTTGAGGAGCTCCAAGCCTTCCTGCGCTATGGCTCTCGCGTTCCAGAGCTTCGCCAGGGCGGCCTCAAGGGTGGCCTGATCTGGCTGGTTCTCGACTTCGAACGTGGCCCCACAAACCACGCAGCCCAGGTTGCCGAACCATTTCCCGTCGTACGAGGAACAACAGCTCCCGACGTGCTCGGCGCCGCAGTACGGACACGGCTTGAGATCATCGCTCATGTTTTCCTCCAATCTCCGATGAGGGCTTCGCAGTCGGCAAGGAAGATGCTGAGCTGCTCCGGGGTAAGACGCCCGGCCCGAGTTCCGGTTAGATCCCGTAGCGCAACCGCTAACAGGTTCTTGAGCCTTTGATTCTGTATGAGCAGTTCAGCTGGGGTCAGCTTGGGATCAGCCATCGGAGACCTCGATCTCAGCAGCTCTGATGGCACGCCTGCAGGCCTCGATCGCTGTGTTGTATCCAGCCTTGTAGTCGCCCCAGGTCGGCTTCCCGGATTCATCGACGAGCTTCGCAGGCAGCTCGACCTTCCTGGCCTTCAGAGCCGCGATCTCGGCGTCCTGCTTGTTGATGAGATCCTGCATGGCCCCGGAGTACGTCCCTGGTCCCGTCTTCGCCATGAAGTTGCTGGGCTCCACGGCGAAGACATGGGCGCCGCACTCCTCGCAGCAGTTCGAGGCATCGGGGCCCAGGGATACATGACCACCGCACTTCTCGCAGGTCGACAGGCTCATATGACCTCGTAACCCTGGCGACGCAGGGATTCCCGGAGCACGTCGATGTAGTCGCTGTGAGACTCCATGCTGCGTTCCCAGTCCGGCAGCTTGATCTTGTGCTCCTTGAGCGCAGCCAGTTCGGCGCGCAAGGCGTTGTTCTCCAGGGTCGCATTACAGGCCTGTAAAGCAAACCCGGCGCCCTCTTTGTTTGCCGCGTCGGCGTCAGCTCGCACAGCGGCGAGTTCCTCTCGGGCCTGATCCCGCTGTTTTGCGGCTTCCCTGGCGATGTTATCAGACTTCTCGCGATGGTTGCGCTCCTCGACCAGGGCATCCTGGAGCTGCTGGGCCAGCTCGGGGAGGTCGTGATGCGACCAGAGCCCGTTGGGAAGGGGACCACCATGCAACGCATTGGCCGTCCTGGTCAGCAGGTCGCCTTGCCGCATGATCAGCCTGACTTCCGCTTCGGACTCCGCGAGCTCGGCTCTGGCCTCGACGAGTTCAGCAGTCCTGGCATCACAGATCTCGACGAGCTCTTCGATACAGCTCTGCGGTTCCCGGCGATCCCAGTGACCTTCCCGGTAATCCTGGAGCTTGGCCTCCTTGGCTGAAGTCATGACAAGCCTGGCCTTGAGCGCTTCGAGCTCCGCGGTGATCCCGATGGGCTCGATCTGGGACCCCATGGCGGCGACGTCGCAGCACTTCCCGCAGGTATCACTGCACAGCGACCAGGACCCATCGGGGTGCCGGACCCAGAGCGCCGCGCAGACCTTGCAGCGGTGCGTCGCCCTGGCCTCGCGCATCATCTTGAACCCGGCGCGTTCATCGGCGAGCTGCTTCTCGAGATCACCGATCATGGCTTCCCGACGCGCGATCATCTGGGGCGCACAGACCGGACACTGCCGGCTATCCATGCTCCCATCGGGACCACCTTGCCCGGTGTAGTCGTGCCCAGAACAAAACACGCATGACGGATCCCCAGATCGGAGTTCCGTGATCTTGTCAGTCATGACGACCTCCGTCGTTGTAGGCTTTCAGAGCTTTCTCGATCGCCGTAACGATCCGGTTGCACTGCGGCTCCCCGGCGACCCCCATCATGACCAAGTAGACGTGGTCCGTGGGGACGTCCAGGAGCTTGGCAACCCTGCCACAGCTGTGCTCCTGCTTGGTCGGCCCACTCCACTTCTTGGCGACGCGAAGCTTGGGGAAGATGATCTTCAGCATCCGTTTGACCAGCTTGCAGCGCGCCTTGACGTAGGCGCGCCGGCTCCGTCGCGACTTGGGCAGCTCAGGCAGCGCAGGCTTGGCGTCATCGCGACTCGGACGCCTACGGGTCCCCGACTTCGTGAGCGCCTTGAGCGTGGTGTATTTCCCGTGCAGGATGCAATGTGAGCTTGAACTCATGTGTCGATCTTCAGCCTAGGTAGCTCGGAGACCGCTGCAAGTTCACCCAGGTTGCGCTCATCGGGGTCCACCCCCAGCACCAGCCTGGGATGCGGGAGGATACCAGGCTCCCCGTACCTGAACAGGAACCTGCGGCCATCCTGGGTCTCAATGATGAAATCCACCAGGATGGGCCGCTTCATCCGTGGCGACTGCAGCCCTCTTGGTCTCTGTTCCTGACCAAAGATGCCATCGTAGCGGTGATCGATCTGGAACATCGCCAAGAGCTGGTCCCGCCGGTTCAGCTCGACGAGCGCGACGCATGAGAACGCCAGGGCCACTGGGAACAGGTAGGGCCACATGTTGGTATACACGAACAGGAGTCCGGCGAGGACCGGGTTCACCATGACGAGCCAGAGAATCGCGGTTCTCATGGCTGCACTGCCGGGCCGTGCTGGTTCGCGACAGCCATCCATTCCACGTACACGGAATCCCCGTTCTGCAGGACGACCCTGGCACGCCCGGTCTCATAGAGCCCCTCGAAACCGGCCACGGTTCCCTTGGTATCACCGATCCGGAACAGCTTGCCCAGGTAGGCCTTCTTCCAGACGTTGGGATCCTGAACCGGCTTGGCCGGTTCAACGGAATCCAGCCTGGCGTGGGCCTCGAGATTCATGATCCAGGCGTGGATCAGGACCCCGGTAATGCCGCCCGCGAACAGCAGGATAACCGACATAGTTAAACGATCTTTCATCAGGTCCATCCTTTCGCATCGAAGATGTGGAACACGAGCCCGTTCGGTAGATCGACAGAGCAGATATAGACGCCAAGGGAATCCGGGATCGGGTGCCCGGTGCCGCGGATCCAGTAGATGTGCTTCGTGGTCTCTTTCTCAGCGGGATCCACGACAGCCCACAGGAAGATCTCGTTACCCTGGCATCCGAACCTGATGACCTGAGCTCCCCTGGGGAGCTCGACAACCGAGGTGTCATCGATAGGCACCCGGTACTTGTAAACAGTTCTCATTGATGTCCTCGTTTCGACAGGAAGAAGTAGTACCTAAGACCACCTGTCAGCATCACGGAGTTCACGAATGCCCCCAGGGGTTCGTCGGTGAAGCCACCCTGTACGACCACATAGAACCGGTGATTTATAACTGGTGCGTTCATGTCGACGAGCGCTGCTAACTGGACGTTGTCCCATTGATCGATGATGAACTCCAGCACCTTGGCGCCTTCTGGCATCAAGATATCGCAGGTCGGGCCGTAGTTTGCTTGGTACAGTATGACGGTCGCCGACACTACGCCCTCCAGGCCACCGACATCGTCTTCTGGGCCAAAGCGATCATCTTCTTGAACTCCTTAAGGTGCCGCGCCGGGTACAGGAAGATCACGTGGACCTCGTAGCCGGGCCGGCAGGGCTCCACGTCGAGCTCCAGTTTCCCCTTCCACTGCAGGATCTCGGTGCAACCCCTGACCATCTGGTCCAGGGTGAGCTCCGACATCGTTTCGTGGTACCCGAGGTAGAGCCGCTTCGACTTGGAGTCCTGCCCCACGGTGACGTAGGAGGCATTGACTAACTTGGTCGCGTCGTCGTAGAGCTTGCTGACCCGGGCACCAAGGCGTCCGTCAACGAAGCATTCACCCTCGTTGTGCAGGACGACGTATTCCTCGAGATCAGAGCGAATCATGTTGGGCACCTAGTTGGCCTCCTTTTTGGCTTTCTTCTCGGCCTCGTAGCGGGCCGCGGAGTCCCTGAACTCCTTGATCGCAGGTTCCCCAGCCTTCTTGAATAGCTCGATGCACTCCATGGCTTCCGCGGTTCCCCTGGTTTCGGACCCAGTCGAGGTACCGATGCCAACCATGCCAGCTGTGGGACGGGGCCCACCCAGGAACGCCAGGGGGTCATTGAAGAACACGAAATGGAACTTGGTCCCAGCGACGGTATCCTTTTCGAGCGGGTAGATCCAGATCCCCTCGACTTCACCATCAGCGTGACGCAGGTTGATCTTGCAGAGCTTCTTGGAGGCACTCATGGCCTCGTATTCCTTCTCGAAGACGTAGCCCCGAGCAATGATGTCCGCCGCGTTGACCATATGGCCTCCCTGTTGTTAGCTGCACCCCTTCAAGATGTAGCCGATGATGATCATGATGACAACGAACTCGAACGCCCTCTCCATGCAGCCGTCGTCGCCTCCTCCACCACCGCCACCACCTCGGTGATGGTAGTGGTGGTGATGGTGGGTAGCCATCAGCGACGCTTCTTCTTCTTGGTCTTCACCCCGAGACACCGAGCGCTGTACGACTTCGCACTGCTCCCATCTCTTGTGATCCCGGCACCACTGATCGAAAAGCTGGTGTGAGCAATCTCGTTCATGAGGTACTCGCGGTGTTCGGGGACCGCGTACGTGATCCGAAACGTCATCGGAACCACGACGATCTCTGTCTTCGTGGCTGGATCCCGCAGCGACGCCCGGAACGCTCTGTTCCCTGGGTTCCCACGAGAAGTCATGTGGCCTCCGGCTTGAGCTTCTTGAGGACCTCCTGAATGGACTTCCGATCGACGATCCCCTGCAGTACCTCAATATCGATATACCGCCCTGATTTCATAGCTAACGCGTAAGCGGCGGCATCGTTGCTCTCGGCCCGACGTACCGCGGTCTCAGAGGCCTGAACAACGAACAGGTTATCGGCAGCCACCACGGTTCCCGTGGTGACATCGATAACGCAGAGAACCTTCTTGCTCATGCCTTCTTCCAGGCTGTCTTCTCTTTGTTCAGGAACTCCACGATCTGGATACGATAGAGCTCCCTGGGGACCTTGTAGCTCCGAGGAGCGAGGTCCCAGCGGAGCCCGTTGTTGTCCCAGCCCGCCTTGACGAAGACCTTGTCGAGCGTCTGGAGACCAGGCTTGACCCCGTAGCCGTAGGCATCTAGGAGCGCGAGCCCAGCGATGAAGTGGTCCAAGGCTTCACGGGCATGCCTGACGGAGTCCCGCATGTCGAGACCTTCGAACGCGTTGATCGTGACCAGCAAGGACTTCAGGCCGCCTTCGACCAGCGACCTCGTCAGCTTCTCGGGGGTCATGGCTTCGTCAGCTCGACGAGTTCAAGCCCGACGGCCCCGTTCTTGAACGATCTCCGATCCGCTGCGGTCACCTTCTTGCGGGCCATATTGAACTCTGGCAGATCGTCGTTGACGATATCCGGTTCATGGTCTTCGGCGAGATGATGCCGCTCGAACAGATGCAGGATGTCGTCTTCGCTTGCCTCAGGGTGTACCTCGACAAGGAAGAACCGGTTCTCCACTCGCTTCTGTTCGATCCAGATCAACTTGCCTTTCGGCTTCTTGGGTTTCGCCATATGGGCCTCCTATCTATCTCGCACTTTAACGGTTATCACGATCTCGGTTTCACCACGGACGCGGTGAACAGAACTCAGCGGGGCGCAGTCATCACAGAGATTACCGGGGCCGCAGGTCTCCCCGTGCCCCATGGTGCGCCTGCAGCCAGCGGGGTTCCCCTCCGGCGGCCTGTAATCTCGACCACAGGCGTCGCAAAGGTGTCCAGGACAGCAGGTCTCCCCGTGCCCCAGAGTACGGCCACAACCCTCTGGTCGTAAGCTCATGCGGTGTCCTTCCCGAAGTAGTGCAGGGCAGCCTGCAGGTTTGAAAACGGTGACGCGATCCGGTTGACCTTGTAGAGCCCTCCAGACCAGCCGTTGCGATCGGCAAAGATAGGCCCGGCCCCAGCTACGTATATCTCCAAGGCGACATCGGTTCGCTGCATCTGTTCCTCAGGGGTCCCCGGCTTGAGCTCTTTCCCAGGCATGGCGACAACGGTGACCTGGTGGCCTCGGAACTGGGCTACCGGCATCGCCGCCCCAGCTTCAGCTTGGGGTACGCCGTGGTGCCCAGCTTGGGCTTCCTGTACAGCTTCAGGATCTCGGCGTCGACGTACTCGATCTCGTCCTGGGACCATTCATAGTCGGGGTCATAGCAGCCCCGGTCCGGATCCCAGTACAGGATATCGAGGATGTTCTGGATCACGGGCTCCACCTTGGCCTTGAAGGCCCGGAGCTCCTTGAGCTCGATCTCCTCAGCTTCGGTCATGTGTCCTTCCTAGGCCTGTCGCGTAACCGGACGGCCTGCTTGTACGTGATGTTCTGGGCCCCATTGGGCAGCCGCTTCGGCCAGCGCTGCAGCACCGAGATATTGCTACAGGCAATGATCACGACGTCGCCGTGCTTCGTGATCCGACAGGTCATCCGAGGAGCTCCAGAGCAGCTGCCATGCGGCGCCGGTAGTCGTGCTTCCACTCCTCGGGGATCTCATCCCACCCTCTGGTGGCGATACGCTTACCACCCACGTCAGGGCAGTCCCACCAGCGACGGCACGCCGCCTCGATCTTGGCCCGGTTGTCGTTCGGGCAGTGGTTCTCGGGTTCCGGGTTAGCCATTTCGCCTCGCTTTCTGTGTTAGTCGGTATTGAAGCCGAGCCAGAGATCCCGAAGCCGTTGCCCCTGCAGGATCTCCGGGAACTTCTTGGCTAATCTGACCATGTCTTCCCGCTCCGCTACGGAACCGTGTCTCCACCGGAGCCACTGGTTCCGTAGCGGAGCGAAGATATCGAGATCTCTGGCAGGAGCCGGGGCTCGGTCCATGGTGCCTTACGTGTAGACCTCGATATGCTGGCTGGCCTCGACGAGCTCCTCCGAGGTAAACCCGATCAGGGCCGCGACGAGCTCAGTCACGGAGTTCTTCTGGCACCCCCAGTCACCCTTCGCGAACGCCTTGACCACGGCGACGCGATCCACGGTCCTGGGCTCCGCGATCTTCCTCTTGAGCTCGTCCTGCATCTTGACCCGCTTCTCCGCGAGACCGTCCGAGATGTCCTTGATGCCCTCGATGTGCTCGAACAGGGCGTATACCACCTTGGTCTGATCGACCAGGTTCCAGTCCCTGCCGCATGGCCAGTTCCTGTCAGTGATCGACGGCTTCCCGACGATGGCTGACGCAATCTGGAGCCGGTGACTACCGACCCCGATGTCATCCCAGATCTTCCGGTTATAGCTACCGCCATCCCGATGCTTCAGGAACACCGACTTGTCGTCGTCGACCGTCACGGTGTAGACGTGGGTGACGCCTTCACGGATCTGGAATCCGAACAACTTGATCTCCGATCTGACGTCGAAAATGACGGCGTCGCCCTTGGCGAGCACGTTGGAGCCGAGCTCCTTGGAGTTCCGGTAGACGGGCACAGTTACCTCTTCTGTTTTAGTTGTTTGATGTCCTTGACGAGCTGTTCGATCACCTGAGCAGCGGTTTCCAGAAGTACCCGGTCAGCGGCCTGGATCCCAGTGTTGTTCTTCATGAACCGCAGTGCACCGGGAACAGCTTCGACGCGAATACTGACGGCCTCGAGCTGTTCGGAACCGTCAGGGTTGCCGTCGGGAGTACTCACTGGTCCTCCTTGATCTGGAAATATGGCATCTTCTGAAACGTCAGCGCTTCAGGGAGATGCGTCCAAAAGGTGGCCCGGTTAGCCAGTGGATTCCTGAACTGCCAGGCGATCCCAGCCACAACGACATACATGAGAACTGGGATCAGTACCCCTAGAACGAGAATAGATTTCATGCGGTCTCCCCGACCCACTCAATGTGGGTATAGATGCCACGTTCATCTTCACGGCAGAGGTGGTAGCGGTGAGTGAACCGATAACGACCTGGCTTGCACTTCACGACGTCGACATCCATGTGGGGACGATCCTTCATCATGGCTTCGAGACCGTTCTTCAGCGCTAGCTGCCTATCCGTGATGCCGTAGCCCCAGAAGTCGGTGCAGACGTTGGCGACCGGCTTGCGGCCCCTGACACAGTCCGAGGCCCCCATGACGAACTTGGTGCCTGCTTTGTTCATCTGGTACATCCGGCACGAGCAGTTCCCGATGTTCATCTCGATGTAGCCCTGCTTGGCGTACTCCTCGGTGCAGTTCTTACGGCCCCACAGGAAGTTGATGCTCTTCTCCGCCGAGTACCGATCTTTGATCTCATCAAACAGCGAGCTGAAGTGGTTGGCCACTACCATCTCACCGCTTGGGATGTTGATCTCAACGCTGTACGGCAGCTTCGGGTCGATGGGACACTCATCCAACTCGACGTGACGGAAGTCCTTCAGTGACCCAGGGTGCTGGTACTGCAGCGGCTTCAGGGTGTTCCCCTTCATCTCGATGATGCTACTGGACTCACCACAGGCCCAGCACCGCAGCACTTCGCAGCCGATCAGCTCGATCGTCTCGCCGGCCTTGTGCTTGTCGATCAGCTCCTGGACAACCGGTGGCTGCATGACCCAGAGCCTTCCGACCATCGCGTGGACAATGGATTCCACGAGATGCTCGTGGTACCACTTCTCCTTGGAGTCACTCATCCCATGCTTGTGGGCCGCGATGACTTTGAACTGTCCGAGGCCCATGATGTAAGGCTTGAGGAGAGCTTCACAGGCGTCGTATCGAGCACTGAACCAGGCCTGCGCCTCCTTTTCATTGGCAGGCCGGGTGGCACGGTCAGCCTGGCAGAGCAGGTTCCGTTCTTCGGTCGTGAGATTCACCCAGTTCTCAATGTTTGGGAGTACGGCTGTCATGGAGTATCCTCCGATGTTGTGGTGATAGACGGGTTCATGACATCCTGATGACCTGGCGACCCAGGCACTTCCCGTTGAGGACCACCGCGTAACCCGCGGTGCCGCTGAGGAACCTGATGTCATCGTACCAGTAGAGCGTCGCCATGGGGTTCTTGTCGAGGAGCTCCAGGATCTTGGGATCCGTGCGTCCCTTGAGGTACTCCTCACGGGTGATCTTCGTGGATCTCCCCTGAACACCGGGATGCAGCTTACCCTGGCGCTCCCAGGCTGCGATACGGTCGTGCTCAGCGATCTCCTCGGGAGTGGGCTCCCGGTACACCAGCATGGGCTCCGGTACTCCGGCTGCTTGCATAAAGGAGTTCTCCTCGGCGGTCAGGATGGCTCTGAGATCCGCTGTCGGGAAGCCGCCAGCGATCTTAGGCATCTGGATCCGGTCGAACCGGATCTCATACCTCGGCGGCTGAGCCGCCCAGGGATACCTGATGAAGATGGCATTGGCTACATGAGCCCAGTGCTTGCGACGCCAGAACGAACCGGGCCCATGGAGAGCCCGGTTCCTGGCATGCCTGTACTTACCGTACAGCCTGGCGTGAAGGCCGTACTCGATACCTGCGGTAGTCTTCATGGGCCTCCTTTAGCTCGGGCTTCAACTTCAGCGATGATGAGCATCGCCACGGAGTACCTCTCCAGGAGCTCCCCGTACGTCAGGGGCTCTCCTGTGGCTGGATCCCTACAACAGAACTCATTGGGGCTATGGTCGCCACCGTGTGGGCGCGGCGCCATAGCCTTGATGAGTTCCCGTTGAAACGCTATCGCTGGATCAGTTCCCGGTGGCCACGGGAGTGCAGGCATCGGCTTGTCTGGCACGCGGCCTCCTCGGGGGACGGAAGGTGACCCGCTTGATGAGCCGCTGCTTGAGATGCTCCAGGGCTCCGATGATCGCTTCAGCCGGAGTCGCAGCGCTGCAGTGCCTCCCACCACGGTAGTTATCGGCCTTGTGCTTGGGATACGTTACCGTGCATCGCCATTCCTCACGGCCAGGCAGCTTGCGGACCCGAACCGTGATCCGGTCGCGCCAGTGGCTTACAGCCGCTGACATGCTGGGAGCTCGTTGTACTGCCGCCTGAGCTCTTCGTAACGCTGTTTGAGCTCGTCGTGCACCTTGTCGGCACGGTCCAAGGCCTCGAAGGCTTCCTTGGCGTGGACGTGCTCGCAGTCCTTCCCGCGAGGCCAGATCTTCAACATGGCCTCGCGGGCCTCTTGTATCGCGTTCATGCGTCGTCCTCCTTCCTGTGCTCCAGCTTGAACCGAACCGGTACGGCCGCGATGATATCCTTGACGATGATGATGTGGCCGCACCTCGGACAGATCACGGTAACGGTTCCCTGGATGACGACGCCACAGGCGACGTCGACACCGATGTCCTCGGTGTACTTGCAGGTCTGGCAGTCGAACTTCAGGAGGACGTTCATGTTACCTGGCCGATCTGGTCTCCGGCAGGATACTGGTGATCTTGACGGAGCAACCGAAGTAGGCCTCCATGAGGCTCTGTGCCGCCCCGTTCTGGCACCCGAAGTTGTTCTTCCTGAAGAACTCGACGACCTCGGCAAAACGAGCCGGGAGCTTGCGCCTCCGGCAGTACTCCTTCGTAGTCGGACGAGCGTTGTGCTTCTTGATCTTGTCGAACAGGAGCCTGACAAGCCTGGTCAACGCCGCGTAGTCCCGGTTGTGCGACCCCGGCCAGCCCGATGAGTCATCCGTGTAGTACCCATAAGCTTCCTGTGCAATCGCACCACGGCCGAGCTTCAGCATATCGAATATCTTGCAGTTCGGTCCGTACGGGTTCTCGAGGTGCTCGGTACAGACTCGGTACTGGACCTCCTGTCCGTCCACGATGAACTTGACCAGGTCACCATGCTTCAGCGTACGCCTCGGAGCGGCGCAGTACGTGGCCATTAGTCGGACTCCGTCAACGCGGAGCCGAACGGGTTCCTGGCGTTCCACTCGTTGTCGGTTTCCTGGATTCGATCCCGGACGTTCTCGATGACCGACTTGATCTCGGCAACCGTGGCGGGGCGCCAGGCGCCCTCCGTATCGCCGAGGCTGTTGCCTGGGTTGAACTCGCCATCGGAGTCAACCCGGTAGCCCTGATCATCGGAGTTACCCGACATGAAGACAACCTCGTTGAGATCGTAGTCGTGATCGTTGTTACACTCCAGGGGGACCACGGCGACGCCGAGGGCCCAGCGACCAGCCTTCGAGAAGAACCCTGGGATCGGAGCGGCTCTGGCCTCCGAGCTGCCGCCGTCCTTGTCGATCATGTCGACGATCTCAGGCTTCCCGAGAGCAGCCGACATCAGCTTGGCAACCAGGTCCCGGCGGTCCTCGTCGAAGTCGTTGATAGCGGCGACGACCTTCTGGATATCCGGGCCGCCGGTGCTGGCGCCCTTCTTGGGCTTCTTGGCCGCGGCAGCCTTGCTGATCTTGTCGAGATGCCGAGCCGCGATCTCCGCCTTTCTGATCGCGAGCGTCTCGATTGCGAGCAACTGGGCCACGGTGGGATAAAAGCTTTTCATGTGTTCCTTCTGTAGTTATCAGAACTGTTGCCGGTACTTGCTGAAACCGCTGTACCGCTGACGGAGCACTGCAACACCACTGGTGTTACGGAGAACGATGCCACCGAGTTCGTCGAACTCGGGCACATCGGGGGCCTCGAACATGACATGCGTATGGCAGGACTTGCCAGCCGCGTTCCGGTACCTGACCCCGAACATGACGTGACCTTCATCGGTGGACTCGCTGCCGTGGAGGAGATCATCGAGCTCACCGGTCCATTCGCCGGTACCCTCGATGTGTTCCCCGTCGCCATCCTTTCCGACGTAAGTGATCTTGTAGATCGTACGGGCACGCCGGTTGATGTTCATGATGGCAAGGAGATCCGCGACGGATCCGCCGAACATGTTGTGCTCCTCGACAGCTGCCATCAGGATGTCGAAGTTGCACTCCGGAACTGCCGCCAGCGCCTTGACGAGCTCCTTCATCACCGACTTGTCCTTGAGGCGCTCGTTGAGGTAGTCCTGGACGACGTCCTCGCTGACCCCCTTGTAGTCGATGAAGTAGCGCATCCGCCCGGGGCGATTCCGCATCGCCTCGGACACCTTCCAGTCCGAGTTCGTCGTGACGACGTAGAGATGCTTGGCCACGACGGAGCCAGCGAACATCGTCAGGAGGCCGTCCTTGTGGCCGTCCTCGCTGTAGACCTTCTCGAACTCATCGAAGACCACGACGGCCTGGCCGAGATGCTCGATGAGCGCGTTGAACCCGGGACCCGTGTAGGGCGTCTGGACGAGCACCGTGGGGAGCCCGAGCTCGCGGCCCATCTTGGACAGCACGGAAGCCAGCATGGTCTTCCCGGAACCCTTCTCCCCGTTGAGCCAGACACCCGTCGAGGTGCCCTGTTCGGCACGGCTCCTGTAGGACCTCATGATCCGCTCGGCATGGTTGATGCCGTAGATCCGAGTCGGGACAGGCAGATCGGCGAGGAGCTCCAGGTAGAACCCGCGCATCGGGGCGGCCTGGACGACGTACGTCGCGGGCTCCAGCTTGGTGCCCACGGCCGGAGCGTAGATGTCGAACTGGGAACCGCTGCGGACCCAGATCCCAACGTAACGAGGATCCGCGGAAGCCTTGGCCTCCTTGGTCTCGGCATCGTCATCCTTGGAACTGGGCTCCTCTTCGAGCAAAAAAGCAGCTTTGGACTTGGTCATCTGACCTCCTGTGCATTCGGTTCTGTGGCCGCCTCAACGGCGATGGGGAGCCACTTGGTCATACGGGCTTTGTGGTACGCGTCTCCGCGCTCCTTGATCAACTTGAGCAGATCTGGAATCCCACCTGAGATCCCAGCTCGTTCCATAGCAGCCACAACTCGGGTTTCGAGTTCAGCATCGATGGCCTCGCGTAACTTGGCTGACGCCGCGGAATAACCCACGGCATCAACTGGACCGAGCTCGGTCCCGAGCTCCGGCGGGACACCGCGATTCAGATCGTATAGCCCGGGGAACAACTGGGCGTACCGATACGCCTTCCCGGGCTCCCAACCGGTCTCGATGAAGAGCTCCGGGTTCAGCCCGTATCTCTCAGCTGGCTCGCAGAGATGCGTACTGCAGACCCTGGGGCGCTGCTCGTACTTCGAGCACTTCCCATCCTTGAACGCCAGGCACGTGAACCACATCTGCCTGAGCTCGACACCATCGGACGCCCTACCAGCGATCTCCGTGAATCCACCAGGCGGCTTGATCGGAACGAAATGCTGCTTGATGAAGTCCCGTTCGACGTCGGGCACATTGCAAACCCTGGCATTGCGATCCCAGTCCGGGGTACCATCCGGGGTCAGGCCAACCAAGATCTGAAAACGGACACAGCAGATCCCCCGGCAGCTCTGGCACACCGGGTGATTGCTGATGTCATCCGCTCGGACCTCCGGGGTCACTTGACGTCGAGACGCGACGTGATCTCGGACCAGGTGAACTTGCCGGAGCGCAGGATGTTGCCGTCGGTGTCGTAGGTCACCAGCACCGGGCCGGTCTCCTGGAACGAGATCGTCATGGTGACGTCGCGCGCGTTGAGGGCGACGTCGTCGATGCAGGTGCCAGCGATCCGGATCTTGTTGCGATCCCCGGTGACGTCACCGAAGCCCTTGTCGACGCGGATCTTGGTGGTCAGTGGCTTCCGCTTCGTGGTTTTCGTGGCCATTAGTCGGCCTCCTTTATGCGTTTGGCTGCGCGCCTCTCGGCGCGATGCGTCTGTGTCTTGGAGTACCGGCCGGGGTCTCTGGGCCCCGGCCGCTTCCCCCAGTACTCGTACCCGGGGCCCTTGGCGCCCTTCTTGGTCCGACTCATTTATCGAATTGCCCGTGGCCCAGGATGACGGCGACCACGTTGGCCTGCCAGAGAGCATCGTTGCGGCTCAGGAGCCATTCCTTGAGCGACGCCTTGGTGAGCGTGGCGATATCGAAGGTCCCGTATTTGCCGTCGGGGTCCTTGGCTCGCACATAGATCTTGGTGAGATCGTCGTACTTGAGACGATCAGCGTCGACGACGAGTTCCACGGGGTCTCCTGTTCCAGGCCTTGATGGCCGCAGCTGGAGTACTTCTATCGATCTGGAGCTTGCAACGGCCACAGCGGACGCCGCCACCGATCACCCTAGCGGGTACTGAGTTGCTCATGTCCGTGAGCACGTACACCGTCTTGCAGGCACAGCACGGACACGGCTTCAGAACGCGGCTCATTTCATGCCCCCGCAACCGATACGCTTACCGGTCTTATCGCTGAGTTCCATGAAACCGCCGCTGTTACCTTCACCATCGGACTGGATCAGGATGTAGGAGCCATCATCGAGCATGAGACCAGGCCACCGGTCACCATCACACATGGCGACGTCGACGCAGCCGACGATGGTGCGCCCCTTGACACCCGTTTCGAACTTGGGCTGAAAGAACGTCGTCATCCGGGATCTTCCTCCTTCTTCACGGGTTTCGGGCCCGGGTTGCAGTCGTGTAATGCCATGACGAGCTCCTGCCACAACTTGGTCCGCTCGGGGTGCTCAGGCTGAGGCATCCCCATCTGGGCAAGGAGATAGTAGCAGGTCACGGAATCCACGTAGAGCTTGGTGATCGCGTAGAATCTCCGGTAGATCCTGCGCATATCAGTGACCCTCCGGATCCAGATCCTGTTGCACTCCGCACGGATCGCGTTGCGCTCCATCTGAGCCTTTTCGCGGAGCTCGTTGGCCACCCTGAGCTTGATCTCCAACTCGATGATCTTCTCTTCGAGCTGAATGATGATCGCCTGTTGTGGATCCGGCATCAGTTCTCCTGCGCCTTCGCTTTGGCTACGGCTTCCTTGGCCCACAGGATAACCTGCCCGAGCCTCCGCTTGAAGGACTCCCGGCACTCCGGGATCAGGTCACCGAGCAGATCGGTTTCGTTGGATTCCTCGTGGGTCACGATGACCGCTGGACCAACGAGAGGCGCGTAGTCGCACAGCCGTTCGGCGAACTCGTTCACCGGCATGTTGGTGTGGAGCCCGACCTCGTTGACGTACACGGTGTACCCGCACCGGTGGCTTTCCCGGAGCGGCACAGCCGTGAAGGCATCATCGCGGCCAGGCGGATTCACGGCCGCGTGGATCGAGGTGTAGTCGGTGTACGTCACGTTCTCGATCCGGCCGTCCGGATAGATGATGATCACTTCTTCGCGGGGTCCGTGGCCCCCTCACCGAAGTCATCGGTGGCCGTCGGTGGAGCCCGCTCGATGCCGTAGACCTTGACCTCGCGGCCCGTGAGAACCCGGATGACGTGCCCACAGCTGTGCTTCAGGTTGAAGCCGGTGGTCCCGTAGTTCTCGCAGTTCAGCTCGGCGACCTCGGGGAGCACGTAGACCTCGTTGCAGTGCGGACACCTGATCTCGTCCTCTGACGGCGCCTTGGCCGGCGGCAGATCGATCGTCTCGGGACGTTCGTCCCGCGGCTTGACCCGCTTGGCCTCGACACCGAACGCCAACAGCACAGGGAACACCCGGAACGCCGCTCTGATGTCGGGCTCCATGGACTCCAACACCGCGTTGGCTTCCTGCCAGGTGTTCCAGGTCAGGTAGTCGCCATCGCCTGGTTCCACGATGCCGTAACGCCTGACGCGTTCACCAACGGCGTGAGAGATCCCTCCGATAACCTTGCATGGCTTGTTGAACAGCCCGTTACGATCGGTTTGCGCGATACAGTACCCCGTCGCGAAATCGGCGGTCTCCAGATCCACGGGATCCTGATCGTAGTCCAGGATCCCCTTGATCGGATCCACGGCTTCCGCGGTATCCATGAGGATGCTGATGAACTCCCAGGCCAACTTGGGGTTCGCGGTTACGAACGCGGCGAGTTCGTCCTGGCTCCCCATGGCGTTGTTACGGAGCTCCTTGACGGCGACCACAGCCTGGATGAGGAGATCACGAACCATGCCGGACTCCAGGCAGGGCGTGGTACTGGGCCAGGTAGGGCTCCAGCTGTTTCATGAGATCAGGAAATGGGGCAAAGATGGTCCTCATGGACCCCCACTGCAGTCCGGCCGCAGCCTTCTGCTTATCGGCGATGAGCTTCTTGAGATCTTCGAGATGGTGGTCGAAGAGCTCTTGGACACCTGGTGTCAGGTTCATGCAGGGTTCTCCTTGGCTTCGGCGCGACGTCTCCGGATCTCTTCCGCGACGTCAGCTAGTGTGACCTCCTTGAGCGGTTTTGTCATAGCCCATAGGGCTTCCTGAACTTCTGACTCCGTGGCCCCATCGAGCCCGATGAGCTGCTCGATGACGTGCGTGATCGGATGGCTCACTGCAACGGCTCGATCCCGTTGACCCCGTGTCGGTGCGGAAACGGGACTTCGGCGCAGTGGCACCCGGTGTCCGCGTAACCAACCATGAACATAGCGGTCTTGGCCACAGCGATCTTGTTACGCATCTCGCGGATCCGTTTGTGGGTCACCACGATGTCATCCAGAAACTTGGCTCCCATGCTGATGCAGTTCAGCATGGCGTCGATATCAGCGAGGAGCTCGTCGACGTCGTGTAGCGACGGAGCCTGAGCAATCAGGAACGGCGACACCGTCAGCGCTGGCTTCGGGCACTCGTGGGGCACCGAACCTTCCTGGTACGGTGCCCCACACTTCTGGCAGTACTTATCGATCACTTCTCGGGTTTCTTCTTCTCGTAGTCATCGATCCCGCGGAGCGCTGACTCCAGCTTGATGATGGCGTGGGAGACATCCGCGGTGCGGTTCTCCACCATCTTGAGGCTATCGAGGCCGAGCTCCAGCTTGCGCCGGGCATCGGCAACGAGTTCTTGGTCCGTCATGGTTTCTCCGGCTTGTCGGTGAGTCCGAGTTTGAGATCTTCGCGAAACTTACTGAACATCTTGTTGATCTCGTTGTGTCTCCGGAGCTCCTGGCAGGTCTCGCAGATATGCCGCTGGATCCCCATGAACTCGCCGTCCGGGTACATGGCGCGTCCCGACCCGAACATGAGTTGGGAGTGATCCTGTTCGTAGTGACAGGTATCGCAGATCGTGACGCACTTCTGGGTCATCAGGCCACCTGCATTTTCTGGTTTGATTCCAGGACATCCTTGGGGACCAACCCCTCGGCTTCGAGCTGCTCCCAGGACCGCTCGGCTCCGACTTTCTCGTAGCCGAAGATCGGAGGCTGGAACGAGCAGTACCCCTGGATCTCGCGGTTCAGGAACCAGCCACCGTACCCGAAATGGTGGTCGGCCCATTCGTCACCGCTGAACCCGCGCCACTCCACGAAGCACCGGAGCCGGCGCATCATGGTGACGACATAGTACGCGGCTCCATCACCAACACCGATGTCGAAGAAGGCTCCGACGTCCAACTTGGTCAGCTTGCGGTGGGTCTCATAGGCCTGGGTGTGCCAGTAGTCCCGCCATGCCGTCTCGATGTCGAAGCAGAGATCCAGACTGTAGACCCCCTTGATCTTGTCCGGATTCGGGTGCCTGGTCTCCTTGATCGGGATCCCGTAGCGCCGCCCCGTGATGATGTCCTTGATCAGATAGTTGCCCTGCTCGAAGAGCCGGTCGACCTTGGGATCGTAGGTATCGATGGTGCCGACACGCTGGCACATCTGAACCGGGGAACGGAAATAGACGATGTGCGGGAGCTCCGCACGACTCAGCCGGGTAAGGGGCATGGTTCTCCTACTTGGCGTAGAGACGATCCCACTCCGCCGCGGCTCGCTGCCAGGCCCTGTAGTCGTCGGCGTCGATGACCTCGACGTCGATCCACCGGTTCCCCCAGCGCTGCGCGGTGTAGTAGGTCCTGAACTTGACGTCGATGTGGGGAACCCCTGACCGGGCGCTACGCCGGATCACGGAGCCACCTGCCGAATCGACCGACCAGAACTTGTCCGGGTAGGACTTATCCAGGTACCCGGAAACCCTCATAAGGGTCCCCTTAGGGAACTGCTTGGTGTACGCCGCGATCCCGTAGATGCCACCCTCATAGCCGTGCCGGGCGTAGTACTCGGCGTCCTGGGGGTCCTGCGGGGAACACGCCGTGACCCGCATCCGGATGACCCGCGAGGGGCACTCCGGGCGCGCTGGAACCACGATCTCCTCCGGGACGTCCGGCGGGTAGGGTACGACCATTTCGGGCCGTACGGGCACGGGATCGTACGAGGCCGCCTCGGCATACCTCGCAGGGGTCAGCAGGGTGACCACAAGACCAGCTCCGGCGAGCGAGAACAACGTGGTGATCTTCTGGCGGAGCTCAGTCATCGGGCCTCCATAGCGGGGTGACGTTCTAACTGCAATAGATTGGACTCAAGTGATCTGGCTACCTGGTCTAAATGGACCTGCTCGTTTCACCTCGGCCTCGGTGAGCGCGGTCACCACCATGAGCTTGGTGGGATCGTCCTGATCCGGTCTGACACAGATCACGACGTCCCGTGCCGGTCCATGGCTGCCGTGCCTGTACTCATGCCCGACCACAACGGACTCCCCGTACAGTGGACCCTGGAACGCTATCGCTGTGAGCACCGAGTTCAGGTATCGATCCGAGCGTCCCCGCAAAGCGGGGAACCGCTCCCGAGCACGCAACCTGGCGTGCTCAGTCACGATGACCCGCTTGGCAGGAACTTCGGTCACGTCGGCAACTCGACGGAGCTCACGAAGGCGGCGATCCCCATGCCGTACATCCCCATGAAGCTGGCACCGTCCAGTCGCCAGATATCGGGGGCCTCGTTGACGACGAGCTCGTCGTCTTCGGCGTGACGCCGACGCCTGGCCAGCAGCTTGCGGATCTCCTCGGGGATCTCGTCATCCTCCTCGGCCGACTTCGTCGCCGCGGCTTCCTCGGGTGTCGGGAACCGCCACTGAACCGCGTACGTCGAACCAGGCCTGTTGCCGCGGACCTTGTCGATGCCGTGACCACCGCGCAGCACGGCAACATCGCACACCGATCCCATGACGCCAGGGAGGACATCGCAGGGCTGCATGGCCATGACCAGGGAACCGTTCCGGGTCCGGTACAGACTGTTGGTCTGCATGGTCCCCTCGAACAGCCCTTTCCCGATGAGCTCGCCCTTGAAGTCGTTCAGGCGGCTGGCCAGCTTTTCCTGTTGGTCTCCCAACGAGCGGAACTGGGTGGACAGGGCCTCCTTCTGCTTCTCGATCTCGCCGATACGGCGCGTAATGTCCGCGGCTTCGCGGATCACATCGTTCATGATACCTCCTGTGGTTGGGCTGGTAGGATTACCTTCGCTATCGCATCGATCGTCGGGACCCCGCACTTCCTGCAAGGTCTCCATGGGATCCTGGCAAGATCGGTTCCGCTGAGCCGCTGCAACCGGGGGTCGTCCTTACGGACGACCCCACAGAAACAGCGGATCGCGTTAGGTTGCCAGTAGTGCACTAAGGCGTGGTCGCCACGCCTTAGTGCACCGAGCCATCTGGTTTCCTCAGTCATCCTTCTTCATGACGTGGCGGACGAAGGACTCGTAGAGGAGCTCGTCATCGATCTCGAACGGCCAGCCGTCGACAGCCGGGTCGGCGGCCATGTCCGTCAGGGCCCCGTTGCAGAACGCCTGGAGACCGTGGTCGACCACGACGCCTTTGATCCAGTCCAGGATGACGCCCTCGTCGACCCAGAGCCAGCCCTCCTGGACCACCGGCTTGGCGTTCTTCTCGGGGTCATCCTTGTTCGCGACGTAGGCCTTCGCGAACACGATGGCGGCGTTCAGGAACGCGGTCTCGATCTCGTCGGTGCGCTCGTCGTTCGGGCTCCAGGCGATCAGGGTGCCGGGGGCGCGCCAGTCGCCCTTGGTGATGTCGTAGATCAGCAGATCGGACGAGCAGTCACGACCGCCGCCCTCCAGGGTCTCCTTCAGGATGTCCTCCTCGTTCGAGGCGAGGCGACGGAGGAGCTTCGAGGTGACCTGGAACGTGGACGTCGCGGTCACGGTGTGGATGGGGGTATCTTCGGGCATGGTGTCTTTCTCTTCTAAGGATTCGTACGGACGAACGGACGGAGCTGTGGAGCAAGCAAGCGAGCTTCCACCTTACCTGCGTTTGGAACCCAGAACTGCGGATCGGAACCGACGACGTAGTCGTATTCCCGGTTACCTCTGTGCCGGCCCTGGTGGTAGGACCGGCTGGCATCGATGGCGAGCCATGCCAAGGCTTCGTAGACCCCACCAGGGAACTGTCGCGCCCAGGTTACGAGATCCCGTGGCGCCCCGATGGTCATGCTGCGTCGGTTCTGACACCGAGGCGGTACGAACTCGAAACTGAGCTTGCACATCAACCCGAACGTACACGGCTCCCCGAAGTCGAGACGACTGAAGAGCTCCGGGCTATGCTGGATCGTGTAATCGAAAGGTGTAGTGAGGTGAACGTGCAACTTCCTGAACGAACAAACCTTCCTGCACAGCCGGTGCATAGCTGGCATAACCTGCGCCCGAATGTGCTCCTCAAGCTTATTGGATATGAACTCACCGATGGTGGCAGGCCCGACGTTACGCTGCTCGATGTACGCTGGATCCATGAGCTCGGCGAACGTCACACGAGCCGGGAAGTGAGACCAGAAGTACCGGTACTGGTTCTCTGTCCTGGTATGCATGAACGCGGCTGCGGTGTCGTGGATCAACTTGGCGAAGTCGCGGAACTTGACGACAGCATCCGCCGTTGGCGGCGGGATCTCTTTACCGAGCGTGAACCGTCTCCACGCATTGATGAACTCCCCGGGCTCCTTGTAGTCGTGAGCAACCGGAGCCTTCACTTGGATGTCTGGCATCTGGTCTCCTTATGCCTCGAACTTCTTCCCGAACTCGGTACCGAAGTACCTCGTCCAGATGTCCTCGCTGTACACGTGATCGAGTAAACTGACTGCCCACGTCGTTGCCAGAGAGGCGCTATCGGGGGTCTCATCCATGATCGGAACATCGCAGAAGTTGTGATCCGGCCAGTGCATCGTGTGACCAGGGTTGACGTCTACCATATGCGTCGAATTACGCGTCCCGACCCAGCCGTTTCGGCTGTTGATGTCGTCATTATCTTCCTCGTAGTCGTCACCGATGATCTCCTCGATGTCCAACTGATCACAGGAGTAATGCACGTACAACGGCGGCAGAACCGCGGCGACCTTCCTGAACGGAGCCCCTGGTCTTGCCAAGGTAACCAGTCTGACCTCGTTCTGAGCCAAGGCTACCCTGGTCACCACGATCGGGTCCTTCCCGTCTTTACGGAAGTCAGTGAAGTCGGCTAACCTCGCGATCTCTTTATTCATGATCTCGGCTGAGGCCGTGGCTTGTAAGAACTCATCAACGATCACCAGTGCCCGAATGCTCTCGTCGGTCGAGAGGGTGTGATCGGCGTCGTCAGTGATCCGTAACTCTGGACACAGAGCCCAGACCCTCACCATGACCTCATCCCACGCCTGGAGATGCTGGACCCGGCTGCAACCCGGACGCTCCGGTATCTCGACCGGAAGGCCACGCGAGAACCGGGCCCAGTTCCTCACGAACTGAGCCGGATCCGTGTAGTGACTCGGGCTTGGCGGTTTAGAAGAGAGAGTTGCCAAGCTGGTATCCTTTCTCAACGATGTCATTCATGAGCGGACCCTTGAACAGGGTGCGCCAGTTGGCGGACGACATCCGACGGGTCAGCCAGGCCGTGAAACCATGCGCCAACGGGAGCATGCCACGCGGGCCAAGCGCCCTAGCGCTGGCGTTCGGGAACCTCGACATCTTCCAGGCCGTTCTGAACATGTGCCACAACGGCGAGTCAAGCAGAAGCTTGTAGCGCCCGGGCTCCGTATCAGGGACGCAGTTCCCAATGGCGAACGGCGCCCAGAGCTCGGCATCATAACCACCGCCGGGTTTGACCCCGTTCAGCAGTTTGATGTCGACGATGAACCGCGGTATGGCTGGTACCGGACCGAGCAACCGGTGACCGTCGATCTGGTATTCACGGCTGATGCCGCCAAGCGAGTGGAAGCAGTGCTCGAGATGCGGTACCGAGACATGGATTCCCTCGACGATGAACTTGGCCGGGTCGCCTTCGAGGAAGAAATCCTCGAGAAGCGACTTATTGATCTGGGCTGGACCGATGTTTTCGATGATGTAGCGGTCCAACGCATCGACGTACTCACCCAACCTGGCCTGATCGATCCGCAAGGCGTTCGCGTTCGAATCGAAATCACGGGTCAGATATGTCCGACGAGCAGCCGCATCGGTTAGCCCAGCCGGAAAGACGTGGCCCTCGAAACTCAGGAACTTGCTGCAGATATCTCTGGCCTGAACAAGTGAAGCATCGAACGTCGGGAACTCGTTGGCCACCGGCATCTCGACCGGGAGCCCTCTGGTGAACCTGGCCCAGTTACGAATGAACTTCTCAGGCCCGGCATAATAAGCCGGGCACGGCTGCAGTGCCATGCTTGGCCTCCTACTGCTGTAAATTGATATGAGACTGGCCTTCAGATTCGCCGACAACGGCGTCCCTGAAGTCTTCCGCGATCTGCGCTAGGACAGCGCCTGGAGCCCGTAACAGCAGAACCCCGAGCAAGAGCTCCATGGAGTTCTCACCTCGCTGGACTAGGACATCAGCATCACGGCTGATGGTGTCCAGGAGCTCGTCGACATCGCGGCTATCGAGCTGGTCCCCCTGTCGTGGCGAGACCGTAACGGTGACGTCCTGAACGCTAAAGGTCCCACCGGTATCCCCGAGCTCGCGGTACATCGCGAGCAGCTTGGAAGCCCGGGTGCCGACCTCACCTTGCAACTCCTGGATCCGATCTGTGTAAGGCATCGTTCCTTTCTAGACGGAGAAGCCGCACCTCGTGGTGCGGCTCTCGTGCCTCTCTACAGGATTACCTGCGGGCTACAGGTTTAGGGACCGGTCCGGGCCGTCCACTATGCCGAGACCCCGGAACCGAACGTCCTGCAGTGCGCCATGACGAACCTCCTCGGCGCCTGCATTGTACGTGGCCAGAACCGTGACGCTACCGCCACTCCAGCGGCCCGAACCCGTGGTCATCACCGACGAGCAGCACGGACCCATACACGGGCGCCTTGAACAACTCGGTAGCCCGCTGATTCAACGGACCGTCCTGATCAGTCGATATCAGCACGGTGCTGTACGGTGTCTTGTGCTCGTAGTCCACGTACGGTACCCCGCCGACAAGCTTGATGAGCTCATCCATACTCGCCTCTGGCGACAGCGCGACGTCGGTGATGTTTCCGTCCGCAGTGATGAGCACGGCCATGTCAGCCTCCTGGCTTGGGTTTATCGTCGAACTTGGGCATGTCTTTGTCATCGGTCGAGAACCGCTCCGGCTCACGTCCTGTGAAATGAGCGACGTCGTCCCATGACGTCACCAGACGAACTGCACGCACCGGATAGGCGGCGCCGTTGAAGTAGAGCAAGGCCTCCAGCGAGGACTCCTTGGCGGCGCGACGCTTGAACGCCTTGAACTGCTCGTCGGCCTGGTCCATCGCGGACGCCATGATGGCCTCGATGCGTTCCTCGTATTCGCGACGCTCGATGCTGTTCTCACGCCCGGTCACAGTACCCAGCACGATCTCGGCGCGATGCTTGGCGAGCGCGGCGTCCTTGGTGAACTCGAGACGCTTGGTCTCGGCCTCCAGCCAGCTCTTGTGCTTGGCGACATCGAAGCTGATCGCAGTGGTGAGCTGCGGGAACGCGAGGCGTTGCCCGTCGCGCACGTCAATGGCGAGGATCCACATCAGCCACCGCCGCAGTGCTTGCGGTGCAGATCTAGCACCTTGTTCTGCTGAGCCGCCGACAGCGTGCGCCCCTGTTCGATCTGCTTGGCAACGCTGTCAACGAAATCGATCTCCCAATCGGAGAGCTTGGAATCCTCCCCGGAGAGCTCGCAGAGATCGTTCATTCTACCGATGATATCTTCTGGATCGTGTTGTGGGGCGCGCCCCGGAATAACTGCCACGTGGCCTCCTCGGCTGTTCAGCCTAACGCAGTTCGTATGGGGTTTCAAGTCGGGCCCGGAAGACTCGGAATGGACTCCGGGCCCGCTTGAACTCTGATTATATCGCGACGATCGTTCCGTCGCCCTGCTTGAGCAACCAGCTCCAGATGTGATGAGTGGCCCGGATGTCACCCAGAGCGGTATGGAGATCTCCGGTGTTTCCGGTGTACCCGGAAACCTTGCAGATCGCTCCGACGCTGGACCCCTTCTGTTGGCCGCCCAGGAACCTGGCCTTGTAGGTCCGCTGCGTGCACAGCCACGGCTTCGGGAGGACATCCGTGAGCTCAGGCATCCAGGTTGCCACGAAGTCTCGATCGAACGTGGCGTTATGCGCGATCGTGGCCTGCAGCGGGGCCCACTTCTCGAGCTGCTTGCGGAGCTCGGCTGAGGCGTCCTTGTAGGACATCTGACCCCAGGCCCGCGCCGGTGCGAGGTCCCAGCCAGGTGTGGTCTCACTGGCACCTACGAAGCCGTTGACCTCAGCGGCAACAGCCGTGATCAGGAGGTCTGGTTTGGTCTCCGTCGGGGTCTGCAGGGTCCCCGTGGTCAGGTTGAGCCACTTCTCGATGACCTTGGAGTTCTTCCCCTTGAGCTGATCCTCGGGGATCGGGATCTCGAGCCAGGTGTCCTCAGGCGGCTTGATCTTGATGCTGCAGACCTCAAGCACTTCGCCAGGCTTCCCGAAGAGGAGCCCCACGGACAGCAGGGGGTTCCGAGCCGGCGAGAACCCGCCGGTCTCGGTGTCCAAGATAACTACGGTCATGGTTGCCTCGTTGGTTCGATCAGCGTTTCGCCGATATCGTTGTCGTATTTACCGAGCCCAAGGATGAGCTCTTCGTACGGGATGTCGTACCGAGGACCGCCCTCAGTGATGTACTGCATGTAGAGCACGCGGTGTTCCCGGATCCGGGCCGCGATGGCTTCGTCGAGCTCCAGGATTTCGTCCTCGGCCTCGGCGAGATGCCCGATGGCGTACCAGGCGTGCACCGGGTATCCCTTCCTGGCCTCCATGGCGAGCACGCAGGCCTGAGCGAGATGTTTCCTGGCGCATGACGCGCAGGCTTTCCTCATAAATCGTTTGTCCTATTGAAGTTATAGACTTTGGTTACCCAGGCTAAGAACTCTTTCGCTGACATCCTGCGTTTCGCCTTGTTACACTGTTCACAGCAGGCGCCTACGTTATCGGGTGTGTAGCCGCGACTGTTATCCCGCCTGTCGATCCCATTGAACAACTCGACATGCGCTCGCGCTTTAATCGGCTTACTCGGCGGCTCACCACAGTAGGTGCATGGACGCTTTATCAGGGCTTCGAACTGCTCGACAGACAGTTCCCAGGCCAGTCCACGCCCCAATGCAGCTCGAACGTATGTATTCAAGTACCGTCTAACCGGAATTAAGCTGCCGCGCTGTTTAAGCTGCTCCATCCTGAGACAACCACAGCTACGCGTAGCACCACACTTCATAGAGGTAGCTGTGACTACATGACTCCGGCCGCAATCGCAGACACACCTCCACCAGGCCGCCCGATTTTTACCGGTCACATGCGCCGGGCGTTCAACCTGGCCTACCACGGTCAGTCTGCCAAAGCGTAACCCGGTAAGATCGATAGTCCGCATCGCTGAAAGCTGCTTAGCTACCTTGTCCCGGATACAGCCACACGTAATGGGCCGTCGGGCTGCCCTGACTGCGCCAAGCATGGTTGAAGACCTTGTAAACTCACGCCCACATATGCACCGTAATCGCCAGTAAGCGTGTGCGTCCCCAGGCTGTTTCGAAGCCAGACCAATAACGGTTGCCCCACCAATGCAAAGTCCCGTGCGATCTTTTATGTGCCCCACGCTTGTACATATTATGCACAAGTTGACCGCAGCAAGAACTTAATGCGCGTGGACCCCGAAGGCGCCACGGGTGATCTCCCGCAGTGTCTCCGTGATGTGGCGTGGTCCAGCCCTTCTCGCAGGCGCCCTGGGCTCCAAGAGCACAGGTATCACAGCCTGGGCCCCGCAGACCGCTCGGTACCACTGCAGAGCCTCCAGCGGCGAGAAACGCGCCGCGAAGAGGTACCTCCGGATCCGCATCACGGTGAGCCCGTGTCGATCGGCGAGAACATCGACCAGGTTGCCGTACTTGGTCCGCGGCGGGAACTTGACGCCGTTCTCCAGGTACAGGAAACGCCCGGTACGTAGGAGGTCCTCGGCGTCATGCCGGATCCGCTCCTGCACTGGGATCGACTCGATCAAGGCTCCACCGCGTCGCATGAGACCGACGATGACGAACTAACGACCGGGCCGCTAGCCGGGCTGGTCTCGGTAGCCGCCGGCTTCTCCTTGGCCTCCTCTTCCTTAGCGTCCTTGGCGACGTCGTCGAGCTCGGCGAAATCGAAGTTGGCCATGACGTTGCGCAACGTGATGGCGCCGTCGGTTATGAGCTGGATGAACTCCCCGATCTGATCGGGAGTCAGTCCACGAACGGAGAGCAGCGGCGTCGGAGTCACCTTGTTGTACGTCGTCGTGGCTTCCTGGGCACGCTTCAACTCGGCCAGCGTGTAGGCGTCCATGTTGACGAGGACCCCCTGCTTATCCGTCGCGATGACATCGACGATGAGCTCGAAGGTTGAGCCGGTCAGAATCGTTGTTCTGGCAGCTTCGACCAGCCGGGAGGCGATTTTGGGTTGTTCGACCATGGGTTCCTTGAAAAGAAAAAGCCGCTGGTGGTACCAGCGGCTCGGTGAGAGATGAATCAGGCGATCTACTTGGCGTCTAACTTGGTCCGCTCCTGCTGCAGCCAGATCATCAGTTCCTTGGCTGCCTGGAGCACAGAACACTCCGGGTTCTGCGTCTTCAACTGGATCAGGAGATCGCGAGCTTCGGGAATCGCCTGCGCGGCTTCGTCGAGACGTCGGTTCATGGCGTCCCCGTCGACCGTGGCACCCTCAAGCGGGAGCTGCTGCGCGATGCCACTCAACAGGGTGTCCAACAGCTTGGCGCGCTCCTCCTTGGGGGTCCCGACGCAGAGCACGGTAGCCTGGATCTGTCGATGCATCTTGTCGTTGTCCAACAGCATCCTGAGGTACTCCAGGATGGTGATGGCGAGCTGGGTGACTTCGAGCGCCTCGAAGTTCAGGCCGTACTCGGGGTTCTTGTCGACCCAGGCTTCGCAGTGCTTGTCCAACCGGACAACCTGGATCCGGACCAGCTTGATGGTGTCGCGAAGATCAGCCTCGGCATTCTTCTTAGCCTCAGCCGACGCCTTGTTGTACTTGGCGAGCTCTTCCTCCATGTTGGCGATGGCGCCAGCAATCTTGGGGATCTCGGCCTCGGTGAGGTGATCCGGCAGCTTGGGACCCTCGGCGAGCTCCTCGACCTCCTGCTTGGTGACCGTGAACGGAGGCGCCCACGGCAGCAGAACCGCCATGGCCCAGTCCCGGGTCCACAGCGTCTTGGACCCATCGGTCCCGATGTAGTGCATGCCGTCGTCGAAGCCGATGGCCTGGTAGAGCTCGCGACCCACCTTGGCGAAGGCGACGCGGAGGTCGCCGTCGATGTGGAACGCGGTGTTCTCCCAGAGGAAGTTCCCGGAGCTCCGGCTCAGCAGGGCCGCTGCGACGGCCTGGTGACCGAAGACCGCGGCGAAGATGTACCGCATCAGGTTGAGCTGGTCCTCGTCCCCGAGCGCCGAGAAGGCCTCGTTCAGCTTGGCCCATTTATCATCGGCACCCTTGGACTGCTTCGTGACGACCTTCTCGAAGACATTGCAGGCCGTATTGGCCAGGGCGTCATCGGCGAGCTCGGCGGGGTTCCTGGTGACCCGGTCCATCTGGATCAGCCAGTTCAGCAGCTGGGTGTGAGCCGCGGCTGCGGCCTGACCGGCGGAACCACCGAGCTTTTCGAGCTGCGCGAAAGCCTTATCCGAGTTGGACTTCAGCTTCTGCGCGTAGCGTTCGTTGATGTCGTCAGCCATGTAGGTCCCCTGGTCCGGAGGTTAGCGGTGGTGCCTGATATCGCAAGAGCCTCTACGAACGCGAAACATCCTGGATGTAGTGTGCGCTTTTCACGTTCACCCGGCCAGGCCTGATCATGTCGATGTCCTGCATCCTGATCTCCAGCGTGGCCCGATCCGGGGCACTGATCGATGCCGGGGCACCCTGGTACTCCAGTACCCGCGGATTCGCGGCGTCAGAGAACGTGATCGCGTAGACCACGTCGGACTGATCGACACAGAACCACCGGTACTTGTGCTCCCCGAACATCGACCTGAGGAGATCATGCAGCGGCGCCTCGGGATCGAAGGATTCCGTGAACGCGTTGCCGACGGTGACCGCCAGTGCAGCGCTCAGGTTCGCCTTGAGCCCGAGAACACGATGCGTCTTGTTCGATGTCACGATGACGTGCACTACTTCTTCTCCAGACCGCGAACCAGATTGAGGGTCTGTCCAACCAGTTTTTCAATCGTGATATCGGGAACCGCCTTGATGGTCTCCGCTATCAGATTGTCGACCTCGCGGCTCTCGATGCCGAGCTCGGCCAGAGCCGCCTGTGCCCGTACCGCCATGGTGGCCGACAGCGGTGGCACGTCGCCGCCATCGAAACGATCGATGAGATCGCCGACCTTGTTGTTCAGGATCAGGCTGGCGAGCGTCTTCAGGCCGATCCCGGATCCACGAAGCAGCTCCCTGAGGACATCAGTCTTCTGGGCCCGGAACGCCGTAGCGATGTTGGGGCCTCCGCAAACCCGGACGATCCGGGCAGCGCTCCGCGGTCCGATACCATCAGTCTCCGCCACAGCTTCCGCCAGAAGCCGTTCATCGAGGCTGTCGAACCCAAACAGGACCTGGTAGTCCTCACGGAACACCTGCCAGGTGTGCATGAACACGCTCGGATCACCGACTTCCTGCTTCGGCTTGGTCACCGTGACGATCTCGAAACTGACCCCAGCGGGGATCTCTATGATGACGCGGACGTCCTGACCTATGCGATAGACGTTCGTCAGCCTCCCTGAGACAGATACGATCATGAAGCCTTCCTTTCGGCTGCAGCCAGGGCATCTATCCCGGCTTGTGTGATTGCGCGCCCAGCTGCGGCGCGCTCTATGTACCCCTGTCTGAGCAACCAGGGCTCGTAGACCTCCTCGACAGTCGCGGTGGTTTCATCCAACGTGGCTGCCAGGGCCTTGAGCCCGATGTACCGCCTAGCTCGGTCCAGGACCTTGAGGTACTTGATCTCCTTGGCATCGAAGCTGCCGCGGAACCCGAGCCTGGTCAGCGTAAACGCCACGATGTCTGGGCTCAGCAGCGGTGTAGCTGCGACTGCCCGGTTACCGTCATCACGCCCGTAGGCGGAATCGATGCAGGCCTCGATCAGATTGACGGCACGCCTGGCGACGCCATGTGCAGCCCCCAGGAGCAACTGGATGGCCTCGTCGGGAATCAGGAACTTGGACTCGGAGACATGCCACTTGATGATCGCCGCCATGGCGTCGTCATCGTAGGGCTGCAGCGTGAAGCTGAGCCCGAAGCGACTCCGCAGGGGCCCATCGAGGGCACCCTCTCGGGTCGTCGCCCCGATGACGGTGAACTCGGGCAACCCGATCTCGATGACATCGCGGTCCTCCTCGATCCTGACGTACAGCTTGCGGTCCTCCATCACGGTGAGGAGGTGTTCCCGGGCTGCTGGGATCAAGGCGTGGATCTCGTCGAGAAACAGGATGCTGCGAGCCTTCATCGTGCTGAGCACCGTGGTGAGCTCCTGCGGCTTCTCGATCGAGGAGCAGTTCACTGCTCTGACATCGGTACCGAGCTCAGCCGGCAGCACGGACAACGCCAACGTGGTCTTCCCGAGCCCAGCTGGACCCGTGAACAACGCGTGGGACAGAGCCCGCTCCTGCCGAAGAGCCGATCGGACCGCGATCTTCAGGTTGAAGACGGCGTCGCGTTGACCGTTGAACTCATCGAACCTCGTCGGTCGGGCGGGCATCTCGGATCTCCAGGAGGGTGAGGATAGTGCGACTGCTGTCATCGCGTCGCTGATCGTACTCGCACAGGAAGTGCGCCGGGGAGTCATCGACGATGATCCCGAACTCGGTGAGGACATCGATCAGCGGCTTGGCGCCACCAACCAGGTTGGCGAAGTCGAGCTCGCGATTCCTGCCAGAGTAGACTCGCTCAAGTTTCCAACGAGACCACGGTGCCCGGAGCCCGAACAACCTCGGCAACCGAAGCCTGACCTGGGCTATCCAGGCCTTCTTATCGGCGTGATGCACGGACCAATGGCTGTACGTAGTCTTGTTCTGCGACGACACCAGCTTGGTAAACGTGGCCACGAACGGGAGCTCCAAGGGATCAGGCCGGCGCTGCGGGACCTCCGGAAACGGGCGGACGCGCGTCTCAGAGACGCGCGTCGCGGCGCAGCACTTCTTCACGGCGGCGATCAGGGCTCTGATGTCCTCGGCTCGGACTTCAGTTCCACAGACCGGGCACCGTGCCGTTAGCCCTTCAGGATCTCCGTGGTCCGTTCCCATACCGCCGTCATGGAGTAGATCGTCGAGACGAACGCGGGACCGAGCTCGGGAACCGTGCGCAACGTAGCGAGCTCCAACGCGATGACGGCACCATCAGCACCGGGGAGCACCAAGTAGGCCCCGTTGATGATGGCCACGGCATCCTGCTGGAGCTGGGAGTCACTACGCGTCTTGAGATGCGTCATGACCCGCATGATGACCGGCCAACCCAGACCACCCAGGGACATCAGGATCGCTGTCGTCGCGATCACGAGGTCCCTGATCTTGGGGGTCCCGGGGACCTCCGCGATGTTCTCCAGGACGCCTCTGAAGTTGGCTTCCTGGTCGGCGAGGTTGACCCCCATCAGGTAGGTCAGAACGATGTCGTTCTTGTCGGCCATGTCAGATCGGGCGGGTCAGCCGGAAGTCCTGCTCGTAAGCGGTGACCCCCGAGGTGCGATCGTTGGCGACCTTGAAGACCGGCCTGGGGCCGCCGCGGATCTCGAGGCCGTAGCCTGCGGCGTTGTCCTTGCACCACCCGTTCATGAAGTCGTTCTTGAGCTGAATCGACCGGATGTAGTGGAGGACCTGGCTCTCGTTGCCGGGCTTGCCGCCCTCGCCGGCCTGAACCGGGATCCGCAGCGTGGCCGTGAAGGTTCCCTCGCGGCCCGCCGTCGGGGCGTGCACTTCGAACGCGTACTGGGTGACGTCGGTCATGTTGTCCTTCCGTAGTGGTTAGGCTCTGAATATGCAAGAGCCATATACAGATGTCAACCGTTATCGTCGATCGACATCAGCTTGGTTCCCGCCGGAAGTCGCCAGAGCTGCTGCTCCAGGGAGTCCAGGACAACGATCTCGCGCGTGATCAGGCGCCCGGCATCATCAGCCAGGGTGACCCGCTTCTTGACCAGTGGCGACGTGATGTGCGTGATGATCTCGAGGAGCTCATCGTTCCGGGCTGCCCGGTAGTCCTGGATGTGCTCGATGAGATCCTTGCCGTAGGTCAGCTTGAACTCCGGGAACGTGAACAGGCCCCGAGGGGTCGTCACGAACCGGATGTTGGCGTTGGTCACGATGACGTTGTGAGCCCACCACGCATTGATCTGGGCCTCGTAGACCGGTTCGAAGTCCTCGAGATGCCAGACGTTGTCGGAGTTCACCAGGGCCGCCCAGCGCACCGCGTTACGGCAGTACGTCTTCCAGAGATCGCCACCGATGGCGTGGCAGGCCAGTCGAAGCTTGTCCTTGCTCGCCGGAGTCATGGCCCTGGCGACGTCGGCAATGAAGTCCTCGTCACCGGGCTGAGCTGCGAACAGCGCTTGGACCAGTTCAGCTGAGATCTGCTCGGGCAGCTCGTACAACGGAGCCCCGTGGAGTTCGAGCTTACCATCTCGCATTGCAATCGTTCCCATATTAGTCCTCGCTGTTAGTGGTTTCCTCGGGGTCCTGGACCCCCTCGGGCTCATAGGATGACCCGCGTGAGGTAAAGTTTCCAGCCGCTTCCCGCTTCTTCGGGGTCTGGCCGTACGTGAGCAAGAATCTGGTTTCTTCGAGCCAATGTATCCTGGAGTTCGAAAGCCGATTCAGGAGCTCCAGGGTCTGCTGGTAGACGTAACTGAGGCGAGCGATCTCGGCAGACAACCACGCCGAACTGGCATCATCTGGAACGACGCGTTGGCAGTGCTCCAACTCGAACCGCGCCGCTACGATGACGACGTGGCGCCCGGTCCGGATCCGGCTCAGCACCTTGGCGGCCCGGAACCCATGATCCCGGACGCGTTCAAGCTCGGCGCGTAACTCGGACTCCGCGCGGTCGACGTACTCGATCGTAGAACCGTCCGCGTTGGTCCAACGGATCGGGAACTTCTTGGGGACACGCCGCAGCCTTCCCATGGTTACCCGCCGATCTTCAGTTTATGTTCGATGCGCTGCTTCCCGACGGAAAGCTCGACTAGCGAGGCCTGCTCGAACACGACGCGCTTCCCATGGATCAAGGCGATGATGTCCTCAGCTCTGATCAGATTGGAGAGCGCTTCGACACCATCGGGGTCGTCGTCGTACTCGAAGACCCGCGGAGACGACCCACGGGTCGATGTGAACGCGAAGTACTTATCGGGCTCGGATTCCTGCAGGGGTCCGCATCCACCTCCGTACGTCATCGCAGCTACGGGGCCCCGGTACCTGCGATCGAGACGTAACACAGCCTGTTTCATGCGGGGTCCCGCTGACGCCTGATCCCAAGCACCACGGGCTGCAGAGTCAACCCGGCCTGCTGCCGGACGACTACCTCTCGACGCGTCGACAAACAAGTCGGCAGCAGCGTGACCACGTTGACTCCGACTTTAGCTGTGGAACTCACGAACGGATCAGCGATGCGGAGTGTCCGCGCGGACAAAATCCAATCGACCTGTTTCCGGGGGTCCGTGAACCGGAAGGTTTCGATGTACTCGCAAAACGGCGAGAGCAGGGCTGGATCGATACCCTGAATCGTGTGAAACCATGGGTTCGTTCTGACATCGACACCGTCGAACAGTACCACGGGATCCGAGGTTCGATGCGTGGTAACCGCTACGGCCTGTCCGAGCCCGTGGCTGAACAACTCGAACAGGGAGCGATCCATCCCCATCATGCAGTACGCCAGACCTGGGAAAAACCAGGCCCGGTCAGCGGTTAGCTGAGCCGGGCTTGGCGCAACCTCTTCACGGTGGATCGGTTTGAGGTCATCCAGTTTCTCGTGACCACGCGGGACATTCGATGGCCGAGCCAAGATGGCTTCAGCCTTGGCGGCCTCAACTGGGTTCAGGATCGCCGGTGGGCGTTCCATCCACGAGTGGTCTTCCGACATCGACACGCTCCCGGTTCGGAGCAGCGATACAGCTCGCCGCGGTCCGATGACAGCTCGAACAGTAGTGGTCGTACCCAAAAGGGCAAGAGTACTGTTCTATGTTGTCCTCGGAAACCTTTTCCAGATCTAGCTCGAAGCGTTTTCTCAGGCGAAGTATGGCAACATTGTGCGTCTTGGTCTGCTTGTCGACCTGCCAGTCCTCGAAGTCGAGCTCATCGGTGGCGCCCGTCTTGGGGACCTTGAGGTACCCCCAGAACCGGAACCCGAGGAGGTCCTTGGGTTCGTGATCGTACTGGATCCGCCTGTTGTACCCGATCCGGTACGCCAAGAAGGCAAGCCAGTCCTCCGGGAACTTCTTCCGGAGCCGGTGCCCAGCCGGGCTTCCAGCGAGACAATGCAGGGTCAGCAACTGGCCGCGCTTGTCCTCACGCCACGGAGCCGGCGTGGCCCCGTAGATCTCCATGGGAACCCATTCATCCCGGATCGGGTTCTCATAGGGCTGCAGGGCTCCCAGCTTGAGTTCAAAGCTGCGGGCTACGAGTTGCCAGGCCAACACAGCGGCCCACCGCAGGTCGACAGGACGACCGCAGTACTGCACCAAGGTCTGGAAGATGTGCCCCGTTGGGACATCGCGTTCATCGATGATGTAGTGCAACGAAAGCGCGAGCCGTTGACACCTCGCGTAATCCCAGGGCTCCGGCGTGCCCTGCATGATGGCGCCGAGGACCGCTTTGACGCGGGCCTCGATGACCCCCAGCTTGATCTTCGGGATCGCCGGAACGGTCATCACCGCTTCCGGGTACGCCGAGCTGCCTGTGGAGCCACGGCAGCGGTCGCATCGAGCTCGCCCTCGATCGCCTTGAGCAGTTCCTCCAACGGCTCCTTCAGGGACTTCGCCGCCGCCTTCAGGTTGCTGAGGTGCTCGTTGTACTTGGCCAGGGCGACATCGGAGTCGAAGCCGATCTGAGCGGCTTCGCGGACCACGATGAAGGCATCAGGGAGCCCAGCGTTGGCCTTGGTGAGCGCCTTCTCGACCGTCGAGATCACCTTGAGAGGCGACCCCACGGTGCGCTCCCGCTGAGCCACGGCACCCACGGTTCCCGCCTTGGGATCCGCAGCGGGATCCGCCGGAGCATCGGCGGGCTCCTGTGGCGGAGAACCGGCGACACCGTCTTCGAGGAGGTCCTCGTCCGCGCCGGCGGCGACGGCGACCCGCGGTCCCGGAGCTGCTGGCGCGGCATCCTTGGTGTCCTTGAACTCCGCCGCAGCGGCGGCTGAGGCCGCTGCGATGCGGCGCTGGTTCACGGCGCCGATCAGGGTGTCGAGATCCCGCGTCGAGATCACGAGGCCATCCTTGATCATGCCCTGCTCGACCTCCTCACGGACCTCCTTGGCCAGCGTGAAGATCCGCTTGGCGTGGGACACCGTGAAGCCGACCTGGCTCAGCGCTTCGAGCTGCTTGAAATCCGGGTAGGCATCGCTGAGGTTCTTGGCCCAGTACAGGAACCGACCGGGATCCCTGACGTCGCCGAGGGAGCCGCGCTCCTGGAGATCAGCGGCGAGCTTTTCGATCGTGGCGTCACCATAACGCTTGCTGTCCAGCCCGGCGACGAACTCCGAGACGAGCTCACCGATGGTGTGGTAACGGCGCAGGTTGCCGGCTTCCGCGGTGCGGTACTGCAACGCGATCTTCTCGACCAAGGCGTCGTAGCGCCTCTGATCGGCTGTGACTTCATTGGGCATCGAGATCTCCTGTGATGCAAGGTCCGTAGCGTTCCGCGAAGAACGCTGAGAACGGGGTGATGTTGAGCTTCAGGGTCCGATAGGCGACATGGATGTGGCCCCGGTCAGGGAGCGCCACGTTGGTGCACACCTTACGGCCCTTGAAGTGGGCGGTATCGTAGATCAGAAAAGCTGGTGCTGCGGAACCCGGGTCAACCCCAGGCTGCACGTTGTTGATCCAGAACTGGACCAGCTCGCTCTTCGACGGGGTCTCGATGAGTTCCACCATGGAGACCCGCCGGAAGAACTTCATATACAGCCTGGAGTTCATGACCCCGAGGTCATTGAACCAGTCGACATTGAACGGCTCCTCGTAACGCCACTTCCGGACCTGTGCCGGAGTGGCGCCGAGCTGCTGCAACAACATCTTGAGGGTGGACTCCTCGAAGCGCTCCTCTTTGTCCTCGTCGGACTCCTTGCCGAAGAGGTCGACGAGATCACCAGGCTCCGTCATTTCTTCGACTTCTTCTCGACAAGGTCGCCAGCTTCGAAGTCGATCTCGGTATCCTGGACAGACGGGTACGCCGTGATGCCGAGGAAGTCGGCGATGCGCGCCCTGACCTCGGGGTTGTTCTCGATGGCCTTGCCGAACTCGTGGTAGCTGACCCCTTCGAGCCCGAGCTCCTTGCAGTTCACGACGTCCTTCTTCTCCTCCGAGAACTTCAGAGCAGCCTTCAGCTTCTCCTTGTCACCCTCGAAGAGCTTCGGCTTAAAGTTCTCGTCGTACTGCATCCGGCACAGCGTGACACCCAGGGCGCCGTACCAGTCGAACCACATGACCTGACGATTCTGGCCGGTCTCGGGATCCTTGGTGTACTGCCAGAGCAGATCCACTGGGATCGCTCGCTTCCCGGGCCCCACGCAGGTCCGTGCCGTGCTGATCCAGATCGTGTGGCCCTCAACGGTGCCCTCGTAGGGCGCCGAGGGATGTGCGGCACGCCGGATCGGCGTCTGGACGCAGCTGACCCGAAGATGCAGGCTGCAGGCGAACTGTGAGGCCTTGGCCCCCTTCTCCTTGAAGATCGCGTTACCGTAGTTGTCGGTCTCCATGGCCTGCTTCATGTGCTGGACCCAGGACACCGTCACCGTGGTCCCCAGCAGGTTCAGCGCTTCGAGGTACTGAGTGACCTGGTTCGCGGCAACCGGGTACCCGCGCTCCTCGGCGTGGCCCTCCTTACGGATGTTGGCATCGGCACCTTCCGTGCTGCGCCCAGTCAGGGAGTCCACGGTGACCAGGACAGGCATCCGCTTGCCGGGCGGACGCGGGTTCACCTTGGTGCGGTTGTGCACGATGGCAGCCGTCGTGAGATCCTGCCATTCCGCGATGGAGGCACAGTTCTTCACGACGCGGGCCCGCTTCTTGGCGATGCCATTCCACCATGTCAGGGCGTCGATGGTGGTGTTCTTCTCACCCTTATTGAGCTTGTGCTCGGAGTCCCAGTGCAGATGGACCCCGCTGGCATTGATGAACCAGTTCCCGATCTCGGTCACCAGTGTCGACTTGAACGACTTCTCCTCGCCGGAGACGCCGATGTAGCGCTGACATGGGATCACTCCGCAGCTCCCGTTGAGCCACGCGAAGATCAGGTACGGGATCGGGACGCCCCACAACGAGTTCGCCTCGTCACCCTGAAGCCACGCCGTCTCCGACGTAGACTTCTGATTCAGGGTGCCGACGAGGTCGGCGATGAGATCGTGCGGTTCAGCCGCGGTAGCGGACTTCTTCTCTTTGGCCATGTGGCCCTCCTGGATCGAATAGGTGAAATGCGGGTGCGCGGGGTTACCGCGCACCGTCGCTTTTCTTTACCTATCAGACGTCGCCACCGAGCACGCTCTCGTAGTGCGCAGCCAGGGCCGCGGGATCCGTGGGCAGCTTGGTGCCGTTGCCAGCCTTGTTGGCGTCCGAGGGCGCCTTCTCGGTCGCCGGAACCTGGATCTCCTCGGGGCCCTCGCCTTCGTCGTCGATGGTCTGCGGGGGACCGTCGATGTCGATCTGGAGCTCCTTGACGGCGCCCTTCGGCGTGGTCGACGCCGGGGTGGTGACCGTCGTGGTCCTTCCCGAGGACTCCTTGGCTGCCGTCGTGGTGACTTTGGTCTCCGCGACGAACTCCTCACCGAGGACGCGGGCGACCTCGCGCTTCGAGAACGCCTGCTCGACGATGTCGCGCCCGAACGCGGCCAGGAGCGCCTTGAGATGATCGTCGTACTTGTGGAACCGCAGGGCCTTCTCCCAGGGCACCCAGAGCTTCTGGCAGGTCTTCACGTTCAGCGGGATCCGCTCGCCCAGCGTGGCGTTGAAGAACTTCATGTCGGAGCCGCGCTGCTTCTCGGGCTCCAGGATGATCTGGCAGCCGGTCTCCGGGGAGAACACGTCGATGCCCTTGGAGTGGGCCTCCTTGAAGAGCTCGTTGAGCGCCTCGGCCGCCGTGGACGTCAGGAAGAGGACCTGGCGACTCGCCGGCTTCTCGAGCTCTTTGTCATTGAGCCTGAAGACGACGCACTGGATCATCGTCATCGTGCTGACCTGTCGCAGCGGGGCCTTCATGCCGCCCGCGAAGAGCTCCTCGATGCGATCCTTCATCGGATCGCCCTTCTCGAAGTCCTTGCGGTTCAGCTTGCCCTTGAGCCTGATGTAGAGCCCTGGGAAGGGCATCTCGGCCTCGGCGGCATCGGGCCGATCGCTCGGCTTGGCGAGACCGCTGAACCGGCTGTCGAGCCCGGAGTTGATGACGACCTGTTCGATGCGGATCGCGGAGTAGTCCGGGCCCGCCGGGGTGTCGCCGAGGATCATGGGACGGATGGTGCCGTCCGCGGAGACCTCCGGGATCGGCCGGAAGATCGTGATGCCCTTCTCCGTCGAAGGCCTCACGGCCTGCAGGAGGTTGGGGTCCAGTACGGACTGGTGGAAGTTCTTCTTCTCGTGTTTACCGACAGCGCCGAGTACGGCCATGTGGTTCCCTTTCTAAGGGTTGGGTTGCGACTTGGGAGCAGAGCGAGCGTACGGAATATCGTGTCACGTCCAGTGGGTTCATGCAGCGGCCCGGAGCTTCTCGACTAGCTTCTTGAGGGCGCCAGGCTTACGCGGGTTGGCGCCCTTGTCTCCCCAACTGTGCGGGAGAACTTCGATGTCGATACCGAGACTGTGTGTGGTCCCCGGGATCGGGTTGTCCTTCGACATGCAGAGATCGAGCAGGTTGATGGCCTTGGCGACGTGCTCCAACTTGACCTCACAGATGAACGCGTCGTGGACCGGCAACAGGATCCGCATGTCCAGCGTGCCGGGCGGCAGCGTCTTCAGAATCCGCCTCATCTTGTAGCCAGCTCTGGCGAGCAGATCGGCGACGCAGCCCTGAATCGGGCTGTTCTTGGCCTCACGACGGATCGCGGCCTTCTCGAAGTCACCCATCTGGTTGGCGCCCTGGAAGTACCGCCGACGACCGAACGCGTTGGCGATGTACTCGTTCCTGATGGCGTCCTCGCTGTTGTCGACCAGCCAACGCCACGCCACTGGAAAGCCCTTGGCGAGGCTATCGATGATACGCTGGGTGTCCTGTACGGTCACCGGCGTCTTGACGACCTTGTTGATCTCGCGCATCAGGGCAGCGGCACCGCGCCCATACATGACCCCGAAGTTCACCGATTTCGCAGCGACACGCAGGGCTCCATGCCTGTGCTTGATGAGTTCACACCAGTTGTCGTAGGCGGTGCGGTCACCGGCGTTGAGCGTCGCGATGCAGCCAGGCAGCTCGGCTGCCTCGGGAAGATTGAACGCCGTAGCGGCGACCTCGGAGTGCAGGTCTCGCCCGGTATCGACAACCTGGATCAGCTTGGCGTCGCCTGAGCAGTACGCCCAGACGAAGAGTTCCGCGGTCTTGAAGTCAGCTTCGATGAGGACATAGCCTGGCCTCGCGATGAAGCACTTCGCGAACTTGGGAACCGCGATGCGATCCTTCAACTCGATGCGATCGGCGCCGGAGTACGGCTCCTTGCCCTTCTTCCAGGCACCGGAGTCATCCTTTTCGCCATCGAAAGTGCGCTTCTCGTACTGCTCGACGGTGATGCCGAACTGGTAGTCGACCAGAGCTGCGAACGCAGCGGCTTCCTGCTTCTTCGGCTTGGTCTGCAGGTTCGCCTTGTACGAGGAGTACCGTCCGGTCTCGGTGAGCTGGTTGAGATGCGTCCGGACCCTACCGTCACGCCAGATGTTGCAGTGGAACCCGTCGCCGTCCTCGGGAACCCCGAACTCGTTGAGCTCCTGCGGCCTCAGGTAACTGTTCAAGAACTTGCCGACCACAGAGAGATGCTTGAGGAGCCTGAGCTCCTGCATCCCGGGATTCTGATGGTACAGGAGATCCAGGATGGCTGCCTTGGTCGACGGGGCATGCAGGTCGGTCTCGCCGGCCTCCTCGATGAGCTCCCACGGCTTCGGGTACTTCTCCGTATTGTACAGCGGCTTGAGGTGGAGCCCGCGGACCCCCTTGGGCAGGAGATGCTCGGTGCCGTCGTCCCACTTGTGGAGCTTCTTACCGCGGTACGGGTAGTCACTGAACAGCAGCGCCACCATCTGGTCCGACGATCCCGGATTGAAGTCCGGCCAGTTGATCATGCCGCGCAGCCGGCTCAGGAGCTCGTTGTAGACGGGCTCGTAGGCATCGTGCATCTCGGCACGCACGGCTTCGTCGACGAGGAGCCCTTCCCGCTCGACATCGAGCAAGTGCAGACTGGTCGGGGCGACGTGGCTCCAGTACAGCTCCAGCAGCCCGGGGTGATCCTCGAAGTCGGCGAGCACCTTGGGGACCACCTGCCAGGTCGCATCGGCGTCCTGGAGAGCGTACGGCGTAATGATCGGCAGCGGGATATCACGGTACCCATGCTTGAGCCGCTTCTGGCGCTGGTTCGCGCTGAGCCATTCCTCGAGCTCCATCCAGAAAGCCCCGAACTCCGGGAGATACTTCCTGACGACGTGATCAAGACCTTGGTCCTCATCCCCGTAACGGAGATGGTGCAGCAGCATGGTGTCGTAGCTGTCCTCGATACGCTCATCGATCGGGTACCCGTTACGGGCGAACTGCTCGACGTCGACGCGGAGATGGTGTGCAGCCAGCTTCCACTTCTTGTCCAACAGCAACGCCTGGACCGTGGACCAGATCGTATGGAGGTCCTCGGGGCTGTGCATGGGAAGCCCGCAGTCAGGCTCCGGCACGATGAACTTCGTCCTGACCTTCCTGGTCCCGTCCTTCTTCGCCTTTCCGAATGGCTCCGTGACCCAGAACGAGTCCCGCTGGTGCTGCTTCCGGAGCTGGATGAACGCCGCCTTCCCTGGCCCCCAGGCCAGCTGAATCGAGAGCGTGTAGTTGTACTCCTCCCTGGCGACGTCATTGCCGAACTCGGTATCGAAGGCGATGTAGGGTGGCGCCGCGGCACGGATCTCATCGCACAGCGCGACGACTTCGGCAGCCGTCTTGCAGATCCGGTAATCCGTGATGCGCCGCTTCACAGAGTGAACACGGTTCGCGATCTCCATGGCCCGACGCATCTCAGCCCTGAACACCTCGATGTTGGCGTACCCACCGAGGAAGGCGAGGTGGCTCACCGTCGGGATCACTGGGATCTCGCGGCCATTTACGTTGTAGGTCAACACGTTGCCGCGCACGGTGTCCAGCTTGGCGTCCTTGCCGTACAGCGCCTTCACGGCGTCGGCACCACAGGCGATGATGACGTCCGGGTTGACGTGCTGGATGTCGGCCTGGAGGAACGGCAGCCCAGCCCTTTTGTGCTTCGGGGCGTACTGCCTGACGGTGCGGGGAAGCCCGAACCTGGTCACGTAGGTTGCCACGCAGGCCGTCAGCGGAATCCCGACACTCCTGAGCTCGTCGCGCATCAAGCCGCCGCCATCGGACAACGGGTGCAGAGCCCGTTTCCGCTGGATGTCGAGCTGATTCGGGGCGCCCAGGATGATGAGGTACTGCGCGGGGCGCCAGCCGAGCCTTTGACGCTCCTGCACGCGCCGGTCCTCCGGCAACATGGCCTCCTTGGCTTCGTCACCAAGCCAGCAGGCCGGCATGTGCCAGGAGGCCCCGGCATCGATCTCGGGAAGCACGAGACCGCCACAGCAGACCTGCTCGATGAACTGGCCGTCGTCGAGCTCCGGATAGTTGTCGTTCCGGTACTCGACGTGCTCAGGGGCCAGAGCTGCGTTGTCTACCTGCTTAGGCATGATCTGCCGCGTCGATGAGCTTGTGCATCACCGCGAATCCAAGATCCGCGGCGTCAGGCACCTTGGTCTTAGTTCCGTTGTTATTCACGGTGGCAGCCTCCAGGACTTCTTTGGGCCACGCAATCATGCGGACCCGTGGGACGTGCTTGACGAGTAAATCGCGGAGCTCGTAGGCGAAGATACGCCCACGACCACCCTTACGATTATCAGGAACGAAGGTGTCAGGATCCGTAGCTATGATCGCTGACTTCCACCGCTTCCCGAACTCCTCGGCACGTATCGTGTTGAGCTCCTTACCGAATATCGCGACGCCACGGGGACCCGAACAGATCGCGTTGGTGATCCCCTCTGAGATCACCGGGGTCTCATGCGGTGCAACGCGATCACCGTTGTAAAACGTCTTCAGGAACCCGGGCGGCAGAAGCCATCTGGGCTCCACGGTTGCGTCGATGGCGCGACCCTGCCAACCAACCAGGGCGCCATCGTTGTAGATCGGGAACACGACTCGACCACGCACCAATGGGTACAAGTCATCCAGCATCTCAGCGAACGCGGCGCCGTACTGGGTTCCGAGGTACTGAGCGATGACATCAGACCCGGCCTTACCGAAGGCGGGGTAGTTCTTGCACAGGAACTGGAGCGCTGGGTGGTCCTTGCGGAGCTCGTGCAGCGGGACCAAGCCTTTCGGCAGCCTGATCGCGACGCGCTTCCTGGGGCCAGCGGAACCGCGCTTCTTGGCCTTGTCGACTTCCTCCTGCAGGAGCCCGAGCTCAGCAGCATGGAGATCCTGCAGGAGATCGTTATAGAACTCTGGTGCGGTGACCTTGCAGTCCTCGTTGTAGCAGTGCGCCAGCTCTGATCTCCGTCGCCCCGAGAGCGGCGGCTTGGTGAGCCAGAGATAACTGATCGAGAGCCGGTAGCGGTCATCGCCGCAGAGCGGGCAGCACACCATGTAGTGTTCGCCTCGCTCCTTGACGACAGGCCTCCGACCGGGGGCGCGATCTTCGACGCGCTTGATGCCCTCGCTCGTCACCCTGACGTCCCCGAAGTTCTTCGCGAGAACCGCGAACAGCTGGGGATTCAGCATTATTCTACTTTATCCTCGACTTTCTTACGGGTTTCACTGGGAACTTTGGTGGAGTTATCCTTGCTATCCTTGCCGACGAACCGCTTGCCGCGGACGTCGAACTTGTCGGTGATGTCGTAAAACGTGGCGAGTTCGCCACGGAGATGCACCACGGAGCGGTCACCTCTGGCATCGTCACGGCTCTTGGCCACCGTGAACGTGGAGTACTTGAACCTGGTATCCTGGGGCCCAACGACGAAGCAGTACTTCGCGGGCTCCGTGAAACCCTTGCAGTCCGCGGCGCAGTACTGGTCATGCAACTGGAAGGGCCCCTTCGAAGCGATGGTCGGAGCCATCTGCTGGCTCACCGCAACAATGATGTCGCGGCGATAAGCGATGTTGCTGAGCGTGTAGCTCAACGTCTTGAGCTCCTGCTCCTTGGTGCGTCCGGAAAGCGACGCGATCTTGTCCGCGATGATGCCAGCCCAATCCACGTAGACATACTTCGGCATCATGCCGCGCGACTTCAGGTTCTCGATTTCACCTTCGATGACCTCCAGCGGGTTGGCGTCGACGTTCTTCTGAACCAGGTCGAGGACGTGGAAGTACTTGTTCAGACGGTTCAGCTTCTGTGCCACCAACTGGCGGTCCATGTTGAGCCCGCTGATCGCGTGCTCCAGCTTTTCAGCGAACTTCCGGACCGGGGCGTCACGGATCAGGGTGTAGTCGATGCCCAGAGCGCAGCCGATCAGCTTGCTGCGCACGGACAGCGAGAACCCTTCCTCGGCGAGCACCAAGAGGACGTGCTGCTCGGACAACGACTGGCAGACACCCAGCTGGATCCCCAGCGTGGTCTTACCGCAGGACTGCGGAGCCAGGATGGCCATCAGGGAGCCCACCACGGGTCCCATGCCACCACCGAACCGGCTATCGAACCACGGAATATGGGTACTTACCCGGGCCCCGTTATCATCCAGCTCGGCCCCAACGATCCCATTAAAAGAAAGGCCGCCATTCATGGCGGCCTGCTTGGTTTCGATATCGGCGAGCTTCTGCCTGAACTGGGCGATCCCACCGGTCTCCTGGAACTCAGCGATCTCGGCTCCAATGGCTTCCGAGAACACGCAGGTGTCTGCGACCTGCTGGATCAGCTTGCGGGCCAACGGCTCGCTCTTCTCGGTCACCTGTCCGCAGAGGACCAGGAACTGCTGGACCTCGTCGACGACGAGCTTCCGTTTTTCAGGGTCCCGGAAATACCGGTCCACATGGATCCTGACCTCAGCCAGGATCACGGCTCCATCGGGGACCACCTTATGCTCGGTGTAGTACCGCTTGATGGTGTCGAACAGCAGGGACTGCGTGACGGTCCCTCCGATCCGCTTGTCTATGAAGTGATGTCCTTCGAGGTGCTGGACAGCGAGATGCAGGAGCGTCGGGCTCCGCATCAACTGCCCCAGCAGGATGTCGTAGTGCTCCTTCCTGTACGTCTGTTTCGGAATGGCCTTGGTCTCGTCATCGTCATTTCGCATCGAGGAACTCCAACATCCCTTTGAAAATCTCCTTAGCGAGAGGGACACCTTCCAGCTCACGGAGGGCGGCAGTTCTGTTGGCCTCGACGATGTCGTCGAGGTCGTACTTGGCTGCCATGACCGCTCGGAAGAGCGGTGTGAACTGGATCGTGTCGTCTGCTAGGACGAGGTGAGGACCATCAAGTCTACTGCGCTCCGCGAAGATGTGCAACTGGCTCAGGTAGTGCCTCGCGGAACGAACCCCCGATCTGTTGTGGTCCGTCAGGGTTCGTTCGAACTTTTCTGAAGCGATGGCTGACGGCCAGAACGTGCCGAGCATCGCCATGCCTTCGAGCTGCGTCTTCACGAAGGCTTCAGCTGTCATGCCGCGACGCTTACAGAGCTCAGCGGCACGGTAAAACACGGGGTAATGCGTCTTCGAGACCCGCGCGATACCAGGAACGTAGATCGGCCGCATGGCCTCGTATTGCCGTAAAATACGGAACGCGAGCTCAGCGGTCTCGCGGTCTGCGACGTGATGGGAACCGTCGGCGTCCACGACATCCAACCGATAGAACGGGTTTACCTGTTCTCGATCGACCACTTGTTCTTCCGGTACACGGTGACGCGCTGCTTGGACCTGGACTCCAGGTTGGAGCTGAACGTGTCATAGAAATCCAAGAGGAGCCCGTGGCTCTTCTCGGTCTCCCTACCGAGTCGGGAGAGTCGACCGGGCACCTGGCCTGAGTCGATGGGACTCGCGGTCCCATCAGCTCGGACCAAGCAGGCCAGATCGCGGAAGTCGACGCCCTGTCGCCAGACCTTGGTGCAGATCACCCGCTTGAGCCGGTTCGCCTCGAACTCGGTCCGGTAGTGATCCCGCATGGCCTGCGTACAGATCGCCTGCGTGGGCAGCATGGCGCCACGCTTCAGCATCTGCTTGACGCGATCCGGGGTGGGTTCCCCGCTGACCACGGCGTAGTCCGGGAGCAACTGCCCCATGGCGTAGGCGTGCTCGGTCTTGTCGACGACCACGAGGATCTGGGCGTCAGGCCCGAGTTCCTTTTCGACCGCGCGGACACTTTTCGCGATGAGTCCGTTTCGAGCCATGTTGAGCCAGAGCCCGAGCCTGTCGGCCTTGGCCTTGTTCTTGTCGGCCACCGCGGCGACATCGGGTCCGACCTCGGACCGGAACATGCGGACCTTGATGGGTACGATGTTGCCGGCGTCGACGCCTTCCTGGTACGAGATGTCCACCAGCACAGGTCCAAACACGGCCTCACCGAGCGCATCGGCCCGATCACTGCGACCCTTCGGCGTCGCCGTGAACCCGAATAACCGGGCCCGATAAAATCGGTTCAGCAGCTTGATGAAGTGGTCCGTCATCAGGGCGTGGCACTCATCGGCCAGGATGATGCTGGCGTCCTTGGGGCAGTGGTGCAGGGAGTGGCTCACGGCGACCGTGAGCCGCTTCGGGTTCATTTTCCCGGCACCGACAAGCCCCACGGTTTGCGGACCGAGCTGCATGACGAGATCTTTGTAGATGTCCTTGGCGACGTCCTGATAGGGCACCGTCAGGATGATCTCCGACTTCGGGTACACCTTGGCGAGCTGCTTCGCGATGTAGGTCTTCCCGAATGCCGTCGGGCACACGATGCGACCCCGCTTGTGCGCCAACAGCCTGGCGAACACCGCGGCCTGCTTGGGCCTCCAGACGACATCCGCGATCTTGGTCAGATCGGGCGCCGGGAGTCCGTCCGAGACGAGGTCCCGGACCTCGACTTCGAGCCCCTGCCTCCGCAGCATGGCTTCGAGTCGAGGTCCGTACCCCGCGTAGGTGCAGAAGAACTTGCTGTCATCCTTACCGTCGGCGTACCAGAACAGGGGCACCGGCACCGGCTTCCTGGTGCGAACCGGGTAGGTGCGCTCCTCGCCGGTCATGGCGTCCCGTTCTGTTTTCCATTCCACGACATTTTCCATGCGGATCACCGTACAGGTGTCGTGGAACAGCTCGCCGTACACGGCTGGTGACAGCCTCAGAGCACGGCCCAGGTACGCCAACTCAACGGTCATTTCGAGGACATCTCCATGGCGACGAGGTTCATCAGGATGTCCTTCATCAGCGGGATCTTCCGCATCCAGAGGGAGTACTGCTGGACCGCGAGACCTGCCGCCAGGTTGGCGTGATGCAGGGTCATCTTGGTCGTGCAGCCACCGTCGAAGCGGTCCTTGGCGTCGAAGATCGTGGAACTGTAGTAGTCCCACCCGATCTCATCGCAAGCGATGAGAACGCGGATCGTGTCAGCAGCGACCCGGGTGTCGACGATCAGCTTGACCTTGTGCTTGTAGGCCTCGAAGAGCAGCTTCCTGGTGTGGATGGAATCCACACAGAGGAACATGACATCGGCCTCGACGCCATCGTAGGGAACCTGGGTCGGGACCGCGTTGATCGTGGCCTTGCGCCCCGTCGCCAGCAGGGCGTCGTTCAACGCCACAGCCTTGGACTTCCCGAGATCGCTCTCCGCCCAGCCCTGCGGGTACAGGTTGGCCTCCTCGACGTCGTCGTGATCGTAGAACGTGACATCCCGCTGTCCGCACAGGACGAGCTGGCGGACGAGCTGGCCACCCACGGCGCCGACGCCAGCGACGACGACGCGGTGGGTGAACAGACCCTCGGTGGGCAGGATGCCGGCCTGCCGGCTGAACCGGACAGGCACGGCGGGGGCAGCGGCGGTTGCGGCTTCGGTCATTATTCCTCGCGTTTCAGTGCTGTGTTGGCTTCATCGACCGTGGGCTGCACCTGGGCGAGCTCACGCGTCTTCTCCTGATCGGGATCCTGGAGCACGATGTTCAGATCGGCCGCCGCCTTGTGGCAGTCATAGCCGTGACGCCGGAACGCGTTGAGGACCTTCACGCAGACATCACCCCAGCCGCCGGTCTTGGCGCCCTTGAGCAGGTTCGCGAACCCGTTCTCGACCTTGGTGACGTCGAACATGTTTTCGTTGATCCGGTTCCCTTCGGTGACCGCCATGGCGAACTCGAAGGTCTCCAGCAAGCACTGGTCCTCGTCGGACAGCTGGTCCCGTTCCGCCTGCTTGTTCTCAACGGCGACTTCCTGGCTGTACTGCCAGAGATCGTATTCCAACCTGGCCGCGCTGAGATGCCCGGACCTGACGTCCGAGAGCATCTCGATCTCGGCGGTCGTCAGCCAGATCACCGTGGTGCCATCCATGAGGACCCACGGGTACAGGCTATCCACCGGATTCCCGGCGGTGTCCGTGTACGTGACGAGATCCGACATCAGCGGGTTCCTGAACTCGGCGACCCGCTTCAGGACGGCCTCGGCGACCTTGAGGTCGTCTTCGACATCGAACCGGACCTTGTCGCCGACGTACTCACCGAACCGCAGCAGCCCCTTGGGGTGCCCGGTGTAGCTGACCTTGCTGTCCTTGTCGGTGTAGCTCACGATGACGTCACCATTGACGTCCTCACCGGTGATCTTGATGTCGTTTTCCTCGAGGTTCTGCCGGATCGCGTGCGTGAGATCCTTGGCCTTGACGTTGTTGGCCAGGATGTTCTGCGCGTAGGAGTCCAGGTAGTACAGGAGGTCGTGGTACCTGAACTCGAACAGCGTCAGCTTGGCCCTGCCGGCCTGCATGATCGCTGACACCTTGGGGAACCACCCCTTGGGCGCCTGGAGAACGCGGAAACCAACGGGGTCGTCCCGATTGGCTTCATGGTCGAACCGTTTCTCCTCGGGGGTCTTCGGCAACGGCGCCCCAGCGGGTGGCGGAGGCGCGTAGCCGTATTCCCTCATGAACCAGTCATCCCCCTCGTAGTACCCGTCGTACCCTCGTCCGTCGTATCCGCCGCGGTACCCCGTGCCTTGGGCTTGCGTCCCCGGCGTTGCCGCCGGCGCGTAACTTTTCGGCCTCCTGACGGCATCGACCCCCTGCGCCCACAGCGGGTTGCGCGCGCCATAGTCGTAGGCCATGAAGTAGGATTCCTGGACGTTCGCCCGGATCGTGGTCGCCCAGGCCTCGTGATCCGCCGCCGGGAACGGGAGCTCCCAGCGCACCAGAGCATCCAGCTTGTGCACCGTGCACAGACCGTTCTGGTGCCGCTCCTCCAGCCTGGCGTAGAACTCGCCACCCTTGGCCAGGATGAACATGACGGCCCAGTCACAGGCCCCCCAGGTCCGCGCGAACGTGGCCTCGTCGACCCCGCTCGGGTACGGACTCGTACCCGGGTGCGTGTGGATCCAGATGCGCTGGCACTGCACCGGCTGGAACTTGTACTCACCATCCGGATCGCAGAGCTCGAACATCAGATCGGCGTACGCGGTGTCATCGAACCGGACATAAGCCGCATTGACGACCTGCTTCGGGATCGCGATATCGACGATCAAGAGAGGGTCCTCGAGATCCGAGATCGCCATGCCGCCGATCTCGGTGCTCACCGAGGCGCACATGAACTTCAGCTTGGCCCACGCGTAGGGGCTGAACTGCAGCTTGGTCGTGGCGAGCGGCTCCAGCAACGGAGCCTTCACCACGATCGGCCGGAGCTTTTCCTCCTGCTTGTACTTGTCGGGGGCCACCGTCGGCGGGATCGTGGTCCCCGTCCTGAGATCGATCTTGGAACCCGCCTTATGCGTCGGCGTCGGGGTCACCGTCGCCCCCGTCATCGGGGTCGTGGACGTCGTCGTTGACGACTGCGGCGAGGTCAACACCGACGGTGTCGTTTCCGGGGGCACGATCTGCGTCCCGGACGTCACGACCGGTTCGCTTGTGGATTTCGGCATTGTAGAAAGCTTCCTCTTCGGTGGATGCGGTCAGTACCAGCAGGGGCTGCCTGCTGACACCATCGATGAGCTGGTTAACGGCAGCGCAGTATTCCTTCAGGAACAGCTGCATGATCGGCGGCATGTTGAGCTGTCCGAGCTCGACGAGGCGGAGCCGCTTCACGATCTCGACCGCTTCGGCAAGCGGGGTCTCGTTCGCCAGGAACGACATCGGAGTCACGTACTCCTTGGTGACGTCATCCAGCAACATGGCCCAGAAGTTCTGGATCCAGCCCTCGAGGTACGCGACGTCCCTGAGGAAAGCCTGAGAGAACTGGAGACCACCGGGATCGCAGACCGGACAGCACTTGGCGATCCTGAAGAAGTCATCGCGGACCTCCTCCTTGGGAGCCCAGGCTCCGCACGCACACATCACCGCTTCCCGGATCTTCGGGGTCGGCCTGTTATTCCTGAACTGAGGAGCCAGTGTAGAGAGCAGGTTGCCGTTCGCCTGGAACCGGAACATCTTTTCACCGGCGTCACCGACTGCATCCGTCGGAGTCAGACAGCTCGTGCAGAAGGTCCAGCCGTTTCGCACCGGAACCTGAGCATTGACGGCCTGATCGCGTGGGAACTTGGTACGGCAGCTGTGACAGAGGTACTCACCAGCTGCAGCAGCCTCGGCCTCCTGCTTGAAGCCGTCCACGCACTTCACGCAGCACAGGTTCCCGTTGAAGATGCGCCGCGTCGGACCGGTCGGACCGGCGGATCCGCAGAGCGGGCACCGGTACATGTCGCGCGGATGGTAGTAGTGACCCTCGTACTCCACCGCACAGGTCTTGTGCAGCGTCATCCGGCCATCGTTGATAACGACGCGGTCCTCGCCAGGCTTGATTCGCCCGTTGCACGCCGAACACCGGACCTTGGTCGGACTCCAGTGCCTGAGATCGTTGAAATCGCCCTCGTGGTTATACGAGCTCAGGAGCTGGAAGAACACGAAGAACGTGTCGGATATCTGCCCGTTCCTCAACGAGACGTTGCCGGGACCGGCGGCGGTTCCACCGCACACCTGACCCCCCTGCTGGACGTGCGGATGCCACATGGTTCCGCCGCGGCGCGTGTTGGGTTCACGACCAGCCGCAACAGACAACCGCACCGAATAGGTCATATCGGCTTCTGCGAGATCGCGGAGACCAGCGGCTTTCGAATCAAGTGGGAACTCGAGCTGCCACGGCGGGAACTCGACGGGATCCCCGTCCTGATCGTTGATCGTGATGCTTCGCGTAACAGCCACGAGGCGTGGCATGCCATCCCAACGGTTCCCCTTACTGGTCCCCTTCGCGAACTCCTGATCACCAGGCAGTACGACTCGGAGATCCAGGAAATCTGGACTGGTATAGACCGCGCAGAGCTCCCTGAAGAAATGGTCTCCGTTCAGCTTGACCCCGGCCCGTGTTGCCGGGTTCTGGAACTCGGCCAAATTGTTGTCGACGTTGCCGGAGAACAGCGCCTCGATGTCGGCATCGACCTGCCCGGCCATTTCATGGATTCTCGGGATCCCGATACCAGTGTGTTTGATTCGCTCATACAGATTGGTGTCTGTCCGGATTTCCCGCAGCGCCTCTGCGGCTCCGACACGACGATACCGCATGATCTCGGTCATCTTCTCGAATATCTGCACGACGTTCTCTCGAACCCGGTTTGAAACCGACTCCATGGTACGAGCCTTATCGATCATCTCATCTCGCAGCTTGGTCACCATATCGACCGTGGTTATCGCATACATCTTTTCCAGCATGTCGGCTGCGGTACGAAACTTGGCGATCCGCTCAGGCGTGAGCTCCTTCTTCGGTTCTTTACCGGCCACCGGAGGATCGGCCGGAAGAGCGTCGAGATTGACTGTTGGCATATGTCCTTTCAGGAAATGGGTGGCCCCACCGGAGTTGCCTCCGATGGGGCCGAGCTGTTCAGACCGGTGGGATCAGAACCAGAACCGACGGCCGTGGGCGCCCTCGATGTTCTTGGGGGTGACGGAGACCTTGTCGCCGTCCTTCAGGGGAGCGGTGGGCGCCGCGGGCTGGCCGTTCACGCGGATCTCCGCGTTGCGGGTGTCGCCGACGGCGTCCTGGACCTTGGCGCCGGCCGGGAGGTCCTTGTAGCCGACCATGCCGCTGCCGTCATTCTTCATGACGAGCACGCGGACGACGCCGTCGTTGGCCTTGACGGTGACCTGGTTGCCGGGCGGGACGGTGATGTCGGCGAGGGGGCCGGTGGGTTCGGTGGGCATGTTCTACTCCTCCGCATGTGCGGGGGTTGATGTGATGACGATGGAACGATCGAAGAAACCCTTGAGCGATTCCTCGTGAGTAACGAGGATGATCTGTTTGCCGGTCGAGCCGGCGAGATCCTTGAGCTTCAGCAGGAGCTGCTGGAGATGAACCACGTTGTCCTTGTCCAGGTAGTTGCTGGGCTCATCGAGGATGAGCAGGCCTACCTGGCGTGCGAAGGTGTCCGCCATGGTGAACCGGAACGACGTCGCACCTACGATCTTCTGACCACCCGACAATCTGCCGGCACTCAGCACCATGCCGTCATTGAACTCGGCCACGAAGGCGAGGTCATCATCGAGCGACATAACAAACGGAGCTTCCCAGAGGCGGAGATAGTACGCCATCCGCCGATTCAGGACGGCTGCGTACTCCCGCATCAGCATCGATGGCAACCCGTTGACGTGCAGGGCTTCCCTGGTGCGCTTCACGAGTCCGACCCAAGCAGCATCCTTGGCTTCGGCTTCCATCTGACGCTTCAGACGTGCAACGGCTTCCGCGTACTGCTGTTCGCGGACCTCGAGCATGGAGACGTCGTCTGACGCCGCCCTGAACTCGGCACTACGAGTCGCCAGAGCCGCGCAATCCTGCTTGGCCTTGGCAACCTCTTCTTCCGACGGGAGCTCAGCTAACCGGCCCAGCTGCTCCAGCGCAGCTCGGGCACCATCGTACTCCTGCTTGGCCTTCCCTACGCTCTGGACATGGTGTCCAAGGCTGTTGCGAAGCTCGGCACAACGGAGCTTCGCGGTCTGGTGATCGTCGACGCACTTCTGCAGAGCCGAAGTGTCCACATCGTCCAGGGGACCATCCTTCACGGAACCGAGCTGGCCGCGGAACATGTCCGCCCGGCTCGTCAGGTTCTTCCATGCGGACAGCTGTGCCTGCAACCTCGTCAGGTGAGCCCTGGCCTCCGATTCCTCGGAAGTCAGTCTCTCAACGACCTTCTTCAACGCCGACTTAGCGGCATCCTCGATGGCCATGACAGCCGTCGTGGTCTGCCGCCTGGCTTCTATGGCGGCCTGAACGGCGACCTCGTGGGCTCCACGCCGCGCCGTCCGTGACGCCACCAGTTTGACAGTGAGCTGCTCGATCTCGACCTTCGCTGCGGCCACATCGAAGTTGGCAACGGGCTGATGACATGTCGGACAGGTCCCCGACTCGAACGTCTTCAGATCGGCTTCCTTCCGCTTGATGGTCTCAAGCAGGGCGTAGTCCTCCTTGGTATCGACCGTCGGGTCGATCTTCCGGAGCTCCCTGTAGGCCTCCTCGGCCTTGGCCTGGGCTTCTAAAGCCTCCTTCTCGCCGGGCATCTCCGGTCTGGCCATGGTTCCATTGAGCTGTGCGGTTCTGGTCCGCAGCGCCGTAGCGATGGTGCCATGCTTGGACTCCGCCTTGGCGACGTCCTCCTCGGAAGGAGCCTCGCCAATCTTGACGAGTCCAGCCTGGGCCTCCTCGAGCTGCTTCTTGAGCTCTTTGACACGATCAGCGTTGTGTCGGTGAGCTTCCGCCGTGATGATCTGCTTCCTCGCTGTTTCAGCAAGCGGAGCCAGAGCTTCGACGGTCTCCTCGACCAACTTGAGATCTGCGGCGACGCGTTCCCTGGCCTCCTCGGCCTCCTTGAGATCGGTCCCGGTCGACTTTACGCGAGCCGTGGCCTGTTTGATGGCGCCGTTGTTGGCCTGGGCAGCGAGGACTCCGTTAAGGAAGGCCTCGGACACCCTGAGCTTTTCGACGTCACCGCGGAGCTTCTCGAGTTCGTCCACCTTGGACTGCAACGCCACCTTGGATGCCTTGCGGGCACCCTCAGCGGAATCGAGCTGCTCCTTCAAACCGATGGTCACGTTGTATCGACCGAGCTCGGCCCCCAACGCCTTCTCGGCATCGGCGGCACGCTGGAGCCCGACGATCTGCTGGATCTCCTTGAGCCGCTTCGTCGTCGTCGAGAACAGGATGCTCTCGATGGCGCCTTGCGGCACGAAGACGTTCTCCAGCAACGACTGGATCGTGGTGCCCAGGAGCCCTTCGATGAACGCATCGATTTCGGCGAGCTTGTCGATGACGGTCCCGTCGGGCTTCTGGAGCATCTGGGCGTTCTTCTTGCCGAAGTCCCGCCTGATCGTGTACGCGGAGTCGCCGTGTTCGAATTGCACGACGACGCGACCCTGGGTCTCGCCGAACGTGACGTTGTCCGTCTTGCCGCCATCACCGATACTGGTACCGGTGATGGCGAATCGGATCGCGTCCAGAACGGATGACTTCCCGGACCCGTTGGTCCCGACGATCCCATTGATCCCGGGTCCGAAGACCAGGTCGAGATCCCTATGGATGGTGAAGTTCTTGATCTGGACGCGCTTGATGAGCACGGCGTCTCCCTGGGCTAGTTGCCCTTGACCTTACGCACCAGCAGGATGGTCTGGCCGTCCCGCACCACGGTGTCCGTGGTGGTGTCCTGGCCGTCGAGACGGATCTCGAAGCCGTTGGCATCGAGACCGGCCTGCTGGAGGACGGCGCCGACGGTGGTGCCCTCGGGCACGTTGAAGTCGTCGATCTTGCCGGGCATACGGCCTGCGCGAACGTTGGGCATGTGGAAACTCGCTTTCTGAGATGAGAAGAGGTTGACTGAAACGATGGATCAGATGAACAACTAGAACGCGCCAGCCTGCCTGGTCATCACCATGGGCGGGTCGGCATAGAAGATCGCTTCAGCTTGGGGTCGCTCGTGTTTCTCGGCGTCCTTGGCGTTCGCGAACCAACGGATCATGGACCACACCGCGTGGGCATGGATCAGAGCAGCAGTGGGTCCCACCGAGGTACGGGCCCCGCACAGGGACTCCGCGGCCTCGTCATCGTCACAGAGCGTGGATTCCCAGAACCTGATGTCACCAGGGATGCACGGTCTCACGATGTAGACCCGTCCCTCCGAGGCCCCCATGCGGGTCTCGATCATGATTTCGGTCATGGGATGGAACCGGATGGCGCCCTCCCAGATCTCCTTGCGGGACTTCATGGTGTCCGTGAGCAGGAAGACCACGTTGCCGAGCTCGCTGCGCCCCGTGACGGCCTCGGGGTGCTTGGTGACCTCCAGACCGGTATCCGCGAGGATCCGGTCTGCGAGGGCATCCACTTTGAGCTTGCCGACATCGTTGATACCGAAGAGCTGATTGGCGCAGTTATGCGCCTCGATCTTGTCGAAGTCGTGCAGATGGAGGTTGGTGACCCCCAGCTTGGCGATCTCCATGGCGATGCGGGAACCCGTGGCTCCGCAACCGATGATGTCGACCCTGCGATCCCCGAAGGTATCCGGGTTGAAGACCGACATGTGTCGCAGCGGATCCGTCTTGTTCGCCGCCATCAGGTCCACCATTCCTTACGGCGGCCGGAGCCCCCGCGCGGGTGCCTGGTCGGCACGATGACCTCCTTGCTGCGGTCCCGGAAGTCGCCGTGCTTGTACGGCGGCTCACCGGCCAGCGGAACACCCATGGGCACGTAGGCCCCGCGAACGGGCTCCGTGAACCCCTTGACGCGCTGATCGACGATGCCGCGCCAGAACTTGAAGCGCTCGTTCTCGACGTCCGGGATGACCTCCCAGGGGACGTCCTTGATCGGCTTCCACGACTTCCCGCACTGGAAGTAGACGGTGAACTCGGCGTCCCCCTTCTTGTTCAGGATGCCGCGGATCCAGGCGTCCTGGTCGCCAGCATACATCTTGCAGAACTGCTCCATCTGGGCGTCGTCCTGCCCGCTGGGGCTGACCCCCATGTCGACGTGGGAGTGGCACCACGTGCTGAGATGGTTGGCACGGAACCCGGGATCCTTGGCCTGGATGCCGGCCTTGCTGTCCTCGTCGATGAGCCGCATGGCGGCGTCGGCGAGGCCCTGCTCGTTGAGCTCGGTGGTGGCACCGTGGCAGTTCTGATCGGGGAGCACGACTTCGCTGAGCACGAAGTCACCGTCTTCGGTCTCGTGGGTCACGACGAGCCAGCCGACCTCCATGCCGACGATCTGGACGAGGTGCCACATGTCCTCGAGACACTTCTGTTTGATCTTGATCGTGGGGACACCATGGAAGGTGGGTTTGAACACTCTGGGATTGAACATGGGCTCCTTAGCCTGGGGTTGCTACGGTTGCAGGGGTTGCGGGCACCGCTTCAGCGGCGACCTCCTTGATGATCTTGCCTTCCTGGAGGCGCTGGAGGACATCCGTGTGGGAGTACTCGATGCCGAGATCCTTGAGCACCTCGCCAGGCTTCTTCTTGGCGAGCTTGGCGTATTCCTCGAGCTGCTCCTTGGTGAGCGCGACGGGCCACTTCACGATGCCCTGGCCTGCGTTGTCATCGAGATTGACGGCCTCGATGAACGCGAAGCAGACCTGCGTCAGCGCGGACCACTGGTACCCGGCGACGAGCTGCGGGATGACCTCCCGCATGTTGCCGAGACACGGTCTCCCATCCGGGAACAGGTGGGGACCATTCATCTGATCCTGGAACGAGTTCACCCGTCGGGTCTGGTTGAAGAACCGGACCTCGGAGGTCCTGTGATCCACGATCAGCTTGAAGACGCCGATGTCGTAGACGGTGCCGTTGGGATGCTGGCAGTAGCAGTGCTTCGTGGTGATCGTGAGGTTGTCACCACGCCAGTTCACGTTGGCCACCTTGGGAACCTTGAGCAGACCGCGGAACTCCTTGCGGAGGCCGCCATCGACGTCCTTGATGTAGCTGTCGAAGTTGTCGAGCTCATGCCTGGCCTGGCGACCGCGCTGGATCGCCAGAACGAGGTTCTTCTCGTACTCCTGGGTTTCCCGCATGGCCTCGTCGAACTCGTGCTTCAGCTCGATCTTGCGCTTATCGACGCGCTTCCGGCACGCCGTGACGTACCGCTTCTCGATGTTGTCGTAGTCCGGGGTGCCGCCGAAGTTGGTCTTGGCGAGCTCGATGTAGCTCTCGAAGAACTTCTCCAGGATGAAGAGATCGTTGGCGTTGCCGACCGTCAGGAGATCCGGGTAGATGTAGAGATGCTTGGGTCCCGCGGCACCGACCTCTTCACCTTCGGACGACGTGATCGGTTCTCCACCGACCCAGGGAGCGAACAGAGCACGGTTCTGATTGCTGACGTCGCGGCCCCACATGGCTGGCGACGGGAACCATTCGCCGCCGTCGGTCGAGCTGTGGAAGATCACCGCCACGGTGTTGTCATCCACCGGCGGTGGCTGGAGCCGGTTCCCACCAGGGCAGAACACCTTGACGTGCTTCCCGATCGCGGGAGTCAGGACCCGCTGGATGATCGCCTTGATGACGGCGCGATCGGGTGTCCCGATCCAGGACGCGAACGTGACCACCTTGATCAACTTGGGATCCACGGCCACCGTGGCCGGGGTCCCATCGGGGTTCGCCAGCGCGACGAACATGATGCCGTCGTAACCCGTGGGGGTCACCACGCTGGCGTCGTAGCCGTACTCGGCCAGTTTCTGGACTCCGGCCTTGGCGATGGCCCAGCACGGAATCGGTTCCTCGACGGGGTCCTCTTCGAAGCCGAGGGTCTCCTCGGCTATGATCCTGATCGTGAGCTCTTCGAGCCGCTCCTTGGAGACGGCATCTCGCAGGACGTAGTAAACCGTCCTGCCGGTGGTTTCGGCGGGCATGTGCTCCCTCTTCAGATGTTTGTGGACTAAGCCGCGAAGAACTTCTCGCGACGCTCCTTGATCATGTCGAACACGCTCTGCTTGGACTGCAGGAGATCCAAGGTGAACTGGAACGCATCGGGTTCACGTTCCGGATCGATGATCTCTTTGAGGAGTTCCTCAGGTGTGATCAGCTGATCCTGCGGCCGGGCTTCCACGGGGAGATCCGCGAGGAGCTCCTGGTCCAGCGTGAGCTCCTCCGGCGTCTGGACGGCTTCCATGACGATAAACGCTGAGGCGTTGTACGTCCGTCGTAACTCGCCAAGCCGGGCCTTGCAGGCACCGACATGGAAGCAGTACGCGACCGGTGGCAGTTCTGGCACCGTCGCTGTTGCTTCCTTGAGCCAGGTTTCCACGGCATCGACGTCCTCCGCTTTGCTCAGGTTGAAGCGTTCCACGAGCCGGTACGGCAACGGCAGCCTGGACCACGTCAGATCACGGTTCACCAGGACGCAGCTCTTCGGGCCGCGCTGTCCGATGTCACGGAGATGCGTGGCACCGGTGTACAGGGCTCGACGCCCGGCCCCGAGATCGTGATCCCATTCCACATGGATGTCCCCCATGACCACCAACGGGATCGACTTCGGAACCCAGTCCAGATCACAGTTCCACTTCCCTTCCCACTTCAGGGCCTGCTTGACGGCCTGATGCAGGAACAAGACCTGGGTCTTACCGATCTCGGGGTCCTGGGTCAGCTTGGCCAGGGACTCCACGATGTCATCTTTGAGCGCGTAATCGAGACCACGGCAGTTGACCCCGCCGATGGTGACCTGGTGACCATCACCAATATACTGGACCCATTCATGTACCGCGGAAGACCACGAAGGACTCCGTTTATCATGGTTCCCATCGATGGCGTACACATGGACCCGTTCATCGTAGAGCCGGTCCATCTGCTTCCGGAAGAACCGGATCATCTGGGGACCGGGCTCCACGGTGTCGAAGATGTCGCCAACGAGGACCAACGGGAGCATGTTCTCAATGGCGACATCGATGAGCGCCGCGAAGGCGAGCTCGGCGTCCCCGGTGATGTTGACCTGGGGTCGCCAGATCAACGGGGTCAGATGAATGTCGCCAGCAGCTATGAACGCCGGGTCAGAGGTCGGCGGCATAGATGGCGAGACAGTTCCTGAGCTGGACGGCCTGCACGGCGAGCTCTTCGAGCTCCGCCATGTGCTCCGTCAACGTCAGCTTCGAGGGGCCGAGACGATCGACGACGAACGAGGACCTCAGACCCGCCAACCGGGGGACCACGCGGTCCGCCAGCCTGGCGAGGCCGTCGCACTGCGCCGCGACGCTTTCCGGGGCCGTAGGCTCGAGTTCCTTGGCTGAAGCCTCGGAGAGCAGGGTGAGACCCGATCGGGTCACCTTGGGCATCCCTGAGGCTGCCAGGACCCCATCCCGCGGATACGGGACCATCGGGGAGCCGCCCTGTCGCTGAACCGGGATGTCGCGGTTCCGGCTGACGAGCTCAGCGGCTACTCCGGAGTCCATATGGGGCCGAGGAACACCGGCGCCCTTCACGAAGGCTTCGCGGGTCTCCTGATCGACGATCGGCGGGGTCGACGGTACCGGACTCTTGCGGACCCGGACACGACCAATAGACTTTTTCATGTGATCTCCTATACGGTGAATGTGGTGAATAGAGCTGGGGTTTCAAGTATCTCTATATCCCAGGTATCTGGGGTCTGAGATACATCCTCTCGGTTTACGACAGAGACTACGTAGGTATCTTTTCTCTGCTGTAACCCGAGAGGATGAGTTTATCTAGGTATAGTAGGTACCTCGATAACCGAAGAGAAAAAAGACCTAGGCGTAAGCCACTCTCGTGTAAACCGAGAGGATCATTTAGCCTTGGTTGTCTGTTTGGACTCATCCTTGTTCTGACTCTGTATCCGGGTCCACGACTTCCCGGCTGGCTTGTAGTCGTAGAACCGCTCGATGTAGTCCCGGAACAAGGTGTGCCCGCGGTACTGCCAGGGGTGCCGAAGCTTGGCCCACCAGGTCGGCAGGAGTTGGTCCCTGGCGACGTAGTCCTTGTCGACGATCCCGATGGTTTCACTGTGCCCCGTTGTAGGGTCTAAACGGACATTCACCTGCCCGGCGGTGTCCTGGGTATCCCGGACCTCGCGGTGTGACCAGAACAGGCCGAGGAGCTGGTAGGAGAGCTGGCCACCGAACTCGTCGTGCTTGGCGTCTTCGTCGTCCAGGAAGGCCACGCTGGCGTCCCAGTTCAGCGTGTAGGCCAGCAGCTTGTACCGGCTCCCGGCTCCCTTGAACCGGGTCACGCAGCGGGGATGCACATCGATGTCCCACTTCACGAACCAGGTCGACCGGAAGCACAGCCAGGGGACCTCAGGGATCTCAGCTAGGGCTTGGATCAGCTCGGTCTGGCGGCGATGCCAGCAGGTCGGGCATAGCGGGTGCCCGCAGTACTGGTGCCCCTTGAGGTCGTTGGCCCGAAGCCCGGGGGTCATGAACTTCATGCCGCGGCACGGTTTCGGGGTCCATGAGTTAAACATGATCTGCAGCTTGGTCAGCAGACCATACATCCGTTGGTAATCGAAATTGGGGTCGTTCAGGGTGTGCGGAAAGAAGATACCCTGGTACCACCGGAACAGCCCGAACTCATCACGCAGTTCCATGTATCCTTTCTAAAGGCAGCCCGCGGGGGTCACCCGCGGGCCTAGGTTGTTGGACCATCAGCAGCCTCTATGTCGTGAGCGCCGGGTCTAGTCCGGTCAGCGGTACCTGTGGTTCAGCCACGGGATAACGACGAAGAATATGAACGCGGAGACACCACCGATGATCAGCATGGGGACTACGAGCCCCAGGATGAACTTGATGATGCTACCGAGGACACCGATTACGAGGATCAGGAGGCCGAGATAGACCAGACCCTGAGCGGCGGAATCCAGGTTCGTTTCCTGGGTCCGTTTAGGAGCGCGACGGAGCATGAAGAGTTACCTTCATCGGTCCAATGGTCCCCAGGACTGGGACCGACAGAACGTGTCCTGGGGCTCCACGGCAGGTACCGTGAAATTGTTCGCGCGGACACCATCCTTGCAAAACAGGGGTGGAGTCGCTACGAACTAGTGATGCGTGAAGTCACCAAGGTGTCACCGGAGCAGCTCGCTGCTCTGGAAGGCGCCCTGATCAAGTTGAAGCGGGACCTCGTTGCGGGTCGCCAGGACTCCCTGGTCAAACTGCTCCCGCTGATCTTCAGGCTACGGTCGAAACCGTACAGCCTGGATTGGTCTCACTTCATGTTTGAACCGTTCTTCAAGATCCGAGAAGTCAGTAGACGGCTTCTCCTGCTCTGTGGACGCCAGGTATCGAAGTCGACCTCCCAAGCTGCTGCCCAGATCTTGCGGGCCCGGATCCAGCCGAACTACAACATCCTGACCGTGATGCCGTTGTACGAGCAGGTCAGGAAGTTCAGCCAGAACTACGTCAGACCGTTCATCGCGATGAGCCCCATCAAGGAGCACATCATCGGTGAGCTCACCATGGACTCCGTGCTGCAGCGCAACATCGGGGACGGGAGCTCGTTGTACTACGGGTACAGCTCTGGCGATCCAACCCGCCTGCGTGGTACCCCAGCCGACGAACTGGACTGCGATGAGGTCCAGGACATGGATCACTCCGATCTCCCCATCGTGGAGCAAAGCTTGGCGGCGTCGCCGTTCAAGCTGGTCCGGCTCACGGGGACCCCGAAGACCTTCGATAACACTGCCCACCTGTTCTGGGAGGACAGCTCGCAGGCCCACTGGCATATCCCCTGCATCTGCGGTCACCTGAACCGGTGCTGCACCGACGCCGATCTCCTCAAGATGGTCGGCGACGGGAAACGGAATGACGGCTCCCATCGAACCCTGATCTGCACGAAGTGTGGCCGCCAGGCCAACAGCCGAGCCGGGTTCTATGTCCACGACTACCCGGAACGGCAGCGAAGCTTCGCGGGGTACCATGTCCCCCAGGTCATCCTGCCGATGCACTACGAGTCCCCGAAGGACTGGGAAATCATCCTGGATGTCCGCCGGGACAAACCGCAATACATCTACTACAACGAGGTCCTCGGGGAGAGCTTCGACGTCGGTGCCAAGCTGCTCACCCAGGATCAACTCGTCGCCGCAGCAACGGTGAAGCCGTGTGAACCTGAGAACATGCCGGTGTCGGAGTACATCCAGGTCGCCCTGGGAATCGACTGGGGTGGTCGCGGTAAAGAGAAGGCTTCGGATACCGACGACTTCATCTCGAACACCGCGATGGCGCTGGCTGGGCTCCGTGGCGACGGCTCCATCGACATCAAGTGGCTCCACAAGGTGCCCTACGAGATCGATCAGTCCCAGGAGACCGAGATGGCGGTCCGTGTCGGTGCGATGTCGAAGGCGAACTGGATCGCCTTGGACTACGGCGGCCAAGGCAACGTCCAGGAAGGTCAGATCCGGGCCCACGGCTGGCCCGAGACCAGGATCGTCCCGTTCACCTACAACGTCCTCGGGGTCACGAAGCCGATCGTGTTTTACAACCGGGCCCTCGTCGTTGGTGCCAGGTCGAGTTACACCCTGGACAAGCCGCGCTCCCTGTTGCTCCTGTTCGAGCTCATCAAACGCGGCATGGTTCGGCTCCCGGACTCCGAGCGGTACCTCAAGGATCACCTCAGGGATCTCCTCAACGTCTACGAGGAAGCCATCGAGAACCCCAGGGGGTCCCCGACTCGACTCGTGAAGCGGATGTCGCGTCGCAGCGACGACATCCTGCACGCCATCAACTTCGCCTGCATGGCGCTGTTCCACTCCGCGCAGGCCTGGCCGGCGGTGACCAAGGCGTTCATCGCCGACGAGGTCCTGCCGCGGAAGTAGGGCTGCGTTCAGGTCTTTTTGACCGCAGGAGCCTCTTCAGTGTCGTCCACGGGTTTCTCGATGTCGAACCCGCTCTCGCTTTCAGCGACGGTTTCGAATCGTGCGAGTCTGAACTTGCCGAAGTGCTGTCGGAACGTCCCGAGCCCGATGATACCTCCTTTGATGAAACAGTCGCGCAAAGTCTGGTACGGGCAGTAGGGGTTCTCGGTGTACGTGATCGTACCGGCAATACTCCATGGGAGCTCGATCAGCGGGCGTGACTTCGGGTTCGGAACACCCTTGTTCAACCTGGCGACGTGCTTCACCACGCGAACCTTGTCGTTGAAATCGGCAAACGTGATGGGGCCCTTTTCGTCGCATATCGGGATCTCGAACGGCTCGATCGTGCAGAACGTCGTGATGCCTAATGCGACCTCTCTGCCATTTTTACCAAGAAACAGTTTGCAAACTGATTTAGTATTTTCGGCCACCAGCATCGAAAACAGGTTGATCGTTGGGATCGTCAAATGGCGATGCTCGTCCAGGTACATCTTCTCGTCGTCCGGGAGCTTGGTCTTGTTGTCCCCGGGGTACCGGTCGAACATCAAAGGGCGAGTGCCCACCAGGTGAAATTGGATCGTAAGGTTTTTTGACATGATAGTTCTCCTGGATCTCCTTGAGATCCTCAGGGGTCAGGTTGAACCATTCCCCGGTTTGTTTATGTGGTAACGCCTTTCGATGCCAGTAACGTCGATGCAACTCACGCTCCAGCACGTCAGGCTCATTGCTCTGTATCGTTAGTACCAAGGTTAACTGAATCGGGTTTCCGACTTGGCAACCCCATTGCCGTACAATCGGACGATCACTCGTGTAACCAATTTTGAACGCGGTTCCGTCAGTCAGAACGTACACATAGCCGTTCATTAAGCCTCTCATTCTTATGCGTATTGGTCCGCCGACCGTTTCTTTTCGTAAAAAGAAACCCTCGCCAAGCCTTGCCATGCCAGGCCCTGCCACGCCTCGCCCCGCATCGCCCTGCCATGCCAGGCCTAGCCTTGCCATGCCGCGGATGTGGTACGTATGAGTTCGTCAACCCCAGCGCTTCGTAAAGAGCTGGCCTTGCCCTGCCCTGCCATGCCGCGCCCCGCCACGCCTCGCCCCGCCCCGCCCCGCCACACCCCGTTCGGCGATATAGGAGTACCTAATTACTTGAACTTATCGGCGAACTCCTCCTCGGTCTGACGCCGAAAACCGCCCTTACCATCGGACACATTTCGGACAACAGCGAACCCGCTTTGTCGGATGTACTCCACGATTTTCTGTTCGTCGGTGTGCCCGAGCAGCTTGGCCACGCGGGCTACTTTCGCGAGGTTTATCCCGTGTGTCGTAGCGATGTGGACAAGCTGTTTGTGGACATCAGCCGCCATCTGCGGCCCCGATGTCTTCGCGGTTGATCTTGGCTTCGACGGTGAACGTCGCCACGCTCTGCAGCAGGTACAGCTTGGAGCCGCTCGGTGAGGTCGTCAGGCGCTTCTCGATGAACTCGACGGCCTCCTCCGCCGACTTGTGCCGGGTCATAGTGTATAAGCCCGAATCGGTTTTGACGAGATCGGACACATAGAACTGAGCTGGATCAGGCATCTGGCCTCCTTAGTACGTGTAGTAACGCCAGATCCCGCTACGCATGTAACGGAACTGGCTGGTGCTGGAGAAACCGCCGTTGCGGTAGAACGCGGAGCGCGTGATCCGTCGTGGCGTCATACGCCACCTAGGGAACGGTCACAGACCGCGCACCTCCGGATGTCCATCGGATACCCCGGTATGTCGACGATGAATCGCCGCTTCGTGTCGCAACAGCAGGCCCCCGTTGACTTGAAGGCAGCCACGGCGTCCAGGAAGTCCTGCTTGGGAACCTGGATCAGGTCGGAGGCCCAGACCATGTCAGGGCCTCCGCTGGTGACGACTTCAACCGTGGCGGTCTCCTCAGCCACCGGGACGGCTATCCGGGTAGAACTTCGGGAGGAACTTCAGAACCGTGGCCCACTTGCCACCGTAGACCAGGCAGAGCCGCCGCGCCATCGTCACGGACAGCGGGTGCGCCTTGAACGCGGCGAGCTTCTCCGGAGGGAAGCCACCGTTGGCAATCACGGGGTCCGGGTCACCGAGGAACTGGAGGAGATCCAGGCTGATGCCCTTGCGGTCCTCGGAGGTCGTCGAGATCGTCGTGGGCCGCTTAGTGATGGCCTCCGTAGCGGCGTCGATGTGATCCGCGGCCTTGTAGTCGGTGTGGGCCTGGGAGGCCTCGTAGGCCAGGACGCGGTCATCGATGATGACCCAGCCGAATGAACCGTCACCCCTGGGCACCTTGCGGGCCAAGCAGGGGATCTCTTGCCCGTCGGGCATAATCATCTTGGCGGTGCCGTAGCGACCGCTGAGGGTATCCGTTTCGTCCATGGGGTCCTCCTAGGAGTGGATCTCGGTACGGAGCAGCTTGATCTCCTTAACGATGGCCTGGTGCCAGAGCAGGTCCCACTTCAGCTCGGGGTACTGCTCGAACGGGTAGCCGCCTTCGGTTCCACCACCTAGCGATACCCCGGTGATGCCTGATGACATGAACGCTGCGATGAGGTCGTGGAGCTTCTCGATCTCCTCCTGAGCAGGCGCCTTCTTCTGCTTGATCATGTCCAGAACTCCGGTGTAAATCGGATTGGTCTTCCCGAAGTCTGGTGCGAACAACACAATGTTTTTGAGCCGCCTGAGCCACTCGCCACCGTCGTTCATGCGGAGCTCGACGAGCGACTCGTAGGCCCCGCTGTCCTTGAACTGAGCGTACTCCGCGAGCGCGTTCCTGTACTTCTCGCGCTCAGCTTCGATCTCCTCGGTGAGGCTTGGGACCTTGTTACCGAACATGCCGCGTTCCCAGATATCACCAGCCGCTTTCCACAGGTTCGGGAGAACGTGGAGATAACTGGTGACTTTGTCGTTATCGTTGTGGTCACTGACGTCGTCGACGTAGCCGTAGCTACCCATGAGCCCAGGTACCGGCATCGACACCGGGTACCGGTACTCGGGGTGGTTCACGCTACGTTGCATCTTGATGACGAGGACGTCCGTGTTGCACGGGATCGGAACCCCGCTGATCGAGCAACGGATCGAGAAATCGCCCATGGTTATTCCTTTATACCGAAGACGTGGTGCATCAGAAACGGGATCAAACACCTGAACTGACTGGCCACCAGGAATCCCCAGCATCCAGACGCGATGTACGACCACGGCGGCCTGGCGTAGTGAGCGATGAGCACGGATCCGCCGAGAAGCACGACGAGAAGGATCGCGGCAGTGCTGAACGCTGCCAACATGATGCGAGTGGACTCCTTCATCCGTCGACGACCCTGATATCGCTGTCGCTGGGGGTCCCCTTGCCAACAGAGATCCAGCCGATCCCGACCCACTCCATGAAGTGGCCGTTGGGGAGCCAGACCCGCCTCGGCAGTTTCTTCGAGTTGCAGAACGCGAGCCGCTTGAGCTCCGAGAACGTGATCGTCTTGGGATCCGGCTTCGGCTTCTGCACGTATCTGGCCTTGTTGTGCTTCGTGATATAGCGGACCCCCAGGCTGGAGTAGATCCCTGGGGTGCTGGGATCTTTGATCTCTTTGACTCGGGCTCGCACGGCGTCGTACGACTTGAAGGACTCATTACGCCTGAACGAGGTATCGATGCCGGTCTGCCAGTACGAGATCACCCAGGAGTTGATCCGGAACTTGAAGTCCTGGTTGATCATGAACGGCTTTTTGGTGTCCTTGAAATAGGTCATATCAGTACTCGCCTTCAGCGCTGTACTTGAACTCGTCACCGCGGTCATCGCCGATGGGGTTCTCGAACCCATGCTTCAGCGCGGTGGCCTTGAGGAACGGGAGCCCGTACTGGGCGTACATGTCCTCGGGGCACTTCTCGAGCCCCTCTTCCAGGACCCAATTCCACATCGCGACGACCTCGACCATCAGGCTGGCCGAGATCCCACGCTTGTTGAGCGCCTTCTCGAAGGCGAACTCGAGATCGCGCTTCAGGCGCTCCAGAACGGCTTCGCGGGTCAGGGGAACCGCGGCGTGCTTCCCGACGTACTCGGGTTTCAGTTCGAGCTTGAGCTTGGGTAGATCGGCTTCTGGGATGAAGTCCATGAGCCTGTAAAGGTCACGGCCGTCGAGGGCCTCGGACTGGTACCCCATGATCTGTTCGAGTGTTTTCATGGTTACTCCGCTTTTATAGTTGCGAGATCGGTGATCTCGATAACGGTGTCATCGATGATCCAGCCGCGCGTCTTGACGACGTACTGCCTCTGTACCTTGGCGTGCGTGAACTCAGCTGGTTCCGAGTTGTTGGCCTCCAGCTTCTGGAGGGCAGCCGCTTCACTCCAGCCGATGCGCGTGGCCCGCTGTTTTTCAACGAGAACGGTCTTCATGTTACCGTCGACGTAGAACGTGAGCTCGTAGCGTTTCGTCGCCGTGGTCTCGTCGTCCTCGTAGTCCCGGCTGTAGGACACCGAGATGCCCTTACTGACCAGCGCCCCAACGAAAGACTTCGTCACGGCGAACTCAGCGACCACCCAGGCTATAAGGGCCGCTATGAGCAGGACCCCGCCGATTATCTTGAGCCTGTCGTGCTGCTCGTAGGTCATAATTCCTTTCAATGCGACCCAGCCAGCTGTTTCCAGCTAGCTGGGTCTTGTTCAGGCCACGTGGTGCGCGGCCTCCTTGCCGGTTCTCCGGTGAACGTGGTATTCCCGGAGCAGATCCGTGATCCGTTTGGCGCGCCAGTGGGCGTGCGCCATGATCGGGCCGACCTTGAAGACCTCGTGATGCGGCTGCCTCAGGGTCTCCTTGGCCAGGACTTGGTGACCGGCGAGCTCCTTGATCTGGTCGCGAAGCGCGATGCGCTTGGCGTGGAACGCGGCGCGCTCCTCTTCGGTGAACTGGCGGTAGAAGTCGACGGTGTCGGCGGTGTTGGTGGGCATACAGACTCCATGTTGGGTGGTTGGGTTACGTCGGGCATCCAGGTGTCTCGGAGGGCCTCTAGCCAGGTATGGGGTCACTGGGACCCCCAGAGCTGGTAGTGCCTCAGGGCGCGACGCTGCGACGCCGTCAGTGGCGCCGTAGCAACGGAGGTCCTGGTGTCGCCGAGGTCGGGTTCCCGGAACACGACATAGGTGATCCCAACGAGATCGAGGTACTTGACGAGCTCATCGATCGCGGCTTCATCGGGAAGCGCGCAAACCACAACGCTGAGTTGATCAGGGAGATCTGTAAACCTGGCCCCAGCCGTGTGAGCGGCATGGACGGCCTGAACGAGTTGCTGGGGGACCGATAAGTCGGTTCTGACCCAAACGAAGAAGTGAGTTAGCTACTGGCGCATGGTTCCCTTTCTATGGGTTCCTGTTGATTGAGCAAGGTACTGCGTCCGGCGGGGATCGAACCCGCGACTGGCCGGTTTTAGAAACCGCTCCTCTGCCACTGAGGTACGGACGCCTGGGGCTACCGGTTCGTCGTGGCCTGAGCTTCTCGCCGGAGCTGTTCGAACACACCATCGACCTCTGCGGCTGCGTCGGCATCGAGATACCGGATCTTGCGCGTTATGTGCCCCGGCATCTTTTCGACGACGTCAGAATCCAGTCCTTCGACGCGCGTGACATCGGTCTCCACGTAGTCCTCGTCGATCGGATCAACATACGAGCTTATGTTGGCGTCCCAGAAGTACCGCTTGATCCATTCCAGTTCGCGATCGTCTGGGATCTCCATGAGATATTTTTGCTCCCTGACTTCGCGCAGGACGACCTCGACGACACGGGTCATAGGAATCCTCTGATCTCGGGGTCGCAGAAGATCGCTTCTGGGGCCCAGTTGCGGAGATAGAGCCCTTCGAGCGTCTTGGTTCGGCTCAGGGCAACATACGCGAGTCCGTGGCGGCTCTCCTTATCGGGGAACGCCAGTAAGGACTCCAGGTCGACTTGTGCGGCTTGCACCGTCATGCCCTGGCTCTTATGGATCGTGATCCCGTAACCGAGACGCAGCGGGAACCCGGTGATGACGTCCTGGACGCGGTCCAGGGCATCCTTCTTCTCCCGCTCCAGGGTCCTGACGAGGACCACGGGGCCCCGGTCCAGCTTGATCTGGAGAGCCTCGATCCGAAACGGAGTCTCGTTCTTCGCGAAGGCCTCCAGCGCGGACTGCAGGGATCTGCCGTCCTGGCAGGATCCCCCGATGAGGTCCCCGGTGTCACCGTTGACGTAAGACTTGAACTCGGGTTCGTTGTAGGTGCAGACGACGCGGCACCCCAGCGCGAAGGGTTCCCCGTGAGCGAAGTTCGTGGCTTCGATGGCGTCCAGCTTGTAGCCCTCGTCCCGCGGCTTATCGGCCTGCTTCTTGGGATCCCGGGCATCGTGGTATGTCGCGAAGAGCCGGAACGCCGTGGCGCCACCGAGGGCGACGAGCCTCCACAGGTTGGCCTGGTTGAAGGCGTCAGCTTTCGCGTTGGTCGCGAAGGCCCGGATGACGTGGCTGCCCTCCGGCGGCTTCAAACCGACACGCGACTTGAACAGGGCTTCCGTGGCTTCGGAGATATGCCCGAGCCTGACATCGTTCAGGGCCTCCAGGTAGGGGCCCTCGCTCTGCCGGTGGCACTCCGTCAACTTGATGAGGTCGTAGTCCGCCATCATCTTGGAGTTCGTGATCCAGTCATCCTTGACCGGACGGGCCTGGGCCCAGTCACCGACGAGAAGGAGCCGCTTTTTGTGGGCCACGGCGATCTCGTAGATCAGATTGGCCATCCTTTTCCCGATCATGGAGGCCTCGTCGATGATGATGAGATCCGCGGCTTCCCTCATCACGTACGTCAGGAAGTCCTCGTTCCAGACCCGGTAGTTGTCCCGGTTGAAACAGAACAGGGAGTCCACGGTGCAGCCGTCGATGTGCATCGCGGCTTTGCCAGTCGTCGCGGCGATCGTGCAGGGCACCGTTTCGCGGAGATGGTTGATGATCGTGGATTTCCCACAACCAGCTGGACCCGTCAGGATGGAGACCCGACCCTGTGGAGCCAGGACGCGCTTCGCGGCTTCATCCTGACCTGGAGACAAGGTGACCCCGTCTCCCGGCTTCTGCGCCGGCGGCTTGGGGTCCGGTGCGAAGAGGTCTTTCATGAAGCCGTCACCCTGGGGAACTTTTTGTCAGCGAAGATGTCGCAGCAGTCCCACTCCCAGTCTTTGGTCGGGGTCTTCATGGCGTTCGCCAGGATCTCGGCGGCCTCACGCCACCACATCGAGCGGAGTTCCGGCGACGCGAACTCGTAACTCGACTTGATGTCGTCGAGCTCAGCGATCAACGACTTCTCAGACTTCGGGATCGTTTCGAGCAGCTTGTCGATCACGGCGGATAAATCACGCATGGTATCCTCTCTGTGTGATAGGTAAAAAATAAAGCATTACCGAGTAAAGCAACGCGACCTCATAACTACCCGAACCAACGCCCTGCAGTGGTGTATGCAGGTGTGGTCGGGTAGTTATGAGGTTTTTAGTGCGGCCGATGCGCTCGGCTAAGCGGCAGTGTCAGTCCTGCTTGGGCTCCGCCGCGGCGGCCTCCTTCTTCTTGATGTCGTCGAGGTAGGCCGTGAGCAGCTGTTCGGCCTGCTCCAGGGTGACCTCGCCCTTGTCCAGCATGTCCCGGATGGCGTGGACGTCGTCGCCATCGGGGGCGACGTCTTCGAAGTGCTTCAGGGTGCCCAGGAACTGTTCCCTCTCCTGTTGGGCCTGAGCGGCGGCCTCGTCGATGACCGCCTTGCGGTCCATCATGGCCTTGTGCTCCTTCTTGATCGCCGTCACGGCATCATCCGCAGTCACGGCACCGCGGGTGGTCAGGTCACGCAGCGACCTGAGTTCGTGGCCCTCGGGGAGGTACTTCTCCACCCAGACGAGGTTCTCCTCGAGCTGTTCGGTGGTGACCCCCACGACGACCTCCTCGGGTTCGGTCTGGTTGCCGGCCGCCACGATGGTCAGGGCGGTCGACGTCGCCAGGGCGCGCTCGTGCTCGTTGACGGCCTCCACGGCCTTCTTGAGCTCGATGTAGGCGTCGCGCCAGATGCAGCCGTAGACCCACTTGTGGTAGGTCCCGAACTCGGGGATCTCCCCGATGTCCTCGGGCAGCGCCACGGTCTCGCCCGGGGTCCGCAGCGCCGAGCAGGCCTCCAGGACCTTCTGGGCCCAGCGCCCGTAGGTGATCAGGCTGCGGATCACGGCGTCAGCCTTGGCGATGGCCTCCATGGCCGCCTTCACGGGGGTCACCGTGTACGGCAAGCCGTCCTCGCCGCGGTACCACTTGTTGGGCAGCGCGGTCGCCGTGATCACGGCGATCTTCTGCTTGCCCTGCTGGTGTTCGCAGCCCAGGCCCTGCATGACCAGCTTGATGGTCGCGTTCGCCAGGATCTTGGCGACGACGCCGTGGGGCGCCAGGGTGGGGTCCCGGCGCTTCGCGTCGGCGTAGGCCTCGACCTGCTCCCTGAGGGCGGAGACGCCGAAGTACAGGACCGAACGGTCCAGTCGCTTCGCGACTTCCCCGGGGGTCATATCCGGAACGATTTTGTCGAAGAACAAGGTGTAGTCCCGTTCGACGGGGCCCCCGCGGCCCTCCTGGTTGCCCTTGCGGGTCTCGTGGTGGCGGGGCGTGTTGTGGTGCTGGCTCTTGGCCATGGGTACTCCTGCTGGATATATCCGTCCAGCTAGCGGGGATGGGTTCAACCTAGACGCCTTCGACGACCTCATCTCGCCAGGTGGCGAGGGCTTCGAGATCGACGAGAGGAAACGAGCTGCGATCCTGTTCGGGAACCGCGGCGTAGAGCTTGGTGACTTTGTCGAGGAGATCCTCGACGTGATCATGGCCGAGCAGGATCCACCTGCGATCAAGCCGCATTAGGGGTTCGATGAGCCCCAGTGCGGCGACCAGCCGGCGTATCGCGCCGTGCTCGGTCTCTTCGATCTTCTCCAACGACCCGACGCGCTCCAGGCGCTCCAGGGTCTCCCGGATCGTCCGGCACAGATAGCCGGAAATCATACCTGCAGATGACTTCAGAACGGACCACGCCGACACGGTCCGCTCCGGGCGGATCTCGATGTCGCCCTGGATCGTGTTGCCCTCGATGGCTTCCACGGCATCCATGGCTGCCGGCAACGGGATCTTCCCAGGAACCAGGAGCAGCCGGAACTCGGTCTGCCGTTTCTCGGTGATGATCCCGCGATGCGAGTGCATCGCGTGGAACATCTCCGTGATCCGGTCCGCGTCGGGGATCAAGCAGGACTCCGGACGAGCTCGGGTTCCGCAGCCTCGGCGACGACCACCTGGATGGTGGCACGCCTGTTATCGGCTTCGATCACAGCGATGGCGCCCTCGACCTGCTCGAGTTCAGCCTCGAGTAAGGTGACGTCGTCGGGCATCGCGCAGATCATCTGGCCGAGCTGATCCCGGCGCAGTTCAAGTTCGTTAAGTTTATGATGCATGTGTTCTCCAGTGGTTCGGGGCCCACCAGGATGCCATGTCCTGGTGGGCCAACAGTTGATCTAGCGGTGCCGGCCTTCCGCTTCGAGCTGATCTTCGACCCAACGGTTCAGCTTCCGGAACACGGCCCTGGGGACGTGTTTCCAGCCGACCCCGAGCTCCGTGGAACCCCTGGGGGTCCAGATCCGGAGACACTTGCCGCCGTTGGTGTGGGTCATGGAGCCCTTGAGGAACTCGACGACCTCATCGATGTCACGAATCGACGAGTTGTTGGTGATTACAGGGATTTTGGGTCCCTTCTTCACCACCGCTGCAGCGGCTTGGGCCACAACTGCCACCGGCCTGGCCTGAGGCACCGGCGGCAATGCCGGTGGATCGGGCTCCTGCGGCGTCACGATCTCCTCGGGGCCCTTGCTCTCGGGCTCCTTGTTCCCCAGCGTTCGCAGCGCGGCGACGTCCTTGAGGAACGAGGCCTCATCGGGGAACTTGTCGATGCCGAGGCACTGGATGCCGCGCAGGGCCTCCCAGAGCCCGCGGATCGGTGCCGCCACGAACGGCTTCTGGGTCGACGCCTTGACCCACAGCGAGGTCAGCCGGCGGTCCTGCATCTTGCAGGCCTTGTATGAGATCCCGAGAACCTCGGCGAGCCCGAGGTTGGAGAGGAGCTCTTCACCGTTGTCGCGGCGCCGCACCACCAGTTTGCGGTCCAGGGACTCGCTTACGATGTCGACGTCCACCGGTGGAATACCGGTCTTCTTCGGGGACTGCGACTTGGTGACCCGACGGGGCTTCGGCAGCCGGTCGACCTTCTGCGGCTGCACGGGGTGCGCCGGAGCCGGAACCGGTTGCTGGGCCGCCTCGGGGGCCCCGGCGATGATCTTGATCCCGGCATCCGAGAGGACCTTGAAGATCGTCCCCAGGGCCCCGACGTGGGCCGCGTTGAGGGGATCCACCGAGAACTGGTACCTGAACGTCACTTGGACCTCCCGGCCTCGTGGGCCTGGTTGCTGAGTTGGCGGGACGCGATCGTGGCCCCCAGGGCGAGGCCGATGCCGAGCCCCAGGATGCCCGAGATCAGGGCGATGTGGAGGCACTTCACTTCTTGGCCTCCTTGCGCTGCTGATATCGCTGCCCCTCGCCGTTCACGACTTCGAAGACGCCGTCTTTATCGGGTGGGCTCATGTAGTCGATCTGACCTGTAGTCCAACGGACCACAGCCTTGCCACCTTCGACGGTCCATTTACCTGGCACTCGCTGCCATGGAGTCGTAGCAGATCCATCTGCTAGAAGTTCCAGCTTGATCTTGCCCTCATACTTACCGACGAAGACCGACTTTCCGGCGCCGTCGCCGAGGAGATCATCTTTGGCTGGTGCGGGGAGCGGTTCCCCGGCTTGCGCTTTCTCGATGAGTGCGCGGATCGCGAGGGCTTCATCGAGCTTGTTGGCCTTGGTCGCCTTGGCCTGCTCGGCCTCCAGCGACTTGACCAAGGCGGCGCGGGCCGAGGTCTCAGCGGTGTTGTAGGATCCCAAGGCGCGCTGGGCGCCGATGGGGAGCTCGGGCTCAGCGGCGCTGAGCAGGACCGAGGCGATAGCCAGTAACACGTGCAGCCACATAGTGGCTCCTTTCGTCTGTGAAAACGACGACGCCGTGGGATCACCACGGCGTCGTCTGCTTTCCGTTGTTGATGAGATCAGGAAACCGGGTCCGCCCCGGGATCCTCGGCGGCATCGGCCGCCTTCTTCGCCCAGGGGTCCCAGGCGTCGATCGCCTGGACCAGACCTGCGGGGCCCTGCTCCAGCATCGGGATCGTATCCCAGATCCTGTCGCTGAACCCGCCGAGCTGGATGACCCGCTTGTTCTCCGGGGCCGCCAGGGTGGACCCGTCGCCATGCAGGTTCCACACGTAGAGGTGGTTCTTGGGGTTCCTGTTCAGCCAGTTCGTGGCCGCAGTCTCGTCCCCGTACCAGCTCTGCATGTCGGACATCACGAAGATGCGCCTGAACTGCGCCAGATCGATGAGCCCGAAGATCGAGCTCATGTTGGTGCCGTGCCCGACGTCACCGATCTTGCCGAGGACCCCTGCGACGACGTCCACCACCGGGCGGGCCGCGGGGCCCGTGGTGATGTACTTCGAGGTGTCCGCGAAGATCGCCATGTCGCACTTCGGGTTCTGGCGGCGCACCGTGGCCCCCATGACCGCCGCTGCCTCGACGCAGCGGACCGACGACTTCTGGGACACCGTGGACTCCATGGACCCCGAGGTGTCGATGACGACCAAGGAGTCGCCCTCGAACTTAGGAACCGTGGTTGTCGAGGCGTCCAGGGCCACCGAGAGGGCCTCGTGGATCTCGCGGATCTGGGCCCTGGTCAGACCTTCGGCACCTTCAGTGGTCTCGAAGAGCCGGTAGGCCGTGAACAGGCGGAACGGGAACACCCGGGCCTTGCGCATCCGTTCCGTGTCACGGATGACCTCCAGGGCCGCTGCGAGGTGATCCGGGGCGTCCTTGGCGATGTTGCGGAGGTTCCGCATCGTGGCCATGTAGCCCAGCTTGCCGGTGCGGAGCAGGTCGCCCCAGACCTTGGTACGAGCCGCGGCATCGCCGGCGCCGGAGATCCCGACCTCCCAGGTCTCCGCCGGGGGCAGGGTGCCCTTGCAGAGCTGGGTGACCAGGTCGCCCTTGGCGTGGACCAAGCGGGCCACGTCGATCAGCTTGACGGCGCGGCCACCGCCGCGGTACTTCGCCAGGGCGTACCCGGTGAGCTGGGCGAAGCGGTCCGCGAAGCCGCGCTTCAGCGCGTTCGGCACCGCCGTCTTGCCCTTCCCGGTGTGGCCCTTCAGCATCCAGTACGCCCCCAACACTTCGCACATATCGTCGGGGCGCAGGACGACGCGCTGGTAGAACTTCCTGAGCCAAGGCTGGCCGTGGCCCAAGACCGCGATGCAGGCCGTCACGAAGTGGCTCGTGGTCCTCATGCCCATGACGTCGCGGGCATAGATCGCCGCCTTGGCGACCCACTGGAGATCGGGGACCTTCTGGACGGCGTCCAGGAGACCCTTGAGCTGGGCGGCCTCGTCCCGGTAGTGGTCACCGGAGGCGAAGCTCGACACGAGCTGGATGGCCAGCGACGTCTTCGGGTCGTTGGCGTAGGCGCGGCCTCCGGCCGCGTTCGTGGTATCAGCGGCGCGAACCGCACCGGCGGCGAGCGCCGGATTTGTTGCGAACCTGCCCATAGGGCTCCCTTCGAAAAAGAAACCCGACGGGGTTACCGTCGGGCTTCGGGTGAAAAGCTGGAGAATAATCGCACCGGTGGTTTCGTATGGCTGAAGTAACCGGGGCACCGCTACCAGCGAGGAGAAAGGTCGAGAATAGCCGCCACGGTGGTTGTTTCTTTATGAGAGAAGTAACCGTGACGCCGCTGCGACCGAGAGACAAGGTGGAGAATATAAGCCGCGTGTTTTACGCTCTACCGCTGAGCTACCAGGGGATCTGGCCCCCTGGGGTAGGAGTCGAACCTACCGACCTTTTCTTTAGTATAGAAGTAACGCGACCACCGCTGCCACCGAAGAACAAGGGCGAGAATACTGCCTAGAGGCTTTTGGGTCCGCTGTGCTGCCGTTACACTAAGGTCTATGACCTTCCGGAGTCGAACCGGTCCAGCAGATTGGATAGAAGTAACTCTAGAACCGCTGCGCCCGAAATTGAAAAGGCAGAGAATATAGATCGAGGTGTTTTTACGCTCTACCGTTGAGCTACAGAGCCGAAGCCCTGCTGGGAGTCGAACCCAGGTCTTTTCTTTATCAGAGAAGTAACCCCAATCACCGCTACTGCCGAAGCTAAAAGCCGGAGAATAAAGATCAGGTGTTTAGCGCTCTGCCACTGAGCTACAGGGTTGCCCCTGGTTGGACTCGAACCAACGACCTCTTCTTTACTAAAGAAGTAACCCGATCACCGCTGCCGGCGAAGTTGTCAACGAGGCGAGAATGAAGCCAGGGTGTGTTTCGTTCCAAGAAGTAACCCTGACGCCGCTGCGCCTCTAAGTGGTTGCGGGGGATGGAGTCGAACCATCTAAGCTGGCTTATGAGACCAGCCGACCTCTGAGGCTCCCCGCCATAACCATGGTATTGCGTTTAGTTGTCAACGACGGAACACTAATGACAGATCTCAGACTTGCAATAGCCGCCTTGGGACGGTCCGCGGGCCACCGCGGGGGCATTAGCACCCGGTCCATCCGGGTGCCCCTCTGCAGGGAAAGATGAGAAAGAGCTCAGATCACGGCACTAGTGCCGCGGCGACGGCGTCGTCTCCTTGGGGGCCTCTTTGACCACGGGCTTGGCCGGCTTGACGACCGGCTTGGCCACCGTGGCCACCGGCTTCGGCGCCGTCATGACCTCGCGCTCCGGGCGCAGGTCGACGAACGCCGGGACCAGCAGCACGGCCACGGCGATGAGCAGGACGAGGGCGATGAGCACCTCGACCGTCTCGAAACCGGCCCGGCCGGAAATGGGATTGATGTGTTTGCGCATATGGTCTCCTGTGGGGGTGATTGCGCTGCCACGCCGAGACCTTCTCGACATGGGCTTGATAGGTGACTGTTTAAGCGACGACTCGCCTGCTGATCTTGTCCAAAAGCTCGGCCTTCCCTTGCTCCAGCTTCTCCCGCCGGGTGTGCCGGTCGTAGTTCAACCCTTGGGTACGTATGACCTTGTTGACGTTATCCAGGTTGCCCTGGATGTGGTCCAGTCGCTTCCACTTGGAGATCGGGTCGTACGTATTGTGGCCCTCGGAAGCCTTGGCCCAGAAGTGCCTGCCTAACGTGGCATCGTCATACTTGTACACGTCCGGGGTGTGCCCCAACGCACGGAGCACGTGCACCACATACCAGCCCTGCTTGGCACCGACTTCGTTCAACTCAGCGGTGTTCTCATCGCGCGCCCTGGCCCAGTCGTCGTACTCCAGGGCTACCTTGAACCACGCCGAGATCCTTCGAACCTCCCGGAGCCAGAGCCCGGTGAACGTGTAGTGGACCCGGAGGTCGCACTCCACGATCTGCAGCCGGTCGTCCTGATCCGCGTTCCAGGGGTCGGTCGGCATCGTGTTCAAGACGTTGTAGAGGAGCTCCGTGAGCTCCTTTTTCGTGGGCCGCCGGCGTTCCTCGATGTCGCTGAACTCTCGGATCGCGGTCTTCAGGTGTCCGAGCCATTCCCCGGCCTCGAATTGGGTCAGGTAGTTCACGGGGCCCTCCCGTACATCCTGGAGCGTTCCTCGGCCTCCTCATCGATCTCTTGCTCGCGCAGCCTGGCCTCGCGCTCCGCCAGGGCACGCTTCGTCTTGGCGCGCTCCTCGGCATCCTGCATGGCTTTGAGGAACTCGTTGGCATCCTGGATCGCGGTCTGGAAGGCGGACTCCGACCACTTGTTTTCCTGAGCCTTCAGGACCGTGATCCGGTGGTCCTCCGAGAACGTGACGCTGAGGACGTGGTTGTTCCTGCTGTCCAGGTCGCGGATCTGGAAGGACTGCCTGGGTTCGCTGGCGCCGGTGGCCCGGATCACGGCGTTCTTGATGCCCGCGCAGCCCAGGAAGTTGAAGTGCTGCATCCAGTCCTCGTGCGCCTCGCAGATATCTTTGAGGAGGACGCCCTCCTCGCCGATGAACTGGTAGGCGCACGACAGATTGGTCAGGAACGCGGTGAACGCGATCCCGTCTTTCTCGAAACGCAGTATCGATGGCATACGTCTCCTTCTGCCCCGAGGGGCGCTGTGGGCCAGTTACGGCCCGGTTAGTGATCCGATAAGCTGACGGGTTTCCGGCGATGCGACCTCGTACTTGAAGTCGTCCGCATCGGTTCCGGTCATGTCATACCAGACCTGTTTGATTTTGGGGTCGACCTTATCGAGACCACCCATGAGCTCCTTGATCTCGGCCATGAAGATCGGAGCGAACTTGGGAGCCAGCACGTAGATCCTGTACGTGTTATGGATGCAGTCCGCCACCTTGCAGACCTGGGCCTCCACAGGGGCCGCCCAGGAGTGCTCCCGGTTCAGCTTGACCCGAGCCTTACGGTTCCCATCGCTGGGTCTGGCAACATCGGTGAGCCAGCCGACGAGCTCCGCGATGCCGTGACCGGATTCCCGCGTGAACTCCCTATCGATGTCCGCCAAGGTCACCGGGGTGTCCTCGACGACGTCGTGGAGCCACGCCGCGCAGATCATGGATTCCGTTCCACCGAAGTCGCGGACGATGTCGGCGACGGCGGCGGGGTGGAAGATGTAGGGCACCATCTCCGGCGCCGCGACGTACTTCCGGACCTGGCCGAGGTGCGCCTTGGCGGCGAACCGGGCGACCAAAGCTTCGAGATCTGAGCGCATCTGACCTCCTGTGTAATAGGTAAAGAAAAACATACCGCCAGACCACGCGGTCGTTGGAGCACCGGCTCCAGCGGCTACGTGGTCTGGCGGTTCCATGAATGGTACGGGGTGATGGATTTGAACCACCGACCTTCGGGTCATCGCTTCAGGCAACATCAAAACCGGGTTTAGCCGACCCGGTCTCAACATCTCCTAAAGTTGTCTGAGATCCCACTGTCCCGGCTAAAGGATGGGAGACCTCGTATGACAGAGCCCGACGCGCTACCAGACTGCGCTACCCCCGTTATGCAGCCCCGAAGGGCTATGGGTGCAGAAGCTGGATTCGAACCAGCGGTCTCTGGGATATGAGCCCAGCGAGGACAACCTCTCCTCCATTCTGCAGTGATAGGTACCCCTCAGATCCAAGCCGAAGCTTGAACCTGCTGGATCCTGAATCTCTATTAGTTCGTGAGAGCTATAGGGGACTCAAGGTATTATGCGACATATGGGGTGTTTATTAAGTACCCCCGGTAGGGGGTATATGCCTCCCCAGGGGGATCGATCCCCGGTCAGGGGGATCTGGCCCCCTGGGACCCCCTGGCCGGGGTACTCCATTTATTGACAACTACCCTAGGTACCACTACGGTCCGGGAATGGCTGCCCTTCTCGTTGTCGCCCCCGCCAGGGGGTCCTACACCGGGATCCCGGCTGCCCTGGTACCCCTGATCGCTGCGAAGTTCGAGACCGTCGGGATCCACGGCCCCGAGATCCCTGGGTTCAAGAGTTACCCAGCTGACGTCGAGTTACCGGCAGCACTGGCTGCTGTAGCCTGGACCCATGTCGTCGTCATGGGGACCCCAGCTGACCTGGAGCAGTACGTCGCCGCTGGCATCACGTCCACGGCGAGTTCCGCGATCGTCTACGCGTACGCCTTCATCGAGACCCCGTTCCTGGGTCGCACCGTGGCCCCGTTGGCAACGCACTTCGACTTCTTCGTGGCGACCTCCAACATGGCGGCACAGGCATACCGCAACGTGCTCCTCGATCTCAACGGCAAGGTCCCCAAGGCGGTGTTCAAGGGGGCCTATGAAACCAAGGTGATCAGGCCTGGTACGGACACCAAGACGTTTGTTCCCATGGATCCCTTCAAGCGGGACTTCAGCCGGGCCGAGATCCGGGAAGCCATCTTCGGCGACGTCACGGACTCCGATTTCGTCGTAGTCACCTGGGCCCACGATACCGCGGTGACCTTGGCGACGATCAAGCAGCTCAAGGACCGCATGGCACCGCGGCGGGTCGTCGTGGCCCTGCTCGCCAAGCATCCCTGGATCGAGGCCAGATGCTCCGGTCTCGATCTCGTCTTCGGAACCGATGTCAGGCCTCTGTACGGGATCCCCGACGCCGGAACCCGGAACCTGGTCTACAACGCCGCCGACGTCTACCTCTGCGCGGACACCGCGTCGGGTTGGCCTGGCGACATTCTGGAAGCCCAGGCTGCGGGATGTGTTGTCGCGGCTCCGGATGACCACATCTGGCTGGAACTCATCGAAGGGAAGCGTGGTATCGAGCTGCCAGCTGGGCTCCTTGAGATCAGGCCGGAGTTCCGGAGACGTGTCCTGCCTGACGCCGCCGCGGAACGCATCGCGAAGGCGTTCTCGACGGATCTTCATAAGGAGATCCGGGATGTCTGTCTCGTAGAGACCCACCGCAAGGGTTCCGAGTGGGCCTGGACGCGGTGCGCCTCGGAGTGGCTCGGACTCATGGGGCTCCAGTGATCCCAAACACCTGGCACTTCATCCATCTCCAGAAGCCGTTGAACGGGAAACAGATGGTGCCGTTCTGCGGGATGCAGTACGCCGCCCTGTTGTCCTGCGCGGAGACCCAGAAGCCGGACCGCATCGTGGTGTGGTCCGATGGGCCCATGGATGGCTTGGAGTGGTTCGAGCGCGCCGTGATTCGGGCCCGGGACTTCTATAAGGTTCCCATTGAGGCTAGGTACAAGGAGTTCAAGCACGTCCATAAGGGTCGTCGGATCCCGTATCCTGGTTTGATGACGGACTTCGCGCGGTTCGAGATCATCTATGAACATGGCGGGATCTACGCCGACATCGACTCCATCTTCCTGAAGCCAATTCGTTCGATGCCGGCCTGGAACGACGACGTCGTCATGGCCTGTGAAGAGATCTGGGGAAACGGCGAAGTCTCGCTGGTATCCTCGGTCCTCGCAGCCCCGGTTAAACATATCGTGCTGCAGGCCCTGCTGGCCTACGATGAGCCAGGCGACTTCGATGAGCGGAACGCGGTGTTCACCAAACGCGCGTTCAAGACCGTAGCCGATAAGCTTCCCGGTCAGTTCATCGGACTCCGGACCGAACCGAATCCTGTCCCAGCTTGGACTGATGAAGGTAAGTCCAGAATGTTCATGGATACCTCGTATCCCATGGACTCAGCTTATATCGTTGCGCTCGGGCTGTCCGTGAACTGGTACTACCTGCAGTTCGCCTCGGAGATCGGCGTCTTCGAGATGCAGAACTCGTACCACGCCGCGATACGGAAGTACTTCGATAAGCCGGCACTGGATCTCACCGCGATCATGCCGGTGTGCATCGACAGCACGGACCGCTTCGAAAACATCATGACGGTGACGACCTACATGTTGGAGCGGCTCTGCATCCCGCAGATCTTCATCGTGGAGTACGACACCCGTCCCAGGCTCGCTGAGTTCTTCCTGGATAAGCCGGGGATCCGGTACTTCTTCGTGCAGCGGGAACCTGGGGCGCTGTGGTCCAGGACGAGGCCCGTGAACACCGCGTTGCAGTGGGTCGAAACAGAGGCCGTGGCGATCTGGGACACCGACGCCCTGATCTCCATGGGGCAAGTCACTGGGGCCTACTACGCTGTCACCAAGGCCGGGCATGCTGCCGCGACGCCGTTCAACACGCTTTACCACATCGGTCGGAAACATCTCGCCGCGGTCAAAGCTGGTCGCTTCAACTTCGGTGTCGTCAATGACCCCAAGGAAGTTCTCTGGAAGATCAACATGGCGGTGGCCCAGGCCTGCGTGTTCCTGAACACCGCGAAGTTCAAACACGCCAGGGGCATGAGCGAGCTGTTCTGGGGCTGGGGTGCCGAGGACGACGAACTCCTGCTCCGGTACACCAAGATCTATGGTCCCGCGATCCAACTCCGGGCTCCGCTGGTTCACTTCGCTCACACCAGAACCCCCAGCTGTTTCCCTGACAAAATGCACGGCAAGCTGAACGAGGGGGAACGGCAGCGCATCATGAACTGGACGCCCGATGAGATCAGGGCGTATTACGGGATCACGGCTGACGTCGGGAAATACAGTACGTCGAACCACCCGGACCCCGTCGATGCCGCGCTGGAGGCCGATATCCAGAAGACCTATAAAAAGGTCGAGGCGCAGCCGGGTGTGCCGACGTACCGCGAAACCTGAGGCGCTCAGACCCACTAACGTACTCGTGAACCGAGTAAACCACTACCACCAGGAGGCCCACATGCTTAGCTCATCCAACCCAACCACCCGCTCCCCGTCTACCCTTCGGGGCATCAGCAGCGATCTCGACACGCTGCGCAAGGATCAGATCGAGGAGCTGGCGCTGCTCGAGCTCGTCCGCAATACCCTCCATGACCAGATCCATGGCCCCTCCCCGGCCGCCGAGAAGACCGAGGGCAAGGGGTGCTGTGGTGGCGGACTGTCTGATCTCGTATCCGTCTTGGAAGTGCAGCGCCGCGAGCGCCTCGATGTGATCCGTTCGATCCGTGAACTCATCGAAGCGTCACCGTCGGCGCCCCTGGCCTCTGGCATAAGCCAGGGTGTCCGCCGCTAGAAACTTGACGTGTTCAAAGGAACACATACGGTGCTAACGTCGTGACCAAGATCTCGTTAGTTCGCTCCTATTTGTCCTCACTGCTTACGCAGTAGAGCTGGGAGCTTCATCGCGGTTGTGATGGACCCCCGGCTGCTAGGCCGGGGGTTCCGCTTTTAGGGCCACCCCCGGAATCCCGGAGGTGGCCCTTTTCTTTGATAATTCACGCCGGAATGATGCAACAGGAGACATGCTTGGCTCAGAACCAAGATCTATGTGGGTTCGACTCCCACTTCCGGTACCACATGGGATGAGGTCATAAGGTACGACGGCAGTGCGGCTGGCTGTAAACCAGTTCCCTTCGGGGCAAGAGGTTCGACTCCTCCCCATCCCACCAGACGCGCCTGTAACCCAACGGCAGAGGTGCTCCACTCAAAATGGAGTCAGTTGGTGGTTCGAGTCCACCCAGGCGTACCACGCCGCGTAGCCCAACTGGCAGAGGCGCTACGTTGAGGTCGTAGATGTTGGGGGTTCGAATCCCTCCGCGGCGACTTGGAAGCGCTGAGCACTGGCGCGCTCAACAGTCTTGAAAACTGCCGTGCCTTACTGGCACTGGGGGTTCGACTCCCTCCGCTTCCGCCACTTGCAAATTGAGCCCGTAGAGCTGCTGTTGCTGGGACCAGGAGACGCCGGTAACTTGTCGACATGACCACACTGCCATCCTCCTCGGTCCGCTATCTGAGCCGCCATAAGACCGCGCTGGATGATCTCGCGGCGGGGCAAGGCGGCGGTACCAGCGATTTCACCACGATCGACACCATCATCGATTTCGCTGGAAACACGGACCACATCGTCACGTTACCGTTCCAGGTCCCAGCAGAGGCTGGGCTGTACTCGTTTTCGGCGATCATCATCGAAGAGCTCGTGACCACCGATGAGGCCCCTTGGGCAGAGATTCAGATCGGCAGCCGCTACGCCAATCTGGATGATGTCTTCGTCAACACGAAGAAGTCGAACGTGTACACGCTCTCAGGCAACACGCAGCTGACTGCCACGTTCTCGTTTTCGGCGCTGCCGATCACGATCACCTGTCGCGGCTCCGACAACGACAAAGCTTTCACTGCGGGAAAGATCCGCCTGAAGGTCAACTACCTGAACACGTTGCCGCCAGATAACGTCTAAGCCTCTTGCAAAACGGCTGGGCACCGCTAGGTATCTGAGATGCCTGACCTCCCCGCTATTGTCGCCGTCGACTTCGATGGGACCTGCGTCGATCACCGGTTCCCTGCCGTAGGTATCGACGCTCCAGGATCTGTGGCTGTTCTGCGAGCCATGGAAGCGGCTGGGACCAAGCTGATCCTGTGGACGATGCGCAGCGGACCCCAGCTCGCCGATGCCGTGATGTGGTTTACACGTCACGGCATCAAGCTGTGGGGGATCCTGGAGAACCCGGAACAGCACACCTGGACGGCATCCCCGAAAGCGTACGCCCAGCTCTACATCGATGACGCCGCGTTCGGATGCCCACTGATCCAGCCTGAGGGTTTCAAGCGGCCCTGCGTGGACTGGGCCGCTGTCGCTAGACACTTCGAAATCGACGTTACGCTGTAGCCCAGATGACCGCTTCGACGCCCAATCCGACGAACACGCAACAGCCACCGACACGGTTGGCCGCGGTTCTCGGCGTCTAAGCGATTCCCTCGCTTCAGATCTCCCAGAGAGCCCCGGCCAGTGGTCGGGGCTCCGCTCTTTTATTTTATCTATGACGTAGTTCGCCGCTGAAGCTCTAAGGCCGAGCTCCTGTTTTGTAAGCAGGGGGACTGGGTTCGATTCCCGGCGGTGGCATGCTGTCCTAGCTCAACTGGCAGAGCACCTGCTTCGTAAGCAGGGGGTTACCGGTTCAACTCCGGTGGACAGCACCACACCTGAACGTAGCTCAGCCTGGCAGAGCACTTGGCTTGGGACCAAGGGGCCGGAGGTTCGAATCCTCTCGTTCAGACCACACCTGTGCTGGCGTAAGCGGAAATGAATACCGCCAGAATGTTCAACGTCCCGTATCGACGGAGATGCAGGCCGATCCTGCGCACAGGGTTCATTCCGAGGTAGCTCAGCGGTAGAGCAAGGCACTGTTAATGCCAAGGTCGCAGGTTCGAGCCCTGCCCTCGGAGCCATGGGGAATCGTTCAACGGTAGGACTCCGGATTCTGACTCCGGCAACCTAGGTTCGAATCCTAGTTCCCCAACCACCGCGTCATGATGTAACGGCAGCATCTGGGTCTTTGACACCCGGCGACCAGGTTCGAATCCTGGTGACGCGACTACGTCGGTTTACAGTGTACCCAGATGTCCTCGGTTGAGTTGTAGCCTATGCCGGGCAGCTTGGCTTCCAATACGGCGCGCCCGACATCTGGAATATGGATATCATGTCCAGCCAGGACACCGCCCGGCTTAACCTTGGGAAGCCACGCTGCAATGTCGGCCCGCACGTCTTCGTATTTATGGCTGGCATCGATGTACACCGCATCGACGGCGCCATCTTGGAACAACCGGCTGGCGTCCAACGACGGCATCCGAAGCGGGGTAACCACGCTTCTCAACGGTTTCATGTTGTCCAGGAACCTGGCGTACAGTGTCCCTGCCTTAACATCGTGATCAGCCAGGTACGCTGGGTCATCCAACCCGAGCCACAGATCCACCGCGTATATGCTGATGTTCTTGTTGGCGTTGATGGCCTCAACGGCGAGGAACGCGGTGCTTTTACCCTTCCAGGATCCAACCTCGACTATCACGGCACCGCGCGGCGCGTTTCTTATGAGCTGCTTGTAGAACCCGGCGTACGTGAACCAGTTCTGACCGAACTGTGGTTCCTCGAATATGTGCGGAACAGTCACGACAGCACCATCGACATATGGATGTCCCACATCGACACCGGGAACTCCCACTCCTGTTTGAGATGCTTCCCTGACGTAATGAACCGCGCCGCAACCAGGGCCAGCGTGATCGCCTTGATGTCAGGAGGCGGCAGCATCGGGGACGACACCGCGGCCATGAAGGCGAGCGTGGAGACCCTGACGTAGTTCTCGGTCCGATGGATCTCGAGCTCTCCGGCCCGGTGAGCACTGACAATGGTCTCCATGACTCGACGAGCCAGGGTCGACGAGGAGTACATCGCCTTGGTGTCCAGGTGTGCCGCAGCCGCGAGCAGCTCGGTGCGGTGGACCTGGAACATCTGGATGAACCCGAGCAGGTGGACGATGCGTCGATAGAAATCATCGCGGTCAAGCTGGATCGCTGGCGCCCGCATGATTTCCGGAAGAGCCAGGAAGATCGCACGCAGGGCGCCGTAGTTGATGGCCCCCTGGATGTCGAGTTTCAACCAGGTCGACCGGAACGCGGCAAACAGCGCTGTTTTGCTGTCCGTGTTGACGACCACGTTAGCTGGGTTCTGGTGGTACAGGAAGAAGTCGTTAGCCGCTTTATGACTGAACTCCACGAACACCGGCAAGGGCTGCAGCGTGGCCTCTTCGAGGACATCCCGACGCGGGTTCGTGACGACCTGGGCTGCGAAGGCATCAGCGAGTCGGAACACGACGTGTGGTTCGTTGGCGAGCAACATAGCGAACCCGGGGCGACCCTGCTTGGTCCGGATCACGTTGCCGAGGAACGCCAGGAAAACGCGGCAGAAGGTCTCCGAGGTAAAGGCGTCCCACTCGGCGTCGCTGAGCGGGGCCGGGAGCAGCAGCATGGGACCCTCGACGAGCGCTTGAGCCCCTTGGAGCCCGTTCGCGTCGACGGTGAAGTTCGGCATCCGGAGGACGTCCTCGTTCCAGCCGTAGTACTGGGTCCCCAGGATCGGAACCGGGGCATGGAACTGCTGCGCGATCTCGATGAGCTTCTTGGACCACGGTGGATCAACGAACGGCGTAAATCCGGTTATTGAGATGACACGGCGCTGGAGCCACTCCCCGGTGTCCTTGCGCATCGCGGTGATCTGTTCGACGAACTTAAAGCTGACCCGATTCCCGGTTGGGGTCCGGTACAGGATGACGCCTTCAGCGATGGCTTCGCCTGAGTTGCCCTGTGGCCTGATCTTCTCGATGTAGAACTTCGCCGAGCTGATCACGCGGCCCCGAGAGATCCAGCCGTCCTGGGTGTCCGTGATGATGTCGCCACCCCAGGTGATGGTTTCGTCGTGCACGGCGTTCTCGAACAGGCTGGCGACGTGCCTGGCGTCGTCACCACCGACGTAGGCGAGCACCTTGGCGCGATCCGCGGCGTCCAGGCGGACCGTGGCCAGCACCGTTCTGGCCTCAGGCTCCGGCATCCGGCAGAGCTGTACCGCGGCGGCCTGGTGGGCTGGCACGGACTCCTGGGCTGCGGCGATGAGCTGCCCGAAGCTGCCCCGGAACGGGAGATCGCGGTCGACGTCGAACTTCCCGGCGTAGGTGTGGTCCAGGGTCTGAGCCCGTGGGGTCTCAATGGCGCGGAGGTAGTGCTTGGGGTCCCCGCGCGGGGACCAAAACACAGTACGACCACCCTGGTAGAACTCCACGGTGTCCCGGATCCCTTGGGGCGCCACGAAGGGGACCACTCTGCCGTGGTCAGCCAGGCTCCACAGCATGTACCGCAGGGCGACGTGGACGTCGTCGACGACGAGCACCGCTGGATCCAGGTACGACGGTAGCAGCCCGAACGCGGCACCAACGTGGATCCGCTTGGATCCACCGACGAACGGGAGATACCGGGTCTCCTTGGAAGTCATGACGTGTAAGCCGATTATGTCGGTGCCATGATATACTGGGACCGTGAGTGCCGAGTAATTGGACCACCACACCCAGGTCTGCTTGCACTCCTTGGGGACCGCTTCTGAGCTCGCGAACACGGGTCCGATGAGGTCCTCACGGCGCAGCGGGATCACGTGTGGGAGCAACGCGGGGAGCCCATGGATGTACTGCCTGCAGTTCAGGCGATCCAGGATCGACGGGATCGCGAACCCGAAGCCTTCCTTGGCGATCCAGGCGAGCCGCTTCGCGATGAGCCCCTTGATGGCGTCCTGACGCTTGGCGTCGTCGACGTAGGGGCCACTTTCGGCGCCTCGGAGATCCAGGGCACCGAGCTGCTGCAGGGTACCGACGGCATCCGCGATCTCGACCCCGGTCTTCTTGGCGTACAGGGAGACCAGGTCGCCGCTGAAGTGACAGCTCCGGCACTGGACGTGATCCGGGGTCCGGAGTTCCAACTTGCTGACGCCGGAACAGAGCGGACAATCCACCGTCACGGGGTACCTACTTACCTCACCGATGCCCACCAGCCTGAAGACATGATGAGGGTCGATCCGCATGAGCCAGCTGCCCCTTGATAAAGCTCTCGTTCTCGCCGGCCACGCCGGTCTCGCGAAGACCGCCGTGGCGCGTCGCGACGAAGACTATCTCTTCAATAGCCGCGATGCAACGATGATCTCTTTCGTCCAGGCGTACGTCAAGAAGGCCTCTGAGGCCACCAAGCAGACCTGCCGGGATCACGCCGCGTTCTGGGGCAACCTGGCGGACTGCGAAGCTGCTGTGGCCAAGGTGGCCACCTACAAGCCAGCTGAGCTCGAGGCCAAGGACTTCGCCATGGTCGCCAAGCACGGCGGCCTCGAGGTCCGGAAGTTCGCGGCCTACGATGCCCCCTCGGTGATCGCGTCCGCGGTCCAGTTCGCGGAGACCAAGCGGAGCTACCCGCTGGAGTGGCGCAAGGAAGCCGCGGCTCGTCTCCTGGAGCGCGCCCAGCGCTTCGGAGCCCATCTCCCGGAGTACGTCGAGACCAGCCTGCACAAGTCAGCCGGCTTCGGGTACCCCTCGGCGGAGTCCCTGCAGGCCGCTCTGGATCAGCGCGTCGGTGCCCTGGAGACCCACCCCGAGCTCTTCGACAAGCTGGCTTCCCTCGTGGAGGTCATGACCGAGAAGCCTGAGCTCCGCTACGACGACGACTTCGTCAAGGAAGCCGTGGCCGCCCTGGAGCACTTCGACGTCGAGACCGGCATCGCGGTGAAGACGGCTTCAGTCGAGCTCCCCGAGGAGATCATCGACTCCGCGCAGACCACCGAGAAGCTCGCCAAGCTGGCCGGGATCTCGAAGCAGGCCGTCGCACTGACCAACGGTGCCACGGTGGACATCGCGGAGCTCTCCAAGGAAGCCCTGGCCGCCGTGGACCCCGCGCTCGCCAAGCTGGGCTCCGAGGAGCTCGCCGCGGTGCTCCCCACGCTGCCACGGGGTGACGCCGATCTCCTGGTCCGCCTCGCCTAATAGTGTCCGCGCGGACAATGTTGCCTCGCGCTCTCAAAGAAGGCCTGACCCCGTATCTCAGCGGTGAACGGGAGTGCTTCGCGACCACACTGCTCTGCGGTGTCGTCGCCGCCTTCGGCATCGAGGCCATGAACTGGGATGGCGCCACCATCGAGCTCGAAGTCAAAGATGACTTCGGTGTCGAGATGCCGCGTCGGGTCTACGACAAGCTCATGGCGCTGATCGCCGCGGTGACCACGGACTCCGTCTACAAGGACGTCGCCATCTTCGATGAGACCGTCTCAGCCCTGGCAGGTGACGGCGTCGGGGTACAGAAGGGGGTCCCGTCCGTTGACGACGTCGCCTGGGCGGTCACCGAAATCGGTCTCGTGGATCCCGATCCGGTGACCAGAGATCCGGCGTCGCCATGGAGCCGCAACATCCAGAAGTACGTCCGCGTCGTCCTCGACGACGAAGGCTTCACGATCGCTCCCAAGGCGCTGGAGTTCGCAGGTTCCAAGATCGTGAAGAACGAAGGCTTCAGTGACCCCCAGTACTACGCCGGAGCCTGGGGATCCGCGCAGGAACGCGCCAACGAAGTCGATATCTGGCTGGACTCCAAGATCGTCGAGTTGATCCAGCAGCTCGGCAACATCGGAATCCAGCTCCAGCCCGCTCAGGAGAAAACGGCTGCGATCACGCTCGACATCGAGAAAGGCGACACCCTGTTGTTCGGGCGCTACAAGAACAGCCCGCACGTCGTCGAAGAGATCGGCACCGATGCCAACGGGCAGCCCACGGTGAATGGTATGAAGCTGCTGGCCTGCCGGATCGAGAAGAAGATGCCGAAGAAGGCTGAACTGATCGCCGAGTTAGAGGCGCGCCTGTAAGCTGCCGACGTTGATGACAACAGGACCGAACTGTTCCCGAACTTTCAGGGCGCGGAGATCGCTCAAGAACCTGGGATCCGAGGTCACCCGTGCGATAGCGGTATCGGGAACCGCCACTGCAGGTTTCCGCTGCCCACAGCACTTCTTCGTGGGCTGCTGGAGCCCAGCGATCACGTAGGTCTCCCGGATCGCGCGCAGCGACGACATCCAGTTGTACTTGGGATCCCGTGCCAACCGGATCAGGTAGGACTTCGTGACCGCGACTGGGGTCATGACGAAATCGTGGTGGTCACCGAGGGCGACATGTTCTGGAGAGCTTCGAGTTCATCGACGAGATCCTGCACGGAGTTCTCGATGACCACGGCACCTTCCTGGGCGTCCTGGGCGGTGGCGTAGTACAGATCGATCGCGGTCTTCCGGATGAACTCGGCACCTGGGGTGACCACGTTCAGGTTGTAGCGCTGCAGATCACAGGGCACCGCGATGTGATCGTACCTGGGCACCAAGGTGACCGGATCGACGCGGTACACGAAGACACCGCCATCCTGGAGTCCGGTGTACGCCGTCACGGTCTCCGTCATCCGGACCTGCTGGTTATCGCAGGGCTGATTGGCGTTCGTGGCGACGTTGTCGCTGAACTGACGAACCAAGGTGACCGTGAATGGCATCAGGCCTCCGTGAGACCGTAGTACAGGGAGACCACGCGCAGGGTGTCCACGGGCAGCGGGTTGCCACCAGTGCTGTTCACGATGCGAACCAGGATGTGCTCGTTCTGCTGGAGCACGACGTCAGCGTAGGGACCCAGAGCCGCGGTCTGGAGCTGTCCGGGCACCCCGGTCTGGGCGTCGACCTGGACGGTCTTCACGAGCTGCGTCGAGCTCAGCGGGGAACCCACTTTGAAGCGGTAGAACCGGACCTCGAAGTTCCGGATCACGGGAACCGCTGCCGCCGTGTTCACGGCGAAGTGGAACACCGGCGACAACCGGTACTCCGCTGGTGCCACGACGAGATCCCGACCACCAGTGATCAGGAAGTCGATGAAGTCGGCGACGTTGGCGCCGAGACGGTGGCCACGGAGCCCGATGTCGGCACCCACGGAGAACCCGTTGGTGCTCACCGGGGCCATGGTGTCCTGTGGCGCCGCGGTCACCAAGGTGAACTGGTGCTTGGCCTCGAGATCCGCGTTGAACTCGGCGTCGATGATGCCCTTGTAGCCCGTGGTGTTGTCACCCAGCGAGGACGCCGATTCGATCAGGATGCCACGACGGTACCTGGCTGCATTCACTGCCTTGGGAGTCAGCGTGACGACGCCATGGTAGCCCGTGACGCCGTCACCCTCGGAAGCCGCGATCTCGATGGTCCCGGCGTCCGAGGTGAACAGCTTGGTCACCGAGAAGTCCGCGGCGAGACCGGCGTTGAGCTGCGCGATGAGCTCGTTGACGGCGAGATCCACGACGGAGGCCGCCGCGATGAGCCGCGTGGTCCACAGCGTGATCTCGGGGGCCGTTGACGACGTCGCGTAATCCACGGGCCACGGAGCCTGTCCGTAGCTGTCATCCATCCACCAGATCCCGAACTGGTTGATGATGACGAGATCCGTGCTGAGAACCTGGCCGTCCTGATCGAACTGCGCGTTCTCCGGCGGAAGCACCGGGAAGACCTGGCGCAGCGCGGTCTCCGCGGGGTGCTGGATGTTGTAGCCGAACACGGCACCCGTGGGGATCTGAACACCGATCACGAAGCCCGGGAAGTACGTCGCGTTGGCAGGCAACCAGCCCTGCTGCGAGGGGTCCGGGGTTCCGATGGTCTGCGGGGTGTTCACCGCTGGTGTCGTCGGAGCGCTGTCTGCTGGGGACCCGACCAGGAAGCGCTGGAGGTGGATGTGTTCCAGGAAGGCGCCCGGGTTGCCCAGACGGACCAACATTTCGCCCGAGATCCGCATGTGACCCAGGTAGATCCCGGCGGTGCCCGCTGACGTCGACAGCTTCCCGGGTACGACGCCACCGAGGAAGATGTCGCCAGCCGCGAAGATCCCGGTGTCGAACGCGGCAGCCCAGGTCGCCGGGGGCAAGACCATGTCGCCACCGATGACGATGTCGCCAACGGTGCCTGATGCGGTCAACGCGATGCCCTGCCAGAACGCCCGATCAGAGGCCTGGTTCAGGTTCGTGGTGTCGACTTCAGCCATCGCCGGCTTGAAGGTGTCCGTGGCGGTATCCAGGTACACCGGGGTGCCCGGGATCACCGCGGGATCGATGGTCTGGTTCCGCAGGATGAGCTGGGTCCCGGCCTGGAGGGCCAAGAGCTGATCCTTGAGCCACTGGGTCCGCTGGGTGAGATCCGCAATGGGACCATTGGTATTCGCGGCGTCGACGGGGGTCCCATCAACGATGACGCGAACCGTGGGAACGAAGGTAGCCATTAGTTGGCCTCCGTTGCCCAGGACGCCGAGATCTGGCCGGAACCAGCTGCAGGCAGAGCTGTGGGCAACACGAAGTATGCGTAGAGCAGGTCACCGAGGTAGGCGCCCGTAGGAGCCGCGATCAGACCGACCCCGTACACCTTGGAGTTGTTCGCGGCGCCGAAGGGGAGCCCGAGGACTCCAACGGTGTCCGACGCGATGGCGTTGAAGATGACGCGGTTGAAGAGGTGGTTGGCGTCAGCGGCCTGGTACTGCGGGGGATCCAGCACGGGGGCCCGGAGGAAGTCATCGGGCGGCGCCAGGGCGTGAAACGTCGTCGCCGCGGTATCCGAGCGTGCCGCGGCTGGCGGCGCCGGGACCCCCACGGTGTTCTCGTAGGCGAAGTACATGTGCGAGATCCGGTACTCCTCGTTGCCGCCGAGGAGCTTGGCGATGATGTCGCCGCCGTTGTAGACGACGAGGTTGTGGCTGTGGACCTCAACCCCGGCTTCGTTGCGGACCCGGACGTAGCCCCGGAGGACGCGGTTCAGGGCGATGGAGTCTTTGATCATGTCGTCACCACCAAGGGGGTGTAGTCGTAGTACGTCAGGTCGGTCCCATTTCCGGGTACCGAGATAATCTCTGTGGGTACCGCGGCATGGTAGCCGTATCCCACGGTATCGGAAGTCTCGGAGCCCAGATCGAAGCTGTCCGACACGGAGTCCAGGAACTGCTGGAGCACGATGAGGACGTCCCCGGGCAACAGGAGCCTGGCGCGGTCGCTGAAGCCCCCGAAGACGTCAGGCATCTCGCTGAGCCGCAGGGAGGCCACGTAGAGGCTGTTCTGGAGGAGATCCTCGACGATCCGCTTCATGGGGTTCACGGCTGCCGGGAGTCCGTAAAGTGTCTGGAAATCGATCCCATTGGCCGTGGCGAAGGTGTCCACATCGACCCAGAATTGCTCCACGGAGGTCGGGTCGCCACCGACGGGGAACCGCCAGGGAGACGGTCTCAGGGCATCATAGGTCCAGGCGTCGGTCACGTTGGCGAAGCTGAGTTCTGCTATGACCCCCGTAGACAGGGGGACCTTGAGCAGGAGCCCAGGCAGCGTGGCATCCGTGGACGCCAGGACCCCCTGGTAGTCCATGAACCGGATCCCATCGGTCAGCGGGGTCCCCCTAGTGACGACGTCGCCGGGGGCCACCACGGGGACCACGGACAGCGGGGCCCCGTAGACCTTGGTGTCCGTCGAGATCAGGTTCCTGAAGCCGTCGTTCTCGACCCGCCTGACGACCTCTTCACCGTCGCTGACGTACGGGAGCCCGGCGGCTCGGAGCAAGCCGTCCTGGTACCGGGCCACACTGGGACCAAGCAGGATGAGTTCCCAGATCATCTGCAACGTGGCGGCGTAGTTCTCGCCGCTGCGCTCGTACTTCGCGACCCAGCCGGCCCAGTCGAACGGGACCCCCATGTCGAACTGCGGGTTCCGGAGCCAGAGCACGATGTACTGGCGCCCCGATCCGGCATCGGTCTTCGCAGGGATCAGCGTGAAAGGATCCACGCTGAAGATGAAGCGTTGCTGGATGACGTCGTAGGCGAACTGCGTGGCATCGAGGACCACCGAGGTGTTCGTGATGGCATCGCAGATCTCGGACACCGCGACCAAGGGTTCCGCCATGGGATACAGGAACCGGGGGAGGCCCTGCTGACCGTAGACGATTTCCGGCAGGGGGTCGTAGATGTAGCCTTCGCCGTACAACACCAGGGACTGATCGATGAGGCGATCCTGGAACAGGATCACGGGGTACCACGGTACCCGCAGGAAGTCTTCGATGACGGGAACGGTCTGGGCCCGGATGAAGTGGTCAGACTTCGCCAGGACGTTGAGTTCCAACAGGGTCTGGGCGTAGGTCTCGAACAGGACGAGGTCGTGCGTCGTCGGCGTCGTCCTGGTGCGCCAGAACGAATCCAGGTACCGCCAGACCCGTTCAGGATCCCGCAGAGCTCCGGTGATGATGTCGTCGAAATCAAACAAGGGTCACACTCACCTGGGGTGGTGTTGTCGTGTAATAGCAGTTCGCCGAGGACACCTTGGCGGTGGTGTTCGTGACGATGGTGAGCTTGCCGCCGAGCTGGGGCACCGAGATGTTGGTGCCATCCTGGCCGTAGATCGTGCCAGCCATGCTGAGGCCGGTCAGGACGAGCTGCGGGGCCGCGGTCTTCAGGATGTTGGAGATCGTGAAGCCGTCGAGGTCAGCGGTTTCCACGGGTAGCAGGTTGATCGCCGACGCGACCTCAGCCGCGAGGACATCAGCCCCGGGGCCGTTGTAGTTCGCAGGCTTCTTGGCCGTGATGCCGATGGTGACGATGCACGGCACCGCCGCTTTGACGAGGACGTCGACACCAGGCGGCCGATTCGCGGGGCCCATCAGGATGTCGTCGACGAGGAGGCAACCGGGCTGGTACTCGGTACCGACGGAGTACGCGTCCTCGATCTCGGTGCCCGGGCCTGGAGTCATGTCGACGTAGTACCCGGATCCGGTCTGGCGATCATCGACGATCGTGATCACGATCTCCTGCCGGGTGCTGAAGGCCCGATCGATATCAGCCGGCATCAGAGGGTTGAAGGCTCCAGCCTCGGGATCCGTCCAGACGTTGTGGACCACGGACTGCACCGTGATGCCGCCGCTGACGATGGTCGGAGGAGCGGAGAGGTACACCGGGGTAACCGCGGTCCGGTACACACCGGCGGACTGCTCCCGCGTCAGGGTCAACGACACCGTACGGGCGACATCGTTGAGGACGACACCGGTGACGACGTACCCGGCTTGCGCGATGGCACCAGATTTCACGTAGACATCGAGACGGCCGCCTGTCGAGATGTTGAAGACGTTGGCGCGGTCCCGGGTCATCAGGGGGTCATTGACACCGATGCTGTTGGAATCCGCCAGGGGAACGGCTTCCCGAACCAGGGCATCGATGTGATCCTGGCCACCAACGGTCTTCGCCAGGAGCCCCTGGAGGCCGCGCTTCGCGAACTGCTCGTTGGTCTCCGCTGCGGTGCCGCCCTGGAAGTTCGTGACGGCCTGGATGTAGCCGAGACCGTCGAACGGCTGCGCCGCTTCGAAGCGGTCGCCGGAGACCCGGACCGCAGACGGCGTCGCATCGACGGATTCGATCGGGAGCTCGTACTGGAACTGATAGCCGGTCTCGGCGTCGAAGATCTGCTCCATGAGCACATTCGTGGGCACCGTGAAATCCACGTTGGTGGTGCCAACGGGGTACACGGTGTACGTGGCGCCGAGCTGGTAGCTCTGCCCCGACGATGTCAGCCGGTAGCCGGCTTGGAACGTGCTCTGGGTGTTGTCGCGAACCACGAAGACCACGGTGCCCGTGGCCACGATGGCTTCCTGCCTGGTCAGGAAGTAGTTCGCCATGAGGCGATCGAGATCTTCATCCGGGATCGTGACGGTGCCCTCGGAGACCGCCTTGAGCTGCTGGTACAGGTAGGCTTTGTCGACGTTGGCATCGTTCTGCGCCGTGATGACGACGTTGCCGTCGACCAACAGGCTGTCGACGGGACCACCAACGGAGATATCGAGATCCGGGAAGCGCTCCTGCAGAACTGCCCGGTTGGCCTCCGTGGCCGCATCGATGTCGGTCTGCGTGATGTTCTCGCTGATGTTCGTCATGCCTCACCCACGGTCAGGGTCTCCGTCACGGAACCAAGCTCGGTGACCACGGTAAAGTTGAGTTTGATGCGGCGGTTGGAGTCCAGGAACTCGAAGCTGTCGAGCTGGGCTCGCGCCGGAGCGATATCGAGCGCCAGGGTTCGCATGTCATCGATGATGCGGCCAGCGGTGACCGCGAACAGCCCGACCACGTCGGAGTTCGTTTTGACTCTACCGGCGAGGACCTCCGTGACGAACACGGATCCACGCGGGCTGACCTCGCGGCTCAGGAACTGGACCACGAAGCGGCTCCGAATGCGCTCCAGCGGATCCGTGGTGGGATCCGTCAACGAGTACAAGCCCTCTGCGGGGCCCTCCAGGAGAGCGAAGTCCTCGGCCATGGCTCCTCTTGCGGTGGCTATTCTCGCCGGGGATCTGGGACGCGCTAGACCGTGTTCGTGGCAGCCTTGGTTGCCACGATGCCGACGGGATCGTTCAGCAGCAAGGCGTTCAGCTGAGCCTGACTCTGGGGTTCAGACTTCATGCACTCGCACCACGACGACAGGAAATGGCAGGCCTGCTGCTTCTTATGGAGCAGCATTTTACGGTAGGACTCCATCACGTTAACCTGGCGCTGGTAGATCAGGATCTTGGTCATGTCGTCATCGGAGAGCTGGGAACCCGTGGCCATGCGGTCCAGAGCCAGCCGGTGATCCTCGTACAGCTTGTCCGAGTTCGGCCAACCCTTGGGGTCCCGGAGCATCGTGATCGGGGTGACCTCGGCGAGCCTGACGACCACGTTGGTGCACTTCTTTTCACCATCGGATTCACCGCGAGCCGGCAGCACGCACCCCGAACCAGCCGCAGGATCCGGGTTCTCCTCGGTGGCAGGTGGGATGGGCTCGTAGTCGGTACCATCGGAGTCCGAGATGACATCAGCAGTCGCCGGGTCCACTACAGGCTCGGGCTCCTGCTCGCTGCCATCAGCGTTCTCCTGCGGCTTCCCGGTCAGGGCCGCGGCGAGCTCATTTCTGAACTTGTTCCTGCCCTCCAGGAACTTGATGGTGTCAGCGTGGAGAGGCATAGAAGCTGTCCAAGCGTTGCTGGATCCGACGGGCCCGCTGGCTCACCGCTGGCGCACTCATGTTCAGCTTGTTCGCGATGTCCGTCGTTGAAAGGACATCCGCGTTCCGGTACCCGGTGCGATGCATCATGATGAGCCGGTCGAGCTCACCGAGATCGTGGTACACGGCGTCAGTCCAGGTGTCGTAGTCGGTGTGCTCGGAACCCACGATGTCCGGGGCGTCGTCGTCATCCTCGGACTCCTGCGACGACATCGGGATCCTGGCGCGCATCCTGGACCGGACCTTGGTGACCCGGCGTTCCGGCAACTTGGTGAGATCAGCGATCTCCTCATCGGTCGGGTCACGATGCAGCTGCTCCTTGAGCAGCTCAGACGCCTTCGAGATCTCGAGCTGGTTCCGACGGAACCGCTCAGGCGGCGCCAGGGGATCAGTAACTGCGGGCGCCATGCGCTGCAGAGCTCGGAGGTTCGAGGTCACATGGGTCCGCAACGCGGCTCCCATTTTGGGATCGTAGGTCCGCACCGCTTTCGCGGCGAGCAGCTTGGCACGCTGCCGGAGCACTGGGGACGCCTGGGGGCCCAGGAAGTGTTCGACGGCTCCGTCGATATCCGGGGTCAGGTCAGCAATCACCGCCTTGAGATTCTGCGGAGTCTGCTCCTTCACCCAGGTGTCGTAAGACGGAAGCGTTGGCTTCCGCTTCTTGGTGCGGTCGTCCCAGGCCTCGTGGATCGTGTATGGTTTCTCGTCAGGCATATTACCCCGCACTGACGCCGCGACTCTGTGTGGAGTCCAGGCGTCCGCCGATGTAGTTCGTGGTGAAGAAGGGGTGCTCTCCGGCCCCGAGGTCGGGGTCAATCAGGTACTCCTGCTGATCGTAGGAACGGGCCCAGTTGCAGGTGTACCTGGTCCTCGCGTAGCCCTGCGCGGCATCCAACACGATGTCCACGGACTCCACGGACCCGTAGACCGCCGGAGTCGTTGCCGCGAACACGATCTCGGGGACATTCGGAAACGAGACCCGGATGGCAGTTAGAGGCCCGATGTCGGAGCGCATGAAGGGACACTCAACTGTGAACTTACGGTTCCTGTAGTTCAGATCCCAGGTCAGGATCTTGGCGAACCGATTCGGAATCGTGATGGCACCAGCGCGGGCCGCGGTGTCATCGGGGGATCCATTGAAGGATCTGACACCGTCGCCGCCGGTGCTCATGGCTTCCGTGATTCCTGTGAGGAACCCAGGCACGGTGCCAACGTGGACCTGGCCGAGCGGGGTCCCACGCATCTTGTAGTACCCGGCGACCCGTCCCGTGGTGATCTGGGACTGGTCATGTCCGGAACCATCGACCAACACGGCACCAGCGTAGCTCCGGTACTCGCCGATCTGCCAGGAGAACTTGTCGAACGTGTCTGGCCCGATGTCGTAGGCGTCGCGGCGACGGAAGAATGGGTGGTAGGGGACCACCTTGATACCGGACCCGTTCTCCAGGATACGGAAGTGCAGCATCTCACCGAACGCCGCGATGCGGTGCAGGAACGGTTCCATGAACCACTGCCGCATCATGTACTCGTTCATGCTGGTGACGATGCCTGGCGCGTAGGCCTCAGCCTGGTCGCGCCACAGCAGGGACCCCGTGATCTCGCTGAAGACCTGCTGAGCCTCGATGTTGCCGTCCTCGCCGAACTTATCCTGGATGAACTGTGTCGTGCTGTTCTTCGGGGCCCGCCGCATCGACGCGATGTTGTTCAGGGCCACCTTGAGCCCGTGCCAGAAGTCCTGGCTGGCCGTAGCCATGTTGATGCGACCGGGGGAGTCCTCTCCGGCTTGCCCGTAGGCCCAGAGAATCGCGGTGTCCTGGTTCGACTTCGGAACGATGTTCGAGGAGTCCAGGGCTCCAGAGGCCAGGTACGCCAGACGACCGAAGATCCTGACCTGAATCGAAAAGCTGCCGAAGCTGAGATCAGACGGCCCGAAGTCGTCGATGACTCCATCGAACAGCGTGAACTCGGTCTTGTTGAAGGGCAGCCCGAACCTGACGTTCTGTGTCGTCGTAGGAGCCGCATTCGAGATCTCGACACGGGCCTCGTCACCGCGCTTGAACCCAACGGAGACAATCGCGGTTCCGGTCTCCTTGCGACCAACAGCCAGGCTGACGATGCAGACGTTGACGCCGTTCGAGTTGAACGATGCCTGGACGCTCTGGATATCGTAGGCACCACCTCGCGTGACGAGGCGGGCCGTGGCTGGGATAACGGTCGCCGAGGTCCCCATCAGCGAACCCCGAAGTACGAGATAATGGCGGCCAGCTTGTCCATGCGAGACAACGCGCTGCGGTAGGTCACCAGGAGGTCGCCCTGCAAGAACTGCAACGCTGGGATGTCGTCGAATGAACCCAGAATCCTGGAGATCTGCTGCGGCGTATAGACCGCCATGGTGAACTGCCCGAGAAGCTGCTCCTTGGTGTACGAGATCCTGGGGTCATCAGCTGTGATGAGCGGAGCCAGTACGCTGTTCTCGACGACCCACAGCAGCTGGATCGCAGTCAGGAACCGTTTCAGGTCGTCGGACTCGTTGTCGAACAGCACGGTGCGGGCGAGCTCAGCGGGACCCGTGTAGGTCTTCACGAGCACGTTATCCGGCCACAGGACGTTGCCGCCTGTGCTGTTCGGATTCACCGGCGGGGTCTCCGTGTTCGTCAACGTCACCAAGAAGCTGTTGATCACTGTGGCCACCCGCGGAAGACAAGGGTTCCCTGGACGAGCTGGACTCCGCTGGACTCAGCGTCGATGACCATGCTGATCAAGTAGCTCCGGAACACGCCGGGGCCAATGATGATGGTGGCGGGGCGCTTGTTGGCCAACGGCATCAGGCGACGATCCAGGTAGTGCTGGATGACCCCGAGGCCGGCGCCGTTGGAACCGTCGCAGGACCTATTGGCGACAAACGTGAGCTCGATGGTTCCAGGCTTGTCGCCGAACGGCGTAATGTAGATCACATCGGTCAACGCGTTCTGAAACTGTGCGGCGACCTCTTGGCTGGCGCGCAACCTGGTGACCACACCGATCTGGCTCAGGACGGTCTGCCCGCTGTTGTTCAGCTGGGTCCCGGGGACTCCTTCGGTCGTCCCACCCGTCGTGGACGGATACGACAACGACAGCGTCAGCGGCAGGGCGACCTGCGCGTTGACGCGGATCAGGCGTCCGTTGGCTCCACTGCAACCGGTGATGAGTGCCATTAGCCGACTCCTGGCCCTTCGCGAAGTGAGCCGCGTCGCGTGATCAGCGGTTTGAAGTTCAGGCCGACCTGCTCGCGCATCAAGGCGTCGATGCGGGGATCCGGCTTGGCCTCCTGAGGTGGCGCCGGCTTCACGGCTTCTGGTTCTGAGCGCGGACGCATCGCGGCCTCCGCGGGCGACGTTCGCGTGCCCGGCTGTGTGAGTTCTGTGGCGAGCGTGGCCGCGGCGTTACTGGCATCGGGACGACGTACCTCGATATCTGGTTTCTGAGGAACTCCGGGCTTGGAGACCTCATCCAGCAGTGGGTTCATTTTGGCCGCTGGCGCGGAATCGCCAGAGGGGGCCTCGGCACCGGCCAAGGGGTCGTAATCCTCAGGCTCTCCGTCAAGAAGTGGGTTCAAGCGGGCCAAAGTCTACTCCAAGGGCACGGAGACGGTCTGGAGCATTCAGGATATACCAGCGCGCCAAAAGGTCGAGATCGTCACCCCCGCCGGCCGGCAACCCGTTCGCCCAGGGGTACATGAGATCCCGGACGACCTGCACGGCGTCCTTGGCGACGCGGCGAGCCTCTTCGATGCGGATCCCAGGCACGGCTACCTCGGCGATGAGCCGCTGGGCTTCCAGGGTCGCCGTGGCGATGTCGGTGACCCGCTTCGAAGCCCGGATCCGCAACCGGGCCTGGGCCCACCAGCGCGGGGTGTCCTCGTAGGTCCTGAGATCCAGGTACCCCCTGGTAACGGCGTCAACGGTCGCGGTTACGAGGGGGTCGGCCAAAAACTTGGGTCGTCGACCTTCCCGAGCATGGCATCGAGCTCACCACGGAACCGGTCGAAGAGGCCGCGCAGGACGAGGTACTGCTCCCGGTTCAGGTCAACAAACCAGGCCTCGTAGGCTACCCGGAACGCCTTGGGATCGGCATCAGGAGCGAACTCCACAACAGAGTCTCCGGTTCGCACGGACAGCAGCGACGCCAGCATCAGGTAGTCCAGGTACTTCGCCTTGCGGTGTTCCTTGGCATCTTCGAGTGCCAGCTTGGCGAGAGCTGTGTCGAGCACAGCGGAGATCGTCGTGAACGTCACGGCCTGGGCACCGCCCAGGATCTCGTAGGTCTTCCGGTACGGGATCCCGCCGAGCAGGTGAGCCAGGAACCGGAGCCTGTCGTCTTGCGTCGTCACGGACTCCACGACCTGCTTGGAATCCATGGAACCTGAGGCGGCACCATTCACGAGAACCTGGGCCCGCTCGACGACTTCAGGTGTTGGATCCGGCATGCCCGGAGGCGCCTTGCGATCCAGGAACTTGTGCCGATTCACGGGTTGTTCCGTGGCTGGCTGTGGCGACGCAGTCATGAGCTCGGAGAGCTCGGATTCAGTTGGGATCGTAGCCATGTCAGATGCCCTTGAGGAGGGAACCATCGAGCGGGTAGTTGTCCACGGAGATCTTGAGCACCGGCGTCGTGTTGAAGTTCGGGCTGCTGTACTCGATGATGGCCATGCCGTCGTTCCAGCGCTGGTTGCCTGGGAGCGGTGAGGTCCCATCGATGTCCTGGTCGATCATGACCGAGTTCAGGATCGTCGATGACGAATCGACGTGATCCCGCGCCCTGAGCTGCCACTCCGGCTCCGGGATCTGGAAGTACAACGTGCTGTTCATGTTGTACTGAGCCGAGGTCAGCCACTTCACCTTGAACGCGTCTTTCATGAACAGCGGGTTGTTCTGGAAATCCCACCAGGCCTCGCGGAGCTCGGCATTGCGCGCGAAGCCCTCGTAGCACTCCTTCTCGATGACGTCGGCACCACGGCCAGCGATGCGCCGCATCGTGCGGAACGTCAGGGCCTTGTTGGTGATGACGTCCAAGTTGAACGCCGCGGTACCGCGACCGAACCGGAACCCGTCCGACGAGTTCTTGCCGAGACCGGCCCACACCATGTTGCCGAAGCCACCGCCGCTATCCTCGGCGCCCCAGCTGATCGGACCTTCGGAGTCCAATGAGATCGAGCCGGAGCCGTCGGCCTTCGCGGACCACCCGGTTTCGACACGGGACCGCAGCGTGATGTTGCCAGCACTGACCCCGACGAATCCGCGAGCCTTGATGATGACGCCACCAGACGTCGCGGGGTTCTCACCGGTCTCGTTGGTGCCGTGGTAGTTGCCCTGGGATTCAATGATGACGCCACTGTGACCATCCCGGCCACCAACCACGCTGACCTGCCCAGCGGCAGCCGCAGTCAGGTGACCCTCGTTGGCGTTGATCTCGACGTGACGACCACCGCGAAGTGCGGCGTCGCGGCCAGCGATGTCGAGCAGGTTCCGTCCGGCCACCCGGATCACGTCGTGGTTCGCCGACATATAGATGTTGCCACCGGACATCATGATCTGGCTGCCCTGGGCATCCTGGAGCACGATGGAGCCATCTTCAGTGATCGAGATCAGGGCGCGCCCGAAGTAGAACCGCTTGCCCTGACCATCTGGCGTCAGAGCCAGCTTGACGGTTTGCGGCATGCTCTTCCACATCGCCGATGACTTGCTCCAGGTCAGCTGCTTGGAGGTCCGGCCACCGTACAGCTTGGTCGGCGTGGTCCCGTAGCCCCACTGATCGCAGAGGTTGCCGAAGCCGCCGATGGACTGCCAGATCACGAGGCGTTCCGCGAACCCACGCGCATTCATAGCGAACGCCAGCGGGTTCGGGGTCGACGACGTCGTGAATCGGGTCTTGTTCGGAGTCGGGACACAGGTCTCTGGCTCTTCGCCAGGCTCCGTCGGAGTCTCGACAGGAACCGTGACCCCTGGGATGATCGGGTCAGCGGTCAGCTCGCAGGCATCGCAGCCGCAGGTATCCTCGACAACGACTTCCTCTTCACCGCTTTGAGCTGCTGCCTCAGCTGCAGCCTTGGCCTCGGCTTCAGCCTTCTTGCGGGCAATGACGGCCGAGGCCTCCCGGATATCGATGGGAACCGCGACTTCGAGCCACTTCTGCAGCGTCAAGCTGTTCGCGGCGGTCAGGATGTAGCTGCCATCGAGCCCACGATGCTCGTGGATCATGGCAACCCGGCTCTCACCTACGGAGCCGTCTTCCTTGGGGCCGGAACCATTGAGCCCATCTGGGTACGTCACGATGTCCTGGTGGCCACCGAACACGGGACCGAAGGCATCGAAGCCCTGTGCCTGGAACCCGGCGAGCTGGTCGCCACCGTAGAAGTACCGCTTGACGACCTTAGACGTCGTGGTCCCAACAATGGTGTCGTCTGACGATTCACCGAACGTCACGAACTCCAGCTTGGCGCCCATGATGCGGACGTGCTGGTCTTCGGAGTAGCAGAACAACCCCGCGGCTGGGCCACCGCGGATATAGCTGCGGAACATCTCGACACCGACACCGGCGCCGAACATGTTGTGCTGGTGCCATTCACCGTCGAGGGCGTCGACGAGCCCCGTGGTCATGGTCTGCAGCCGCGGGTAATCGCTGTATGTCCGACCCGACATCCGTTCGCCAACTGCGAAGCCGGCGACCTGCGGATAGGTGAGCTGCTGGCAGGGCCACTTGTAGTCGCCAGCCTTGGCGTAGTCCATCTTGGCCACGATGACGGAAGGCATCGATGACCCGAACGATACCGCTACGACGACACGCTCACCTGGCAGGATTCCGCCAGCTTCGCTGACCCCGAGGAGACCGCGGCCTGTGCCCAGATAGGACGCCAGGACGCGTCCGTTGTTTCCATCGAGCGCGACGTCGTAGTACTGCCCGGACTGCAGTCCAAGCAACACGGTGCCGATAGCCAGGTAATGCGGCTGGTTGAAGAACCCAGCTGACAGGTAGCTGTTCTGCGATGGCCCGCTTGTCGGTCCGGTGATCCCGAGATATGACATCGGGTCCCCTGGGTTACTGGATATCGTTGAAGAGGTAGCTGACCCCGAAGATGATCAGGAAGTTGTCCGCGCTCCCCTGCCCGTTCAGGCCGAAGGGCATCGCGTTCTTCAGGATGTACTGGAAGGTGCCGCCGGCGCCGAGAGGTCCGCCACCCTGGGTCTGGCACAACATGGGCCCGGTATCCAAGATGATGTCGCGAGCCTCACAGCTGCAGTCCAGCTTAGGGGCACCCTTGGGGCCAACCACCTTGGTGAAGGACACGGTGCCCTCAGCGGGACCCTCGATGTAGTAGAAGCTCGGCGAGGCGAGATCGTAGACCCGGCTCAGGTTGCGCTTGAACTCCAGGTTGAACTGTTGCACCAGACCGGCCTGCGCGGTGCCGTCCATACCGGAGATCGTGAAGTTGGTTCCCCTGATGACACCTTCGAGCGTCCGGGGCACACAGGTGTTCGCAGTAGCCATGTGGTATCCTTATCCTGCCACTGAGATCGTGACGGTGATGTCGGCGTCGACACGCTGGAGCTCCGCGGCGATGGACACCGCGATCGGGACCACGACGCGAACCGCGTTGTTGGGGTCCTGGTAAGCCGGGGCCACGGAGCCCTCGACGATGATGGCCCCGAACGGCGAGATCACGGAGTTCGTGCGGAGGTACTCCAGCGCCGTTGAAGCAGCCGTCGTGATCTGGCTCAGTGTCAGCGCGGTGATCTTGTTGCGGCCCTCGAAGGCGCACAGGACGTCCTTGAAGTACCGCCTCACGGCGTCCACGTTGGCGACCATGGCCTCGTAGGCATCGATGGCTTCGCTTTGATCCGTGGTGTTCGTGTACCCCACGAACGCTGCCGTCGGGGCTTCCTCGACGGCTTCGACCACGAAGACGCCCATGTTGGAGAGGATCTCGAGTTCGCCCAGGAACTCGTAGGCGCACTGCGGAACCGCCCACCCGGTCTCCAGGAGGACCCCGCGGAGACCCTGCTGAGGTGCCGTGTAGCCACGGAGGCCAGCGATGGCAGCCGACAGCAGGTACCCGGGAACCACGACACCATTCCACGTCGGCTGATCCGGGAACGACACCGACATCGTCCTGGTGTTGAACGCCGAAGCCCGGGCCCCGTAGTCCGCGGCTTGCTCAGGGATCGAGAACGGGTGGGTCACCGCGGTCAGCGTGGTGGCACCTGTAGCCGGAGTCGTGACAACGACTTCCTGTGAGCTGTTCGTGTTGGCCACGATGAAGTCGCCATTGTTCAGCGTGATGACGTCGCCAGGCACCGCAGCCAGGAACGGTTGCCCTGACGACACCGTCACGACGAGGTCGCCGCCACTCAGCGTCACCGCCAGGGAACCAGAGAACAGCTCGGCCTCCGTGGTCCTGACCAAGCTGACGGTGGCGTGGCTGACGTAATCCGACGCTGTACGTGACTCCAGGAGATCCTGCGTCGCGGCGAGAACTGCGGAGTCCGTGCTCAACGGGGCGATCTCGTACCAGTCCCGGCGACGACGCAGCTTGCTGAAGGTGTTCTCCCAGTCCGTGATCAGGAGCCCGGGAAGCGCGGCCCCCAGGACAACGGGACGCACGACCGGCGGGGTGAGCTGTGGAGCCAGGGCCCGCGCCATCGCGAATCCGAGTTCGGACTCCGGGTACTGCCAGCCCACGAACAAAGCATTCAACTCAGTTTCCGAGGTGACCTCGATCACCGCAGTCGTATTCGCGACACGCAGGGCTCGATAGTTCGTGTAGACCTTGGAGTACGCCGTGGACCCCGAGAAGTTGGAGCCTGCGATGACTGGGTACGCGGAACCCGTACGCGTCGTCGCCCAGGTGATCGCCGGATCGGCCTGCACGTTGGTCGACGTCACGGTGACGTCAGCGGTGGGCAGCTCGATCTCGGGAACGATCTCGGCGATGGTGACGTTGAAAAAGACGCCACCCTGAAGCCCGGCTGGAAGGTTGTCCTCCAGGATCAGGATCCTGGGTTCATTGGTCAGATACCCGAAGTTCTTCACCTTGGTCCTGAGGACCACCGTGGCTCCGGAGTTCGCCAGGTAGACGTAGTCGCCGATCTTGACGTCCACATTCAGGGCTGGGGTCCGGTTGATGCCCGTCCAGATCGTGGCACCAGCGTTGTGCCGGATCGCGTTGACCGTGGTCCCGCTCTGGACGCCATTGGCCCCCGTGGGAACCCCGGTGCCATCGGTGAAGTACCGGACCAGCGCATTGCGGATGAACACGGCGGGAGTCGCGAGATCCACGGTCTCGCCGGTCAGAAGCCCAGGCCACGCAGCGTTGGTACCCAGGGTCTGATCGTAGTTCCCAACGAAGCCGTCATGCCTGACCGCGTAATCGGGGCCGACAATGATCGTCCTGAGGTTGTCCGTGATGACCCCAGGCAGCGACAGGAAGTTCTGCAGCAGTGAAGTACGTGGGACCGTCGAAGTCGTCATGGGTTGACCTCAAGCAGGGAGGCGGCCAAAGCGACACGGCCGCCGGCCAATGTTGGAGCGATGTACTGTGTTGTCCACGAGTACTCGAAGGTGTAGGCGACATCGATGCTGACGCCGTAAGCGCTGCCGTTCTCGTCCAGGATGCCGACTTCGGAGATCCCGGCAGCCTGGAAGTCGTGCATGGGGAGATCGGTTCGGACAACCGGGCTCACCGCGTTCATCAGGTCGAAGACCTCGTACGCGAACTGCTCCACGAATCCATTGGCAGAGGAAACACAGATGAGCCGATGGCTCCCGGTCTGGAACCGGCTGTAGCCGCGGCTGGCGCCATCCTGGGGGATGCTCTCGTTGCGGTCACCCATGGCGACCCGCTTGAACTCCTGGCGACCACGCCGAACCACGATCGCCGGCATCTGACCAGCGGACGCCATGTCGAATGTGGTGTTCATGGCGATGCGGATCGTGGAGACCTTGGGGTCATCGCTGTACACGAACTGCTTGGTGACCTCGTAGAACCGGCAGTCCGTCCTGCTGAAGTGGTTCTTCAGGATCCGCATGAAGAGCTTGTCGACGGTCTGGTTGTCGAAGCCGCGGGGGCACACGTCGGACGGGTCGGTCCAGTCGAAGCCAACGGGAGTGACCCCCGATGGGGTCGTAACGACTCCACCACCAGTTCCACAGGGCGGCTGAGCTGGGAGATCGATCTGGGTGCCGTGCTCATCGCAGGGCCCCTTGTCCGGCGGCTTGGCCCCCGTGAACGGGTTATCGGCCTCCAACGGTTTCGCGTCGAGGGTCGGGCGGACCCTGAGATCCTGTTCGTTACCGTCATTCCGCTTCGGCATTAGGTCCTCAGACGCGAGATCAACCGGATCCGTTTGATCCCGAGCTGGGAACCCAACTTAGGAACAACGGAGCCCGCCGAGCTCTTCGCCATATTCTGGCGAGTCTCCGGAGTCTCGCCAGCGTCCCCAGCTGGTGGGGCCTTCTTGCGGGTCCGGTAGGCTACTGGCACGGAACTGGGACCTTGTAGATGACCTCGGTACGGTCGCGCTCATCGAGACGCAGGTTCAGGATCAGGTCGATGCCGCGGTGCCGGGCCAGCGCGGTGACGTCGCCCTGGACCAGGAACCGCTGATCGGTGTGCGCGTGGACCCAGACATCGTTCATGTCGGGACGCGGATAAGCCATGGCCCGCACGGTCTCCATGGTCGCCGTGATGAGGCCCTGCTCGGCGTCCACCTTACCCAGGCGCTGCGATGGGTTCATGATGACCCAGTACTCGAAGGCGTCGTAGTAGCCCCCGGTGATGCCGGTCCCGAAGCAGACCGGGCACTGCGGGTTGTTGATCTGGCCGGTATCGGGATCCACACAGACCGGGCAGCTCTCCCCGTAGACACGCCGCTTCAGGAGCCAGCCACGGACCCCGGCACGCTTGCGCTGCAGGAGGTGCTCCTTCCGAATGATCTCCCGAGCCAGGGTGTAGTCGTAGCGGTTCCAGTAGGTCCCCACCGCGGTGGCCTGGGAGAGGTACTCCTGACCAGCTCCGTCGATCAGCTTGACGCGGTAGAAGACATCGGTGCCTTTGTCAGGCAGCTGGGGGTCGTTGTCGTAGGCCCAGGGCTGATCTGTGGTCTGGGCAACCGGAACGAAGTTGTCGTCATTGGCCGCATAGCCACGTTCCAGGATGAACGTGAAGGGACCCTCGGCACCAGCGACGAAGTCCTTCTCCAGGGCCCACTCGACGAGCACGGAGCCCGTCACGATGGGGTTGAAGAAGACGTCGATGGCGAGTCGCTTGAAGACGCGGATCTCCGCCATTTAGATCCCCGTGGCCCAGGCCCGCTCCATGTTCATGCGGTACTTCTCAGTCCGCATCCACTCATCGAACTCCTTGAGGTTGAGTCGACCGACTTCCTCGTACTCCGTGGCCTTGGACTGGTCGTCGATGGCGATGCCGCCGGCCTGATAAGCGAGACGGTTCCTGCGGTACCTGGCTGCTCCCATGAGGAGAAGCTCACCGACGGTGGCCTGGAGCCAGCGGTACCGATACGGGAAGTTCATCGGGGAGAACAGCGCCACCGGAGGCGGGGTCTCGTTCCACTTCTGGACGACACGCCGCATCGCGAAGACGAGCTCGATGTCGCTGAACTCGACGTCATCGAGCAGATTGCTGAACGGGGCTCCGTCGGTGCCGTTGTCGAGATCCAGCAGTGCCAGCCGGATCTCGGGGATCAGCAGGGGGCCGGTGCCAGCGATGAGCTGCATCGCCGGTGGCTCCACGATCATGAGAACCGGCCACCGATCGACGACCTGGCCGCCGACAGTGAGGCGCTCAACGGCCATGTCGTAGACGCCGGCGCAGTTCGTGACCTTGTTCTCCAAGATGAACTCGACGAAGCCGCGGAACTGTTCCTGGTTCAGGACGGTCCCGTTGATCGGGCCGATGACGCCACCGAGCTCGCCACCATTCACGGTTCCCATGCGGACCCGGACGTTGATGCCCGTGGCGGCAGGCTGCGGTGAGAAGTTCGGTGGTGGTGCCGGCGGATTCTCGACTTCCTGCGAGAGATCTACAGCTTTCCCGCTGTCGTCGGTCAGCTTGAAGACGACCTGCTTCCGGGCCCGCTGGCTGACGCGGATCACCTTGACCTGACCAGGAGCCGAGGCCGGAGCCACTTCGATAGGAGCGATCATCTGGACTCCTTAGGTTCTGACCACGGCGGAATTGATGGGACCAGACTTGTAGTGCTGCATGTGACGACCCCTGGCACCAGGGGTCCTGTCGACATCGTAGCTGCGCCCACTCGCCAGGCTACCGAGACCGGGGGTTCCCCAGTTCCGGACCGGGGCGCTGCTGTGAACTTCGCGGCGCATCCCGCTGTCATCACTGCGCTGCGCGGACAACTCCGAAGCAGCCCTGGTGTCGACCTTGGTGCGGGTCGCCATGGCTCCGAGGCGCCCGCCGCCGATCACCATGGGAGCGGCCTCGCGCGTGTTCACGTTTCTGGTGTCGACGCGAGCCGCGTTGACACCCGATGTCGGGTTCGCGAGTCCCTGCGGACGACTACGCGTCATGGGACGCCCAGCCACGGACCCGGTGACCTGTCGAGCCGAGAAGTCCTGAGCCTTCTGGGTTCCCTTCATGCGTGGTGCTGGCCCGGTCTGCTTCACGGAGCCACGTACGGGCTGCTTGACGACCGGCTTGCTCGCCGGCGTCTTGGTGGGAGCTGAGCTCGTCGATGGAGTCCCGATCGGAGCTGAACCCGCCGTTGACGGAGTCCCGATGGCCTCGGCGGCCGACTTGGTTCCCAGCAGTTCAGCGGCCCGCGTCTTAGCTGCGACCAGCTTGGTACGAAGCAGGGCTGGTTCCGGCATCGAGGCGGCCTTGAGCAACAGGGCACCAAGACGAGCTGAGGCCAACTTCGGAGCATCCGGATCCACCGGCTTCTTGGCTACCGTGGCTGGCTTATCCCCTGGGGCCGGCGGTGCCGAAGGACCGTCCTTAGGCCGGAAGTTAGGATCTGCCTTCCGATTCGGATCCAGGGCACCGTTTATGACGGCCTCTCGGTTGTCGACCGGCTTGGGCTCTGATGGCTTCGCAGCGGTTGCCGCTGAGTCTGTCTTTGCAGCGGGCGGCTGAGCAGGAGTCTGTGCCTGGGGAGCCTTCGGCTTCGGGAGCTCGGCGGCTGGCGTTCCTTCGTTAGCGGCTGCAGTGCCACCTGGAACCGTAGCAGCATCAGCCACGCTGACGTAGTCCGGAACGTCGCCGCTATCCTTGGCAGCGTCGCGCTCCGCGTTGGGATCCGGAACCTCAGGCGGTGCCGGCTTCTTCGCGAGCCCTGGTTTCACGGGGTCGCCAGGCTTCCGGAACACCGGCGGCGGCCCTTGGAGCTGACGAGCCTTACGCTGCTCCTGCAGCGCAATCTCGTACTGCTGGGCACGATTGAACGGCTTGCCCTGGTTCTTGGGGTCCGCAGCCATGGCGTCCACAGCGGTGTGCGCTTCAACCTGAGCTGCGAACTCCGGATTCTGCAGCGCGTTCAGAACCCAAGCGGGCGGCTCCGTACCAGCCATACGGTAGGCCCTGACCTGCTTGGCGACGTACGCGGGATCCTGGGCTCGATTGGCGCGACGGTCGCGCTCGACGGCCTGGGCCTCCTGCAACGCGAGCTGTTCCTTCGTACGACCAGCCGATGCCTGGTCGCCAGCGGTCCAGACGCCGCCCTCGTACCGCTTCACGCCACCCTTACCGTCGGCCTCCTGAAGCGCGACTCCCGGCGAGTTCGGGTCATTGGTCTTGCCGATGTACATCGGCTTATCGCCGGGCTTGAACTGTGTCAGACCGATCGCCTTGGCATCCTTGCCGAGGTTGCGCTCCTCGTTGACACGATTCGCGGCGCGCTGCTTGGCGCGCACGATCTCGTTCTGAGCCCACTTCTCAGCGGCGTCGGCACCCTTGGCCTCGTAGATCTGGTTGTACCGCTTGTTGGCGTAGACCTGCCCGATCTCGTACTCTTCCCACTGCTTCTGCCGACCCGCCCAGCCACCCTCGGCTTCGGACGGGGTCTTGGAACCACTGAGATTCGGGAGGTGTTGCCAGCCGACCTTCCCCGTGGTGGGATCCGTGTAGCGACGCCAGACCCGGTTGTCATCGGAGACATGGTACTGGTTGCCACCGCTGTCGTAGGCGTTGACGCCAGGCTGAATGGGCTGCAGACCAGCGACGCTGTCTGGCGGTACCGCCGCAGCTTGTGCCTTGTTGATCGCCTCAGGCGTTGCGGCGTCACCTTTACCCAAGTCGATGGGCTTCGGCGGCGCTACCCGCTGTGGCGCCTTCTTCGATGCCGCGGCACCGCCGAACATCTGGGCGAGATCAGGCTTCCCGATCATGGGGCCAATGAAGCTGAGCAGCTTCTGGCCGTCCTCGCTGGAGAACCACTCCATGATCTTCTCGCCGAACCCCTTCTCCTGCGGAGGCGCTGGCGTCGTCGCCGGCTTCTCCGGAGCCTTCTGCGCTGGTGGCGCAGCGGGCTTCTCGGTAGCTGGCGGAGCCTGGCCCGCTGGAGGTGCCGCTGGTGTCGCGGCTGGAGGTGTTGACGCCGGCTGGCTAGTCGGCGGCGGCGTCACCGGTTTGGCTGTAGCTGCGGCAGCCTGTGTCGCAGCCTTCATTGCGGCCTGAACACGCGCCGTGGTATCGGCCACGGACTGCTGGACCTGCTTGAAGATCGCCCCGCTGGGATCTTTCTGCTGAATGATCTTGCCGAGTTCACCCTCGGGCCCGACAGCCTGGTTGACCAAGCCGATAAGCTTCTCCTGGGTCTCTGGCGGTTGCTGAGCAGACCAGTCCAACATGTCCTGAATCGCTTGCGGAGCCAGGATTTTGAACATGACCCCAGGAACAGACCTAAGATTCTTCGGCGCGTCCCTCAGGAACCCCTGAACTTTTTCTTCAGGTGTGCCCGGGTACTTGTTCAACGCGCCAACAACGGTGGACTCTTTAGCTGCGGCTTCCGCTGCCAGCTTGTAGTACAGCCTGGATCCGAGGGCACCCATGGATCACACCGCCGTGACGGTACGGTCGCCGAGGACGATACCCTGATCGATGGAGCGGAGCTTGCCGAGTTCGATGCCGATCTTCGTGGCGACCACGGCCTGCCAGTCCTGAGCCGCGGTCACCGACCAGGCGACGTTCGTGGACACAAAGGAGGCCTGGAGCTGGGTCCCATCGACGACACCGACCATGCCGCCCGTGAAGACGACGCCAGCCGGGTTCTGGATCGTGACCCCGAAGGTGCCGCCTGTGAACACGACGAGCGGGCCGTAGCGATTCACGATGTCGATGTCGATCGGGTTCAGGGAGACGCCCAGGGTCGCCGTGACGACACCGTTGCAGGGCGTCACGGGCTCCTTGATGACGTACGAGAGCGGGTACGAACTGTTCGGGAGTCCGTCCGTGCTCAGGTTGTCGACCGCGTTGAGCGTGAAGTCGGCGATGGTGCCAACCGGCCAGATCCGGAGATCACCGACACCGGAGTCGTAGTCGACATCGACGACATCGCTGTACACGAAGTTCGTTCCGGTATCGATCGTCAGGACGGTCTGGTCTTCGTTCAGCGTCGCCGTGGCAGCGGACAGATCGAGGACGACGTTGTCGACTTCGACCGTGAACCCGGTGACGAGATCGCCAGATGGCGACCCCACGGCCTGGGAGAAGTACACCTTGATGAAGTCGTTGGAACCTTCACCAGCGGTGGCGCGCAGCAACACGGGAACCGTGTAGACCGGGACCCCGACGGCATCCGTGAAGCTGGCTGCGGGATCATTCGGGGCAACAGCCTCGACCACGGTACCGGACCCGGAGACATAGCTGACCTCGAGATCCGAGCTCAGCGGGAGCGCCAGCACGGCCGTGATCAGGTTGTCATCGATCGCGCTGAAGGTCGGTACGAACGGGACCCCACCATCCTTGAACGTGAACCCATTGAGCTCCTGGCCCAGGGTCGCCGTGACGGCGCGGTCGAAGAAGATGTAGACCAGGACGTTCGAGTACTGAACGGACTGAATCACGGGAACCGTCATGGGAGCTCCTACTTCTTGCGGGACTGCTGGGCCTTAAAGAGTTGACAGAGCTTCACCAGGTCGGTGTCCTCCAGCCAACGCCTCCGGGCAGCGGTCTTCGACATCGGGGTGTCAGCGAGCTTGGCGAGCCCGCGACGGATCGCGTTGTGCGTGACCTGCATGGCACGCAGCTTACCTGAGCCCCGGATAGCCGCAATCTACTTAGAGCTGGTTCCGGCGGCGCCGGCGAACCGGCTCGGCCCCGGCGATGGCGTCAGCCGTGACGGGCTCGATCTCCGTGGACTCCGGCTTGGTTTCGGTAGCCACGGGTTCGGGCTCCGTCGCCACGGCGGCCTGCTCGGTAACCACGGGCTCTGGTTCCGTTGCGATCACAGCCGGTTCGGTGGCCACAGGAGTGGTCTCCGTCGGAACCGGTTCCGGCTGCGTATAGATCGCCTCAGGAGGCGTTTCCATGGTCTCGGCCTGCTCCGGTGCCGAGGTCCCGATAACGGGCTCCTGGAGCACGGGACCCAGGTTCACGGTGTTCACCGTGGTCGGGGCGAAATCGGTTGGGATCTGTGACTTCAGATCCAGGGCCTTCGGGGACACCACGGCCGACGCCGGGACCATTTCTGTCCGCGCGGACACCGTCTGGGGGGCCTCATCGACGGCGACGTAGCGCACCGAGACGACCCCAGCGGCTACGAGACGCCGTGTCGAGAGATCCCGGAAGCAAGGCCTCAGGTCGCCCTGGAACTGGTAGGTACCCTTGGCGAGATGGGCTCGTCTGGGAACCCAGAGGTCGACGGGGTGATGTACTTCGATGACGGTGTGGGGGCGACTGGTGTCGACGGTGGCGCCAAAGGTCATCGCGGTACTCCGAAAATGAAAGGACGGCGGCTACAGTAGCCGCCGTCCCTCCATTCGCAAGACCCGCTTCTACTAGGCGGTCGTGAGGTCCAGCTTGACCGCGACAGCCACCGGGTTGCCCGCGGTGTCCTTGGCGGCGACGTAGACGTCGTAGGCCGTCGCCGTGGTGAGCCCCGTGACGGGCACCGTGGCCTGGACGGACGCCGTGGCGGCGCCGTTGGCCGCGGCCACCGGGGCTCCACCACCGCTCTCCTGACCCAGCAGGATCTCGGCAACCGACGGAGCCGGGTCGCCATCGGCAACCACGACGACGTAGATCGTGCCGTTCTCGCTGAGCGTGGCGAGCACGTCGGCCGAGGTCGCCAGGATGTTCGCCAGGGCCGGGGCCACCGTGAACACCGGCAGGACGACGCCGGCCACCACGAAGGTTCCCAGGACTGCCGGGGTCTCCCGACCCATGACATCCGTCAGCGTGGCGTCGATCTGGTAGGTGCCACCAGCGACGTACGGGTTGGTCTGCACGGTGCCGAAGGCGACACCGAGATCGGAGTCCCCGTTGCCGTAGGTGATGTCGAGTGCTGGGGTCGCCGCAGCCACGGCACCGGAGACGCGTGGGTACGCCGCGTTGGCGATCGATGCCGGCGAGCCGGTGCCCAGGTAAGGCAGATCCACCGTGGAGTTGTCACCGCAGCGGCCACCCTGGACGGGCAGCTTGGAGACGTTGACGGTGCCAGCCACGGTTTCCTTGGGCCACGACGGCCTCGTGCCGGCGGACACCGCGACGTCGCCGCTCAGCGCGACGGGGGCCGTGGAATCCTTGGCAGGGATCGTGACGGTCGCCGTAACCGGCGGCTCGCCGGGAGCGACCGCTGCCGAGATCTGGTTGGCAGCATCGAGGACGGTGTTCAGAACTCGGCGGAGCCGGTAATTACCGACGGCGCCGTAAAGGAATCGGCCAGCGTAGCTACGCTGCGTCTGGCCCTTGGGGGTGCGAGGCATGGTGGAGTACTCCTGGGAAATATCCTAATCCCGCGGGGAACTCCGTACAAGCGACTCAGCGGTGCGCCTGGAGCGCCTTCAGCGGAGCCCGGCTCCTGCACCAGTCCACCCAGAACGTCTCGCAGGCCTTCAAGACGTGGGTCGCGATGAGCTCCGGGTTCCGGATCGGCGCCGCGTTCATCTTGTCGCGGATCGTGGCACGGAAGTCGCGCAGCCGTTTCCGATCCTTGGCGAGCTCGACCGCCGCTTTGACGTAGCCATCGACGGTGTCGGCACCGAGCTCTGGCATCCCGATCTGCTTCAGAATCGTCCAGGTCTGCCGGAACAGGAAGGCGTCGCCGGTCAAGGTGACCACGGGACACCCCATCCACATCGCCTCAGCTGAGGTCAGGCAGCCCGTGCACGGCCAGGTATCCATCACGATGTCGATCTTCTCGGTGTACGTCTTCATGACGTCTTCCGTGCTCGGGACGCCCTGCGAGAACGTCAGCCGATCGGGACCGATTCCGCGAGCCGCCATGTACGTCCGGATCTGATGCTCCGTCGCCGAGGTGTACACCTTGATGATGAATCGACTCCTGGGGACTTCACGCAGACACCGCGCCCAGGCCTCCAACGTGGCGTCGTGAATCTTGCACGGATTGTTGAACGAACCGAAGGTCACGTAGCCCACGGTGTCAGCGGGCAGCGGCGCGATCGGTGGCGGCATCGCCAACGGGAAGTACGTGTACGCCGCCGGCATCTCGTAGAACTTCTCAGCACAGACCTGATCCGCGCTCACCGGTTTCATCCAGGGATCCGTGATGAAGTAGTTGATGGTCGCCAGAGCCGCGGGTGTCATCATGCCTGATACCCAGCCTGCCTGGACTGGGGCCGGCTTGTACCCGAACACAGGGAGTCGGTTGTATGCGGTGTGCCCGGCGAGATCGATGAGAACGTCGACCTCATCACGATAGATGATTTCTGCGGCCTCTTTATCGGTTTTTCCGAACAGGTTGACCCAGCGCCCCGTGGTCTTGTAGGCGTCTGAGATCCGGTCCTCCTTGTCGGTTTCTCGGTTCGCGTAGCAGATGATGTCGTGCTGCGGAGCCACCTTGCGGAACGCCTTGAACGGCTCCAGCAGCAGGTTGGCCAGGGAGTGCGCGATGAAATCGCCGGACATGAATCCGATGCGGAGCCCGCGTTCCGCCTTCGTGGAATCCAAGCGCTCCAGCGGGAACTGGTAGTGCGGGGTGTGTCTCAGGAACCTGGCGCTGTACTCCCGACACAGATTGTAGAAGTCCGACAGGTTGACCCCGGCGGTGTACTGCGCCGTCATGATGAAGTTCGAACAGGTGTTCGGGTTCGGGTGGCGCTCGTAGGCCTCACGGAAATGGCTGTACGCCTTCTTCTGCTCCGCGGTGTCCTTGTAGAGACCAGCCAACGCGGCATGCAGGTTGGCCTTGTGGGTGGGGTCCTCGGTGAGCTCGTAAGCCTTCAGGTAGAACGTCACGGCCTGCTTGTGCCGCTTGAGCTCCTTGCAGGCCTGGGCGAGCTGGTTGCAGACCGCGAAGTCCTCGGAGTTGATTTCGAAGAGCAGCATGAGGGCCTCGTAGGCCACGTTCCACTGCTTCTTCTCGACGGCGAGCTGGGTCAGCCTGCGGTACGGGTTCTCGTGGACCCGCTGCCGGGACTTCAGGACTCCCAGGAGCGCTTCGATCTCGGCTTCGTCGTCACCGACCAGGCTGTAAGCGGTGGCCGCGTTGATGAAGATCTCAGCGGCTGTGCTGCCGCAGCCCTTCAGGTAGTCCCCAGCGGCCTGATTCCGGCCCGCTCGGAGCAAGGCGACCCCGACGCCAAGATGGGCGTTATCGAGCTCCTTGCCGGCCCCTATGAGCTCCTTGAACAGGGCTATGGCGTCATCGTAGCGCCCGGCATCGGAGAGGTTCCTGGCGTGCTTGAGCTTCTCGAGGGCATCCATGTCAGAACCGTAGTGGTGCCTGACCGATCGTCAATAGCTTGTGACAGCTGGAAACGAAGAACCCCGGCCTTTCGACCGGGGTTCTCGCAACCAGTACCGGAACTGCGCTCAGGCAGTCGCGATGCGGGCCTTCGCGATGGCGGCCGGGTTGCCGATGGTGGCACCACGCTCCGTGTAGGCGAAGAACTCCAGGTTGTAGGCCTTCTTGTCGAGGTACAGGGTGACGTCCTCGAGGACGAACGACTTGCCGATGAACTCGGGCGAGGCGAAGATCCAGAAGGTGTCGTTCTCGACCAGCTCGGTCTTGTTGGTCACGATCCAGTTCATGCCCAGGAGGCGCTTCTGCTGGAAGCCCTCGACGAACATGCTCTCGGAGAGCTCACCACCGACCTCGTCACGGCCGAACTTGGCGATGTCGTGGATCGTGATGTTGTTCACCAGGATGGTGACGCCTTCCAGGTGCGCGAAGGTCGACGGCAGGATCTTGCGCATCTCGAAGAGCGAGTTGCGGGTGATGCCGAGCGGGTCGACGATCTTGCGGTTCTGGATGACGCCGGTCTCGGGAACAGTCGAGCCCTCGGTGCCGACGATCGACTGCGCGGCAGCGATCATCTTGCGGTCGAACTCGAAGTCCATGTCCAGGATCGCGTTGTCGCTGATGACCTGGCGGATGTCCATGCCGTACGTACGGAGCTCGGAGACATCCTTGGTGAACTTCGGGGTCACGATCCGGTCGAAGAAGACCGGGTAGCGGTCGCCGCGGAAGTAGTACTGGATCGGCTGGGTGCCGAGCGGGATCGTGATGGCGGCGGGCGAGTTCGGCTCGCGCTCCACCAGCTTCACGTTCTTGTCGGTGCCGAGCTGCGGGGTGAGCTCGTCGTCGGCGATCTTGACCGACGGCATGACCTTCTCGAACACGCTGGATTCGCGGATACGAATCCGGGTGAAGTCGGTCACCATGTCCTGAGCTTCCTTGGTCTGCCCGTTCTGCAGGAGACCGAAGAAGGCCTTGTTGGACTGGGCCGCGCTGAGCTTCTGCTGCGACATGTTATGTTCCTCTGCTGTTCTTGGATGGATCTGGAGGCTGGGGGCGGGGCCCCGGTCAGATGACCGGGGCCCCTAGTTCATCACGGGATCACGACGCCGGCGGCGCCGTTGGCCAGGGCGCCAGCGTTCAGCACGGGAACCGTGGTGCCCGCGACGAAGGCCGGGGTGAAGGCGACGGTCAGGTAGCCCTCGGGGCCCAGGAAGACGCCCGCGGGAGCCACGTAGCCGACGACGACCGAGGTCGCCGCGGCGCCGCCGGCGGCGTTGACCGGGACCAGGAGACCGACCGAGGCGAGCTCGTCAGTCGTGGTCGGGGTCGTGGTCTCGTTGTAGCACAGCACGGTCAGCGGGGTGCCCGGGGCGTAGTCCGCAGCCGTGATGGTGGCCGGAGGCGTGACGAGGCCATTGAAGGCCCACTCAGCCGCCGTGGTCGGGGTGATCAGCATCGCCGTCGAGGACAGCTCGGCCGCCGCGATGTGCTGGATCGTGGCCCAGCCGCCCGCGAGCACGGAGCCCGTGGGGATGCCGGCCCAGCCGGGCGAGCCCGGGGCGCCGATGCCGGCCGCCGGCTTGTCCAGGTAGCCCGGCATGCCGCGGACACGGTCGACGTCCGGGTAGTTGTTGGCGTCGAGGCCCGACCAGCTGTAGTAGGGCACGGCGCCCTGCACGCTGAGGCCGACCGTGAGGCGCTTCGCGGTGGTCAGCGTCATGACCTTGCCCGCGGTGGCGATGACGCCCTTGTTGACGTTGTTCAGGATCGTGGTGTCCAGAACGCCGTTGTAGTAGGGGAGCGTGTTCCGGTCGCCGTAGCGGACGTCCAGCTTGTGCTTGCCCATCGATGACTGCAGCATGGTGTGAGTTCCTTGGTCTGAGGGGTTGGTCTGATCGGCGAACCGTCAGGCTTTGAGGTTGAGCTTGGAAAGAACTGCGCGAGCCCTGGCGTCGTAGACCTCGGTCGCCGTCTCGGCGGTCTTGGTCTTGGTCTCGTCGATCACGACACGGCCCATCTTCGTGGCCGTGACGTGTTGCGTCAACTGGGCGATCTTCTGGATCGCCTGGCCATGATCGAGGAGCTGCGAAGCGAAGACATCGGCCTGCTTCTGGTTGCTCAGCAGACCGACCTCCAGCAGCTTGGCGGCTGCCACCTTGGCCTGCTGGCCAAGCTTGACCTTCTCGGCGGCCGTCTTGACCTCAGGCTTGGCCTGAGGCTGGGCGGCAGCCTTCTTGGTGAGGTTGTCGGCCGCGGCGGCCTGCTTCTCGAGGATGCTCGCGGCGCTTTCCAGAGCGGCGGCGGCTTCCTTGAGCTGCTTGTACTTGCTCATTGCTGGATTCCTTTGGTTCTATGGTTCAGCGCCGGACGGCCGCGACCTTGTTGAGGATCAGGGTGCGGGCGCGGGTGCCGTAGTCGACACCAGCGGCCTTCATCGCCTTGGCGACCTTCGCCATGGCGATCTTGGCAGCCTCGGGAGCCGGCGCAGCCATCAGCTGGGCCAGGGAGGCGTCATCGAGGCCGAGCTCCTGCTGGACGGCGCCGAGAGCGGCCTGCTCATCCGGGTTGACGGGGGCCAGAGCGGCCATGTCGTCGACCGGAGCGGGAGGCAGGGCGCCAGCGGGCGGAGCAGCGGCAGCTGGGGGAGCGGCCTCGCCGCCTTCCTCCTTCTCGCCACCCTCTTCCTTCTCCTCGCCTTCCTCCTTCTCCTCGCCACCCTCTTCCTTCTCGCCGCTCTCCTCCTTCTCTTCCTTCTCCTGCGCGACCGGCTCACCCTCAGCCTTGGCCTCTTCCTTGACGTCGCCCTCGGCGCTCATGTCCTGAGCGAGCTTCATCGCGAAGGCGTAGCCCGCGTTGATCTCGGCCGGGTAGAACGAGGCCAGCTTGTTGATGTAGCGGGGATCATTCGGGCCGACATCGGCAGCGGCCAGCTTGGCCTCCATGAGCTGCTCTTCGGAGACCGGCTCACCAGCGGGGGCTCCGCCAGCAGCGGCAGCGGGGTCACCAGCGGGGGCGCCGCCGGTGGCCTGAGCGGCCTCGGCGAGCTCGGCCTCGGTGATGGCGCCAGCCTGGACGGCCTCCTGGATGATCTGCGCGGCTTCCTCGTCGCCGAGCTGGCCGGACTCGATCTGCTGGAGCAGGGAGTCAGCGGCGGAGCCCGCGAGCTCGTCATCCGGCACGGCCTCGGCCTGCTTGCGCAGCTTGGCATCCGGGTTCGAACGAGCCGCCTTGACCAGGAACTTGTCCAGCGGGGTCAGCAGGGCCTCGGCGGCCTTGTGGAGCTCGGCGGCCTGCTTGCGCATCGCGGCAGCCGCGGTCTTGAAGGAGCCGCTGTTGAAGCTGCCGCCCTCGGGGGTGTCGCCCAGGGTGGGGCCGTTGTCGGCCTCCTTCTTGGGCTCCAGCATGGCGCCTTCGGTGCCGCTCTGGCCGTCGGTGGCGACAGCCGTGGCACCCTCGGTCGAAGCCGAGACGGACTCGCCGGGCTTGTTGTCCTTGGCGCCCGTGTCGACCATGTTGTCGGCGTAGGTCTCCTTCTCGGCCTTCGCCATAGCGGCGGCCTGCTCGCCAGTGCTGGCGGGCGAGGTGCCGTCCTCGGCGTTGTCGAGCTTGGCGCTGATGCTGCCATCCTGGGCAGCCTTGGTGAGCTCGGCGGTCTTCTTCGCGCTGGCGCGCTTGATCAGACCATCGAGTTCGCTGAGGATGTTCTTACCGGCCATGTCTGTGTTCCTCTGGAGTACGTGGTGGAAGTTACGGGTGCCGAATGGACTCGTCAACCGTGATACTAGAAGGTGACCGCCACGGTCCTCAGGACATCCTGACGACCGTAGTGGACGTGGGCGAAGGCGACTTTGTAGTGTCCGTAGAGCAGCGCGAAGCCCTGGGCCTCGGTGGGATCCATGATCGCCGCGGTCTTGCTAACCGGCTGCTGGATCGTGATCTGGATGACGCGGGCCTGGGTGGCGCCGGGGTCCATGGAGGTCTGGCGGCGGAGATCAGACACGGTGTCCGGGCTGATCTTCAGGGACTCCTGGGCGCCGGGTGGCTCCAGAGCGGCGACCTGGGTGTGATCGTCGAGAAGTGCGTCCAGACTGCCGAACTCGTTGGCAGCGGCCTCGCAGCCAGCCGGGTTCGGGTGGCCGATGACCTCGCCGAAGTCGCTGGGGCCGAGGAGCCAGCCGTTCGCGTTCAGGAACCCGATGAGCTGCTCGATGCCGTGAAGTTCAGCGATCTTCCTGAGCTCCTTGACGGAAGCCGTCGTCAGCTTCTTCGGAGCCGCTGCAGTCAGCTTGGCAGGGACCCGCTTCGCGAACGCAGCCAGCGCCTTCAGCGTGGCGAACTTCGGGTTCGCCCAGGAACCCATACCGACGAGCTCGGCGAGTTCGTGGCCACCGATGACGCGACCGTGCGCCTCGGCTACCTTGCGCAGCGCGTATGCGATGCGATCCGCTGGCTTGAACACGATGCTGATGTCGAAGTACTTCGGCTTCGGGTTCTTCATGTAGACCCGGCGGCCATCCGAGAGGATCTGGCCGAGCAGGTCTGTGATGTGGAAACAGTGGTCAGCCGCAGTTGGAGCCTGGTGCCCGCAGATGCTGCAGACATCGTAGTCCTGCATGGATCCCATGCTGACTGGGATGTCCTTGCCCTCGTGCAGGGCCTGAATCTCGCGACGGCACTTATCGTTGTCGAGCCCGAGAAGCAGCTCGATGCGCGACATCAGATCGTGATGCCCGCTCTGAACGACATCCCCAACTGACTTGAACGGATCATCGTTCTGATGGTTCTTGAAGACGTGCCCGATGTCGACGAAAGAACGATGTGCGGTTCTATTGTCTTCGCGGCTGAACCCGTCGCCATTGCGGTTCGGGCCGTACATCTCTTCGTCGCCAACGGCGAGGACGTGGATCACGGTCTTGTTGGGCGGCGCCTTGAAGTCCTTGAGGTACTTCGTGAAGACGCCGTGATTGGCGTGCTTGGTGAGCCCGACGTGATTTCCGTGCAGCGGAACCAGCGACGCCACGGGGGCATCGAAGTTGAACGACTGCGACGAGATCAGCTTGGGAATCACGGTTTCTGCTCTTCCGGTTTCGGAGCTGGTTGTGCGTCGAGCCCGGACCAGCGCAGCGCACCAGCGGTCACAGGGGCGACACCATGTGTAATCGCGAGCGGGAGAAGCCCGCGGCGCAGTACACCCGCAACACTACGACCAGGGCGTGTCGGCAGCGTACGGAACTGCCGCAGCGTGCCGCGCAGCTTTTCAGCCGCGTCAGCCTCACTGATAGCTGGGTCTCCCTTTGCTCGCATCTTCGGGTCGAAGCCCATGTCCTCGCGTGCGACGCGTTCGATGCGCGCCTTCGCGGTGGCATCGCCAGCTTTCGCTGCAGCGATGTCGTTCTGCAGGCCTTCTTCGAGAAGCCTGAGCGCGGTTTGATCGACGTGACGATTCGCGAAGAGACGTCCGAACCGGCCGCCTCGCGTGGTATCAGCGACGGTGCGCTCGAGTTTGTCGATATCGTCTAGCGTCATCGAACCGGGGCCGGGCGTGGCCCGTGCACGATTCCACAGGACTTCCTGAAGCCCAGTTGGAGCGGCTCCCTGACGATCGAACATCTGCGTGAATCGATCGGCGAGCTGCGCCTGGTTCGTGCCCTTCGGGAGGCCCTCGAAAATCCTATGCATACGGTCACGCAATTCGGCCCGCTCACGGTTTCCGCTCACGGTCGACCAGATCCCATCACCAGCACCGGTCGTTGGAGTCCGCTGTACATCCTCGCGCAGCTGATCGGCCATTCCGAGGGTACCGTGCAGGGAGTCCGCCGGGTTGCCTGGGGCATGCCGACGCAGTGCCCGCGGGCCTGTGGGCAGGAACTCGGAGATCCGACGCGAACCACGCGATGCGTTCAGAGCACCCAGTGCGAGCGACGCGGTAGCTGGGACCTGCGATACGGCCTCAGCACCGCGCTGGAGCACGCCTGGTTGGGTGTCAGGATTTTTGGACCTGAACTTATCACCGATCGCGTCCAGCATCCCGGTACGATGGGCCAGGTACCCGCCGCCACCAAGCGCCGCGAGTCCGCCGAGGGCCCAGAGCAGTCGGTTCCGCTTCGACTTCCGGACCTCGTCCTCAGTGGCTTCGTCCTGGAGCTCACGATCCGGATCGATGACGACAGCCTCGGCCTCCTTGGCCAACAGGAGACACGCGACACGATCCGTGACGATTTCCGAGGCCTGCTTGGCGAAACTCATGCCGACTGACCCTTGTTGCGCGCCCTGATCTGGAGATCCAGCGGGACGCCGCCCTTCGTGGCGAGGTGCTGCCGGATATAGCTGACGAGTTCAGCGCGACCGAAGTTCGGGTTCACCGACATCGCGGCGTTGTAGGCCTCGATGACTTCCGGGAGCTCGTGACCACCGATGTAGTCATCCTTCATGAGCCCCTCGATCTGACCCCTGGCATCGATGTTGGCGACGTCCTGCCTGAAGCCTTGACCAACGGCATTATCGTAGCTCAGCTCAGGAGCCTCGGCTCCGGTCGGCTTGCCACCAGCCGCAATCATCATGTTGTCCGGGGACAGGATGTCCTGCGGGGCCGTTTCGAACTCCTTGCTGATGGCACCAGGATCGAACTTGATCGAGCCGCCTTCCACGAAGGCTCCTGGGGCGTACGACTGGGCTTCACCAGCGGTCTTGACCCCGAGGAGATCCAGCTCAGCGGCGCTGGAGCTGTTCTGCGCGGCATCCCGTGTCGCGACGAGCTCGCCGGCTTCCTTGATGATGGTGTCCGCGCGGACACAAAGTTCGACGATCGCAGCCTCCCGAGCCGAGACGAAGATCCGATCGGACGCCGTCTTGGTGAGGTCAGCCCGGGCCTCGCCGAACTTCTCCAGCCCGGCCGTGTTGTAGACCAGGTCGATGGTGTCTGAACTGACACCACTGGCGGCTGCGGCTTTCTCGATCCCGGCCCACTTCGGAGCATCGGTCCGGCGGAGCTCGTAGGCCAGCTTGGCCAGGACACCCTCGGCGGCCTCCCGGAGTTCCAGGATGGCTCGGCTGGCGTCCTGGAGGACGTGGGCGTCGCCGCTCAGCTTCCGGAACGGAGCCCAGACGTCCTGGTTCGGCTTGACCTGGGCCTGGGCCACTTTGGCCTGCTGGAGTCCCCAGCCTTCGCGGAGCGCGGCGGCGTGGTCGACCTTGGTCCCAGCGGTGCGGAAGTCCTGAACCGAGGCCTCCTTGGAGACCTCCTTCTGGATGTCGAGGGCATCGTTCCCCTCGAAGCGATCCTCGGCGCTCTGCGACGGGGTATCCTGGGAGCCATAGCGGTTCCCGGTCTCGACGTCGGCGTTCGTCGTGGGTTCCTCCTGATGGACCTTCACGGCCTTAGGATCCACCAGCGGGAACGCGTTCTCGCGGTCCTCGGGCTTCGAGGACTGCAGGTGAGCGAGCTGCTTGGAGTTGTTGATGGCGTGAGCCACGATCTCGACCTCGTGGTCGTTGAGATCGGAGTCCTCGGCCACCTTGGCGAGAGCAGCGTTGCCATCGACACCGATGTTCATGAGCCCGATGGTCTCCTCAGCGGCTTTGATGAGGCACTCATGACGGGCCTCACTCATCAGAGATTCAGGCATTGGTTGCTACCTCGGGTATGGCGATGGCACGCGCTTCACGCGCCGGCAGGTTCAAGTTACGGGTGTCGGTGGGGTCAGCAACAGACAGCGCTAAGCCGTCCAGGAACGAGACCACGTGTCCGGAGACCTCGGCGTCCGAGGAACCCGGCGCCTTGGCGTCGTCGACCTTGGCCAGGAACGCGGTGATCCAGTCGGGGAGATCCTGCCGGGTAGCCGCGGAGAACGCGACTTCGGCGAGCTGGGAGTGCAGGATGGTTTCCACCATGGTCCGGATCTGATTCCGGTCCAACTCTGTGGCGTTGCCGCGGCAGACCATCGTCTCGAACGCCTGTGGTCCCAGGATCCAGGCGACCCGCAGCATGATCCCGGAGCGATCCATGGCGTGGGTCCGGTACACGGGGCCCTGGAAGACGGAGGCCACAACCCAAGCCGGCTTCTTCAGATAAGGCCGAACCGCGAAGAACAGGTCATGGTAGGCCTGGACCACGGAGACCGCATCGACATCAGCGGACACCGACGCGATGCGCTCGTTGTCGGCACCAGCCAGCAACATGCCCTCCAGGAAGAACCTGGCGTGTGGCCTGGTGTGGAAGACATGATGTGCGGCGTGGAGATCCGGGAAGTCGTCCGGGGTGCCGCGATCCAGGGCACGCCGGAACATGTATGCACGGCGCGTTGCTTCGTCCTCGGAACGAAGTCGCGCCGTGGCCTGGGTATTGGAGAACTGCGAGAGATCGGCTACACGGGCCCAGCGCCAGTCCGGCCGATCTGGGGCCAGCAGCCTAGGAAGCATGTCCTACTCGGACTTACTTCGCGGCAGCCAGCTTCTCGCAGGCGGCCTCGTAGAACTGCTTGAACTCGGTGTCGTTCAGGCCGAGGTCCTTGGCGCACTTCGCGAAGCCAACTTCGAAGGCCTGCTCGCGGTCGAACTGGTCGACAGCGGCGAGCTTCTTCTGCTGGTCAGCGCTGAGCTTGATCTGCTTCGTCTGGGGAGCGGGCATGGTAGGGGTCCTTCAGGATGGCTGCTTGACGTGGGTCAGGTTATCGGGTTCGAGCTGATTCGCTAGATAGGGGTCTGGCAGGTTACCGGAGCGAGCTACCGAGGGGCCAGGATTGCCTTATGCCTTCTCCGGTCCGCTGGAGCTTCCGAGCAGCCTGCAGAATCCTGAGTTTCATGGGTACCGGCCAAGGAGGTGCGGCCAAAGACTTAGCAGCCTTTCCCGTGGTCTCCACGGCCGCACCAACGTAGTCTGCGCCACCCTCTGCCAGGGCCTGCGCCAGATACGTCGGGGTAACCTTGGGCCCGCCATCAAACGGCAGGAAGCGCTTATTAACCAGCGGGGCCAGCCTGGTCAGGAGGTCCAGGGAGGCCGCCAGTTTCTTGGTCAACGCTGACGTCTTATTGCTGGCCGCCATGAGCCCGGTCTCGCTCTTCTCCTGCAACGGTGGTGCTGCCGGGTTCTTGCTGGCCGGCTGGTCGTTGCGGTACACGGGGTCCGTGCCGCCGCCGACCCCGGTGCTCAGCGCGGTCTTCCGGTTCAGGAACCAAGCCAGCTTGGCGGACTCCGTCTTGATGAGCGGCATGGAGTCATTGGATGCCCCGGACCCCGACGGCGTCACACTCGACAGATCGTTGAGGTTCTGCTGAGCGCTGCTGGGGGCTGTAGGTCCATTGCCGCCGATCTGCGGGGCGCCGGTGTTACCCACGTTCTTCGTCATCGAGGTCTGCTTCACCGAGCTGACGCCAGGAGACACCGTCGGCTTCGGCGCCGGAAGAGTTCCGACACCCGGAGCCGCGTTCAGCTTGCGCAACGACTCAGTCAGTGTCGAAGAGCCTGGGCCGCGCTGCTGTGGCAACGTACCCACGTTCCCCTTGGTCGGGGCCGGGCTTGCCGCCTTGGATACCGATGCACGGGGCTGATTCGCGATGACCCCGTTGACGTCAGCATTGGGCTGCAGGGACACCGGCATGGCGCCCATCACCGCCGACTTCTCGAACGTCAACCGGTTCGGGTAGAGTCGCTTACCTTCGCTGCCCGGAACGTACGGGACACCACCCAGAAGCCAGCGGGCCCAGCGCTTCGTTTTCACACCCTTCGGCAGCTTATCGTCGCCCTGAAGCTTCCCGAGATAGGCTAAGAAATACCGCCGTTTCTCTTCATCGGTCCAGTCCGGGTTCGACTGCTCGTAGTCAGCCCAAGTCTCGGCTGTCTTAATGACAGCACGCTGCAAGATCTTGGCCGTGTTCTTCACAGCTCAGCCCTCCATGTTCGGGGCGGCCCCGAGACCGTAGTGTTCGGGGTCCCCAGCCAGGGTGCGCTTCTTGGCGAAGATCACGATGTCGCCGAGCTGCTCGAAGACGGTGCGCAGGTTGTCCATGAACTCGCTGAGCTCGTCCTCGCCGTAGCGCTCCTCGAAGTCCTCGTAGTGCCAGTAGATCAGGAACAGCATGCGGCCGATGCGATCCATGCCTGAGGTGATCGTGGGCAGGAAGCGATCCACGAGATCCGTCGGGTTGTGGGCCTTGATCAGGGAACCCAACGCGGCGGCATCGAAGACTTCCTTCTCACCCGTCTTGGCGGCTTCGTCGACGATCCCGAAGGTGTCCTCGCCGCCATCATTGCCGCCCTCGCTGTCCGGGGCGCCGCCCGCGAACGGGCTGTAGTACCGGTAGAACTCGCGGTTGTCCTCGGGGGCCCGCTTGTTCGTGGTCGCGTAGGGCACCTGGGACTGGTGGTAGCTGTTCATGAAACCACCGAGATCGGTGTCCCTGATCTCAGGGAGATCCAGCATGGCAGCCGCGGCCTTGGTGGTCGGGCTCAGCTTGTAGTACTGAACCGTTGGACCAGCCTCAGCGATGACGACGCGCGCATCGGTCTCCGACATCCCGAGCTTCTGCATCAGAACAGCCAGGGCGTCGCGCTCCGAAGCCACGGTCTCCAGGAGACCCGCGGTCTTCACGGTGAGATCGCGACCCGTCTTCCAAGTCTTCAACTCAGCCGCGACCTTGTCGAGGGCCTCGTAGACCGTGGAGTAGCAGCCGAAGTCGGACTCTTTGAGCTGGGCGTCCTTCCTGGGCTCACCGTACTTCTCGACTTCGCCCTCGTAGAGCTCGCTGGTCGAGACCAGCTTGAAGGTGTTCACCTTCAGAGCGTAGAAGTGCTTGTCGTTGACGATGACCTGCGTCTTGGAGAACCGAGGCGAGCGACCACCGGCCTCGGTGATGATGACTTCCTTGGTGAAGACCGTGGGATCGCGCTGACGGGTTCCCCGATCACACATCCCATCGATCGGCAGGTTGTTGTACTGATTCGGCTCCGGGTCGCCGTTGTTGCCGCGAGCGTAGCCACTGCTGATGCACGGAGCGCTGCTGCAGTTGTTCCCGGCGTCCATGTGGTGCCGATCATTCACGGTGGCCACCGTGATGCCATCGATCCCGGTGCGAACATCGGAGATGCAGAACGCTGCGGTAGCGTCGCCCTCGCAACCGATGAAGACGACGACTTCCTGCGGCTTGATGGCCGAGGCTTCCTTGGTGTTCTTCTTGAGCCAGTCGTTGAGCTCGTTGGCGCTGTACATCCGGGTCACGAAGACCTTGCGGCGATCGATGCTGCAGTACTTGTCGCCATCGTTGGGACGGAAGACGAAGACCTCGTTTTCGCCATTGGCGATCGGGCAGACCAGGGCTGGGGCCACGGCACCGTCTGACCACAGGACATCGTAGAGGGCGCCCGTAGTCGGGTTCTCGAGCTCGCGCTCGACTTCCTTTCGGTACAGGATCGCCTTGGCGACCTCGGGACGATTGTCGATGACGGCAGTGCCGCCTTCGAGAACCGTGGTGCGCTGCTCGTCGGTGAGCTCGTCGACGCCTTCGTCGGTGACCGAGTTGATCAGGACAACGGCGTCCTCAGCGGCGACCTTCTCCTGCTGAACTGGGGCCCCAGCGAGATCCAGGTAGTTGTAGCCGAAGTCTTCGAAGGCGGCGCGGAACCGGGGGTTCCGGTCCATGGCAGCCTTGAAGAACGGGCCGGCGCCGACAGCAGCGATCTCGTGGGTCAGATCGATCTTGCGGACCGCGGCCAGATCGGCGTTCTCGCCCATCATGGCGGAGCTCAGCTTCTGGAGCTGAGCGGATCCCAGCTTCAGCGAGGTGCCACCGCCACCGCCCGGGATGATCTTGAGCCGGCTGTAGTTCGGGACACGGGTGCCGCGCTCGGCGCGGGACCTGGTGTCCTTCTCGCCCAGGGAGAGCTGGCGACGGTTGATGACCGTGTTGACCCAGTCATCGGTCAGCGGCATGAAGATGTCTGACTTCACCGAGTACAGGCAGTCCAGGCCGCGAATCTCGCCGTTCAGGAAGAAGATCGGGGCGTAGTAGTAGTCCTCGTCGATCTCGAAGCCGAAGATGCCGACGGCACGCTGGCCATCGTTCTCCTGCTTGAGGAGCTGGAAGCCGACGAGGTAGTCCAGCAGCGCCTGGCTCTTGTCGCGGAGATGGCTGTAAGCCAGGTCCGAGAACGTCTTCTCCAGTGCGGTCTCATTGGGTGCAGGCATAGTGGGATCCCGTTCCTGGGTAGCAGCTTACCGGCTCTGGCCTGGGGTGCCACCGTACTTGCCCAGGGTCCCCAGGGAACGCCCAAGCACTTTCGGGGTCGTCAGGGCCGGAACGAAGCTGGTGGACTGTGTGTCGGACTCCAGTCCGCGGTGCACGGACTTCTCGAAGGCCCTGGCCGTGTAGAAGCCGGCTTGCCGGACTTTCCAGTCAGGGTCGTGGTAAACGCTGTGGAGACCACGGACCATGTACGGTTCGAAGGCCGGGGGATCGACGTGCGCCCGGACCCCGTTGATGCCCCACTTCTTGAGGCGCTTGGCGACCTTCTTGGTGATCCGGGTACCAGGGGTGTAGTGCAGGGCGGGCTCTTCGAGGTAGTTCCCGACGAGCTTCTCAGGGTCGGCTTCCTTGGCATCAGGCCGGGGCTCGTAGGTCGCCGCGAGGCGCCCATAGGGGACCACGTCGCCGTAAATCGCGTCACCGACACCATCTGGATCCTGGATCTCGGCCCAGTTCATCAGACCAGCCACCACGGATTCCACGTTCCGGCGGTGCGCCGGAGCCCCGGAATCGTTCAGGGCGTCCCGCAGCGCTGACGTATAGACCCGGCGGGCCTCGCCGATCCCACGCAGCCGGATGAGCTGGGTTGGGTGAGGGACCCCATCGGTGAGGTCGTCGCCCTGCTCGACGTTGTCGCCGACCTTGACGGTGACACCGAGGTCGGGACCGGCGTAGTGCTCTTCCTCGCCGATCTTGATGTAGTGACCACCCTGCGGGGCGACCCGGATGTCGCTGACGATGCCATCGGCGTTCGCCAAGGGACCAGCCTCGGGGAAGTGTTCGGGGGCCTGGATGAGCCGGTTGATGTACTCCATACCGGACTTCTTGATCCGGTCACCGACACCGGCGCTGTGCTTCGCGTTCAGGGAACCCTGGCTGAGCCGCTCACCGATGGCCTGCGCAGCCGGGATCCCGATGTTGTCGCCGATGACGTGGAGGCCCTGGCGGGTTCTCCGACCAGCCGCCCAGGCGCTGATGCCGCCGTCCTCGCTGATTTCCGTCAGCGGGCTGTGGATCAGGATCTCGTCGTGATCCTTGTCCTTGAGATCTTCAAGGATCCGATCGGTGATGACCGTACCCGCTGGGTAATCACCGATCTGTGTCGCCAGCACAGCTCCGATGTTGTCCTTGTCGTTGATGTCGACAGGAAGCCCGGTCAGGAGCCGGCGAGGCTCGGGGACCTCACGTGTGATGACCTGACGGTGCGCCGCATTGACGAGCTGCTTGTTCAGGAACCCGGCGTCAGCTGTGGCCAGCTTGACGCTCAGCTGGCCTTTCCGCTGACCATAGCTCGCCGCGAAGTACTCCGCAGGTGTGAAACCTTCGGCGTAGCTGTGCTCCAACGGAACCGGGATCAGGTCACCACGCTGATCTGTGGTGAGCAGGTCGGCGCCACGAAGCGACGCAAAGGCACTCTTGTTGCCACGAGCACCAGAATCGATCTGAACGGCGAACGGCGAGTTCTCCGAGCGGGCCTCTTCCAACACGGCATCCTGGAGCGGACCCGAGATCGGGATGAGCTCGTTGATGATGGCGGCTTTGCGCTCCTTGGGATCCAGGGTGTCGTCATCGATGATGGCTCGGACACGCTGCATCACGGGTCCCAGGATGGCCCCCTTGGCCTTCGACTTCCGCAGCCCAGCCAGGCTCACAGAGAGCCCTTCGGTCCACACCGCGGTCCTGCCGACATCAGACAACGACTTCAGGACCTCCTTGTAGCGGTCCGGGTATTTCTCAGCGAGCTCCATGAAGAGCTTGTGGACGCCCTTCTTGTCGAGCTTGTGCTGATCCTTCCGGAGCTCCTCAGGGAGGGCGTCGTTGATCAACAGGGTTCCGACTGTGGTGACGTCAGCCACCGCTGGCCTCCTCAGCCTTCGGCATCGGGCCGATCGAGGCTACCTTGAGCGAGAACAGGGTACGGTCGAAGTCGTTGTGGCTGGCGTCTGAGTGGATCAGGAGACCGCCGTGCTCGTAGGTCACCGCGACTGGGTGGCCGTCGTCATTGTAGACGACGACCTGTGTGGCCGGGAGCCGGTACTGCTTACCGTTCGGATGGTTCAGGATGACCTGCATGGCCTAGATCCCGCGGGTCAGGGCAGGCTTCGTCGGCTTCCAGGGCTGCTTCGTCGGCGGCGCCCGGACCCCGCGATTCGGGTCAACCACGCTACGATCACCGAACGCGAGCTCACCGAGCCCGGGCGGCTGTTCGACCCCATCGGGTACGAAGTTGCCGCGCGGCAACGCAGCCGGGCGGGAACCCGTGCGGACCGGTTCGGCCAGGTTCTCAGGCACCTCAGCCTCACCGCGCACCAGTGGAGCTGGACGGTCCGACTGGGCATCCGGGTACTGGAGTCCGATGCGCGACGCCTTGACCTCGTCGACACCGGGCGGCAGCGGAGCACCTTCGTAGTCCGGAGACTTCGAAGCCAGGACAGCTGCGGCGTCGGCGCCACCGTTCCGCAGCATGAAGTCGCGCGCTGCAGGTGACAGCCCGCTGAGATCCTGCTGGATGATGCGCCGCCTGATCTCGGTGGGGTTCCGCAGCAACTTCCGCATCGAGGGATCATTCTTGCCCTGCTCTGCGAACTGCGCCGTCATCAGCTGTCCCAGCATCGCCGGGTTCTTCGCCGACATCTGCTTCGCCAAGCTGACTCCGACGTTCGGGTTCTGCCGAGCAATGTTGAGGATGTCCGGGTTGCTGGCGACCTGCTTGTAGACCCTGGTCAACGCAGCGACGTCACCCTTGGAGATCGCGGTATCGATGGTGTGACGAAGCGACTTGCTGATCTGACGCGCGGCCCCCAGCACGGAGGCCTGCTCGGACTTCTGGAATCCGGCCAGCGATGTCGCCGCGAGATCCGGGAGCTTGCCGGCGTGCTGCCCCATGAGGCGCTTCAGTCGCCCGCTATGCCCGACAGCCGTCATCGTGGAGGCCACGTCGAGACCATTATGCATGGCGTACTGGGCCGCCGAGTAGATCTGATCCCGGCTCAGGAAGCCGCGCCTGGCGAGGTTATCGGTGTAGTTCGCGAACTGCTGAACCGACTTCGGGTTCTGCATGACCTCCGGGCTGATGGACTGCGCGAGCTCCATCGCGGCTCCGAAGCTCGGGGCCAGGCCACGGTCGACGAGCGAGTTCGCGGCCTGAGCCACGTTCTTCGACGCATCGGGAATGGCACCAGGCGGGAGGCCCTTCTCAGCTACGAACGCCACGGAGTGCGCCGCGATCTGAGCGGGAACCTGCCCGTACTTGCCGGAACGGTAATCCGACTGGAACCGCTGCATGGTCTTCTGGAACAGGGCTTCGTCGAAATCGCCGTTGTTCTGGAAGTACGTGGCCTGCGCGATCGGCGTGAAGTCGCTGATGAACGCCGGGTCGAGCCGCGACATGATCGCCTGGACCTGCGGGAACTGCAGGGAGAGCTGCTGTACGATAGTTCCGACCGTGTTGGGATCCGCCGTCTTCAGGTAATTGATGACTCCCTCAACCGGGATCCCGGTCTTGCCGAGCTGCTCGATGGCCGCGACGGCGAGCTGGCGCCCGGAGTCACCCATGGAGGTCAGCTGAGCCGACATCATCTGGGCCGCGACACGACCCTGCTCTTGGAACGCCCTCGGGCTGCCGCCGTACCCCATCTGCCAGGGCTTCGCGAGATCGATGCCGGTTCCGGCTGTGGCCTGCTGGATCCACGGCATCCCCAGCATAGCCAGGGAGACCCCCAGCGGTCCAGCCGCCGACTGGGCACCCTCCAACAAGGCCTGCTGGCCGGTGACGAACCCCTGGCCCTGCTGTTGCGAGGGACCCACGGAACCGCTACCAGTGTACCGCCCCTGGCCCTGCTCGGCGCCGTGCTGCTGCAGCATCCGATCAAACAGCCCAGCGGGCTGCTGAGGGATCTCAGCAGCCTCGGCTACCTTGCGGAACGCGAGGCGGCCCAGCTTGGGCATCTTACTTCCGGGGCGCTTCTGCGCGCTTCTTGAGCTGGCGAGCCAGGATGGTCGAAGCCATCTTGAGCGGGCCAGACAGCATGCTGGGGTCGAAGCCGGGCTGACCAGTCACCGGGCCAGGCTGCGACTTCGGGTCGGGCTCAGCCGGGGCAGCGGCGGAGCCGCCGTCCTTGGGCTGCTTGGTCTTCCCGACCATGTCCAGGGTCTCCCGAACGATGTCCATAGTGCGCCGCGTGATCGTGTCGACGGTCTCCGCGTCAGCCTTGGTGAGGCCACCGCCGCCACCATCTTCACCGCCAGCGCCTTCCAGCGGGGGTGGCGGAGGCGGGGCCTCGCCACCGGCGCCGGCATCAGCCGGCAGCGGCGGCATGCCACCGAGCGCGGCCATGGGGTCCATGGGCGGGGCGCCACCGGCTGCGGGGTCCGCAGGAGGGGCACCACCCATGGCAGCCATGGGGTCCATCGGAGGGGCGCCACCAGCCGCGGGATCCATGGGAGGGGCGCCACCCATGGCCGCCATGGGATCCATGGGGGCTCCAGCCGCCATGGGGTCCATAGGAGCACCACCGGCTGCGGCGGGATCCACGGGGGCCCCACCAGGGCCAGGGGCCTGCTGGCCGGTCTTCTCAGCCGGGGTCCCCATCGGGACGAAAGCTGACTTCCGGTATTCAGCGAGTTTCTCGTCAAGCCCGCGGCGGAACAGGCGAGCGGCGATCTTGTTGTCCATGGTGTTGATATCCTATGTGTCGTTCGTTACGTGAACAGCGGCTACGCGAGGACGACGTCCTCAGCCATGTCAGGCCGCTCATCCGGCTTTTTGCCCTGGCTCAGCAGGTAAGCCAGCAGGGCTGTGGTTCCTGCGGCTCCGACCCCGATACCAGCCGACGTCCAGGGGTTCTCTTTGACGTAATTCGTGACCTGGTCCAGCATACCGGGCTTCTCTGCTGTGGTCTCAGTAGAGTCGCTCTTAGACGTGGGGCCCAGGTAACTCTTGGCCCCGTAACCAGCAGCCCCACCAGCCGCGAAGGCTCCGGCGTACGGCAGCGCGCCGCGCATCAGCGCTCCGAACCCACGTCGACTACGCGGAGCTGTGCCGCCGCTGGGAGGCTTTGGACCGCCGCCAAGCGGGGCAGCGACTGGCGGCTTCGGCGGCGGCGGCGGTGCAGCAGCCCGACTACGGGGCGCCGGAGTTCCGCCACCAGGAGGCGCTGGAGGAGCCCCGGCCCCACCACGAGCCGGTGCTGGCGGGACCTTAGCCGCGGTTCCGCCACCAGGAGGCGGGGGCGGCGCAGCCGGACTCGCTGGGGCGACTGGGCCTGGGCCCAGCTTAGCCTTGGCCTCGGCCTTGAGCCGCTCTTTGAGCTCCTTGAACTTTCCCGAATCAACCATGGGTGTTTTCGGGGCGGCGCTGCTACCCGTTGCTGGCGGTGCCGGAGCGGCTGGCTTCGGCGCTGGTGTCGGAGCCGGCGCCTTGGGATCCGGAAGCGTGCCGCCGGATGGACCCTTGCCGCGTGCATTGACGTTGGGGGACTCCCACTTCTTGTTGGTGTGGGACTCCAGGAACTCGATCTGATCCTGCAACGCGCTGAGCTTCGTTGCGTCGCGCGTACGTACGGCGTCGACGTGCAGCATCCGCATGACGCGCAGTAACCCGTCGTAGCCGTCCTTCGGAACCATCTTCTGCTTCGTCTTGTGTTCGTACGTCCGGATCCGGTTCAGGGCTTCGTTGATCCCGGCGAAATCTTTAGACTTTACGGCGTCCGAATACGCCTTCTCGGCCCCGGCCCGGAACTGCTGGACCTCAGCTGGGTCCGTCCAATCGACGGCCACCTTGGTCATGTAAAGATGTCCGAGCATTAGGTCAGTATCCTGATCGGGGTTCTGGCGCTGATCTCACCACGAGCGTAGGCAGCCTTGGCTTCCTCGGCACTCGCGAAGGTCCGTACAGCTTCTCCGGACTTCGGGGTGCTGGCAAGGTAGAGTCCGGCGAGGTAGTCCTGCACGGGCTCCAGGTGGGTTTCGAAGGACCCCGTGAAGAACAGGTTCTTGGACGGCATCAACTTATCAGTGGCGTCGGCAACGGCTTCCTCAGTCGATGGGACATGGATGTTGATCTGGTCACCGTCGAAATCGCCGCCAAGACCCTTCAGGGTATGGTACGGCATCCCGATGGCGTCGTCGTCACGCAGCTTGGCCCAGGCGCCCACGTAGGCGTAGCGGTGCAACGCCGGGGCCCGGTTGTAGACCACGGGGCGCGCCTTCATCTCCTCTTCCAGCGCCTTCATCGCCATCGGGGTCTCCGTCTTGATCGCCTCGATGGCCTCCGTTGCCGGGAGTCCCATCCTGGTCAACCGACGGATCACGTACGGCCTGAAGATCTTAACCGCCATGTCCTTGGGAAGACCGACCTCGTCGATGTCGAGATCCTTGTCCGCCGCGATGACGCCACGACCAACGGTGTCCACTGCGGTACCGATGACCTTGCGCTGGTAGAAGGCGCCCTTGGGGGTGTCGCCGACGCCGATGGCGTACCGGAGGACCCCTTTGACGCCCTGCTCAGCGGTCTTCGGGTTCACGGGATCCCGGACCCCGCTGATCGCCCGAACCGCGTTCCACATCGTGAGGTACTCATCGCCGGCATCACCGAACTCCTTGGTGGCGTCGCTGTAGTTGTTCCGGGCCTCGAGGAGATCGTGGTACAGGTAGTTGAGATCATGCACCATGTCGGTGCCACGGCTCTTCGTCACGGGGCGGTACCGCGGCGGGATCACCGGGATCTTGCTGATCAAGAGATCGCTCGGTGTGGTTTCCGTCTTCTTCAACCCGGTGAGATAGTTCAGACGCTTCACGGCGTCGTCGCGCTTCTGCCCACGGCCAGTACGGATCTGTTCCTTGGCGAGCGCGATGTCGCGGTCCACGTCGATGCCTGAGAGCGCGGCCTCAACGGCACCTGGGCCTGTCTTACCGTGGAGCTCCTCTTTGCCCGAGAGAACCGCCTCGAACTCTTTACCCGTGAGCCCGAGGAGCCGCTGAATCGGCTCCACGAACAAGGGATGTGGGATTTTCTGGGGCAGCGTGATCTTGGTGAACCGGTTGCCTTCGGCGCCGCCGGTCTTGCTGACATCGAAGAGGCCACCCTTGATGGGCTCCATGCTTTCGAAATCGAAGGTGCCCGGGTTATCGATCTCGTGCTGTGCCAAGGCGTCGACGTCACGATCCAGCAGCGGGGCCAGCTGGCTCCTGGTCCCCTTCTCACGCACGTTGACCCCAGCCGCCTTGAGCAACGTCTTGAAGTTTTCGTCGGCGAAGCTCTCTGTCGGAACGATAGGGGTCTCGCCAGCACGGATGGCGCGCCAGTAATCATCGTTCCGCTGACCGCGGACCAGCTTGGCGTCCTTGATGAAGTCCGTGGCACCAGCGGCGAGCAAGGCGTGGGTGTCCAGCATCGCGATCCGCTTGCTGCCCTCTTTGCCGCCCTTTGCGGGGAAGCCTTCCGTGGTGTATGTACTGGTATCACGGGCACCCAGCTTGGACTCCGCCATGTGCTGGAGCTTCATGAAGTACATGTTGCCCGTGAAGACCCCGGGGATCTTGCGACCATCCCTGGGATCCGTGAGCGTCTCGGTGTCGACGAGTTCACCCTTGTCGTTCTGCGTGATGACCCCGTTCTTCAGGGCCTCCTGCAGGGCGAACTCGGTGACATCGTTCCCGCTGAACCCAGGAACCACGTAAGGCTTCCCGGTACGCTGGGCCACCTTGCCGAGCATGGCCTCAGCCAGCGCCGCCGGATTCGTGCGGCTCACGATGCCCAGCGAGTTCATGATGACTTCGACGGGTTCCCCGTTGGCGTCCACGGGCATCTGCTCATCGGGGCGAATCGCTGCGATGACACCCTTGTTGCCGTGCCGACCGCTCAGCTTGTCGGCGGCCCGCATGGCGTCGTAGGACTTCACGGCGACCTTGATGCCACCACGAGTCCTGACGACGTCGGTGACGACACCAGGAGCGTGGTGCTCCCAGGTCTGGGCCCGATCGCTGTGCATCGCCCGCGGGCTATTCATCAGGGCGCCAACAGCCCGCTTCTCCTTGGTGCCGTAACCCAGGATCAACGGATCCCCAGGTCGGACCTCGGCACCGACCTGGATGACGCCATCATCATCGATCTTGGCGTACTGATCCGGAGAGAAGCGATCTGCGTAGATAGCCTGATAGTCGGCCTTCTTCGTCGACGAGATCTCGCTGAGATCGAGGTCGGACTTGTACAGGGCCTCCGAGGTCAGCTTCTTCGCAGCGCTCTCCGAGATCACGAAGGCGTCTTCGATGGTGTCACCCTCAGCCGCCATGAAGGCGACCCGGAGGTTCCGACCGATAGCGGCGACACCTTTGTCATCGGTGAAGTTCGACTTGGCGAGCATCTGCCCGGGCTGGACGACGTCGCCACGTTTCACCAGCGCGGTGTTGTGGACCACCGTCTTCCGCGCCGTCGGGTAGTTGTTGTACAGCGAGAACGTCTTCTTGGTCCCGTCAGGGAACGACAGCTGGATCTCGTCGGCGTCCGCCTTGGTGACGACACCAGCAGCTGGAGCCCGAACGGCACCAATGGTGGCTCCCATCTTTTCGTGCAGGCTGACCCCGTCGGAGTCCGCGGTCTGGACGAGCGGAGCCTCGGGTTCCTGCAGCGGCATCGCCTGAGCAGTCATCCGGGCGCCCATGAGAAGCCGTTGCCCCTTCACGGACTCCGGGAACGGAATCATCGCCGTGGCCCGCGACATCAACGCGTTGGGATTCGGGATGACGTAGTCGACTTCGTCCTTGGTGACGTACGTGATGTCGCCGTCACGAATAGCTGGGATCCGCTTGGCGTCCCGCTCCATCTCACCAGGGAACGCTACCGTCTTCGTGGAAAGTGTCCGCGCGGACACAACTTCAGGCTTCCCATCGCGATTCGTTACCGTGGTGTAGAGCTGCCCATCTGATCCCTTCAGCGCGGCATCGGTGACGCGCAGATCGAGCCCCAGCTTGCTGGACTCCGGACCACGGCCGGCATCGATGACACCGATGTAGCTGGGCTGGACGCCACGGGCGTCACGGCTCACAGCTTGCTCAGAGCTGATGCCACCTTCGCCGAGCCTGGTGATGGCCTGGCGCTGATCGTGGATCTCGAACGGGTTGATATCTTCGACGGACATCGCGAGACCGGAGCCTTCGAAGATCGAACCCAGGTTGCGGTCCATGACACCGGGCTGCAGTTGTCCCAGCTTCCCGGTGCGGCCAGCCTTCCAGAGCAGCTTACGCAGCGTCCCGGCCTGATCCCGGCTCAGCCGCTCCCGGATGTAGTCCTCGGAGCTATGGATGGACTGGAAGGCCTGGGAGTCACGGTTGTCACCGGGGTCCTCACCACGGGCAACCTTGAGCACCTTGGTGGTGGCCTGCAGGAGCCGCTCCGGGCTCAGGTTCCGGAACCGTTCACCCAAGGTGAGCTCCGTGGTGTCCTCGTCGACCTCGCCACGAGCCAGGGCATCCTTGAGGGCATCCTTGAGGAGATCATCGGGCACCACACCAGCCTTCGTGCTGGACAGCTTGTGGACCAGCTTCCGGATGTCCTGGATGTCGTGGCCGCTCTCCGGAACGAAGTTCTTCTTGTGGAGCTCGTCGCCCCAGGCCTGCTTGATGACGTCATCATCGACACCGAGCTGCCGCAACACGGGGTACAGCTTCGTCGTGGATTGCCCGACCTGGAACTTGAACAGACCGCTCTCGGGCTCCAGGAAGATACGGAACCCACGACCGGTTCCTGGCTTGATGTTGAAGTGCGATTCGGTACCGCCATCGGCACGGTGCCGGGTGTAGACGCCAGGACGCAACCTGGCCTGGTTGCGCAGCGACCACGTCACCCCGTTCCGGATGAAGAGGCCACGCGAGGTCAGATGCGGAATCCTGGCCAGCGTGGCCTTCTGTTCGTCGAGGACCTTATTCGACGCGATGTCGACGAGTCGCACGGTTCCGCGCAACGGACGGTGCAACGAGGTTCCCTGCAGGATAGCCTTTTTCTCGTCAGCCTTCGTCGGCTCGAAGGGACCATCGTAGTCGACATCTGCGACTTCGAGTCGGTGCGTGGCGTTCTGAACAGGACGGAGCTGCTTGAAGGCGCGCTTCGCGTTCTCGTAGATGTCGTCGCGCTCCGTGTCGACGTCATCGAACCGCCGAAACTTGACGGCTTCGACCGGTTCCTGGTCCAGGAAGGAGTCCATCGGGGCCGGCATCGGTACCCCTTAGAGCATCACGGCGACTGGAGCCTGGGCGCCTGTGGCAGCAGCCTGTCGAGCCGGGCTTCCCGACGGCTTGGAGACCTGCACGAAGGTCGGCTTCGGAGCCGGGAGCGCTGGCACCGCGGCGACCTGCTTGTCCTCGTCTTCCTCGTCTTCGAGCAGCGTGGGATCCGTGAGAACATAAGGCGTCATCGTGGCGCGCGGAACCGCGGTCGGCGACGAGGCCAGGAGACGTTGCAGTGCCTTCGCCTTGGCCCGCGACGGGCTCGACGCGATACCCTTCTGGTAGCCTGAAATGCCGGCCAACGTGGCACCGCCGCCAACCAGGAGACCGCCGATCGCGAAGAGGTCAGCCAGCCCGGCTTCCTTGACGAGGTCGTCGCCCTTCAGCAGACGAGCAGCCCCAGTCTTCATGCTCTCGTAGACCCCGACGTCCTGCGCGTAGGGGTCATTGTTGAGCATCTTCTCGATGCGCTTCCGTACCGCGTCGAGGCGCGCCTTGGCCTCAGACTTCCGCTGGGCATCCATGGCGTAGTCGATGAGCTTCCAGCCACCCACGGCGGCGCCAGCACCGAGACCGCCATACAGCAGCGCGTTCACGAACGACGGATTCGTTTTCGGAGGGGCCTCAGCGGCACGCTTGGCGAGGACGTGGCGGACCTTGACACCACGCTTCCTGAGCTCCCTGGCCTCGTCTGTGCTGACCTCGACAGGGATCATGGCCTGCGCCGGTCGAATCGCCTTCACGGGGTACCTGGAGTCGTCATCGCCGCCCTCACGGTACAGATCGATGAGCCCTTTTCCGAGTCGAGCAACACCACCCGCG